GGGTATGCCTATGTCAATGACACAAGGTATGAATAATATGCGAAAAAAACCACCAGTTAATGCAACAGACTATATAGAATATAAAAGAAACTTGGATAAAATTGAGGAATTACAAGAAAAAATAGATGAACATAACGAACAGCAAGTAGAAAACGTAGATGATAATAAGGATAAAAAAGCAAAAGAATCTAATAAGGCACATCAAAAAAGAATTGCAGAACTTGAGAGAAAAAACAATGAAATCATCAAAAAAATCAGAAATTCCTTGTTTGAGTCAGCATTGATTAAAGGTTTGAAAAAAGATTTGAGAAATGTTGACTTATCACCTGGTGAAAAAATAGAGTTTGACAAATTATCAAAGTTTTTTAAAGGCATAATACAAACTTCTGAATTCAATGAAGAAGAAAATAAAAGAGAGCAAGAATGTCATGGAAATATTCATCAATGCTTTTTTGAAGAATACAAAAAATCAAAAGGATTTGTTGAAAAAGAACGACTTAAGTATGTTGATATCATATCTTTAATTGTTCAATGGATAGATAAGAACCCATATACTGATGCTAATTTTGTCAAATACCTGGATAGATTAGCACGATTAATTTTAGCAAGAAAAGATTTTGACCCACTTGATGATTATATTGAAACTAAACCACATGATGATATGGCGAGTAGGAATACACAGACAAACACTGTACCTCATGTTGTACCTCCTGTTGTACCTCCTGTTGTACCTACTGTTGTACCTACTGTTGTACCTACTGTTGTACCTACTGCCCCGCCACAAGTTGAAAAATACAATAATTCAGACACACAGAACCAAGGAAATACGGAATATGGAATAACACCTTTTAATACACATATACCTTTTAATACACATATACCTTATAATGCACTTGTACCTTCTAATGCAGCACTTGTACCTTCTAATGCAGCACTTGTACCTTCTAATGCAGCACTTGTACCTTCTAATGCAGCACTTGTACCTTCTAATGCAGCACTTGTACCTTATAATAATCACACCCGAACTCAAAATCATTTGCCTATTGATAATCATCAAGCATTTGGTGCTATAGAACCCTATCCTCCTAATGATGCTATGGTACCTATTAAAAACCTGCCAAAACCGATAGGAGATGTGCCAAAACAGATAGAAAATGGGGAAAATCAATCACCTGACCAACCCGTAATAGAAGATAACTTACCAGTGTCTACAATTCCACCACCACAGGATGAAATATACAAAGATATACAAACAAAGAACAAAGAAGATTTACTGGAAGACATTGAAAAGCTAAGTGAGCCTCATAAAGATAGATTTAAAATATTTGAAGATATATTGAATTCTCATACATTGGCTGACTATAGTTTCAAAGAAATTCTAAATATACAATTAGCTTCAGAAACAAAACAATTGTATCTGGAGCTCTTGCATTATATTGCACAAAACATCATCCGTACCAATACAGACGCTAAAAATATAGTTAGTACTAAGACTTATTATGATAAGGGCACGAAATACAATGTAAAGTTATTTGTACAGGTTGCCGAACAAAACCAAATTAATGTTGGACATGAAGTAATCTCAATGATTTTATCAAATGGTTTATATTACCATTTAGATAGATTACAAGATAACCAATTGATCAATACATTGGATTTTCAATTGATACAAGGAAAGAGGGTTCAAATGTGTAGTACATGTCAATTTATATATAATTTCACTAAACAAAATAAATACTATGATATTAATGATATTAATGATATCAAAAATGATAAGAAAAGAAAAGAAAAGTTTAGTGATAAAATCATTAAAGACAAGGGATTAGATATTTTTCAACAATCAACTCGTAAACGCTTTATAATGTCTTTCTATAACATAATTAATGATAATTCTTCTGATAATATCTTGAGGACAACTACAAACAAAGATTTACTCTTGATTCTTGCTGCAATTTTTTATTTAGTGAATGATCATTATATTGGATATCAAAATCAAAAAGGTAATAAAAATAAAGGAATATTTAAGATATCATTTAAAAAGCAAACTAATAACAGAAGGAATCTTTACAAACCCAAAGACACAGATAAATTCTTAGAACGTCTTGAAGACATATTCTTTAACCACATCAAAAAAAATACTATATTAAAACAATATATCATTGAACAATCTAAATTAGACGATGATAGTAAACAAATCAACAAGTATTTGTTTAAATTCATCAAAAAAAATATAGATTCTAATCAAGCAGGTGGTGCAACTGTATCTAATGACAACGACCCCAAAGCTACAAACACACTTGCAAATGCAGCTCAAGTTGATGATGGCAAATATGACAACTATTATGACACTGTTCAGACATGGTTGGATAAATATCAAGAAATTCAAGACAATTATACAAAATTTTTGAGAGATTTTAATGAGAAAATAAATAAATACAAGAATCTCATAACTTCTGGCAAGGATAGCATAAAAACTTTCAAGGATGAATTTGAGAAACCAGAAGCCATTACAAATTCTGCAAAGTTTTCAAGTTTGAAAAGTAGTCTGAATAACATTAAAAGTGAGTTCAAAGAATTTGACACAATGCATTCTATCAAGGACTTCAACACATTATTGGATAACATAACTAATCTTGATAATACAATTGTAGAAAAAATCAAAGGTGATAAAACACTTAAAATGCTATTCAAAGAAAAGGATTTCGAAACCTTCAAAAGAGACACCATAGGAGAACACAAAAGGTTAATATCAAGTATAAAAGACAAACTTACAAATTATTATAATCTTCTCAAATACAGTGAAGTCAAAAATATTGTTCAAAAAATTGAAAGTATGAGCTCTTACATGGGAAAAATAATAATAGATGCAACTAAAAGTTCAAGAAATAGCAATAACAATGATTACCAGAATTCTATAACAGAATCAGCTGCTGAAATCGCAAGTAAACTTACAAAAATAGATACAGAATCAACATCTATGAACACAGGATTCAATTTTGAGAATATTTTAAAAAGAATGAATCCACCACTTGACCTACAAACAAAGACGACAGAAATAACAACCCGTTTGGAAAAACTAAAAGGCAACATCAAACATCGCAACAAGACTGCTATTAATAAAGTTGTTGACAGTATTGATCATGATGACGAAAGAGCCGGTCAATATAATAGTCCATCAATGTATCAGAGACTATGGGATAGATATCTTGAAGATGTGAGTGATTCTGACAAACTTCTTGAAGACTCTCAAGATAAACTCTATTCAGCTTTCAAAAGTAATAACCTTGACCCAAAATCTGCACTTGTTCTTACAAGAGAGGATAAAGTACTATTCGTACTTATTGTTTTCGTAATCAGACAAATTGTGTTGTCTATCATAGATGTTCTCATAGAAAAAGATATAATAACATCATTATTTGCATCATTATTATGCTATATTGGATTTTATATTTTATTTATGATTGTCGTTATGTTCATTGTTAATATGGATGATTATAAATTACGCATCATGTTCAACTATTTTAATATGCATGTGAATAGCAATGGTTTTATTATGCATATTATTCTTATCACTGGCTTCACATTGATTATGTACTCTCTTATATATAATATGAATCATAATCTTGACAATCCTTCAAAAAACATGTTAACAGAAGTAGAAAAATTGCGTCTTACTTATAAATTGGAACTCATGACAATAGCAGTGTTCGTATTTGTAGCAGCATCTGACCTTATCTTGACATAAAGAAAGTACATATACACTGTTTTTGTATTTACATTTTGCAATTTCAAATTAGTCAGTTGGTAATGTGTATATGTACTTTTTTACACCTTGGTAAAACAGTATTTGATGATGAAAGAATACTGGTTATTGGTATTCAGTATCTTGGAGTTAATAAAATCATCTATGACTAATTCATTATTATCATCAATGATTGTCATCTCATTAACTTGCTGAGAATATCTTTCAGCCTTGATGTAATTGATTATTTTTTTGTTATATAGTTTTCCATTATAAGTTCTTATACACACAACATCATTGATTTTGAAATTGTTGTCATAAGAGTCTGTATCTAATAATATTTTTAATGTGTATTCTTTCTCTTTTTTTGATGATACTTCTATTATAGACATGTTATCAGAACCCAAGTCAAGTTCATTATTCATAAAGTCATAGAATTTGATAGACCATGATTTGTTCTGTAAAGAGATGTTTTCAACATCTTCAACAGGATACCATGTATCCCATTTAGAATCTTGTTGTGTCTTGTTGCTACATATGAAAGAATAGAATATATTTTTTGTATTATCTGATATGTTCATTAGCACGTATGGTGTTATATTCTTCACAAAGCCTGGAAAACATATACACTGAGGATAAAATGTATTTGTATATACATCTATTGATATATTGAATTTGATATTATTACGTTGCACATTTCTAGCCCAATCTCTGTTCAGACTATTTATAATAAAGTTCTTATAATGAATCTTGTCACTAATAGATGGTAGTGTTATTGAAATAGGATTTGCCTTATATATGATATTTTGTTGCGGTGTAGATGATTCATATATTTCCTCATGGTCCTCAGGTGCACACGAATAATTCGGAATAATTTTTCTCCTTGCCTCGAGTTCTTTCAACTTATGACTAATTACATCATCATCAAGTGTATCAGTAGTAACTGGTGTATTGTCTTGTATATACTGTTTAGTTGGAGATGGTTGCTGTTCAGGTGTTATTGGTTGTTGTTGAACTGGCAAATTCTGTTTGGGTTGTTGAGACGTTTGCCGCTGGTGTTGCTGTTGCAGTTGGTGTTGCAATTGGTACATATTTTTGATTTTGGATAGTGTTATATTGTTCAATTGGTGTGCTTGTAATTGCATAGAAGCGTACTCTGTCGAAACATCACTTGATACACCATCTATGAGAGAATATATCTTATCATCTGGCAATGATATGCTGAATTTTTCCCGCAACATTTTATCACATGCAGTACTTAAAATATGTAAATTTTGGACATGTTTATAGTCTTCCATACCACTAACAAATAAAATCATAATGATAACTGCAACACATTTCGTATAATATACAAAGTTATAAAAATAATATTGGACTCAAAATATTTAAGTAGTCTTAGCTGCAGCAGCAGCTGCAAGCTTGCTCATGCTTGGTGGGAAATGGTGAGCAATTAGCCTCTGCAAGACAAAGTATGTAACCTTCTCACCATCCTTGACATTGAGAATAGACTTGAGTTTCTTGTCAGGGAAAAACTCTCTACGGTTCTCCGGATTGTTCAAATTATGTTGCTTGACATAGGAATTGATGTATCGTGTGATGTCAGTACGAGACTGCTCGGTGCCACGAGAAATCCCGATGAAATCACATAGCTCATCAGAAATCTTGCAAGGCTTGGCAAATCCAGATGGAGACTTCTTTGCCTTCTCACGCTTTTTCTGAACCTTGTCAATAATCTTCTTCTGTTTATCAAACTCCTTTACGAGTTGCTTAAGAGAAGTTTGAATGGTCTTGAGTTGCGTAGTCATACTTGCAACTTTCTCAAGTAGTCCAGTAATAATAAGCTCGCCTCCACTAGTTTCCTCTTTCACAGTATCTACAGACTCAGTTGTAGCTACAACTGCAGCAACAGCAGGCACTGTAGCGGCTTCTGGCTTCTTCTCAACCTTCTTTGCAACAACTGGCTTCTTGGCTTCTACAGGCTTGGATACAACTGGGACTGATGCGACAGGCTCGGCTACGACAGGTTTTTTTACTGGCATGATATGATACTTTATGATTCATATTATAGATATAATCCTTATATCATTTTATAATATTTTATGAACATGTGTTTAAAATTCTTATCAGTTCAGCTTTGTCTTTTTCATTTAATGCGTCCCACTGAGTATTTTCTATATTTTTTACACAGATGTTTATAATGAAAGACCCCTTGTTGATACCTTTACTGGGTATCTCATAGTATTCTTTTTGAAAACATGGTATGCTGATTTCCAGATTTTTGCCATCAATATATTCTATTTTCTTTGTTATACCTTGAATATATTCTTGTAATGATATGTCTATACTTGTTATGATGTCAATGCTACCATTTTTTGATATTATATGGTCAAAGTTATCTTGTTTTTTTATTTCCATATTAATGATAATTTCATGCAATATCTCTTGTCCTTGTTCATCATCAGTATATTCCTTGACAACTTGAGGAAAAGACGCACAATATATGTCTACAAAAATAGGCTCATCGATATCAACTAATATCAATCGCAATTTCTTCTTTGTATTACTTATGATTTCATTGTATGATACTTCAAGGCTCACTTCATGTATTTTTACGGGTTCAATGTTTGAAGTAGGGTTGTAATATGATTTTGGATATATCTTGCTCTTCACAAATTGATTAGCTATGTCAAAAAGAGTATCTTTAATATTTTCTTTATTAAAAAAATTGGTCCAAACCTCTTTCCAATCAAATGAATCATCGTGATATTCTGAATCCCACTTTGCATAACTACATGAATCACCAACTGGTTTGTTCATAAGAATTTCATATGCAACACTGGCATCTTTGAACCTGTCTATACGTTTTTGTTTATCAGCATCATCTGTTATATGAATTAATTTATCAGGATGACAAGATAATGCTATATCCTTGTATGCCTTTTTAATTTCGTCTTTTGATGCCAATGTGTTTATTCCAAGAATATCATATGGATTTTTAGCACCATACATTTGGTATTGTATTATTGTAATCTTAACTTTTTATATGTCTTATACACTTCATTTAAGAATACATAGATTATATAATCAATAACAATATGTATGAATGCATCAAGAACTTTGAATCTTTTAGACACGGACCCTATGCAGGACCCTATGCAGGACCCTATCCAGGACCCTATGCAGGACCCTATGCAGGACCCTATGCAGGACCCTATGCAGGACCCTATGCAGGACCCTATTGTCAAATCAAAACCATTATGTTGTTGGAATACATTCAAAATTCATTTCATCAACATAATCAAGTATCATGACTATTACAATAAAATTTTCATCTTTTTGCAACATACAAAAACAAATGCATTATTATATGGTGCATATGGATTTCCAACAGATCTTTTCATAGATGAAATTATCAAACACAAATTTTCTTTAACAAACATATATAAAAAAGAATGTGTATGGAACAAAGATTTAATATACTACTACAATCCTATGTTTCTGGAATTAGATCTTATGCACCCAAATATACCAAAGGATATGACTATATTATGCAAGTTTATTCTAAGTGTCATCAAAAACAAAAACATCCATAATGATAAGCATTTTATTATTATCAAACACATTGATATATTAGCAGCTAAAGACTTCAATAGTTTTCGCATAATTCTTGAGAGGTTTTCAAATAATGTATATTTCCTTTGTACAACACATAAGCTGGCAAAAATAGACGTACCTGTAAAGAGTAGATTTGCTTTATTTCGAATGCCTCTATTTGAACACAATGAAATCTTGAAAATATTTAGAGATTACTTACATATTCCTTTGAATCCATTTTTGTCTCAGAATAAGTCAAGAGATATCATCAAAGCATTGTTCATAGCAAACTGTGATTGCCAAGATGAAGACTTCTGTAATTTTAATTTCCCTCTTATTTCCGGATTTTATAAAAATTTGAAAAAAAACAATAATAGTATGGAAGAGTATCGTACATTTGCATATAAATGCTTTCAATTTAATATAGGAATTCCTCAATTATTAAGCGACTTGTTGAAGTTGATACCCAATAAACAAAAACAAAGAACTATCAAAATTGCAGCAGATATAGAATATTTACTACAATCAACTAACAAAGGTAGAGAATCTATCTACATTGAAAGCTTTCTATGCCAAGTGCTTCTGTAGTCCATTTTTGGAATGCATATATATGATGCAAAAAGTCTGTTATCAGCCTGTTCCTTGTACTTTTCATGTTTTTGTATATCAAACGTATGAAATATATGCTCCATATCTATGAATTTATTAGCTTTATAATGTTGTGCATTAAAAAACATGACAGTCATGTATATTTTAGTAATTTTACTGCGATAATAATCTGAAAATAAGAACTGATTATACAGGTCTGTGCCACCTATTACAAATATGTTTTCAATGTATTCAGTGCAATTGCAATACATCATAACATCAAATATATTATGCAATACAACAACGTTTTTGTATGGTACATTGTAATGTATGTCTCTTGATAGTACAATATTTATTCTATTTGGTAGAGGTCTCTTTCGTAGAGATTCCCATGTGTTTCTACCCATGACAACTGCATTTACTTTACCTTTTTCATCAACTTGGGATGTTATCTCTTTGAATTTTTTCAACTCTTCTGGAACATACCAAGGAATCTTCTGATCGTGTCCAATTCCTCCATTGATATCACATGCGAATATCAATGAGATGTTTTTTTGTTTATTCATGCTCATATATTCTGATATACACATATCTTTAGGTATTCTATACAGAATTACGCATGATATAACTCAAGTATGCATAAAAGAAGTATAACATGATTAATGTTAGCATAATATACAAATATTGCATGTCATTGATAGTTATGTATAGATAATGTGAGAATATGAAAAACAAGAAGAAGAAATAAATGACATATGCATATATATAATTTGAATAGCTGTCTAACAATTGTGTTAGATCTTTAAATCTAGTATCTCTATCATATTCTGTATCAAATAAAATATCTTTATTATCTAAATAATACTTTACATAATCATTTCTAGGTATTGAGACAGATATATCTTTTTCTTTTAATTTTTCAGCTATCATATCATTTACTTTTTTGTATATTTGATTATCATGATTACTCTGTAAAAGTTCATGGATATTCTGCAGATGTTTTTGTACAGACATGAACAAAACATTATTATATTCTTCAAGACCTTTGTCCCTTACAAATAATTGTTTTACTTCAGTATAGCATTCATTCATCTGTGAAAAATCATTTTTGTCTGGATAATTATTTGTTAAATACATGTGTATGCTTGTGTAAGTATCCCTTTTGTCAGATTTAAGTACAGAGAGAATACCATCAAACTCTAGTTTTACACTTTCAAAATTTACATAATTATTGCGTTTTATATATATCTCTGATAAATATAAATTTTGTGAAATATCATAATCGTTTGCAATGTCTTCAGGAAGAATTATAAAAGCATTGTCAAAATATTTCAAATAATATGCAGACATTCTGTCAAATGTGAAATATTTTAGAAAGTCAAGATTATCGTAAGACATAAGCTTTACTTGTTTAATCTTGGATGTATTGCTTGAATTTATATATGATGCAATATTCTTTTCAAGCATTAATGCAAATGTCTCTTGAGCTTCATTCAACTTATCATTAGTATATTCAAGCACAACATCTTCAAACGAGTTCAACTGCATAATTGCATTCAGTATCTTGTATGTGGAGTGATATGTTTGTATTACACTATTGGAGTCATGTATCATACTATTTATATGTTCGAACTTAGACAATAAGACACCATTAACAGTTGTATATACGATATATATAATGATAATCACAAAATAACAAAAGTAAGAATAAAGTGTCTGATTGTCTGTAGTGAATGTATTAATGATTACAATGAGATACACAATCAATAGTGAAGATAGAAATGATATAAATATATAATAACTAATTTTATATGAATCATATATGTATTGATACCCTTCTTTCTCATTGAAATTAAATAAAAAGGCATATATATTGTATCTGTAAGTCTCTGCCTCAAATTTAGCCCAATTTTTTTTGATACATGCCTTATCACGTGAGTAGTATAAATCTATGTACCATTTGAAAGACAATATAGACTGAAATGACTGTAAATAAGAGAGAATACCTATTATAATATAGGCACATATTACAAAATATATTGCTATTGGATTCATCTATTATAATATATTTATTATATTGTTATGATTATTATTGGGCATTCACGTTGTTATTTGTGTTTCCATCCATAGTCCCTCCAGGACTAACCACGCATTTAGTAAACGTATTATCATCGCTATTATGTTCTGCACAAGCTGCAGACTCATCTGGGTGTGCTGCACTCAAGTATGCTTTGCTAATATAAGGAATAAATAATGTTTCTACGCCTACAATGGCAGTTGCCAATGCACCAATACCTGATTTGTCTTGTTCTTTGGCTGTATGTTTCATTATTACGAGAGAATATATCAAGAGTAGAATAACTGCAAAGAAAAACATAATGAAAATGTATGCACCAATAGCTACTACCATATTTTTGAAAGCTGGAAATTTAAGTAATGCTGCATTAACACTATCTATTCGTTGATCAACTTGCAGCAACATTGTTTGAATGATTTCTTCTGTTGAATTTTTTAATACAAATTGTTCTGTTCTATATATCTTATTAACTCTGGTTATGCCAGATTTTTCAGGCATCAATGCAATAAATGAAATATTTGGGAAAGATACATCAGGTTGTGTATTTGAGGTTGTTGCAGAAGATTTATTTACATCCATTGATATTGTACCTTTATTTTTCAAATTATCAGGAACCTTGAAGAAAAAAGCATTCACAGCATCTGTATTACTATCAGTTTTTATTGGAAGATTATCATAAATATAAACATATAATGTTGCAAAGGTCAATTCTGCTACTATATTGGACATAGTCGTACTATCTTTTGTTTGTATTGTGGAAACACTAGAAGCTATTGCACTAAATTTAGAAAATGTATTATTTGGAATAGGAATTCCAAGTTTCTTGCAAAAGTAGGCATTCAGTTCCTGATTTCTGCTATTTTTATCATTACCTTTATTTGTCAAAATATTAACCAAATTCACATCAATTTGATTTATAGATATAGTATCAAGGACAACTTTATCTAGTTCAATTATTTTCAAACGAACATCCCTTAATTGCGGGAATATATAATTCTTGAAAATGAGGTGATGTAAACCAAATATAATACCCGCGCATAATAAACCCATCCATACAGGTGCAACAACGTGCTTCAAAAATATATTAGTCCCGGATTCATCGTTGAGTTTACCTGTGTCAAATGAATTCCTTTGCCATATTTTGATAATCATGACAAATAATAAAGCCAGGAATATCAAGCCATATAATAGACCTAAACATATATATAACAAGACTATTATAGTTATTATAAAATTGATAAGAAACAAATAAAAAAATGGTTCTGAAGAACTGTTGAACTTAGCAAGTTGTTTACCTGCTTGGTCACTTAATGAAGAAAACACATTACCATTTGTATGAATCAATGTAAAATCCACATAATCTAAAAATTTGTATTTCAAAGTATCTTTGAAGATTGCATTTGAATCATTCTTAATTAAGAAATAATAAATAACTACTATAAAGAATATAATCAAATTGGCTATACATAATAGTGTTATCATAATGAATGCAGCATATGTTCCAGTGTATGCAAAAAATGTAACTGTTGATAAAATTGTATCTACCATATCTGTAAAACTGGCATCATTATTTGAATCTCCTGATTCAGGAATGTATGAATCAGAAGCAGTATGACTAATTCCTGCATTATTTGCTCTTCCAAAAGTTTCGTTAAGAGAACTTGTCATAGATTTACCTCCTGTATCAGAGGGTTTTATCTTATTTTTTTGCTTTGTATCTACTCCGTCAGGTTTATCTCCGTCAGGTTTATCTCCTTTTTCATCAGGTTTATTTCCTTTTTCATCAGGTTTATCTCCTTTTTCATCAGGTTTATCTCCTTTTTCATCAGGTTTATTTCCTTTTTCATCAGGTTTATCTCCTTTTTCATCATGTACAACATCCATTATTTTTTTTTGGGCTGTGACTTTCACCATATCTTTTGCTTGTGCTTTAATGTCTTCTTTGGCTACTGATAGTACCATTGGAGCTACTGCTCTTGTTATTGGAACTGCTACTGTTGCCATTAACTATACTTGTGATGTATATACTCTATTATATAATCATAATTTATTAACCATACATTTGTCCTGGCATTTGTCCTTGTGCTTGAACTGGTGTTTGTGAACTTCTTATAGCATTGATGTTGGCTAAAATAGATAATATATAAAACACGAAAATAATAGTAATAATAGTTGATATACCCAATCTTCTTGGAAATGATATGTTTCCTATTGATTTCTTGAACAATGCCATTGTATCATCAATATTTGCTGCAACTGCATCACATTTTTCACATATAGTTTTCATATAAACAGCTTCCAAACCCATTCCTTCCAATTCTTCTATGCATTTAATGTAAGTAAAGTTGTAATCACCAAAAATACTATAGTTATTTACACTGACACTTGCTATGATTCGCATGATATCTTTGAATGAGTTTTCATCAAAATGTTTGTTTCTACTATCACTATATGCCTGAAGACCACTTATAATTCTGTAAGTTATAATTGTTTTTACAACTAAATCAAATACAGTATCACTATCATCCATGTTCTTAATATAATCAGGTTTTGGCGCAGACTTGATTTCATCTATGGTCTTGTTGTTAATTAATTTTTTTATATATGTTTGTAAACGTTGTTGATTATTAATATACACCAAATTACCACTGACACTCTCATAACACTTTGCAGATGATGAATCTGAAGATAAAGTTAAATTACCTTTTGCTAATTCACTCATACTACCATCACATTTTTTGTTATCTGTATTTTTTGCAAAATCATTTAAATAGTTGATATAGTCATAATTTAGATTTTCATAGATGATATTTGATAAAGAATCTCTGGATATTCCTACTTGTTGTATGGTATGATTTGATAATTCCATTGCTAAATAACATATCATCACAAATGTACATAATGCTATCGCAATATAAACTCTGTATTTCATTCTGATATAGACAGCATTGTTATGTTTGATATACACGGTTAATGATAAAAAAATACTTGCGAACAAAAATACAATCAATATGATAGCTACATATAGAACATAATCTTGCATGTACCATGATCCTATTTTATACATGTTTCTGGCTTCTTTGAAGTCTTCTGAATCTTCTAAATAATATTGCTCTCCAAACCAAAAACTATACCATATAGGACTTGAATAATATAGTGAAAGACCAAGCAATACAAATGGTGCAATTGTCAGAGTAAATACAAGAAGTACCACTAAAAGTATATATGTCCAACTTGATTTTGTAATAGGAGTTAAAACTTTTTTACTATCAACAACAGTGTTTGCTTTTGATTGCAATTGTCCTTCTATTCCACCATACATAGGAGGGTGCATTCTGTTTAAGGGTTGTATAGGAAGTTCTACTTTGGTTTCAAGAACTGGATTAAGTTCAACAAAATCTTGCACATCTACTTTCATTGTTTTAGCAATAGTATCCCAATTATTGGCAATTTCCCAAAATTCATGTACCAACCATTTGCTCCAACTTTTTGGAGGGTTTTTAACAGCATTTACTACTTGTTTTTCTTTAGTATTATCATTCGAAGATATACCTTGCATACCATTTGGATACATACCTTGCATATCATATGGCATACCTTGCATATCATATGGCGACATACCTTGCATATCATATGGCGACATACCTTGTAGACCACCGGTATGTATTTTAGGTTTTCTCAAAATTCTTTTTGGAGGCATTAATCTATAATATATATTCAGTTTTATTTCACATATTCTCTCCTATATCATATAAAGCTTTGATAGTGTCTAAAAAAGTAAATGACATTGTCAATATTAAGAAAATACATACTGAACTTATTCATTGACATAAAAAACAAATTTTTCATCATGATAGAACATCAAAAATGCAGTTATCACCACGCTTTCCTTATTGAACTTTGTCAAATACTATCACAGACCTTGACAAAGATAGAAAATATATACTATAAATATATATTGCACCCTGAGTTACAAAAACTTTATGCTTCAGTATGAAGGGTCATATAGCTTATTATGAAGTTCATCAGATATGTCATAAAAATTCACATGCAAAGTTTTATTAATCCTATCCAGTATTATTTTTTCGTCAACACAAATCTTAAACGCAGTTGTTTTTGTTCTTCTAACATACCAATTACATTTACCTTTCTTGACATACTGTCTAAGTTTTGCACAGGCTTCTGCAGATAAGTTGCATGTATTATTTACAGGATTTGTACCACAATTGTTTGCAGAACCAACCACTTCATCAAAATCTATGACAACACCTTCTGACGTCTTCTTGTACCCTTTGATATCTAATATACCCATATGTTCTTTCTTGTGACAGTCTTTGCATAATGCTACCAGATTATGTTTGGAATCTTTATGGAATTCTGTAAAAAAACCTTCAACGTCACTATCACACTGATAATTGATATGATGTGTATCTACAGCAGGCTCTGTATTACAAACAGCGCACATAGTCATATACAAACCATTATTATAACGAGATTTTATTGGACTCACCATTAATGTATTATATCCTTGTATTTGCTTTCTGACACTTTCAGCTATCTTCATAAAATCCATAGGCATATCAAGGGTCTTGCATACTTCCACGCCATATGTTGTTGAACCTCTGCCATTCTGTATTTTTCGTTCATATACAATCCTATTCTTATCATCAATGGTTATATGCATATGATTGATACTAATGCGCTTGTCAATATGCATCTTGACTATATCTAAGTCAGTCAAGTCATGCAAATGTGTTGCAAATATAAATGATGATTGTTTCTTGACAAGTGTATCTATACCTGCTGCAACAATGGCAAGTGCTGAAACAGATTCAGTTCCACTACATATTTCATCTCCAAGTACCAAACTATACTTATCACAACGTTGCAAGATGTTGCGAAGTTCTGTCATTTCTACAGTAAAACTACTCATCCCTTTGTAAATATTGTCCATACCTGAAATTCGTGTAAATATGTGCTTGTAAGGGTAGTATCTCATATGAGTGGATGCAACATACATGCCTGCTTGAGCCATGATAATATTTAGTCCAACAGACTTCATGAGGCTACTCTTTCCAGCCGCATTGATACCATACAGAAGCATTCCATTACAAGTATTTGCAGACAGATATATATCATTTCCTACATATGGTATAGTATCGTCTATTCTCTCTATGATAGGATGTCTGATATTATCTGCTTTAATGTATGAAGCTTCTTCATTTGTTATATATGGTCTATAATAACGATACTCATATGCATTCTTTGCATTACAACATGATATGTCAATATCTGTTATGACTTTGATGATATTTTCAAGACATTTGCTATATTTTTCTATAAAATCCTTTACAAACACTTGGTAATAAGCCAATACACTTTTGGAGATTAGTCTTTGTTTATCTTCCATGGCATTGGAAGCAATGGTAATATCTTCATTCACTAATTTCACATTATTTGATGTGCCTACTGGTTTCACATTGAAACCTTTCATGGTATTGGGTTCTTTTGTCTTTGCAGTGTCAAATCTGCGTTTTGTCATATTCAGATGATATCCGTCTTTTTCATTAAAATCCACTCTACATGATGTACTGTCTCCAGATGAATCTATCTGATTAATTTTATTATTAATATGTGTTATTCTTGCATATGCATCATTGAAATCTTGTATATAGGCATCTATTTCAACATATGTTCCTTTCAGGAAAATGTTTCCTTTTATGTCATTCAAATTGTATTTGCTAACCTCGTCAAAATCTAATATTTCTTTATAATGTTTTATCATTTCACTATATTCATTTGTGTCATGGTTTTCATAATATTTTGTCAAGATTTGAATAGCATTTTCAAGAGATGTATTGAACCCACACCAATCATGTGGATGAATCTTGTTTAGAAACATTTTACGCTTTATCCGTTCAAGGTCTAAGATACCACAAAGCAGTTTAGAAACGTTTTGAAACCTATTGTCTTGTAATAAATACTCTATCTCATCATATTTCTTGTTAAGTACATCAGGGTCTGTTATGGGTTTTAATAACCTTTCTCTGAATATACGTGTTCCAAATGCTGTCATACACCTGTTCAATATGTCTATTAATGGTTTATCATTCTGATAAAGACCTAATACATTCAATTGCACTGCGCTATTATATTCAATTGTCATATAAGTATTATCATTAATTATCTCAGGAATATTGATGTTGTTGATAATGTCAACATTATGTTCATATGCAAACTGTAATAGACAACATAATGCTATCCTCGCAGATGCATATTTCTCAATGTTTAATGTTTCTATGATAGATACCATGCATTTTTTCTTTGCAAATGCCTTTTCCAATATTACAGTTTGATATGTAAGTTTGCACATAGATGTAAGATGTTCATAGGTGTCCCATTTAGCATGAGTTAAAATATTGTTTAAATTCAAATGTTTCGTTAGAAATTGCTTCTTAGACTCTTCATAGTTCTTATCAGACAAAATGATAAGCTCACATGGATTATATGTAGCTATAATACGAAATACCTCATCATTTACAAAATCAATATCTTGTTTGTTTGCACCTGCTTCATAAACAAACGAGTTACCTGTAGAAAGGTCTATACCTGCTATTCCAACAACTGGCAAATCTGTTATGAATTCATAATATAAAACCATCATGAAATTGTTTCGTTTTCCTACTATATTGAGATTCATCCCTGGACTAAGTATCTCTGTTATTTTTCTCTCAGGATTCGGGGGTTCAGACACTTGCTCTATTAGCACTATAGTGTAGTTATTGTTCAAAAGTATGGTAGTAAACTTATGCAATGTATACAAAGGAAATCCAGCCATCAATGGATTTGATATAGACACCTCTGCAATATTCTTGTTCTTACGAGAAATCTGGATGTTGCATATATCAGCAATACTATATATATCATCAGATGTGTCATCATTTATTGAATAAAGTTCAAAGAAACTACCAACTTGCATTAATACAATACATTTTTCTCCATATTTTTTCTTATAGGTTTTAGTATACTCTAAATAATCATCTATTATCATTTTGGTAAGACCAATATCATATGAAAACAATGTACATATTCTTTATATACATTTGTATCATTTTATTGCAATAATTATAAAAAATGATTTTGTGCATTATAATAATCGTCTATCAAAATGGAATACTCAAATGAATACGTCAAACAACAACTTGAAGAAAATGGATATTGTGTCATACCAGACATTCTTTCACCTGATGAACTTGCTACTGCACTACAATACTTTTATTCCTGGATGGATTCTAATCCAGAAATGAAGAAAAATCACAAGAAAGTACCACATGGAATTTCCAGGTTTTATCAAGCAGGACATCAACTTCATGCATGGTATGTGAGAACTCGTGTAAATGTTCAAAAAGTCTTCAAATCTCTATGGAATACAGATGACCTTGTAGTATCATATGACGGCTGTTGTTGGCTCAGCAAAGACCTTGATAAAAGAGATACCATATGGACACATACAGATCAGGCTCCAACCAATAAACAACAGAGTTATCAAGGGTTTGTTGCGCTAACCACAAATACAACACGTTCTTTAGTAGTATACAAAGGAAGCCATAAATTGTATGAAAAATATTGCGAAGAAAAAGGGCTGACACACAAGACAAATTGGCAATTGATAGACCATGAATATCTTGAATCTATAAAGGACTTGAAAGAAGTTCTTGATGTTCCTGCAGGTGCACTGGTATTATGGGATTCAAGAACATTTCATCAAAATCAATACGGAAGCCCTGAAGAACGCATTGTTCAATATGTAAGTTTCTTACCGAAAATTGGTAGAACTCAAAAGATGTATGAAAAACGTCTGAAATATCTTCGTGAATTTCGTACTACATCACATTATGCATATCCTGTTAAAGTAAATGGACTGCAACCACAAACATTCAACAACAAAGAAAACAAAATAGATTATTCCAAATTACCAGTCCCTGAATTAGAGCACTTGATGGAAGATATTCTGAAATTGGTGTAAAAACAAATATATTTACCTTTCGGTTTCATTCAACGTAAGTTTTGATATATCTATGTCATATAAGTTATATACCAAAAAACTTTCAAGTGCTCCTGTCATTTTGTTATATAACATATAGAAGAATATAATACTTATATGAAATTTAACAAAACCCTAAGAAGCTATACAAAAAAATATGAATATTGTGTATCACCACAATATTGGTTTGATTACAAATTCATGAAAAAATGCTTGAAGAAAATAAAGGTTGACTATGCAGACATTATCAAGACACATTTAGATACACCTATTGAAACAGAATGTTGCATATGCCTTGAAGGTACACAACTTATGCAAATGTTTTGTTGCAAACAGTATATACATCACAAATGTGTTATACATCTATCTGCGTCAAATTCATTACTATGCCCAATGTGTAGAGCAAACATTCATGAACACATAAGCACAAAATTAGAATCAAGACAGCAAAAATTGGATGCAGCTATATTGTCATTGCTTAGTAGTATTCATTTAGATATCATCAAGATTGAGAGCGTATGCAATAAAAGACTTATCATAAATACTATCACTCTTCAAAAATATTGCCATATCAATTACATAGCTATTATCAAAATATGCAAAAAAATTAAGAAATCTTTGAATATAGACATCTTAAACTATTTTATTGATGTATTAAACAAGAATGCTATCATAAAGCCATGTAAATCCATCAATGAACATCGTTCTTGTGTTTTGTCATGATAATAGAATATGAATCACCTTTTGTAATACATAATCACGAAAAGACGGATGATGGTTTTTCACATCTTCTCCCAAATGAATTAGAAGGGTATTATTGCATTTTTCTATGTGAATATCTTTCATGTATTGTTTCAGTTTTGCTACATTTGCTACAATTACAACTTTTGACGGCACACATAGTATTTCTGTCATACATAACAATAAGAGTAAATACCTGAGCATTTATGCTTTCTATTTCTATTATTGTATAATGTTTATGTACAAAAAAGTACATATACATAGTTATAACAAAGTGTAAATTATCTTTCTTAACATTTAACAAAAACAAACGTATATGTACTTTTTTGTACATAAATAAAAAATGATATAATATTATAAAATAACCAGTATGTCTCTTATAGAAAGAATTATAGATGACCCTATCAATACTTTGAAAACTTTAAATACATTACAAATTGTCCAGGTTTTAGAACAGGCAGATGAAGCATTCTTTAATAGCAATAAAACACTGCTCAATGATGATATATATGATATTGTCAAAGGGTATTTGAAAAAGAAGGACCCAAAAAATCCTTATCTTAAAAAGGTAGGAGCAGAAATAACATTAAACAAAGAGAAACTTCCATATTATCTGGGTTCTCTGGATAAGATTAAGGATAATGAAGCAGAAATAATAAAATGGAACAAAAAATATGTTGGCGAATATGTTGTATCTGAAAAATTGGATGGTATTTCATGTTTGCTCCAATACAACAAAGGTGAAGCTAAAATGTGGACACGAGGGGATGGTTATGAAGGACAAAATATAACACACATATTGCCATATTTGCATAACATTAATATGTCATCATTAACATCATGGGGTAATCAAAAAATTGCAATCAGAGGTGAACTTATCATCTCAAAAGCTAACTGGATGAAGATATCAGATGTTGGTGCAAATGCTAGGAATGTAGTTGCAGGTGTTCTTCACAGCAAGACAATCAATACAAATATACTATCTAAGGTGGATTTTATAGCATATGACATGATGTTTCCAAGACAGAAACTGAGTGCATCATTTGATGTTCTAAAATCACTACAGTTCCCATTAGTAAATTACATTCAAAGTACTTCCTTAACATTAGACATGTTATCAAACACTCTGCAAACTTGGCGCAAACAATCTCTTTATGAAATTGATGGTATTGTTGTATATCACAATGATGAACATAAAATAATGTCAGGAAAGAATCCCAAGTATGCTTTTGCTTTTAAGACTATACTTACACATGAACAAGTTGAAGTAATAGTAGAAGATGTAGAATGGAATGTATCAAAGCACAGATACTTGAAACCTTTGGTAAAATTTAATGAAGTAAATCTTGCAGGTGTTAAAATAAAACAAGCAACTGGCTTTAATGCTTCCTATATTGAAAAGAATAATATAGGACCTGGTTCACATATCATCATTGTGAGAAGTGGCGATGTTATACCACATATCTTAAATGTGTTGACTTCATCCGCAAATGGTAAGCCTAAAATGCCTGAAATAGCATATGATTGGAATGATACGCATGTAGATATTATGTTGAAAGGAACTGAAAAGAACAGAGAACAAGACATTCAAGCGTTTACACATTTCATGAATACATTAGGTATTGATGGGGTCAAAGAAGGTGTAATAACAAAACTATATGATGCTGGTTTTGATAATTTAAGAAAAGTGATTGGTACAACTAAACAAGACCTTTTGAAGATTGAGGGATTTAAGGAAAAGAGTGCAGATAAAATAGTTGAATCTTTGAAGAAAATTAATGAAGTTAGTTGTGATAAATTGATGACTGCTTCTAATGTGTTTGGAAGAGGGTTTGGTGAAAAGAAATTGAAACTAATTATGGATGAATATTCTTATATTCCAAATAATAAGGTCAAATCATTGCAGTTAGATGTTGCAGATATCACAAAAATAAAAGGCATGGCTGTTGTGAGTGCTCAACAATTTATACAGAATTTACCAGAATTCTTTGCATTTTATGAAGAACTTGGTATTAAATGTAAGAAGACTGTCATTGTGTCACCCCAGAATACAAGTAATTCTAAATTGTCCATATTCAAAGATAAAAAGATTATATTTTCTGGGTTTAGAAACAAGGAATATGAGGACAGTATTGAAAGACATGGTGGGAAAATTGTTTCAAGTATATCAAAGACAACTGATTATTTGATAGTCAAAGATAAAAATGAGACAACTACAAAAATTCAAAAGGCAATGGACCTTGGTATAAATATTATGACCAAAGAAGAGTTGGAAGCTCTGTTATGATTTTTGCAAATACTCATATAACTTCATACAAGTATCTTGCAAACATTTACCACCTTCATATCTTTCTTTGTTTTTTTCTAACATGGTCTCTTTACTCCAAATATGTTGTCCACCCCATCCTCTCGCAAGGTCTTGTTTTGTCATCTTTTCACCTATTTGCATTTTTCTGGCAAGCAGTTGGTCATTAAGTGGATAAAATCCAAACCATACTATACAAAGCTCATCTGTATTTTGAGATGGTAAGTATGTGGCGTGTCTACCAATATGATATGCACCATTTGGATAGTTGTGTAAAATGCGTGCACTCCTGTCCTTATCATCCATTTTGATATCATCATTCAAAATATTTTTGAACAATTCTTTTACATTACTTGGGTGATATTTCTGGAGAGAATGAGGACTATATGTCTTAATATTTAGAGCAACTTGCGTATTTGAATATTCTTGCACAATTTCTTTGAGTGGTCTAAAAGGCATCAAAAATTCAGTGGTATTTAATACAATTTTGAAAGCATTAGCAAGTTGTTGTTCTATATGCATGAATTCTCTTATGTTTGCAATAATATCAAAGTCTGGATTTGATGTTTTGATAATTTTCCAATGTGGACATATTTTTTTGCATATCTCCAGACTTTTGTCTGTGCATCTGTAATTGACAATTATTCCAAAGTCAAACATATCCTTATGATGATTCAACCAAAACGGCAATAAATATTCTTCATTATATATATTTGTTATACAAACCACAGGGGTAGACATTAGTTATTATACTATAAATTTTGTATAACTTTTAAGTGATAAAAGTACATATACGCACATTTGCATGGCTACTAACATATTTTGTAAAAATGTATAGAAAAACAACAAACATGTACTTTTTATATTCTGGAATAGTTTCCCATTGTGTTGCAACTTTTATTATAACTATCAAATAAATCTTTTTGCAAACTGTCAAAACGTGGATATATGATATCTTTTCTCTCTATATGTGTTCCCATAACTGTATCAGATAATATACCACTATAATTACATTTTAGTTTTTCATGATGTAAATCATGATGACCCTTATCGTAATTTATATCATACCCACTGTGGCATATTACAGTATTCATTATAGCTATAACCGAAAACATTGTGAAAAACGCTGCATTTACACCCAACAATAATGGACCAATAGCAAATGGAAGAATGTCCCAGAATATGAGTTCAATAGGATGTGCATCAAATGCAGAAACTGCAACAGGCGCTATGTGTTTGTGATGCATACTGTGAACATTGTCCCATAGCCATGGAAAGTAATGTAATGCTTTGTGTATAAACCATGCAGCAAAATCTGTTATAACATAACATATCAATAAACTTGCAATCCAATAAACTGGTGATGATAAATCTACATGTTGGATACTGTATCTTTGTTGCAATAAGAACAAAACCAACATAAACATTGGAGCAACTACAAAAATATATTTCAAAAAGGTTCTTTTGAAAACTTCTTTATATTCTTCTATATGCAAACATGCATCTTTCTGTAGCTTTAGCTTATATATATAGGGTTGTCTTGTTATGTCAACATATGCAAAGAAGATAGATAATGCAAAATATAGTGTCCCTATAAGAATATTGAACCAAATAGCAAATGATAGGCTGTATTCAGCGTGTTCTAGGATTTTGTAAACACAAATTGCAAACAATATAATAAGTATATACACAAATTGCATTATAATCTTAGAGCATGTTTTTATTCTATGTAATTAGTTCATTTCAGGCGCAATATTGTCAAGAGGCACGTCTAATGGAATTGATAAGGATGTGTTGGAAAGTTCGTTTTCATATTGTAGTCCAGAAAATGTATGAACTCTGAAAGAGCTTAGAACTACATCTAAAACAATCGGAGTTTTATTACAGCGCAAAACATGCAATTTTATTTTTTGACCAGGCTTATATTTGTCAAGCGTTGATAACATATCTACAGAGTTATTGATAGTATTATCATCAATTGCAATAATAACATCACCTAACTTTTTTGCATCCTTATCAATACCACGTAAACCACTTGCAAATGCAGGTGATGTTTTTGGTACATCTGATACAATAACACCTTTGTTAACTGGACCATCTTTAGTCAATTCTATTGGTAGTTTTTCAACATAGCTGATACCCAATACAGCTCTCTGTACCATGCCATATTGTATAATTTCTGATACTGATTCTTTGACCATATCTATAGAAATAGCAAAATTCACTCCAGAAGAGACACCCAATCCGAAAGTTGCTGTATTCATACCAATCAAATTTGCAGAAGAATCTAACAAAGGACCTCCAGAATTTCCTGGATTGATAGCAGCATCTGTCTGAAGTACACTTTTAATTTTTCTACCAGTAGGAGAGGATATCTCTCTGTTTTTACCTGAAATAATCCCCATTGTAAATGTATGGTCTTGGCCAAAAGGATTGCCAATAGCATATGCATGTTGTCCTACTTTCACATCTTGGTCTGAACCAATAGTAATGGGTATTAGAGTATTAGCATCAATTTTCAAAACAGCTATATCACGGTCAGGGTCAACGCCTGTAAGCTTTGCTGTATACACATTCATAGCTCCTTTACTATCCAATAATGTCACATCAGCTTTGTCAGCTTTGTTTATAACATGAAAGTTTGTTACAATATGTCCATTAGTATCCCATACAAATCCTGTTCCTACACCTTTTGGCATATTTTTAATATCAGTATCAGACATTTTCAGTTCACTTGCAATATTTTTATATTCAGTACTGATATAACAAACAGATGGAGAACATTTTTCATATATATTTATGTTATGTAATTCATCTGTATTATAAGATTTAGCAATTTGAGATCCGGAAATCAAAGGTGTAATTGTAGTTGCGAGTAGCAATGACTTTAGAATCATATCACGTCTTTCCATCTTCATAACACATGGACAAAATTGTTTAGAATCTGAATGCATATTTGGAAATGCCATAGGAAATGCAAAGGATGATACTTCTGTTATCAAAAGAAATTGCAGAGACAGTTTCAGTAATGCACTTATCATGATATAAGACTTATGTATGTAAATTGTTTTATTCTTTATGTACATAAAGCTCTTTTTACTTTGTTCACAAGTTTTGGAGTCATTTGGGTATATTATTCCATTCAATATTGGTACAAGTATATCTCAAAGGCAAGTTCTTATAGGTTTACCATTGCAAAAATTGAATGATGTCAAACATATCAACAGTGCAACCAAAAATGAATTTGAAAAGGATTTGGTAAATTTTAACATTACACATCAAACGTCGTCAGACCATTGTATTGTTTGAGATTTTTGTGTAGTTGCATCATATAGTTGCATGAACTTATTATATTGAATAATTGACCATTTTTGTTTTATTCTCCTGTTTATATATCTGAATGGTATATATTTGTATCGTTTTCGGATTGTATGCAATACATGATAATGTAATTTGATATAATCGCTGTGTTCTTTTGAAATCATCATAGTATATATTATTTGAAGGATGTATCAGTTTTTATTTTTCTTCAAATAATTTGTATGAAAATGTTACATAATTGGAAAAAAATGATGATGTGATTTAACAAAATATTTGGTACAACAAAGAAGAACCCAAACGACGAACGACAAACATGGACAGAAGTGAATTAGTCTTGTCAATTGTATTTGACTGTAAAGAGACTTTCAATCATCTCTCTCGACATGATACTGCTAATGTGATATTGGCAACCAAGATGTCTGAAACAAATGAAAACATCACTTTGATGAAAAACAAGTATACCGCAGAGCACTTGTATGACAAGTTTCATAGTGCTGCGACATCTCTTGTCTTTGCAAAGAACAAGAATGATAAAGACAAGGAAGAATCTTCAAAAGAGAAGATTGACAACGTCTTTGACATGCTGGAGAATTCAAGCAACGCAGTATATAATTACTTCTGTATGCTTATGATGGCTGAATACAAAGAGATGATATTTAATAGCATATGCGATCCTACATTTGATAACATAGAAGCTGATATCCTCGGAGAATTCAATAACATTATTGACAACGACAGAGACCTGTATCACATTGCACGAAAACATTACCATGACCCATATCATGTAATCTTTCAGAACAAACCGTCCTACTATAGTTTCTACTACATGGCTGAAGCAAATGGTTTGAATATGATAGAAATGTATGAAACAGGAAACTACGACGACTTGATTCATTACGACGACAACGATAATGACGGCGACAACGATAATGACGACGACTTATAAACTAAAAAACACAAAAAAGCCAAAATTTTTGGCATTGTAAAGCAAAATTATATAAGGATTTGCTTATATTATAAGACAGCAATAAAGCACACCAAAATACATATAACTAAAAATGCCTTCAAGATTTCAAGAAATGCTTAAGACACAGAGACTAAATTCAGAGACTTCGCGTGCTGGACTCAAATGGGAGTCAGATGAAGATGATAAACTTTTGACTATGGTATCTAACAATGTTAGTCCAGTAGAAATTGCAAAATCCCTTCAGCGTACAGAAGGTAGCATTAAGACACGTTTGATTGTCTATGCTCTTGGTAAGATGGATAAAGAGAATCTATCTTTGGAACAAGTTGCACAGCTTGTAAAACTTGATGGCAAAGACATTACTGATTATCAGGAACGTCAAGCCATTCGCGAGGAGAGAAAGCAAAAACGCACAAATCTACCTAAGAGACCCACCAATGTTACTAATACAGAACTATATGATTTGCTTCAGTCTCTTGATAGAAAGTTGGATACCTTGCTACACAGGTAATTATGCTTATTTTTTCATACAAATATATTTTTATTATATTTGCCCAAAAATAAAAAAATGATGTTATGCTTCATGACAATATATTCATGAAGCCTATTTCAGAATTTCGCCCTCATTGTATGAATGCAAATGATGTTCAGTCCTTATTACAAAAAGGATATGCTGTATTAGATCAACAAAATGTGCATATTAAAATAAGAAGAGTATTATCAGAACAAGATTTATCTCTTAAACAAAAAACAATACAATATCAGTCACCATACATATTGATGATATGGAAAAATCAAAAATAAAATACAGTCAATATATAAAAAAATGAAATGATATGTTTATATCATCGTATACAACCATTATGGATGAAGAATTTGCAGATTGCTGGAATTTGCTTGATGATTTCAAGAACGAGATTCATAATATAGAAAATAGTAAGTCTGATACAGAAACATTGACATGTTCATGTGGTTCAACTGATGTCATAACAGAAGATACTATGCAGATATGCAAGACTTGCTGTGCTGTTTTAGGACGTGTTATTGATAATGGTGCTGAATGGCGTTATTATGGAGCAGAAGATTCTCGTGATAGTGATCCTTCACGTTGTGGATTACCTACAAATAGTCTGCTTCCAAAATCATCACTTGGTTCTATGATAGGTGGTAGCAAACGTGATAGTATTGATATTAAACGTATCAGAATGTACCAAATGTGGAATTCTATGCCATATGATGAAAGAACATTATGGTCAGTGTTTGAAAAATTGACTGCTAATACAGTAAATAATGGTATTCCTCAGCGAGTTATAGATGATGCCAAGGTGCTCTACAAAAAGGCTTCTGAAAAGAAGATATCTCGTGGTGATAATAAAGAAGGATTGATTGCATCTTGCATATATCACTCTTGTTTATTGAACAATGTCCCACGCAGTTCTAAAGAAATTGCCACAATGTTTAGTATCAGTCCTGTAGTACTGAATCGCGGAAATTCGCGTTTCCAAACACTACTCAAAATAAATGTAGCTTCATCTGGTCCAGAAGACTTTATTTCAAGGTTTGGTAGCAAACTATCTATGAAAATGAATGACATAGATAATTGCAAGAAACTTGTCCGTTTTCTTGAAAAGCATGAGATAATGAGTGATAATTCACCAACATCTTCTGCTGCTGGTATCCTGTATTATTATTCTACTGTGGAAAATTTAGCATATACTAAAAAGCAATTCTCTTCAGTATGTAATGTATCTGAAGTTACTATTATAAAAAATTATAAAATCATATGTAAATATAAAGAATTTATAGATAAATACAAGCAAGAGATTTACAATGATACACCAGGAGTTATATAGTACTCTATGTCAAGCAAAGATAAAAGACAGTCTTTTTTTAGTCTCAAAGCTTATTCTACAAGATTTGGACAAAAATATGGATGTTATTCAGAACACATTTATTGCAACTTGTAGCTATATAGGTTCTTATATATCATTAACAGAAATTAGACTCTTAATAGACGCTATCAATGATGTGATTGCTTTTATAGAAGACGAACAAATTGTCATTAAAAATGTTTATGTTCTGGTAGCAAAATTATGCTTACTTTGTGATATGTATATCAAGACACCTGTAACAAGAACGGGAACTTTGAACATCCGGATATTGCGTGACAAGATTATAGACATGTTTGAGAATGATTCTTTCAAGTTGTCATCAAGTGGTATAAGCAAATTTGAAGGTATTATTCCACCTACTGACAGCCCTTCTTACAAACTTGCCACACAAATCTTGACAGGATATATGCATATGTTAAAGCAATTAGAAAGCATACCCAGTACAGATATAAACAAATTATCAGACATAGCTAACAAAATAAGAAACTCGTTTGATTATATCATAAGAAAACGCTATACATTTGAAACAAAATTTTATGAGAGTGACAATGATGCTGTATGGTTTTTGTGGGGTATACTTTCATTACTATATAACAACAATCCAGAAATGGACAGTGTATATCAACTTTTTAGTCACGGGTATTCCAAAAAACTGAAGAATCATAGAGTGGGATTGTTATGGTTATCTGGTATCTTGTTGGTGTATATTTCTAAAAAAGATTCAGCAAGAATTTGGAATCAAGGTGAAGTAAAGGCTATCAAGAAAGTAGAAGAACTAAGCTTAGTGCTCTATAATGATATCAAACGAGAGCTTTTGAAAAATAATGAAATTCCTGAACAGCAAGTACAGGAAAAAAACACAAATGTTGATGGTATAGATTATATATCTTCATATCGCCCTGTTATACAAGAAAGAGGTATAGAAGTACCTGTTACAATATGTAATACAGTCAAGGAGATAAAGTCAATAAGATGCAAGAGAGATTACATGACATAGAAAAAGTACATATCTATATATTTTTTGAATATTCTTAATATTTTATTTTAGTTGAGTCCTGAACACTGATATGTACTTTTTCTGTTATGACAACGCCAAGTGCATGTAATGTCTACCATCTTTCAGATTCTTGAATATGGTAGGAAGATATTTATTGAAAGTGTCAGTGTTTGCATTCATGATTATGTTTTCTTTGAATATTTGTTTAACATTATTATAATCATATGACCTATTGAATGTATTGATTGCATTATATATACGTGTCAATTCTGTTAATTTGGCATTGTTGATTGTTATCTGTTCACTCAACCTTTGCACTATGGCTCGTTTGTTGTCTATACTTTCTTGACTAACATTGTTCACAAGCATTTGCTTTTCAGCTTTAATCATGCAATCAAACTCGCTAACATCAATTTGTCTTAATTCATCTAATTGTTCAATGAATGTATTGATTGAATAAAAATTGTCTAAATTCGTTTTTTCCTGTGTATAGATTGGTACATAATTCAATGTGGATGCATTCAGTAATGTCGGAAGCTTTAGCATGGTAAAAGTCAACATGCTTGGTTTATTAGGTAATGTTGATATAGTTGGAAGCTTAGGACATGTTATATAAAATCTCTGATTAATCTTTCTGATACCTGGGTCTGGTGATATAACAGAGCATACAATACCATTGTATAAACAATATATTTCATATGATGATAACTCTTTGGAATGTATACGCATATCACTATAATTTACAGTTGTCATTGATGTATGACTATTGAATAACTTGACAGTTTTGCTACCAGTATTGTAAGTAAAATTCTTCTTTTCAAACTTGAATTCACCATTTAAATAAAACTTCATGGTTTTGGTTGTGGTATTGTATGTCATGGTAAAGAAATTCCATTGATTAAATGAACATGGTATTGTGTTAGCTATGGTGTTAACTGTTTTGTACTTTTTACAAGCATATGTAACAGATTTTGTCTTTTGACACGTATATGGTGAACAATTATTACCATTTTGTAGTGCAGATACATATCCAAAATAATTATTGTGTCCTTGGTTAACTAATGAACCTATTGCAGATGAATATCCTTCCAAATGTTCACATGGTCCGCTGTGCCAATTTTCACTAGCCCCATTATCATAATATCGTGTACATGTATAAGAGTATGTAGGGGTACAATTTTGACATGTATCCTTATATGTTTCTTCTTTTGTACACGTATCATCATATTCTTGTTGTTTGGTGCTGTTCTCACTAAATAAATTGATATAATATATGTCCTTATTCTCCAAATCTTTTTGCACATTGATGAATAAATCATCACCAATGCTTGCAATTTTATTACAGCATCCTGTAGTATATGCCCAAAAAGACCAAGTAAATGTTTGAGGCACATTGATAGTTGTTGAAAATTTGAAAGAATCTTGATTTGCTTTTGCAGTAATCTTCAATGAACTTGGTCCATATTTACGGGTCGTAGTGTCATATGTAAAATCAGACGGGTTTGTAGAATTATTATTGAAGTTAGCATTGCCAACTCTGCTGCTTAATTTGGTATCAAAATCCCACCAATAACTTAAGAAACTACTTTCATCATACAACAAAGGGAATTGATTACTGAACCTTTGTGGTTCTGTAGGGACTGGTACAACATAAGGAGTAGCTGCTTTTGGTACAACAGGTGTTGGTACTGTAGGGGATGGAGATACAAATGTGAACAAACTCTGGATTTCAGATACAGATAATGCTTTGTTATATACACGTAAATCATTATATGATACAGACACTGCATTATCACTTTGTTGACTGAATAATGAAAGATTCATAATACCAGGGAAAAACCCATTTTTGTTTTCATGCTTGAATGCACCATTGTAGTACAACTTCAGTGTTGACCCATCATATGTCAACACGAAATGATTCCATTTATTGAAGTCTGCTTCAATTTTGTTCACAATGACATTATTGGGTACATCAATCAATTTTTCTGAACACTCTAAACGTGTTGAAGAAATAGAACCACAACTCGTATCCCTTCTAGAACCATTTACATTTTCAGTGTATCTTCCTGATGCTGACCATACTTCAAATTCATAACTACCTCTTTCCATACATCCAGATGGAATACTGTATGCAACTTCATCACAAACATTACGCATTTCCTGTCCTTTTACAATAACATTGCTACTTATGCCATTGACGTAGAAAATATTCTTATCATTATTAACAGTATTTTTTACTGTTATATCTTTTCTTGCACTAATAAACAAATCATCACCTATGCCTATAATCTTATTACAACATGCTGAGGTTTTACACCATAGACTTACACTGAATGTTTTTCCAATGCTTATACCAGTACTACATTTGAACATATCATCATCGTATTTCTTACTTGCAGTTATCATCAATGATTTGCTTCCATACTTTGTATCTTCAGTGAAGATATAAGTTCCATCATATACCCTTCCACTATAATAATTTGTTATATTGAATGTTTTTTTTTTCACATCATCGGTAAGAGTGTTATTAAATTTCCACCAATGCATTAGGTTCTTGCTTTCATTTTCAAACGTAGGATACATAGGCGTCACAACAACTGGTGTAGCCACGACTGGTGTAGCCACGACATTTGGAGGTGGTACATATGTTGAAACAGCAGCAGGAACAATAACAATGGGTGTACTGGTTGAATTATAGTACATAGAAATCATGGTCATGTCAGATATTTCTTTGTTATAGTACAAAATATCACTTACATTCTTTGCTACTGATATGTTCAAATTATTTGCAGCCTTGTATTCATATACTTCATTTCCAAATAGACTATAACTTGCACTTGCAGTATTAAGTTTGACATACTTCATGTTCAAATAATTATTTCGCAGGGTCTGAATGCCTCTCAAACTTCTGGCATAAAATGCATAATATCCATTATTGTAATTGCCATCAATGTATATAGGAAGTTTTGTTGTATTATTTCTGTTATCATTACTCTTTGCAGCAGGTAATGCAGCATCCTTTCTTAATCTAACATCACTTGGGTTGCTGGGATTTGTATAATAATAGCTTGCAACATTTTTGAAAATCATTTTTTTGTTATCATCTGTGTCCGGATAGCCTATGAAAATATCAAAACATTCCTCCTCAATCAAATCTGTATAAAAGTGATAGTATCCTGCTTGTAGCAAAATATTTCCAGATAATTCAACAAGATAATACTGCATACCTGATGCATCTTTCATGTATTTGTTTTCATAGTAATACGGGTTTCTATTTGCAGAAATTGACACAAAATTTTCAGCAATGCTGTTGTTCATAATCATGCAAGATAATTCCCTTTCACTCTGAGGTGCATATTTTGTTATAACACCTCTATTGTAAAAATTGACACTAACATATACCCCTTTTATGAATATACCAATAATAGTTTCAACAACATTTTGATATATGTCAATCAATGTGTCAGAAGTTTTGGTGTATTCATCTTGTAGTTTTTGATTGACTGTTCCACATAAACCCATGCATTTGCTATTCTCGGATGTCAAATAAGTATCAAAGATACCTGAAGATACATTCTGTCCAGACCCTATTAAAGCCTTTCTTTTGTTGAATTCTTCTTCTATTTTAGTTTTGAGTGTCTTAAGTGCTTCCAAATATGTATACAATGCATTGTCAGTATCTTTGCGACTTTGCAATATACCAGAAACATATTGTTCAAATTTTGTAAACTTGTCTCTCGTGCCTTTCATATTGTCTGCCATAACTTTCACCAAATTGCTCACTTCTGTTTCAATAGCTGACTTATTTGTGTCAAGTTGTGTATTTTCGTTGTTTATCTTCCCTGATAGTTCATTAATAATTCCTAACATAAGTGTCTGGTTATCACTATTAGCATCAAGAATCTTCTCATCAAATTTATCAATCAATTCAGGAGATGTATTGAGAACAATATCAGTTGTTATATTTGGGATGTTATAATCCCGAAAAGTAAAGTTCACATTTCGCAGAATATAATTTTTTATATTTTTACATACATCATAGTTGATAAGATGAGAACTCATGTCAAGAACTCTTGGACCATATACAATCCTTTTTATATTTTTATCATATGTTAATCTAAATAAATTCAGAAATGCAGAATTTACTGTTGGTGTCAATTCTAAAGAACTAAATTTACCTGAAACATATTGTACAAAAGATATATCATATATTTTCAAATATTCTTGTGATTTATATTCACAATGTAATACCATAAATATTATATCACTTGATATAATGAGGGGCTTGTCTACAGTTTGTTTATCACAGAATGATTTATAAACATCATTATAATTGAGAGAAGGGTCAAATGACATAGAAACATAGTCATTATCTTGTGCATGGATATCCTTTATGTTTTTGATAGGTGTTGTACATGCAGCATTTACACTTGGATTGAAACTTATCTTATTTAGATTGGTATTTGCTGCAAAGCAGCTATTCCATAATTTGAAATTGATTTGCTTGTCTGCATTATTGACATTCTTTTTAGGATATACATAACTTGCTGTTTCAGGTTGATAATGTTTGTCATGATAAGATGATATTTCTTTCCAATTATCATATTTGATTTTACATTTCTGAAAACCATTTCCTTGCAAAAAAGTCCTAATTTCTTGCAGTTTAGGCAATAATTCTGGATGCTTATCTTCAGCTATCTTAATAGCATAATCAAGTTGTACATCTGTCATATCATAGTAATCAAAATAATCATCGCATTGTGTTTCTTTTGTAGGATCAATGAAATATACACCACACTCTCTCATATCTACATCCATTTCATATTGTTCATGTGGAAAGCAGCCTGTTTCAGATTTTACTATGGGTTCTGAAGCAGGTGCTTCAAAGTGTTCTTTTGATTTCCTGCTACTTATATAATAGTAATAATATACAGAACATATTAATATACAAAATAGTATAATGTTCAAGATTAGATATGATTTAGATTGAAAATTACATTTTTCAACCATATTCTAATTATATTCATATATTATTTATTGAAATAGTCATGAATGATGCCTGTAGTTTGCATACACAGTATGATAAAAGCAACTATAAAAGCTATACAAGCCATTCCAAATATAATATACACTATAGACCATAATTGTATGCCACCTAGAAAATAATCATTAATCAAAAATATGATAATAAATGCCATTACTATGACAAATGTTATGAGAGCAGCAAGAGCAATTTGTTCTCTAAACTTATAAATAACATATATGATTGTGTAAGATAATATAACAAATATCCATGCAATGTTAAGCATCATGAGGTGCACACGTACAAACCCGTCTCTTATTGTTTTTACTAGTAAGGCTACCAACATTAGTGCACCAACAAATGCCATTACATACCATACCATATCCCATGTTCGCATATCTTCATTGGTTTGAATAAGATACATGAGATGTTTGTATCCAGTTATTAATGATCCTCCAATCACAAAATACAGTATAACAAGAACAGCACATAAAAATACCCAAAACATGAGTTTTTGTGTACGACCACTAATAATCATTCTAAACACAAAAGCTGTTATCAGACATATAACAAACAAAACAAATATAACAATGAGTGTTATGTATAATGCATCATTCATGAATTATGTAAAATCTACTTTAATGATATATATTTTATTCTGCTCCCAAGTTTGCTTTTTATAGCATCATTCATATTATGTTGTGCATAATAAAATATTAGACCTTCTTTTAATATGTCTTTCTTGAATTTATTGAGAACTTTCACTATAACATCATTGCTCACTCTTAACAATTTATTTTTGATAACACTTCTTTCCACAATAGGTAGTTTATACAAAAGATATTTGCTATAATATTCACTGTATGATGTCAGATTATTAAACTTTTGAAATTCATTCTTTACTATGAATGCAGCTCGTCCATTATTGATTTGTTCATCAGACAATTTGAGATTCTTGATGATATCTAGTACAACCTTTAAGAATTGTGGAAGCAATTTGTAGTTGACACTTGTTTCTATATAATAGGAAGATGATATAGGTTTAGTCATATCAACATATAAATTCAATGAAATATTGTAAATAAAACCTAATTGGTCTCTTAAGACTTTGTAAAATACTCCTGTTTCAAAGTTAAATAAAATTTCTTGTAGGTACATCAAAGCAAGATGTTCCTCTGACAGATATTCAATACTATCATCAACTACAAGACGCATAGTGGCGTTTTCTATTTTGTTATTATTCTTGATATGTATGACTTTCAGATACTTACTATTGTATTGATAAATAGGATACTTAATCTGTGCCTTTTTATTGCCATTAGGTATGTCAAAATATTTCTTGGCTAGTTTGAGTGTATTAGTAACTTTGTTCAAAGGACATGTTATAGTGACTACTGTATTGTGTAGCAACACATGACTTTTAATGAATTTGTACATGTCTTGTATGCAAAATTTCCTGATATTATTGATATGTTTTTGATGGTCATATTGATATGCATATTTACTATACATGTATTTCCATATTTTCATTTCAAATGTATAATTGGTATCTGAAATATAATTTCTAAGTTCTTGTATAACTGCATTCTTTTCTTTTTTAGCAAGACCTTTATCTATTTCAAAATGTTTCAGAGTATTTGACAACAAATCAATGAAAAACTCAACATCTTTGTAGAATCCTTGTATCCAGAATTTGGTTTCATATTCATCTACTGACGCATTTGTTATAGCACCTCGTTTATTTAATTCCTTGCTTATTTCTTTATGATTATTGTACTTTTTAGATGTGAAACGACCCATTAAATGCTCCATATAATGTGTCAATTCCATTTCATGGGGTTTTTCATGATTTTGACCAAGCAGAATGCACATAGAGACATCTGTCAAATCTGTAGGCATAGGAACAACAAGAATTCTTAACCCGTTTCTCAATTTCACAATTTGTTTGTTTGCATTATCCATTACTGTATACTGAAACGAAAAAATAAAATTATTAAATGACTATTTGTTTATAATGTCCTACGCGCAAGTCTGTGTCTAACATTATCTCATAACCTACTTTGATGATATTCTTGCAAAAATTTACATCTTCACCTGATATATCACGCATCAGCATTCCATCGTCTCCAACAATTTCTTGCAGTTCTCCATCAAAGTACGGATATTGCAACTTATCAAGTACTTCCTTGCGACAAGCAAAGAATCCAAGACCAGTATAACTAACTGGCATATACTTTAATCCTGTTTCTGACTTCCACTTTGTCACGGAATCCTGAGTCAAAAACTCAAATACTCCATGTTTTGCAAAATAACTTGTATCCCAGTTCTTGACTACTGCAAAATTCTGCAAATCAGACATTCTATACATACCAGATACAACAGGATGCTTATCTGTGGCGTCAATAAGTTGAATAACGAGTTCAGGTGTAAAAATAACATCACTGTCAATAGTCACCCAGATGTCATAATTATCACCATTGAAAGGCTTCTGATTCACACCTCTTTTAACATCCAATCCAAGTGTTTGCATTCTAACAAAAGATACAAACGAACCTGTTCCTGGTGCAACCATAATATCATACTTATCCATATTCCACAATGTTGCAAGTGTATTTGTCCAAGAAATTAAAAACTTCGAGCTGAAATTGTCTCCAGGAAGTGCAAATACAACCTTTTTCTTTGTCTTCTCTTCTTCAACAGACTGCATTATGTATTCAATACATGATAATTCTTTATATATATTTTGTTATTATGAAAAGATTACTTCATTTTGAAGTTCATCTGCATTTTGTCGGATAGGTTCTTCTGTATCTTGATGTTCATTGTTCATTTCGTGTTCATAGCATAAATGATGGATATTGAGTACATCTGTTCTACCCACTCTTTGAGCTCTGCCAATAGCCTGATACTTTGCTAACCCCATTGTGTGATATATGATAACATCAGTTGCATAGCTAATGTCAATACCGCTACCTGCAAAGTGTGTATTCAAAAGTATAACTTTGATGTTTCCTGATTTGAATTTATCCAACACGTTCATCATATGTGCAGTATTGCCTTTCAACTCAGAACAAGTAATGTTATTATCCATCATTATATTCATGATTTTCATAAATCCACTATCATATTTGCTGAATATCAGATATTTTCCATTCGGGTTATCTTGAATAATCTTTAAGAGAGTATCTTCTTTACTATAAGATTGTTCTTTGGGTTGATTTGTTGATTTTTTATTGACTATAGCTATCATTTTATCAGCATCTATATGCTGTCTGCATTCTGGACAATTTATGTTGCTTCTTTGTGAAGAAATCCATTGCATAATACATGAAGCACAATAGGAATGTGTACATTCAAGAATGATAGGATGTTCCATAAGACACATGCAAATGGCACAAGTTTTTTTGTTCAACTCGGATACCCTCTGTCTCAGATTTTCAAGTTTCAACTTATTATTATGGATATCAACCTCTATATTTTTCATTCGCATGGTCTTTTGTTCTTCTGGTATATCCAATGATTCTATGTAACTCTTTTCTTTTTCCTTATTCATTATGTCTCTTTTAATTTCTTTTGATACCAGCTCTATAACATTGTTTTCAGTTTCACTCTTACCTCCAAGATCTCTAATTGCACCATTTATGTCATTTGCATTAATCTTTTCCAACACTGTAGCACTAATAAAGCCTCTGATGATACCAACATTTGCAGGCATCTTGCATAAATAATATTTCTCATTCGGAACAGGAATCTTGAAACTATTTTTGACAAACTCTTTTGTGCATTTTACAATAATCAAATTAAGTGTATCATAATTGATAGCATCTCGCATATGAAATATGATACTATTATATGACCTTGATGAATATAGTAGATTTTCATAAGTACCTGAAATGAGCCATAAAAACTCATAGTACATATCTGGAATTTTATTGCAAATGTCATGAGCCTCATCTATCATGATACGTTTCCAACGTTTCATAAATGATAACTCAACATTCCTGTCATATACATGTGCTTGTTGGTAATAATTTAATAATATGCCCAATGTAGTATTTTTAACCAGAACCACATCATAACCATTAAAAAAGTCTACAATGGCTTGAACATTGTTGTCTTTGTATTCTGGGAGATGTTTCTTGATGAAGTTCAAGTTATCAATTGCCAAATATTTCAATTTAGTATGATTTTCTAGAGCACGTTGCCACTGAACATATACAGGACCTCGTGGAACAATGATGAGTGTACTTTGAATGATATCATCAATGATGTTTTCATTTGTTGTAGAATAACTAATATAACTATAATGTTTACTGTTGCTGTAGCTTACATGCATATTGGGATTAATATGAATGTTCTTTGATTCAGCTACAATAGATAATGCTGTCAATGTCTTCCCATAACCAACTTGGTCAGCAAGCACACCAATATTTGTACTACATCTTACATTATTTTTGATATTTTTGTTATGATATACAGTATTATAATTAGATGAGGATTCTTTCAAATTATAATGAATGATTCCAGTTTCTTCCATACTAATAGCCTTACCAAGGCATGCTAGTTGATGAGGTTTTAATGGAATATTAATTTTGGCAGGTTGTTGCCAACGTGGTGCAATCTCATTCATTTCAATATCATATTCATATGATTCAGTCATTTATAATATATAACACTACGAACTTTTATATCATCAAAGGATGTAAAACAAAAAATGATATAACTAATAAATCAATACAAATGATAACATAATAGTATAGAGGTTGATTCAATGGTTGATTCAAGAAATGCTAGGCGTGGCGCCAATAACATTAATATAGAGAAACTTAAAATAGAATTGAGAAAATTGAATAGAAGCTTATTAACATCAGATTATTTCCAATTCTTTGATGATGTATGTCCCAAAAATATGAGTTTAAAACAAAATTATTATCTCAGGATTGCTGCAGAAGTTGCCATGAACTCAGAAATGAATCACAAACATGGAGCTGTTTTAGTTCATAAAAAAAATATCATAGCAGTTGGATACAATTATTATTTAGCATCATTCAGTATACATGCAGAAGTTGCAGCTATTTCACAATTGAAAGGGCGAGACAAAGATGTGCTTTCTGAATGTGAATTGTATGTGGTCAGAATAGGACCGCAAAAATATGATAATGCTTTGAAATACTCCAAGCCTTGTCTCAATTGTCAAAATTACATAACCAAAAAAAGCATAAAAAAGACATATTATTCAACAAATTATGAATTTGATAATTTACATAAATGTATGGAATGTATGAGTATCTAAAGAATTAAAGATACCTTAGGAATGACTCTTTTGATATTTTTCTTTACAACAGTTGGTCTCTCATCATTAAATATAGCATTATATAAGTCTTCACCTGATAATTGAGGATTTTTAAGAATCTTGTCCTTAACATCGTGTATTTTGACAGGCAGTTTCACTTCTCTCATATTAGCCTTCAGGCGTCCATGTTGTGTATTTAAGTCATTGTATCCAAATTGGAACATAAAATCCTGTATTTTGGAATTTAGTGCCTTTTGATAACTCTTACGCTCTTTAATAGCAATCACCAATTTTCTGATTTGGTCATCATATTTAAACCAATCTTTTACAAGATTTTTGAATGATTCTAATTCTTCATCAGTTGGTTCAGGTTTGTCTGACACAATAGCAGTTATCAAATCTTCTGTCGCAACTGTACTCATGTATAATAATATCAAGAATTCCTTAAACTTATTTTGCTTGTTGTTTTGCTACGGTACCCTCCTGCTTTCTTAGGAACATCTATAACATTTTGCTTGATAAATATATCCAGTTTTTCTGCAGTTCTTTCTCCATTAAATTCCTTGCTTTTTTTGCCATTCTTGTATATAATAATGGTGGGAAATCCTTGAACTCTATGTTGCATATCGAGTCCATTCATACCTTCCAATTCAATATTTACAAAAAATACTTTGTCTTTGTATTGTTGTACAACTTTTTTCCATAATGGAGAAAAGGCAGAACAATGACCACAAAGTTTCCAATGATAATAACAAACAATAGTACCTTTGGTCAAAATATTTTCAAACCTTTGTTTTGCTGTTCCAGGAATAAGAATATCCTCAACTGGCATATCCCTTTTATTATACATTATATTTTTGTATGCAATATTTAGATATATGAGTTTGCGTGAACAATCATCTTTGCTTTCATGTTCACATATGATAGCACTGGCGCAAAAAGAAATAAAAGAAAATCATGATAGATTCATGCAACATATAACAACTCCAAATGTTCAGATTCTTCCATGTGATAGTGATTATGTAAATACTGAACAAATATTGCAAAAAGGAATGAATATCAGGAAAAAAAATTGCATATATAAACAACCTGATTATGAAGAAGGTGAATGGAAAAAACAATTTGAACTAATATTACCTCAAAGTTTTGGTAATGGATTTAATGTCAAAACCAAGAAAATTTAGCTACGACCATGTTTAAATTCGCATAACTTCTTGATGATGGTAGCTTTTTTGACATACACAGTTTTGCCACTCTTCTTCTTTGTTATTTTTACTCCTTTGCCAGATGCAATCTTATGCAAACGTTCAGTGCTAAGTGCTTCAAGATATTTTTTGTATTGTGAAACACCCATTTTCTTTGCTCCTCCAACCATAGACGTAGACACAGGTTGTTGTTGGAATACAGGGGTTTCGACTACACCATTGGTTTGAACTGTTTGTACAGGTGGCATGGATTGTACAACTATGGGACTAGAAGGAGGTCTAATCATTTCACATTGACCACACTTCCATTCATTGCCACCAAAGAATGGCTTTGAATAAGAATGAGCATTTCTCAAACTTTGCATACCTCTAAGTCCCATTGTTTCTTGCATTCTTCGCATACCTGATAAATTAGACAACCCTTTCTTTGAACTCTTTCCTTTTTTTTGTGCACCTCCAATTTGTGCATTGCCAAGCAAAACATTTGCACTAGCCATATCAACCATTTTACTATTTAAAGGAAATATTTTTTTTATTTTTTGAAGCATAAATCAAGGGCTGTTTCTTGGCTCAAATCATCCTTGGAAGTTTTACTGGATTCTTTCAGAAGTTTTTTGAGTTCCTTCTCTTTTTCTTTCAGCACCATTTTTTCTTCCTTCATTTGCTGTTTTTCTTCTTTGGTTTTGCCTTTGACAACTTTTCTTTGTTCTATCTCTTTTTTAACATCTGTTAATTCAGCCTGAATTGCTGCATCATCCTGTTTGAGGGATTTTGACATATATGCCTTCACCTTGTAAAATACTGGATATGCAAATTGCCTAATATCCTTTTCTCTATTTAAATAAGATACAAGTCCGGATATATTGTCAAGATATTTTCTTGCTCCAGTATCTGTAAATATATAATTAGTATCAAGATATTCTTCCGCAAACTCTTCAAAAGATTCTGGCATATCATCTTCCTTCATCAAGTTTAGTATTTTGACAAGATCCATGGGATCACTTGTATATGGTGTTGCAGACATCAATAATAATCTTACACTATCTGCACCAGACATTTTGTAGGAATTTTTTATTTTTTCTTTCAGGAGTTTCAAATTAGGTCTTTCTGCCACTGGAAGATCTGTTGAATATAACTTGTGAACCTCATCAATTATAACAAGTGTTTTACGAAGCGGGTCAACAGCACCATTTCTCTTTTTCATTAACCTGAATATATCATTCTTTTCTGCCAACATATTTGTGAACTGCTTATAACTAATTGGCATGACCCAACTTTCTGACAAATATTTAAGTGGGTTTTTTTGAACATTTTCAGGAATATCTTCACCTTTTATAATGCGCCTTCTTAAAGTAGCAGAACATACACTTCCAAACATATTCTTCCAAATATCAGTCTTCAATGTATGCCTTGTGACCCATAATACAGTATATCCATGTGGCTCAAATCCATGAGATGCAACAGCTATAGCAGAACAAGTCTTGCCTGTTCCAACTGAGTGCCATAACAATAATCCTTTATTTGCAGAACTTTTGTCAAAATACTTTGATACAAAGTCCTGTGTAGGTGTGTAATTTACAATACGGTCTATTTTCATGTCATCATCGACAATTGTGTCTACACATTTGTTTTCAAATTTGATATTGTCCCACTTCATTTGCATAAACCTTTCTCTGATATATTTTCGCATTTCAGAGAATTTTTTGGATTTTTGTGGTGCCTTATGTAAAAACTTATTCATCCCTTTTTTCTTCTTGCCTTTAATACCACCGCCTGGTAAAGGAGATGTTTTTGATAAAGGTGGAGATATATCCATTGGTGATGGTTGTAATGACAGAGGATTTTTCACTTTCTTTCCCATATCTGCTGCAGAAAGTTTCATACCAATAGTTCTATAGTTTATGTATTCATCCTTAGAATCTTTTAGTGCCGATGATACAATATCATAAGAAGGTCCTATAATGTTACTCAATGTCTTTGAGTCAGGTACATAGACAGCAGAACCATCACCGAATCCATGAATATTTTGTGTAAGTTCATAATCAACAGCACCATATCTGGATATCTTTTCTAATTCACTTGCAAATATTAATTTGCTGAGGTTTAGTCCACTATTGTCTATGAATAGCTTATGAATCTCAGATGCATTGTATTTCTTTTGATCTTCCTCGTCAAAATATAGATTGTATCTGAATACATGAAGTGGCCACCCAGTTGTTGCATCAAAATCTAACCCCTTCTGTCCACAATATCGTGTACCTCTTCCAATAGCCTGTTTCTCATCTCCTTCAGTTATTAGTGGTTCAAATAAGTGAACATACTTTACATCAAAAACATCAATCCCTTCCTTAAATCCCTGGTCTAATATCAAAAATCGTATTTGTTCTCCATATATATTATCAGGGCGCTGATTGAATGTTGATAGAATAGATTTCTTTAATTTGATAGGAAATGGTTTGTCATAGATTGCCACACTACACAAAAGTGCAAAATTCTTGTAGGCATTTTCTTTAATAACACTATCGTCTAGTTTGAGACGTTTGTCATAAATATTGGTCAAACCATTTGCAGTTAGACCCGCTGCTATCATCTTGGAACCAGCTGATGATTTCTTGACATCTGTATATATGATATGCTTGAATACCTTCTTATGATTCTTCATATCAGCTGCATCCAATGCATTAATAGTCTTAATGAGTTCTGCTAATTTTGGAGAAGTTATGTCAATATTTTTTTTGAATTCTTGTAAATTGAAGTTAGATTTGTCTATTTTATCTGTTGCTTTTTGCTTGGAGTAATTTGCCACAGTCCGAATACATTCCCCTTTTTTGCTGATTTTCATATGTCTTTTATTATAAGCAAATATAATTAGCACATGACAAAAACTGTTTTTTCATACACATTACTAAGATATGTATCAAATTCGCAAGCAAGAGCAAGAGGGGTCTTATTGCTATCTTTCATGTAATTATATAGCTCTGTTCCAATAATCAATCTTGTTTTTTCTATTTTATTCGTATTTATCTTCATATCCATATATTGTGTAATAAGAGTAAATATGTTATTTTTATATGATGGAGGTGTATATTCTATGATATTATTATCAAAAATATTCATGACATCATCAATCAAAGGTATTGGATGGTTGTGCAATATTTGTATAGTATCATTTTTCTTTATGCATAATATGTAATTATTATTATAATGAATAATAACTTTATTATTTTTGAAAAAGTTTGATTTATTATACCATATAACTTTATCTTCGTCAGAATCTACACTTACCAATGAAATATCAGGGATAGAGTAATACAAAATGGCTTTCTGTAATTCAGTTGATACAGTTGAATACATTCCAAAACCTTTGTAAGACTGGTGCATCTTACCAAGTTCCCTCATATTTTGTGAAAGTTCTCTGAGTTTACTGTTCATGTTTTATTGTATCTTATGTAAAACATTCTTATATATGCTTAAAGATTATACACAGTATGCATGACATGATAGTGTATATTGTAGGGCATAAAGGATGGATTGGAGGACTTTTCATGAAATGTTTGCAAGAACACGATGTTGTGTATAGTGATTATCGTGCAGAATCAAGTGAAATAAAACAAGATATCGTTGATAAACATGCTACACATGTCTTATATTGTGCAGGAAGAACATCTGGTGGTTTGTATAAGACTATTGACTATCTTGAAGACCCCAGTACATTGAGAGAAAATCTCAATGACAATTTGTATGGTCCTATGACAATGGCGTTGTTCTGCCAACAGCAAAACATTCATTTCACATATATAGGTACTGGTTGCATATACACTTATGATACGGAACATACACCCGAAAATCAAAAAGGATTTACAGAAAAGGATGCTCCAAATTTCTTTGGGTCTAATTATAGTATTGTGAAGGGATTCACAGATTTACTATTGCAACAAACAAATGCATTATCACTGCGTATAAGAATGCCTATGACAGATGAAGAGCATGCTAAAAGTTTCACTACAAAATTGGTGTCCTACAAGAAAATTCATTCTGTTCTGAATAGTATGACAAATCTGGATGTTATGATTCCCATTGCTATTAGGATGATGGAAAATAAGGAACATGGAACATACAATTTTACAAACGTAAATGCAACACATGACGAATTATTAGAAGCTTATAAAAGAGACAAAAATTCAGAACATACATGGGAGCTTGTAGAAGGAAATGCTCTTGATGTGAAAGCTAAGAGAAGCAATACACTACTTGATACTAGAAAATTGAATGAATACCTCGCTATACAACATATGGTAAATGCAAGTATACAAAAAATATTGTTTCCTTGAGATACAATAAAGTACATATACAGTGCATTTTTTGATATATATAATATTTTTGAATGTGTCCTAAACTACACATGTATATGTACTTTCACAACATAAATATAAAGATTTGTTTATAGTATAGTATACAAAGCATGTATACTTTTAATGCATATGAGTATCCTGCTGCAGAACGCATTGTAGTTATTGGAGATTTACATGGAGATATTAAGAGACTCAAAACAATTCTTATAGATGCTGAAGTAATTAATGACAGTCTTGAATGGGTAGCAAATCCTCATCACACTATGGTAGTACAAATTGGTGATCAGGTTGATAGTGCAAACAGAGACCCGAACTTCAAAGATTGGGAAGTACTTGATGATGTACAGATGATACATTTTACAAACAGTCTTGATAATATTGCTAAAACAAGAGGAGGGCGATTCATTTCTTTAATAGGAAATCATGAGCTTATGAATGTAATTGGTAATTTTTCTTATGTATCTGCAAAAAGCAATGATGAACATAGATATAGAAATTTCATGCCAAAAGGTACATTATCACCTATAATAGGCAATAGACAATTGGTTTTGAAAATAGGGCAACTATTTTTCTGCCATGCTGGAATTAAAAAGCTACATTTAGATGTGTTGCATGCATCAAACAAGCCCATATCTTATTTGAATGATATATGGAAACAATTTGTCCTAACTAATCAATTAAATCAAGAAGATAAGAACATATTTGACACAGTTATATTGGGCATGGATGGAATTTTATGGACACGTAATATTGATGAAATAGGTGAATTCAATAATGTTTTAGAAAGATTAGGATGTTCTTATGTATTTGTAGGTCATACACCTGTAAATGGTATTCAACTCATGCATGAAAGATTGTGGCTTACAGATACCGGTATATCTCGTGCTTTTGGTAATTCATCATATCAATACATCAATATTCATAATAATAATATATCTATCAAAGAAATCAAAGATATATAAAAAAATGATATGATTATATTACAATATATGTTATGTCTGACCTTAATATAACATTTGATACCATTCTTAATAATAAACAAATTGAATTACTTGAATATGTTATCAAGTGTAAAACAAAAAAAGTGATAGAAACTAGTAAAGTTGATGATATCAACTACAACGTAAAAACAACATTAGCTAAAATCCATGCTGAACAAGATAGAAAACTTAAAATGTCTAAAACATATAAAAAAAAAGAATTACAAGAAGACCAAAACAATCAACTCAAAATGCAAACGTAAAAACAATATAAGTACAAAACGTGTTATTACATCACGTGCTATAAAAATGGTGTTGGCAAAACTGATTAAGAACCATAATGAAACAAGTCTACAAAACAGACTGGATATGGCAATTTATTCAAACAATACTGCAATATTGCAAGAATATTCAACCGAAGTAGTAGTGAATCGCCAAAGAAAATTGCAAGAATATATGAGTAAACTTGTAGCATTACAACAAATTCCTTTGATAAAGCAAAGATCAGTAGAATGGTTTGAACTGAGAAAAAATAGACTAACTGCATCAGACCTTGATGATGCCATCAAAGAAAATAATTTAAGCCTTGCTAAGAAAAAAGCAGGTGTTGTAAAAGATAACGTGAATTACAATGGCATTCCTGCTCTTAAATGGGGTGTTATGTTTGAATCAATGGCAACCAGATGTTACTCGCAGATGAATCAGAATATTGTCATATCCGAATTTGGACTTATTCCAGATAATTGTCTTGAACACTTTGGAGCATCGCCTGATGGTATTAATGACATTGGTATAATGATTGAAATCAAATGTCCTTATTCACGTGAAATAGTGGACGGAAATATACTTGAAAAATATTATATGCAAATTCAAGGGCAACTTGCAGTATGTGGATTAAAAGAATGTGATTTCATAGAATGCAAATTCAAAGTACATGAATCTGTGTATAAATATATTGAACAATTCAATGAAAGCAAAATGATGCATGGAATCATTGCTGAATACAAAAACAAAGAGTCTGGAGAATATACTTATTTATATTCTAAAGCATTTCTGACAGCATCAGATGCGCTAAATGATATCAATAAGCAAGTATATATAATGGACTGCAGCAATACAGAATTACAGTTTTTAAAACTCACACCATGGAGTCTTGAAAAAATTAATGTACAAAGAATAGAATTTGATGAAGAGCTATGGCAAACCACTGTTCCTAAAATCAACAAGTTCTGGGAAAAAGTAGAGGAATGTAAAAAACTTCCCATAGAAGAACCAGTGTCTAAGAGGAAAAAATACACATTTATTGCAGATGATGATTAAATAATATAATTTTTTGTGATAAATTTTTTTTGAAACAATGGATTGAATTTGTTTACAGCATATATCATACCATAATCAAAATATTCATTATCTAAGTTGATACATTTACTTGTATATGCATTATCCACTCTTTTTTCAGAATTCAGACAGCCGCATGCGTAGCCATTTACACCATTGCATTCAATAAAACATAATTTGTCCCTAGTCATTCTACTGTCGTTGAAATATTGCTTGAATGCTTTATATCCTTCTTCATTTGCATATGGTAATATCTTTGTTGTTTCCATAGGGTCGTGATAATAATAAGGATACATGACAAATATTTTTGTCACTAAAGGTTTTTCACCTATGCTTACATTCTCAACATTTTGTTCATAAGATGGTTTGAGGTTATTTACAGAATCGTGTCTTGCAATATAGGTTTCGTTATTAAATTGAAAGCGAGGAGCTTGAAATATAAGAAAATATACCGGGTCTTTCAATTCTTGACCATTCATCTTGTCCATAGTTCTATCAATATCTTCTGCTACTTTTTGTGTTATATCATTCATTGAAATAGAATAGAATTCATGATATGATACATAAAACATTTTCTGTAATGTTATAAGTAAATCATTTTGCGTGATATTTTTTATACATCCGTATGCAAAAAAAGGATTGTTACTTTTAACATCGGAAAGTTCAATATATTGCTGATAATATTTTTTAGATGTATTATGGAAATCCACACCACTCTTATAATTTTCTAAAGAAGTGTTATATATATCAGCTATTTTCTCATCATATCTCCTTTCTTTTTGGTCCCAATTAATCAGATAGTTTGTAAAATCCTCTTTAATTGGTTTAGATGTGTCAGAATGTATATAATTGATATAAGTTTCCATTTCATACTTATAGGTGTGTGTGTTATATAATATTATTAACATACTGATAATTGCTAAAAACATTATAACAAACACGATATATATTATGTAATTCATGTTCTTTTACTTTACACCAACAGAAAAAAAAGCCTAAAAGCATTATGTAAAAAGTCAATTTTTATGCTCTTGTTATAGCACCGTTTACATTACCATTCTTTGGTATGAGATTTTTATAAGAAAATATATCTATACCATATAATTGCAAGAGAATTTCTGTATTTTTAGCTATATTCTTGTTGATAACTATTTTTAGCATAAGCGAATCATTTGAAGATTCTACTATGGATTTTGTAGTATCTACATTGTCTGTCATAACATTTTCCAATGTGTATATTTTTGCAGTTCCATCTTCATTGTATCCTGTAAATGTACCATATACAGATGATGGTATTGCATATAGTATATAATCATTTTTTCTCAAATCAGCACCTGATTGTATTCTCATGGAAAGTGTATTAATGATATATGAAGGACTTGATTGTGACGCAGACTGTTCTAAAGTTGTTTCTGTTGCATTTACAAGACTGTAATCAATTCTTACAGCATATTCTTCCAAAGTATCATGAATTAATCTCCCTACATCATATATCTCTTCCCCTGTTATTTTGAATTTCCTTACACTTTGCAAATCATTATTGGTATATGTTTTTCCTGGCTCTTTAATTAAAACACTCATATTGTTTACATAGAGATTACTGTCTTGTATGAACATTGGAGCATTCATATCACTGCCTCCTAAATATATACTATTGGTTTGAAGGTCAAAATTAGCTAAAGTGCTATTATTTCGTGAATTGATTGTTAAGTTATTGACATTAATTGGTGTTATATTAAATCTGTCATTTTCTACATTCATACTCATGCAATTGTTTTCAGCATTACAGACTTTGAATGATTGATTACCAGATGTTTTCACAGTTAAGCCACTAACAGCATCAACTTCTGTCAATAATTGCAAATTTGGGTTGATACCACTAAATGTATGCTGAAATATTTTATCATTATCAATTCCAACATTGTCTTCTGAAAATTTGAAATACTTCTTCAAAGCTGTGTCAAACTGGTTCATTTTATTTGAAACCTTGTTTATGCGTTCTTGAGACTTTGAAACATTGCTTTCTACATTTTGAACTGACGTTTCAAGTACACCAACTTTTGCAGACTCATTTGTCATATCATAATTGATTTGATTCACGTTATTTTGTATATTTGAAATATCAGTTCTGGCATTTTGCACAGAATGATTTAGTGTACCATATCTTGAAGATACATTTGTTATATTAGATGACATGTTATGTATGTTTCCATAGATGTTTGAAACATGATTGTGTATATTCTGTATAGAACCTTGAAGTGCTGCGGTTTTACGAGCTTCTCTTGATATATTAGAACTCAAGTTACTTACGTTATCTTGCATGATTCCAACAGATGACCTCAAATTGTTTGCTTCATCTTCAATCAGTTGAGTTTTTGTTACTACTCCATCTGTTCTTACATTTAGGGTGGTTATATTTTTGGTGTTATTGTTAATACCTTTTGAAAGATCTTCAGCAGTTGCATCAATATTGTCTGAAACCTTTTCAAAAGTATCATTAATATAATTGGTAGAGATTTCAAATGCAGTATCTACATTGTCTTTATATCCCATGTAGTCATATATTAAGTAGATAGTAACACCAATTATGATTAAAAACATTATGGCAAATACCACTGTCATTAAAATATCCATGTATTTTATTACCTATCTAATGATTATAACTAAAAAAAATTATGTCAATTTTATGACTCTAATATCTTCTGTGTCTGTTAGCAATCCTTCTGTTTTTCCCTCATTTTCATCTTCATCGTTTCCTCTATTTGTGCTATTTGTATTATCAATTGTTGTATCTGCATCATCTAATTCATCATCTTCATCATCTTCATCATCTTCATCATCTTCACCAACTTCATCATCATCATCTTCACCAACTTCATCATCATCATCTAATTCATCATCTTCATCTAATTCATCATCTTCACCAACTTCATCTAATTCATCATCTTCACCATCTTCACCATCTTCACCAACTTCACCAACTTCACCAACTTCATCTAATTCATCATCTTCATCATCTTCACCAACTTCATCTAATTCATCATTGTCACCATCTTCACCAACTTCACCACCAGAATATTCAGCAATTGGTATATTCTGAATAGTATTTGCTTGAATTGCACCTCCTGTCATCAAATCCATATTTGCAAGTTGCATATCACGTATATCACCAACATCTTCTACATTCAATCGCATTTCTATTCCCATACTCTGCAATTCTTGTACTAATAATTTGAATGCATATGGTGTTTCCACAACTGCTAAGTCATCTTTATTACATAATTTACACTGGATAATCCGGTTTTTTCTGGATGGATTGTATACAGCCAATGTTCCACATCTTTTACACACAGCCCATTTGTATTTATCAGACCTTTCCATCATACTTTCTTTCATAAATAGTGATGCTCCATGACTGAGTACACTATCACGTTCCATCTCACCAATACGAAGACCACCGCCTTTTCTCTTTCCAGATGTAGGCTGTCTTGTCAGCATAACTTTGGGTAGCTCATTTTTGTCCCTGTCGTGTCCTCTTACATTAATTTTATCAGCAACCATATGCTTCAATCTGAAGTAAAATGTTGGACCAATAAATATCTCACTTTGTATTTGTTGACCAGTGAATCCATTATAAAGTATTTCATTACCATGATGATTAAATCCTTTCTCACCTAATTCATTATATACTTTAGATTCATCAAATGGAATAAAAACAGTACCATCCCCTATAGCACCTTTCATACAACATAACTTAGCAAACACGCATTCCACCAAATGCCCAATGGTCATTCTTGAAGGAATAGCATGAGGATTAATAATAATATCAGGTTTTACTCCATCTTTTGTAAATGGCATACTTTCTTCAGGAATTATCATACCTACTACACCTTTTTGACCATGTCTTGATGCATGTTTATCACCAAATTCAGGTTTCCTAATTTTCAAGAATCGTACCTTACATACAGAAGAATTATTACCAACAGTTTTAGTTGAATAAAATACCTTATTTACAGTACCAAATAAAGAATTATCAGTAGTTAATGATACATCTGTATAAACTTCTTCTCTTGCAAATTCTGTGAATACCCCTTTTTTAACCTCTTTGTATACATCCTTTATATTTAGCATACCAATGACAACAGCTTTCTGTCCTTTAGATACAATTGAACCTTCTTTAATAAATCCATTTGTATCCAATAAACTATAGTTTGCATGTTTTATTCCTTTGACTTGTATACCTTTATTAACATAATCCATGGGATTTGCAAAGATAATCCTCTCATTTTGATTGACTTCCTTTGCAGTTGCTGAAACAGACTTAAAATAGGACAGGTTAAACAAACCACGTTCCACGCTCTTCTTGTTAATCATAATACTATCTTCTTGATTGAAGCCAGTATATGTCATAATTGCAGCTATAACATTAAACCCATTTGGCATATTATCACTACATGTATATTGCGACAATCTGGTACTGACCAAAGGTCTCTGAGGATAATGATGAACATACGACATTGTATCAAATCGTTGGTTGAAATTTGTGGCATATACACCAATAGCTTGCTTGCTCTGTGCAGCATGAAAAACATTTCTTGCAGACTGATTATGATTAGATAATGGTATATTTCCACTTACCACACTCATCATGGTAGCAGGATGGATTTCAAGATGAGTATGAAAAACATTGAGATTCTTCTCTTCCATAGCAATATAACAGGTATCCTCTTCTTCAATGTCCAAATATTCCAAACATGCTGCATTTTTCTCAAGGACTTTCAAAATCTGCTCCATACTTTTGTCTTGAAACATTGGTAATGTCTCTGGGTTGATATATTCGCTTCTATAATAGAATTCATCTGTTTTGTCAGCATCAGTTAGTTGTAATGTAGAACCACATATCAAATCAAACCAATTATCAGTCTTTTTGATATTCTTGTGTGCTATGATAAGAGGTCTACAGGGTCTTCCTGCCTCTGTCAGAATTCTGATTTCATTTGCCTTAATATTCCAAGAAATAGATACAAGAATATTAATCATACTATTTCGTCTATATGCTCGTAATATTCGGATGGTTTGCACTGGATCTTTGCATATACCAAACCATGTTCCATTAATAAAAACCTTTGCAATATCTCTAGAAACAGATACATCATAATATTCAACAGGAACTATGCCAATGTCTAATAGACATCTCCTGATATTATCTGTATTTGTCCCAGATGCTATCTTTGTAAGGAATGCCAAGTTCTTCAAATATCCAACAGAACCTCCATCTGGGGTTTCAAAGGGACACATAACACCATATTGTTGTGAATGCAACTTATGAGGGCTTGTTAATTTTATGCTTCTGTCTAATGGCATATTTACTCGCCTTAGATGAGATAAGAACCCAATATAACTTATACGAGCAAGGTCTTGAACCTTTCCCAGTTCAGGGTCTTCTTCATTCACAATACCCCACATACCTTTCAGAGATTTTGCAAAAGTCTGTGCAATGATAAGATTAGGTATCAACTTATAAATATTATGTTCGGTTATAAAATTTTCATAGTCCTGTTTCTGATTCCATGATCCAAAATGGTACATAGAATCCATCTTGTCCCTGATAAATTTACGAAGCTTCATATATGATTCATGAAACAATTCAGCAAGAAGATAACCACTGATATCCACCCTCTTGTAAATATAACTGTCTCTGTCGCTCACTGGAGCAATGTGCATACAAACATTAATGAATTGTTTGACTAAATATCCAAGATATCTGCCTTTATTAGCATATAACGGTACATTGGGAAATACATCAGTTGTCAGAATACTTTTAACGTGTTCTATATTATTGTACTTTACTAATGGTCTGAGATATTGCATAGCAGCATCTTGTGTATATATATTGTATTCATTATTACAAATACTTGGTCTTATAAAATTGTCAAACATATTCTTCTCAATTTCATTGTTGTCCAATCCAAATATTGCCTCATAAATATCTTTATCACTTTCTATACCAAGTGCCCTGAAGAATGTACATAATGGTATCTTTCCTAGAACAGATGGCAAAGACACCATAATAACCCCTTTCTTATCTCTGTAATCTTCTGCAACATCATCTTCTGTATTTATATCAGGATTTTTCACAAGATAGAATTCAACAGTTCTTGGAGAGAGCATAGTTTCTCCTGTTTCTCCTGTACATTGGATAAGTCCTTTATAGCTAAATGTATTATCATCTTTGATTTTTGAGGCAAACAAGCGATTGGTGGTTATACGTTCTTGAGCAATTATCACCTTCTCTTTACCATCAATTATGAAATAACCGCCTGTATCATAGACACATTCGCCTAATTTCTGTAAAACATCTGCACCTTGTCCGTTTAATATACAAATATCACTATGAAGCATAATTGGTATGCTTCCAATAGCTACATTTTTGAATTCTTTTTGTACCTTTTTGTTGTCAATATCAGTTATTTCTACAAGTACATTAGCGTATAAATGGCTTTCATATGTAAGATTACGAAGCCTTGCATCATTTGGGGTTAACAACTTTGCATTTCCACCTTCAAATGTTATAGGTCTATCAACATAAATATTAGACCCGTCCTTTCCACCAATAAAAATGTCTACTTTCATCAATATATTTCCAAAGTCATCATATTTAATCATGGTTATAGGATTATAGGATTTTATGGTATCGGGTATGTATGTTTTGATTAATTCTCTGAAACTGTCCAGGTGATGGCTTGTAAAAGGATACTTATGATTTTGAAAGTAAACATCTAATATATTCCATGCATGCATGATATTTTGTATTCTACTACTATTTTATATATTTTTATGATGCAAAAATATTATGTATCCATATATAAAGATATTATCAAACACATTATTTGCATAGACATGAATGATGATGTCATTCAATTATACAATATAAGAAACATTGATGAAATAAACCAGTATATTGATAGAATGCCGGACTCATTGACACATTATGATGCTTCTATTATTATTTATATGATATTGAAAAACATGTATAGATACATCGGAAATGGTAGATGGGAGTATATGCATTTGAGCCTTCAGATGTGGAAAGCAGATGATTATAAACGAAAAATGAAATCAGATATTAGAACAATTGTATCAGATGTCTTCTTGAAACGTTCCATGTATTGGTATGACCTTAGTAAGGAATGTTCAGATATTAATGAAAAAAATGCTAAAAATTATGTGTCAAACAAATTTTTGTATTTTAGTTCAAAAATGCAAAATGACAAATTTATATCTATTGTTATTAAAGAAGCACAAGCTTTTTTCGATATTCATAGAAATGATTGATATACACAAACTTGATTACAATAGTGTATCTATTTGGAATATGAAATATACTATTACAGAATATAATGTAAATAATATCAAAGATATGTTTGTATCCGAACTTAAAACATCTCATTTCTGTCCAGATAAAATACGAGATTATGCCGAGAAATGTAATAAATATATACATGTATCATGTGGACCTATCACATTGCATTTATTATATGTTGATACATTGCACGAAAACTTGTATAAAATTCTGCGGACTCTTAAGCATTGTATCTTAATTCATAAATTTTTCAATATGACAGAGTCCTTCAACATTTATATTATGTTTTCTCCATATAAGCGATATATATGTCAAAACAAACCAATTGATGTTATTAATATAAATGGTGGGTTTACAAACCCTAATAGAAATAACATATTTATTATAAGACAAGAAGAGTATGCAAAAGTTATCATTCATGAAATGCTACATCATGTGAAAAGTATACATCATGACAACTGGTCTGTATCAGATATAGCAGAATTGAAGAAAACATTTAACATAGCCAAGCAAACTGTTTTGATTCCTAATGAAGCAGTTGTAGAACTTTGGGCTACTCTATTTTTTATATCATTCGTGTCATCCGAATATAATATAAAATTTAAAACTTTATTACAATCAGAGTTGAAACATAGCTTGTATCAAACAAGCAAAATATTAAAAAAACAAGGAAACAATTCATGGGTGGAGTATTCAAATGCATATTGTTACATTGTATTCAAGACCATTTTATTGCATGCATACATAAATAACAGATTACCTGATAACACACCACATGATATAACAAGATATCTCATATTACATAAAAATCATTTGCCAAAATACATTCACAGAGATACACCAGACAAATCATTGCGAATAATGAAGCTATCAGATTTGTAAGTAAATACAGTCGTCATTTGATATCAAGAATGCATATTTATCATAGGGTATAGGAACTCCAAATGTACCTAACATATTATTAATTTCATCAAATGTGAAGAAAGACGATTTAAGTTTATTACTCAATTCAGTGTATGTTATATGCTCTTCTTTTTGTTTGAGTAATAGATTTTCTAAATGAGCCTTTTCAGATTTCAAAATATCACGTTTTGATAGTAAATATTGTTGCCGAACATTGCATTTCTCATCTCTACATTCCATATCTTGTAATTGATCGTAATTTTTCATGATTTCAAGAATACTCTCATCATATACTTGTATTTGGTCATTAAGACTGTTATGATGTTCAATGATATCATTTATTTTTGCATTGATATTTGCTTGAATATTCTTATCTTTTTGCGGCAATTCAATATTATTTTCAACAAGTTTTGGTAGCATATTTGGAAATTCTTCAAAGGAAAAATCAATTGAATTAGAAATAGTATATTCCTTGATTCGTTTGCATATATCAAATGAGAATGTATAAATTGATAACGACATTTTACTAAAACCTAGAAATAATTGTTTGTTGTTGTATTGAAATTCAAAGAATTTTGATATTTCATATGATGTATTTGGTTGAAACCTATTTAATTCAGTATTGTATGATACAACATCTATTTTGTGGATTTTTATTGTATTGTTTTCCCCTACGTATGCATGTAATCGCATGAAGTTCAACACACTATCTAAAGGTACAAATGATGAACCTGGTTGTGTACTACAGTATAAATCTTTGATAGATTGTGCATCAGATGTATTGTTCAACTTATGTAATGTATATAATTGTGTAGATGAAGGATTTGATATATCTTCTAAATAGTCAATATGTCCATTGTTTGTAGCTGCATCAGAAACATCATAAAAACAATACCCTGATAAATTACTTGTGTTATATTCATTATTCTTTGTTATGAATTTGTAAGGATATATTATGTTTGATGTTGATGTATACGTTTCTTGAATTTCTTTCCATTGGGATAATTGTATTTTACAACTATTCATAGGAAGTATCTGTTTTACAGATTTGACATATTGCAACATATTATATGCAGTCTTATCAGCATTGTTTGTTTTCATTGTATTTAATATTACCTGAAGTTGAGAATCGCTCAATTCATAGATATCTGAAAGTTTATCACATATTTCATCATCGTTTGTAAGCTGGATTGTACATGGTCTCATTTTAGCCCGTATATGATTGGAAGCTGAATGCATTATTGATGATTCAAACCCTTCTTTTGCTTTTATAGATTGCAAAATAATATTTGAAATGATTATGCATAGTAAAATAAAATTTACATAATACATAAGTCTCATTTAAGGAATTGTTTTATTTACTTTTCTAATGTCAATAGAAGATATAAATTATTTAAAAAAAAATAGTATCAAACAATCTTATACTTTTCTGATAGATAGCAAAGATAGGGATAGAAAGGTATATCCAGATCCTTCTGAATATACTTTAGAGTTTACAACTCCTTTCAAAAATGTGATAGGTATAGAAATTATTGATGTGAGTGTCCCTAAAACAATGTGTAATATAGATACAAATAACAATAGGCTCTATTATTATATTGCTACCAATGATGAAAATAACATGATCCCTGTCATTAGTGATAAAGATGGTAAAAAAATATATGATAGAACCATGTTTTCTCATATAGATGTGCCTGTAGGTGATTACACAACAAATGTATTTATTAACAAACTTAGAACAACATTTGAAGAAAATGGCATAGACCTTGACATAGTTCCTGTAGATACCCCTGCAGAATTAACAAACATGATATATTTTAAATCATCCAAGCCTTTCATATTAGACATGAGTCAATCTACTATTGCCGAAGCATTAGGTTTTGATTTATACACATCTCGTAAGGAAACTACCAAGTATCACTATGCTGAATATAATGATGTTGATGGATTTGAAAAGTTATATCACAGTTATAAAGATACGACTGGTAGACATGTGCTGTATGCACCAGGTATGATGTATCTAATAGGAAGTAAATATCTCTTAATTAGATGTCCTGAAATAGAGCAACATTTATATAGGTCTTTAGCATATACAAAATATAATAATGGTCTTGCAAAGATACGAATCAATAGTTATGGATATAATGACGAAAAAACATCATTTTTAAAAGTTCCTACAAGAGAATTCCATCCCATTGGAAAGCTTTCCAGACTAACACTGCGTTTTGAAACAGAAACAGGAGCATTGTATAATTTTAAAGGTGTCAATCATAATTTAGTATTTGCTATTTATTACTATGAGCCTAAACAAGATAATGCTTTTCATAATTCTATATTGAACCCGGATTACAATCCTAATATAATAAATTATTTATACAAACAAGAAGAACAAGAAGGTGAATCGGATGAAGAAGATGAGGATTTCTCAAGGGATAATTTAGATTTATACAAAAAAAGAGAATTAGAATATAGTCAAAAAAATATTGACAATATGAACAAAATGATTGCTTATAAATTCACTCAAGACAATAAATCAAAATTTAACTTGAATAGAAGATATACTGAAGAAGATGAAGAAGATGAAGAAGATGAAGAAGAAACATAAAAAGGGTTATGCAGATTTTTCATTTAGTGCTAAATATTTGATGATATTATCCAAGTCTTCTTTTTTGAACTCCCCTTCTTTGATAATCTTTTGTATAGTTGGATTATCTATAACACCACGTTGTACACCTTCAAGAATTTCTTTTTGATAATCTGATAAAACAGGTTTATTTTCAATGTTATCAAATCTTTCAAGACATTTTTTATTGGTTCCAAAAATGATAAAGCCAATAATAATGACACAAAGAACAATGTTAAAAATATCCAAGTATGTATTAGTATATTTCATATCTGATATATCCAGAGAATAAAAAAATAATGTTTTCAGAATATAGTATTAAGATGGCAGACTTATATCAAGCATATGGTGGAGGTTCAGATGACTATTCTACTAACTTTTTCGATGAAGAACAACAAATGTCTGCTCCTGCAAGACAAAAGATGGCACAACAAGATGTCTATCAAGCACCACAAGTACAGCAAGCACCAGCACCAGTACAGCAAGCACCTGCTCCCAAAAGACAACAACCTGCTGTAGAACAATTCCAGAATCTTGACAATCTTCAGGATTACTACAAACCACCTGTACCTGCTGTGGCATACAAGCGGAATCCTTCTTATTCATTCTGGGACAGGATGTCCATGAAGAGACCAGAGGTCATTAAGCTTGCTGTTTTTGGCTTGGTTATTGTCCTAGCTATTTCATTAGAAAGAATTGGAACTCATTATCTTGGTAAATATTTATCAGATAATATGCTAACTGACTTCCAAGAATTCATGCTTAGATTCTCATACCCAGTTATGGTATTCTTATTATTATGGATCATCAAGGCTATGTAATACTAATGTCTTCATTATGATATAACATTATTCAATGCTTTTGTCATATCTTTTTTAGAAATACTAAGAGCACCTGTTACATAATGTTTTGCTGTATTTTTGATGATTCCTTTGTTTTCTAAGACCTTTATGTGTTTGAGGTTGTCAAGTTTAATGAAATAATGGCTATTTATATTTCTGTCAGGCAATGAGACTGTATATATTTTACCAGCATTAGAGCCTACTCTACGAATCGCTATATCTGCATGCACATGGTCTTTGACATAATGATAACCATTTGGAATGACTTTGATTGGTTCTTTGCGCAGAGTATTTCTGCGTTCCCATATTTGAAAGACAGAGGGTATATGCACATCTTTGTTGTGGAAATTGAATGAATTTTCAGGAAGAATCCATGAATACTTCAAATGAAATTGTAATGGGACAGAATGTTGCATACTTTTCTTTTCAAAACTTAAAGGCAAAATAAATGATATAGTATCCGCAAATTGAGCAGATTTCTTTATAAATTTGATAGCCATTGAACCTTTGAATCCAAAAGGAGGATTTCCTATAACATGTATCTTTTGATATTTTGATGCATCGTGATGATATGTTAAATAATTTTGTTTTGTTATTATGGTGTTGTCTGGTTTGATGTCAATAAATATAGTATTCTTGCATAATGTTTTCAGACCTTGAATGAATACACCATTGCCTGCACTTGGTTCTATGACACAATCTTTTGCATACTCTATATCAATCTGCTCTCTAACTAATGTGCAACAACGTTTAGCTATTTTTGGTTTTGTGTAGAACTTTTGCATTTTTATCTACTTGTTTAACAGCAAAAAACTTCTTTAGTTCCATCTTTGTATTTGGTCTGTAAAGTGTGTCCCTTATCTTTAACATATGGTCATCATCAATGTAAGGATTCCCTAATATTTCCTCAAAAGATGTATTATTCTTTTTCACAATATGTTTATTAATCCATCGTATCTGAAAGACCATGGAAAATACACCACATTCAGTATTCTTATATTGGTGTTGTTTCTTATTTAAGTTTATATTGAAATCTATATGTGGGTATAGGGTATCGCATTGTTTTTTAACATCTTGTAAAAAGGTATTCAAGTATGATGGTATAGAATTTCCTGTACTATCATAGTAATATGCACCATATGTTTGCAATGACGGGTCAATAACCATAAAAGTAGACGTCCAATGAGAGCCAGATTCATCATGCTTATCCAAATTTGTTATAAGACCTATAAATTTCTTTCCTCGTTTGATGTAATCCTTTATGTTAATATGACAAAATTCACTGTATAAACATACACCATTTACAGATGCTACTGTGAAATCTATAGGGAAAACTCCTAAAAATGCATATTTGTATTTTTTGCAATCTGAATACTGGAACATGACATTCTGTATATCATAATTGGACAACCACGTTTTAGGATTTTTATACCAGGATTCTGGTTTTTCTGGTCGCAGATTCTTCTTAGCAATCATTCGCAGGTCCTTCTTTGCTTTTGTCAATTGATTTATAGTTTTTATAGTCTTCTGTGTTTTAATTTGATTGGACAATGTGTTTATTTTTTTCTCCGCCATTCTCTCCATAACACCACACCATAACCAATATACATGAGGTTTCAATTTTGTTTGTAATGCTTTGTATATATCACTTACAGATTTGCATTTGATTTTATTTTTGTTGATAATGTTCCAAATTATTACCATTTTCCTTAATGATGTCTCTGTAAAACAATATTTATTCATCTCATTTGAAGGACTACAAAATCCATTCATATTTTATTCGAGCCCTGTTTATTATAAATAAAATAAAAATTGATTGTCTTCTTAACAAACTGTTAAGGTATCTATTGCTTGGAAAAAGAAAAACTGACATACAAACATATATAAAATAAAATTAATATATATAATTAAGATATATACCCAAGATGGGCATCCAAGAAGAACTCAATCTTTTCATAAGTAAACACAAAATAGAAAAAGGCAAACCTTATAGCAACACCAGTTTGGGAAATCCCAGGGCAGCCTTTTTCATTGCAGATGAAAAGTATGATACATTCTTGAACCTTTATGGTCTTGCTTTGACCAACGGTATATCTCTTCATTATACAGAGAAGCCACTTGAAGTAAGTCCTATACGCATAGATTTGGACTTCAGATTTCCCATTGATGAAAGTAGTAGTTATGATGAAAATAGGCAACTCAAAAGAGTATATACCAACGACCATGTGCATAATATAGTCAAAACTTATATGCAAATTATCAACACTTATATTCAAGTTCCTGATGATTGCAATTTAGCCTATGTTATGGAGAAACCCAAGCCATCAGAACATAGAGGTAAAAACAAAGATGGCATACATATTGTATTTCCACACATCATAGTATCCAATAATGTGCAACACTTCATACGCAAGAAGATTCTTGATGTTGCTAAAGACCTCTTTGGCAATCTTCCTATATGCAATGAATATGAATCAATTATAGACAAGGCTATCATTGATATGAACTGTTGGCTAATGTATGGTAGCAAAAAAATGGAATCTGATTCTTATCGCGTATCTCAAATATACAAATATGTATCAGAATGTAGTAGTATAGAATTATTGAATGACCCTATCACTGCAACTGACGAGATTGGTTTTATAAAGTTGTTTTCAATGAGAAAAAAACAAGATTCATTGACACCAGTGTTTCCAAAGCATGTGTCTGAAATAGAGGAATATATTAAACATGTATTACCTGCTATTGATGTCAAGTATAAGACAAAATTGCACAACAATATATTTGCTAAATCCTTGAATATCAACAAAAATTACACATCTGATGATGAATTGATCATTATTAAGCGTCTTGTATTAGAATGTTTATCCAATTGTAGAGCAGAAAAATATGATGACTGGATTAATCTCGGATGGGTGCTCCGAAATATTGATTACAGACTAATTGATACTTGGGTTGAGTTCTCCAAAATTGGCAGCTCTTATGTAGAAGGTGAATGTCAAAAATTATGGAACAAAATGCGAAAGGACCATATGGGTATTGGAACACTGAAATGGTGGGCAAAACAAGATAATCCTATGAAATATGACGAAATTATTAATGATTCTATCATACCTCTCATTGACAAGTGTATTCGTAGTGAAGGAGCTCACTTTGATATTGCCAAAGTAGTACAAGCAATTTACAAAAATGAAATTAAAACAGTGAATAGAACAATTTGGTATAAATATGATAAGGATAAACACCGTTGGAAAATAACTACAGAAGGCTCTGCGCTTCGCATTATTCTTAGCGAAGACATATGCAATAAATTTCTTCAAAGAGCTCATTATTGGAATTGCCAGGCATCTTCTTCACATGATGATGATAACCAGAAGGATATTTGTAGCGATAGGTCAAAACATTGCACAACCATTGCGAAGCAACTGAAAAATGCAACATTTAAGACAAGTGTCATGAAGGAATTACAGTGTCTGTTTATGGATGAAAAGTTTGATGAACTTCTTGATAGTAGGTCACATCTGATTGGATTTGCAAATGGAGTATATGACCTTAAAATGCACTTATTCAGAGATGGAATGCCTGATGACTACATATTTCATTCAACAAAGGTGAACTATGTTGCTTATAATGTAGAATCACCAGAGAATGCCGAAATACATGATTTCTTCAACAAACTGTTCACTGTTGAAAGTGTTAAAAACTTTGTATTGGATGTATTGGCTTGCACCATTGATGGTAGCATTGCACAGGAAAGATTCTATATATTTACAGGTCAAGGCAGTAATGGTAAGTCTAGATTGCTTGATTTAGTCCAAAAAGCTATGGGGGATTATTACTGCATATTACCTATAGCACTGTTGACACAGAAACGAGTTGCATCCAATAGTGCTCAGAGTGAGCTGGAAAGAACAAAAGGAAGACGATTTGCAGTTATGCAGGAACCAGGTAATGATGACAAAATCAACATAGGGTTCATGAAAGAGTTGTCAGGTAATGACAGGATTATTACACGTGGGTTGTATAAAGAGCCTACTGAATTTAAGCCACAGTTTAAGATGATTCTGACGTGTAATGAATTACCTGAAGTTCCTAGTGATGATGGAGGAACGTGGCGTAGGATTCGTGTTGTAGAGTTCAAATCCAAATTCTGTGAAAACCCTACAAAACCCAACGAATTTCATATGGATTTGGAACTATCTGATAAGTTTGAAAGGTGGACAGAGGCATTTATGAGTATGTTGATAGAAAGGCATAAGTATATCAATCCAAATGCTATTCCAGAGCCCATGGAGGTCAGAATTGCTACAGAGAGTTATAAGAATAATAATGATATCATTGGTCAATTCATTAATGACCGTATTGAGATTGATAAGAATGCAGTAGATGACAGACTGGGTATTCAGAGTTTATATAATGAATTTAGAGTATGGTCTATGGAGAATGTTCCAAAAAATAAAAAGAGACCAGATAGAAATCAAATTAAGGCATATATTGAGAAAATGTTGGGGGCATACCCTATTGATAATAAAGGCTGGAGATGCATGCGTTATAAGGCTGTTAATAATGATGATAATGAAATCATTTGATGAAGACAATAGTCTGTAAAAATAAAAAATGATTCATTGAATTCTTTTTATATATCATCTGATTAAAGATGTCTATCATGGGATATTTCACAGAAATTGAAATGTTGCAAAACAAAATTAAAGAATTGGAGAAAAAACTACAAGAAGAACGAGAAGAACATAGGGATGTATATGCCCGTATGAAAACAAATAATGATATACTTATAAAGGATAAGAACCAGTTGGTTCTTGAAAATATGATGCTGAAAGAAAAGATAAAAGAAATATGTCATGGAGATGGTGATGATGATAAATAATATTATATGATACTATGTGTCTAAATTAGAAAACAAAGAAAAAGCCCTTTTTTTGCTGAAAAGAGGGCTGACTGAAAAAAAAGGGGTCAAAATGAGCAGTTTTTTCTGCTAACAAATGAGCACAACATAACATAGTTTACTTACCAGTTATGATGACCTGCTCATTTTTATTTTTATTGTTTAAGACGTTGCTCAATTATTATCAGATTAGTAAGAAGAATTATACTTAAATTATTACAAATATGCAAAAATGTCAAAAAATATGGATAAAAGTGTAGCCCAAATAGAGAAAAGTGTAGCCCAAATAGAGAAAAGTGTAGCCCAAATAGAGAAAAGTGTAGCCCAAATAGAGAAAAGTGTAGCCCAAATTGTTCAAATCTATTTTCTAAATGTAATTCTATTTACAACATGCTTTAAAAATATGAAAGTTAAATGTAATAAGTTTATGTGCTCATTTTTATATAAGCTTTGGGTTGAAATGACCTTTTGAGTAAAATATACAATTGTGTATCATGATTATGATTATAAAATATCATATTATTATCATAAAAATATTTAAGTTGCTCACTTGCTCATTATAATATAAAAATATTGCTCATTATAATAGTATAATAAATGTATAAATGTAAGTTTTGTAATTATTCAACAATTAAAAAATATAATTTCGACAGGCATTGTAGTAATAAACATCTTATAGATATAGACAAGATTATACACAATCAAGAAATAGACAATATTATGAATGAACAAAATACAGATATTAAATATCATTATTGTTCTAAATGCTATAAAGAATATACTAGTCGTAAATATCTTAATGAACATGAACAAAAATGCAATGGAATGGATATTTTAACTTGTCCTACGTGCATGACTACTTTTGCACATTATCAATCCAAATATAGACATATAAAGAAAAATAATTGCACACCAAAAAGTAAATTACATTATCAAAATCCTAATATATCACAAGTAAATAGTCATAATACTTACAACACTAACAATGCTAATAATACTAACAATACCAATAATACCAATTGTAATAATATTTATAACATTACAATCAATGACTTTGGTAAGGAAAGAATAGATTATATAACAGTCGATAAATTAATCTGTATATTACGTTCCAATAATATAATTCCTAACTACATAGATTGCAAACATTTCAATGAAAATTTCCCAGAGAATCATAACATAAAATTTGAAAATAATGTTTGTTATGTCAGAAAACATGATAAATGGCAACCAATAACAATTAACAAATTATCATCATCACTATTGCAAACTAATACAAATGAGTTAGCTAAGAAATATAACAGTGCAAAAGACATCATTGAAGGCATTATTCAAAATGTAGATGTTATGGAATATATTGAGAAAAAATTTGATTATTTGGATTTAATGACAAATAAAAATAAGTATAAGGAAGCATTGGATGATATCAAATGTCTTATAAAAAGCAATAGGGCTTGATTGTGTTCTGATAACATAAGATGAGGGTAAAAATGTATCCAAAGGTCAAAATGTTCATAATGAGGATATTACTGTGTTTGATTTGATTTTTATTGATATTGTTCATCATTTGTTATCTGTTATTATTTGCTCATACCTACCATCCATTTTTTCTGACACGTTTTTTCTTCAAAAAATAGGTGTTTTGTTGTTTTCTGTTTTTTATACTCAAGGGATTAAATCTATGACTATATTATAATGAAAGTTGTCAAATGTAGGTTAGTCAAGTTGTTGGTGGCTGTTCATAAAAACTCTCTTATGCATATACATGTATTGAATGATTTACATAATGATTGTGAAAAATACATTAGATTCATATTATTTGCTGACAAGAACATGGAAATAACCTTCAAATTTGACGATGCTCCTGGATATGTTCAGTATATATTCAATTTTATCAATAGAAACAACAAAATATCACCAAGTTCAGACAATCTGTGTTATATTTTGCAAGGTCCTTGTTGTGATAATCAGGCAACACACATATATCAATTAGCACAAATGTATATACCAGATTACAAAAGAATGTTGACACAAGAACACGAATTCATATATGAACATAGTGTATCAAACCTACTTGCAACACAATCACTTAGACCCATTTATGATATAATTTCTGCTAATGTAAATATGCATCCAAATGCATCATATCATCCAGCATCTCGTCAACCTGCATCACAACATCCATCATATCAACCTGTATAACATCATCATCATCCATCATCACGACATGTTTCTAAATAAAGGAAATCAATATAAGAAAATAATCAACATATGATTCATGAGAAAAGTTGCTTTTTGGCTTAACGAACTATGTGAACGCGGAACTGGTGTCGCAGTGTATGATTATGCTTTCTTTAACCAGCAAATGTTCAATAATCATTCCTATATCCTCTATGAAAAAGACAATATTAACAATATGCAACAAGTAATAGACAAGTTTCAAAACCAATTTATTGTGCATGGACTGAATGACTTTTCCGAAGTTGATGCATATCTTGTGAAACAAGGCATATCAATATTATATGTAATCAAGGCAGGAGGCAATGATAAGAAGATAAGTAAAGTTGCTAAAACATTTGTACATTGTGTATTTGATTGCACAGAACCTCATGGTGATACATATGCATCTATTTCAGATTCTGTAGTAGGTTGGGAGCAACATATTCCTATTTTGCCACATATGATACATTTACCAGAACATTCTGAAGATATGCGTTCCAAGCTGGGAATACCCAAAGATGCAACTGTATTCGGTAGATATGGTGGGAAACAGCAGTTCAATATCATGGGAATACATACAATTCTATATCAAGTTGCATGCAATAACCCAAACTTATATTTCATCTTTGTCAATACGGAAATGTTTTGCCCCTCTCTTAGAAATATTATACATCTGAATACTATAACAGATTTGCACGAAAAAAGAAAATTTATTAACACATGTGATGCCATGATATGGGCTCGCAGTGATGGAGAAACATTTGGTCTGTCTATAGGTGAATTTTCAACATGCAACAAACCTATTATAGCATATAAGCATGAAAACATATCATCAAATTTTCATATAAAGACATTGAAGAACAATGCATTATGGTTCAAAACAGCCGACGAATTCGTACAAATTCTCACATCATTTAATCGTGAAAAGGTGAAAGAAAATGATTGGAATATGTATACAGACTATACACCAGAAAAAGTTATGGACATATTTAATAGATTGATCTTAGAATAGTACATATACACAAATAGTCTTAAGTAAGATGTGACCTTGAATATATTTTCATAAAAACCATGTATATGTACTTTTTAAGGTTGTGAATGCTTTCTGATAATGTGTAAAATACATGTAAGTAATGCTGTTTTTATGATTCTATATAGGATAAATAAAAAAATGATATTAGAATAAAGAAAGGTAGTATATACAGACATAATGCAGAAATATAAGGCACCGGCTTTTGAAGATTACAACAAAATTATGGGAGGTCTTGATAAAGAAAAAATATCAAAACCTATCATGACAAAATATGAATTTTTCCAAGTTGTTAGTATCAGAGCTACCCAGTTAGCTCTTGGAGCACTACCCTTTGTAGATGTATCTGATTTGAAGATACATTCCAATATGGAGCTGCGCAAAATAGCGCTTCAAGAACTTAAAGAAGGCAAACTTCCTTATATCATCAAAAGACCTTTGCCAAATAATAAATTTGAGTATTACAGAATGCGTGATTTGGATTTGGTTGCAGTACAGCACATGATGAGATAAAATTATTACATTAATGTATATATAAACACACATGTTGTGTGCAGAGTTGTAGCCCATATTATATCATATAATGCAACTGATGCACTGTAATCTTTATAGATAGCTAAACACGTTGTATTATATAACCCGTTAACAGCTAAACCAACTGTGCCACCATATAAGAATGATTTCAAAAGCTTATCCCAAATAGTATCTGATTTTTCTAAATGCAGTTTAGTAAAAGGGATGGCTATATATAAGCTAGCAAACAGAACAAAAAAATATGCCATAAATGCATAATAATAATTTACAATTATATCAGATTTTTGGACTGCTTTGACCGCATCTGTATACATGCTCATATTACTTCCTATCCACACAACATCTAACAATACAATGAGCACACTAACTACAATATATTTTGTTATTTCTGTTGTCTCCATACCATTATATCCGAAAAATATTTGATATGATACAAGTAGACACAATGTACTCTATTTTTTACGTCCTTTTGCCTGTAATTTTATTATTAATATATATTTTCTATAAAATGACAAGAAGGTTCTTCAGTATATCTAATTTTACTTCAAATGCAAGTGAAAATATTATATTTTTCACCAAAGATGATGTAGCAGTATTTTTAAGCCAAGATAAAGATAGGTATGTTTCAAATATGTCTGAAATAGATTTCTATGCAAGACGTGTCAAGAATGCATCTGAATATATTCAAAATATAGTTCAATGTACCCAGGACTTGAATGAACTACAACAGAAAAAATTGAGAAGATGTGTAAAGAAGGCAGATGAATTTTTGGCAAATAACATATACAAAGGCATATTGAAATGCAAAGATATAGCTAAGATTCCATGGAAATTTGCTCTAACAAACAAAAGTGGTAAAATGGAATATGAAGAAGGTCTTCCACATACCAGAGAAGATATTATATTCCTGTCTTCATATACAATTAATGATGCCATAGCTGTTGACAAAAATGATGAACATCTTGTTAGCACACTCATACACGAAAAAGTACATGTATTTCAAAGGTATTACCCTTTAATTGTTGGTAATATTTTGATACAATTAGGATATAAACACGTAGACCATGTTAATACAGATCTGAGAAGAAGCAACCCAGATATTAATGACAAGGTTTATACAAATGCAGAGGGACAAATCTTGTTAACATCATATACGTCAGATAGACCCAGTGGAATCAATGATGTAAAAAACAGTAATCATGCTATGGAACACCCTTATGAAATGATGGCATATGATATAGCGAATGAATATACTAAACAAAATTTGATAAGAATGATGGTACATTTATAGAATACATTTAGTAAATTGCATGTGTCTGTATTGCATGTGTCTGTATTGCATTAAATTGATATAATTATTTGGCATATGATAAACTCTGCAATCATTAGATAATTTATCATCTTGTATTGGTATCAATGTATTTTTGTACCAACTTGTTTGCAACCCATGTAAACCAATTGCACTCATTTCTCTGGTATTATAACCCTTAATATTTTGAATATCGTAATATTCACTATTAACAAATCTGTTAAATTCATTTTTATTGTATATCCAAAATGCACAGTAAGGATTTACATCATTTACACAATATTTTTCGTTATCAACCTGAACGAATTTATTGAATGTACATATTATATCAGTCATATACTCAATATTATTGTGATCAACTTCGATTCTTATAAATCCCAAATTGTAATTCAGATCTATCAATTTTTCATTATATTTTAGCCAATATTCTATTGCCTTTTTGGGAATTAGTATATCATCTTCTACATATATAAATATGTCATAGTCATCTCGTTGCTTTTTTAATAAATCTCTACATTTCCAAGACAAATAAAATGGATGTATATTACTTAAATCATGATAAACAATTGTTATGGTACCATTTGTATATTCATCAAACGAATCTTTTGTCAATGTGTTATTGTTTGTATGAATAAAAATGTCTGTAGCAGAGTTATATGTATTTGTCTCATGAATAATTCTGTTTATGTATTTAATTCTTTCTTCTATATAAAAAAAACATATATGTTTTACAATCATAATATACAATACTGTTTACTGTTTATATGTTATGTTTTTAGAAGACATTGCAGACAAATACAGCAATGATAGCAGCTTGGTAGTAATATTTCAACATTATTATCCATACATATACAACATGTATCTGTTAAACCAAGAATCTTTTTAGTTGATACCACTGGATTATCAGCCCTGCATACAGGACATTTGACATTATATATGTTTTGTATTGCTGTATTTGGTTTATTTTTTGGACATTCTGATTCTGTATGTGCTTCTCTTTTTTGGCACTCTGGGCAATGATGAGCTTCTGTAGAATGTAATTCGTAGTATCTACAATCAGGTACACTACATATTTTATTGTTAGGCATAACATCTTCATCATATTGTCGTAGGTTTTGTATTGCTCTAATGTTATTACATTCTGCATCTCCGTGTCCATATCTTTTACAGCGACCACATTTGTGTCCTTTGGTTACATGTGTTTTGTTAAATCTACAATAAGCAACTTTGCATAAACACATGATTGCAAGTCAGAACAGTATAATGTAAGTAAAATTGTTTTATCAGTTTTTCGTTTTTTCAGGAAACTACAAATATTGTCAAATTTTCTTTTTTTAGCTATCAAGCCTTTATGAGCTTTATACCCAGAACTGATTAGCATGAATAAATTTCATTTGCATTCTTGTAGCAGAGGTTTCATCAACCTTGCTATCACCTACAACAATGCATTTCTTTGGATTTAGCTTAAGGGTCTCAACATAGTGCATAATCATCCCTACTTGAGGCTTCCTACAATAGCAAACTATAGGTGCTGGGCTATGAGGACACCACATTATAGGCATATCTTTTTCTGTCAAGCCAAGTAGTTTTCTTGTTTCTTCCATGCAAGCGACTACCTGGTTTTCTGATATCGTTTTTTTGGCTATACCAGATTGATTTGATATACCTACCAGTTTGTAGCCTTCTTTTATGTATGTTTCTAATTTCTTTTTCATTATTTCATCAGAATATAATAATTCAACTTGAGATGTTTCAACTGGATATTTGAGAGGCAGATGTTCTGTCTTTCTCAAAGTCCCATCAATATCAAAGAATATTGCCTTATTCCTATATCTGCGTCCATCCCATTTTGTTTCTATTGCATCTATTATAGTTATTTTATCAAATCCTTCACTTTCATTTGGCTCTTCAAAATGTTTCCTGGCAGAGAATAATACTGCAGGTGGAAATACACCTGCATCTGTATGAGCCACATCATTCTTACATGGTTTCCCTGTTAAATATATCTTCCCATACATTTCAAACATGCGATGCAATGCCTTCACTTGACTGTCTTCAATCATGTTTCTGATATGAATAGCATGAACTTGCACTCCATTCAATTTTCCCAATTCAATAAAAGGCTTTCTGACCTTCTTTGTAAGATTCGTATTATCTAATATAACTGTTTTTCCCTTTGTTAGCTCTTCTTTTACATATGGTAGTAAATCTATTGTATTACCACCTTTATCATCACGTGATATGATAACAGATTTCAGGGTTTTATTATGTAAATTTAGAGCATATGTAGATTTACCTGATGCAGGAAACCCAATGATGATTATAAGCTTATTTGACATATATACATGATGAACAATATAAAAAATCATTTTTTAACTTAACAACTTATGACATCTACTCGATATATTATCCATCATTCATCTTGTCATTTTTTCTTCAATATTCATTAGGAATGGAACAAAAAACTATAATACTCTTGGCTTTGTATGCAACTGTATTTTTCTTTGTTATATACTTCAGAAAATATGAATGGTTTCTTATAAGTATCTTATCACTGACATGTATTATAGCAGTGTATTTGACAAATATAAATATACCAATATTATTGTTATTGACACTTTTGTTTGCTGTAGTTGAGAATATATGTGTTTATTACGGAATGTGGAAATATAATACACAGTACGCTATGCCGTTTGTTCCTGTTTGGATATACTTAGCGTGGACAGTTTCTATAATATTCATTGTATACACCCTTGAAGATTTAAAATGAGACATAGCATCTCAAAAAAATCTAAAAGGTTAGTTCATTTCAGAACTATGTATATTTTGGTTTTGTTAAAGCGACAACTTTAACTGAAGTATTACTATCTGCATAGATATTTAGGTCTTTCTTTTTTTTGTATCATATTTTTTACTATCCTAAATATATTTGTTGCTCCATTTACATCTCTATTCCACACAGCATTACATTTCTTACAAATGAGTGCCCCATGAACAAGAATATCAGCTTTCTTATAAGGTTTTGGATTTTGTCTTGTAATGAACTTTTCGCATTTTCCTTCACAACATTTAGAACACATACAACTAGTCTTGTATTCATCAACTAAATATATCTTATAACCATTCTCTCTAAAAAGCTTCCTAATACCTTTACCCTTTGTTGGTTCTTTATATTTCATATGTTGTTTTTGTTCCCAATCCCCAAACGCTATTATTACATCTTCTTGAGTACCAAAAACCTTTTTGAACTTATTTATCATTTTTTGTTCGTGCTTTTTCTTATTGATATAAGCATTTAATTTTAGTTTTCTGAATATATACCTTTGATAGAAAGAATAGACTTTGTTATTGAGTAAGCTTTTTGTCTTAATGTATTCTTTGAAAGCATCAGCGTGAAGAGTTTTTCTATTTAATTTTGAAAGTTCTGTTTCGTGTTGTATAATAGTCTTTCCATCTATCTTTTCCTCTTTGAATTGTAATATCAATTTAGAATACTTCTTTATTTTACATTCCTTTCTTCTGCTGTCTTGTGTATATCTAAACTCATTAGCATCTTTAGTATCATGATCAACACAATAAATAATATCAGACATTCCAGGATCTATAGCAACTATTTTCTTATCTTTGATACTACTATAATCTTTCAGCTCATCTATATATTGTTCTGTATTCAGATTTACTTTAGCATTTGGTATTCTTTTACCAATCATATCATTTCTTAACATAAGTATAGAAGAACTCACGCCATCTGTTTCAATCATATGATGAAATGAATATTTAAGTTTATGAAAACATTTTCTTTCGGTTCTAAAGAAGAAGTTCCATATTTTATCTTCATTCTTTTTCAGATTACCTTCTGTTAGATAATGATGTTTCTTACCTTGCCTATCAGTAAATAAAAGATTTACTAATGTTGTAGTATCCAATTTAATAGAATGTGGTATAACATCATTACGCATAGGAAAAACATTATACATCATAACACCTTCTTTTTCAACTTCTTTCATCATTCTTATCATACAAGGTAAATAGTCTTGAGAACTACATTGCAAGTCATAATACAAATTGTCTTTTTGGTACTTTTCTTTATTAGGAGTTATGTATTCTTTTACTTCTTTAATCCAAATATGATATTTTTCATCAGACTTATATTCATTTGAAACATCTAACACATCAAGCTTTATCTTTCTTAACTGCCTACAAAACTCATTTATTAAGTTTGTTTGTGTTATTGTATCACTATGTTCTTCTTTTATTTTTCTGATTGTATCCTTCTTTTTCCAAACTACATTAATGTATCTTTCTATATATTCAACATAGTGTAGTTTTATGTTATTCTCATACATAGTAATAATACTGATTGTAAGATATTCTAATACATTATTAAGGTGTGTATAATCTAATGTTTCTTCTTGAATGAAAGGTTTGAAATCAGTATTATAAAATGCTGTTAATTGTTCTTTCAACTCTCTTACTTCTTTTTTGGGAGGTCTTCCATTTAATGTTTCCTTACACATTATCTTCATACAAGAATTAACAAATAGTCTATCAATAGCAGGTAATCCATTATTCTTTTCAAAATAATCTAATAAATAGAGTTTCATAAACATTAATGTATTGATAACAATTTTATTACATCTTACTACAGCATTTGTAATTTTTGGAATGTTTATTTCAGGGTGCTTCACAATATGCTTTAATGGCACTTTGACACATTTGAAATAGTCTAAATGCTTGTCTGGAGGTTTCTTATTTTCAAGAGAACTCATAATTATATTTAAGTTTGTATTCTTTAAGTACATTTTTATTTTCAATAATATAACGCCAGAAGTTAATACATAGAAAAATAATAAAAATTGACACATTATATAAAGTTTTGTCAGCATTATGATATAACTATGGAGACTGAACCTCTTGTACCCTTTGGAAAGTATAAGGGGCAACCTATCACAACATTATTGAATGATACAAAGTATTTGGATTGGTGTAAGCAACAAGAATGGTTCAAGAAGTTTCCTATTGTGTATAACATATGTGTAAATCAAACTATTGTCAATCAGAATGAAAGTAGTAAGACACCAGAACATAATAGAATACAAAACTTATTTTTAGAAGAAGAGAATGTAAAAAGATTGTTAGGCTTGAAATCTTTTGATAAGTATAATAAATGCATACAAATTATACAAGACAGAATGAACTGTGATGATTTTCATAGATATTTTGAAGAATATAATATTGATAATCTCACAAAAAAAAATATATTTATGAATATCGAATTTGAAGGTAAGTTTAATTGGGATATTGTGATAAGATTAGATTCAGATGAGATTGTAAATTTTACTTTCAAAGAACAATACAATAATGTAGACAGAAAAGATTTAGAACTTTTCTTTGTTACAGTTTTCCCCTTGCATAAAAATGAATATTATATCAACTGGTATAATGGAAGAAAACACGCAGGTTTACGCAGATACTCCATCTTTTGTTCAACCACTTATATTGAAGTCAAACCATTATTGGGTGATGATTATCCTTGTGTGTTGAGAAAAATGAAACAGCAAATCTCATTAACAGAAAAACTGAATGATGTGGGTAAATATGTTCTTCTTGTGAAAGATTTCTCTTCATCAACAACATCAAAAGAACAACTCATACAAATATTTCAACAATCAAATATAAAGGTTGTATACTTGAATGATGTCATAGAAAATTCTAACATGCAGATACAATCATATTCATCTGATAATATAAATGAATTAAAAGATAAAATAAAAAAACTTGAAGAAGAAAATATGATGCTTAAAGATAAACTAAAACAATATGAAACTTCTATTTGAGAATAAAAACATACCTCTTACTTCTGATATCTTTTCCATCTACTTTCAATCTACAATCTTGTACCAATATGTCATACTTTTTTTTACATAATTGTTTGATAATTGATAAACAAGGTCTTTTTGCTCTATAAGGTTCTGATGCTCCTATTATTGTTGAAAAACTAAAGAACTTCCTAATGTCTGGTATCATATTCATTATCTTATCTTGCTTTTCCATATAATTATCTAAATCATATAATGTTATACTTTTATTATCATCTAATTGTAAAATATCTATAATCTTTTCTATTATTTCTTCTTGTTCTTGTCTATACAAGATACTTTTTAAGTTCATATTTATGTAATAATATGCAATTAATCCTTATAATTCTTCAGTTTTCTTTTCAAGGTTGACGACTTTCTAATAATGTGTTTGAATGCCTCTTTCTTGTAAGCATAATTGAAATATTTAGCATAGTTTGATGTCTTAATTTTACTGATGGCTTTCTTGATAGCTTTGTTTAGTTCATCATATTTCATAAGTCTTTTATTAAGTCTAAGATAATGCTTTAATTGACTAAACCAATTTTCTATAGCATTTACTTGTGGATTATATGGAACAGAAAATAAATACTTATTACCACTATTGATAATTGCTTGTTTTACATAATCATTATTATGACTACCATCATTATCTAAAATGATAAGGTAATTGTTATATTTATTGAATATGTTTTCTTCTAAAAACTCTACAAATCTTTCTTTTGTTGTTCCTCCTTTTTCATATAACTTATATCCTACACATTTAGAACTTGTTATAGCACACAATAATGTAAAACTTTTGAAAACATAATTATCATTAGACCTTACAATACATCTTTTACCAAGATAACACCTACTATATTCTTTTATAATAATAGGTTGTATAGCAGTCTCATCTAAACAAATGATTTTATTGATAGGGTATTTACTTACCTCATCATAAAAACGTCTTAAATCTTCCTTCAGATTAGTGGGATTTTTATGTCTAATTTTAGGATAATGCTTATGTTTTGTTCTTTTTCTGGTTATGTTATTATCTCTTATTACTTTACCTAAATGCTGTGATGTAATATTGTACGTCTTATATTTTTTATTTATTTGTGTAGATAATTCTTTCATAGTAATCTGTTCGTTTTTATTTAACAAACTAATAGCATATTTAAGTTGTTGTTTAGTAATTTTGTAAGATATAGGTTTTCTATTTTGTCTTTGTAATGTTTTTATCAACTTGTATTTTTTAACCCATCTATACAAAGACTTTTTAGAACAATTGAAAATGTGGCAAACTTCATCTAAACTACTCTTACCTTTCAAATAATATTTGACAGCAGTTAGTTTGTAATCAGTACTTTTATGTTTTGACATTCTAAATAAAGGATATAAAAATGTCTCATTTTAAATCTTCAAGGGTGTATATGTACCCAAGAATATTGCATGTAAAAAAGAACATATAAAAAATACTTGATACAATAAGAAACATGATTGAAAGCATTTTACAACAAGCTCCTGAAGGAGTGACGCAGGAACAGGTTGAAGCTTTGTATAATAAACATGAAGGAAACTCTGTAGCTGTCTTGTCAGAACTCTGGAATTTACCCGCTGACATTAAGAATGTTGCATACAATGAAGAAAAAGATAAGTGGAAAAATATGCGTGAGATTTGTCAAGCACACGAGGAAGAAATGGAGAAATTCATGAAAGCCCAACGTGAAAAAGCTGTAAAAATGTAATGATATATATTCCGTATTTTGAACAAGCAAAAGCTAAAGTGAAGAAAACCATATAAGATTTATTGTTCATAGCGTAAGTAGCATAGCATAAGATATGGTAAAAACAAATAATAGTGAATATCTTTTGAATATAAAGACAATTCAAGCACCTATCTTCAAACAGGTCATAGATGCTTTGAAAGATATTCTTACAGATGTCAATTTAGAAGTAGATGATAGTGGTCTTAAGATAGTAGCAATGGATAATACAAACATTGTCCTGATTCATATGAAACTTGATGCTGACAAATTTGAAGAATATTTCTGTGAAAAGAAGATGTATATCGGTGTTTGTATGTTGAAATTGCACATGCTTATCAAGACTATAGGAACAAATGATTTGATGTCTCTTTATGTTCGTAAGGATGACCCAAGTATATTGGGTATCAAAATTATTAACAATGACAAGAATGTAGAGACCAACTACAAACTATCAACGCTTGACATTGATATTCTCAATATTGAGATTCCTCCTGTAGATTTCCACACCATTATAACAATGCCATCGTCATATCTACAAAAAATCATTAGAGATATGCATAATTTAGCAGACTACATTGAAATACGCAACGTAGCAGAGCAACTTGTGCTCAGTTGCAAAGGAGATTTCTGTACACAAGATACTATATTGGGGATAGAAAAATCACAAAATATAAAAATTTCTAAGAATGACAATACACATGAAATTATTCAAGGTGTATTTAGTCTCAAATACCTAACAATCTTCACAAAATGCACTAATCTTTGTTCCAATGTGGAGATATATCTCAAGAATTCATATCCAATTATATTGAGATATAGTATTGCATCATTGGGAGAAATCAAATTATGCTTGTCGCAACAAGAGTTCTAAATAGTATGACCTGAATCTTTTTTCTTATATAGTTCAATGTGCTTCTTTGACATATATTTGATGAATCGTGATGTATAAACATCTTGCAAAATACTAAAAGACATGTTGAATACACTGTTGATAGTAGGTATGATGAAATTGTGCACAAAATTATGTCCTAATAGTGCTTCACTCAAACTAACAATACTCTCATTGATGTGCAATGTATTCTGTTGATAGATATTGGTTATAATATCATTATTTGATGCATTGATAATGACATCATCATCATCTACATCACCTGCGTTCACAAGTTTCTTGTTGAAATGTATGATTGTCATATTTGGGTCATTCTTATTGACTGTAAACTGTACATATAAAATGATTTTAGTATCTCCTAAAATCTGATAGATATAATAAGGATCCTTCAAAATAGATGTATATTTTATCACAAAACTGGTATCACAATTCTTGATGACTTCATGGCAACTATCAAATATAATATCAATATTATGCAAATTTGTCTGAATAATATTCATAAAGTTATCTGGGATTTCTATCATATCAGAAACAACATTCAAGTCGTTATGGTTATACGCTCTTTTATATGAAATATATTCATTGCTTGCTTTATTTATAACTGATTTATCCCGAAGCATGAAAATTTTATAAATAAAGTGTCTTGAGCATACAATGTTATATATATCTTTTAGTTGAGCATGCACCATAAGAGACATTTTCGTATATGATTATCTATAGATTTCATTATATCTTTTATATCTATTTCACATGCAAAAGCAAAAAAAAATGATATCATATAAATAATATACATCTTATAAACTCATGCCTAAAAGATGCCAACACGATGGTTGCAATACACAGCCCGCGTATAATTACGAAGGACAAACCAAAGCAATGTATTGCAATGCTCACAAGCTACCAGTTATGGTGAATATAAAAAGTAAAAGATGCCAACAGGATGGTTGCAACACAATACCTGCGTATAATTACGAAGGACAAACCAAAACATTGTACTGTAATGTTCACAAACTAACAGATATGATTGATATCAAAAATAAAAAATGCCAACACGATGGTTGCAATACACAGCCTGTGTATAATTACGAAGGTCAAACCAAAGCAATGTATTGCAATGCTCACAAGCTACCAGATATGGTTGATATAAAAAATAAAAGATGCCATCAGGATGGTTGCAACACACTACCTGTATACAACTATCAAGGACAAACCAAAGCAATGTATTGCAATGCTCACAAGCTACCAGATATGGTTGATATCAAAAATAAAAAATGCCAACACGATGGTTGCAATACACAGCCCGCGTATAATTACGAAGGACAAACCAAAGCAATGTATTGCAATGCTCACAAGCTACCAGATATGGTTGATATAAAAAGTAAAAGATGCCAACACGATGGTTGCGATAAACGGCCTGTATACAACTATCAAGGACAAACCAAAGCAATGTATTGCAACGCTCACAAACTAACAGATATGATTGATATAAAAAATAAAAAATGCCAACACGATGGTTGTAATACAAGACCTAATTATAATTTTCAAGGACAAACCAAAACATTGTACTGTAATGTTCACAAACTACCAGATATGGTTGATATCAAAAATAAAAGATGCCAACACGATGGTTGCAACACACTACCTGCGTATAATTACGAAGGACAAACCAAAACATTGTACTGTAATGTTCACAAACTAACAGATATGATTGATATCAAAAATAAAAAATGCCAACAGGATGGTTGCGATAAACAGCCTGTATATAACTATCAAGGTCAAACCAAAGCAATGTATTGCAATGCTCACAAGCTACCAGTTATGGTGAATATAAAAAGTAAAAGATGCCAACAGGATGGTTGCGATAAACAGCCCGCGTATAATTACGATGGTCAAACCAAAGCAATGTATTGCAATGCTCACAAGCTACCAGATATGATTGATATCAAAAATAAAAGATGCCAACACGATGGTTGCGATAAACAGCCTGTATATAACTATCAAGGTCAAACCAAAGCAATGTATTGCAATGCTCACAAGCTACCAGATATGATTGATATCAAAAATAAAAGATGCCAACACGATGGTTGCGATAAACAGCCTGTATATAACTATCAAGGACAAACCATAGCATTGTACTGTAATACTCACAAGCTACCAGATATGGTTGACATCAAACATAAAAGATGCATATCAGAATGGTGCTCTACACTTGTCAGTAATACATTTTATGAAGGATATTGTATGTATTGTTTCATGCATCTGTTTCCAGGCAAACCAATAGCAAGAAATTACAAAACAAAGGAAACTGCTGTCGTGCAATTTGTGAAAGAGCAATTTCCTGATATAGAAATCACAACAGATAAACGTATTCAAGGAGGGTGTTCAAGACGTAGACCAGACATATTCATGGACCTTGGTTATCAAATTATAATAGTGGAGATAGATGAGAACCAGCACACAGATTACGACTGTTCCTGTGAAAACAAACGCATAATGGAATTATCTCAAGATGTAGGACATAGACCAATAATATTCATCAGATTTAACCCAGATGACTATGAAAAAAATTGTCATACAATAACATCTTGTTGGAGCAATAACAAACAAGGCATTTGTTGTGTAAAAAAGAGCAAGCAAAAAGAGTGGAACAGTAGACTACAAGTACTACAAGAAACTATAGCCTATTGGTTACAACCAAATAACAAAACAAACAGATATATACAAGTTGTACAATTGTATTATGACGAATGAGATAATTATATACACAATAAGTAAAAGCAAATCATGTTACATCCTGCAATACATGTATTGTTGCCTGTATTAGCTGCATGCATATTGAACGGATATATATACTTGATGGGGTGGAATAGCACCAAATCTGAAAATCCCCTTTTACCTCCTGGATATGTTATAGGAATTGTTTGGATTATTATTTTGGCATTATTGGGTTATGCACATTATCTGGTATATCCATCGTATTCATCTTGGGTGATTGTTGCTGCAATTGTTTACTGTTTGATGTATCCATTTCTGACAAATGGTCTCAAAGATAGAATGATGTATCTATTCAATGGTATAGCATTGATATTTGCAATACTGGTTTTTGCAACATGCTATTCTACTGTAGTAGAATCTGCTGTATATACAGTCCCATTTTTGTTATGGTCTGTATATGTGAACATTGTAACCATTGCATATGCATTTGGGTTCGTCTAGACATCCTCTGAATGTGGTTTATACATGAGTGTTGAAAATTTAGGAATATTTATGTTATAATTACCTTTGCACGCATATTTGTTTTCTTTTATCCATATTCTGATAATGTAATAATTTTTTTTCGGACTGATAGATATACCATTTACATTTGTAGAATACTCATTATTTTTCCCAATAGTTTCTCCCAAAATCTGTGTACATGTTTCGAAAAACTTCTCTTCCAATGTAAACTTGTTTAATTTATAAGAAAAACATCCACCATTCTTATTGTACTCATCTTCCCAGCGTGGCATGATATGCTCTCTCATAATAAAAAACATCCCTTTGTGAAAAAGGTCTTTAAAAGTTGCAAACACTTGAGCAAATTCCTCAATGCTGCTTATAGTACATATGAATTTATAGCTCTTATCCTCCCAATTATGGTCAAACGGGTCATGAAAGTATATGGACCATATATCATTCAAATAAAGTGCCATATCAGAACGATATATCTTGTATATACAGAAGTCTTATATACACTAATCACTATCTTCGTCTTCGTCAGTATCTATATCAAATTTGCCATTCAAATTCATTCGCGTAAACTCTTTCTTGGTATGGGTGTCTGAATCATTATCAGAAATATCTCCAAAATCAATATAGTTGTCATCAATATGTTGATGCGAATCACTTGCTGTATCAACTGTTTTATAACTATAGGAATTACAAAGTATCTTAGAAAACTTGCCTTCATTCATCAAGCATTGAACCTGATCTGAATTATATTTATGTACCACATCAACTTTAGATTCTTGGTAGTCTCTTTTGGAAACTACTACTATATCTCCTGATTCTATAATAACCCTGTTATTGAATTTCCTCAATGTTCCTCTTATAATTCCAATTGCTTCTATACCACTATTGGTTAACACAAGTACCCTACAATTGCCTAGCAACTTCTTAACATATGCATATTCTTCATATTTTGAATCCATTTCATAGTTGTCAGTGCGCACATTGTTAAACTTTTGATGCTTCTTTTTTTGTCTAATGCTTGCTTGATACATTTTTTATTAGCGTTCTCACTTATATAATATACTGATAATCTTTATATATATATTTTTCATATTTAGGAATATGTAATTGGAAAAAATGAAAACAAATTATTCAATTCTTATTGAACAAAAACAAAAAAATGAAATGATGCATAGAAAATTATTCCACAGTTCATTAAGAATGACAACAACTGAAACCAACACCCGCAAAATCATCAACAACTTCATGAATAATGTTGATAATAACAAATCATACACTCTTAAACAACTTGACAATGTTCTATGCAAATCATACAAAACATATGAAAACAAAAAGGCACCAACTGCATACAATATGTACATCAAAGAAAAAATGGCTGAACTGAAGTCAACAAATTCTGCATTGACTGCAAAAGAACTTATGAAAATGGCTGCTTTAGGATGGTCTGAACAAAAAAAACAAAATCAGGATAGTAATACAATTGTACCTGTAATTGTACCTGAAACAGTACCTGTAATTGTACCTGAAACAGTACCTGAAACAGTACCACCACCATCATCACCTGTCTCACCCGAACCTGTAGAAGAACCCAAAACACCTCGTACTGAACCCACACCTCCAAAAGCACCAAATGCTCCCAAAAAAGCTACAAGAAAAGCAAAGTAAAACAACTAAAAAGATACTAAAATATAAAAACCTAAAAATAATATTTTTTAGCTTTGAGTGTCATTATTTCTGTTCCATAGCAGTTTTTTGATATCTTGTATCTTCATGTATTTGTTTATATTATTCAGTTCAAATTTTTGTTTTAATTTGGATTCATAATTCTGAATAGCATTGTGTTTGTCTATATCTATTTTCCTTATTGTGAAATCAAAATGCGCTTTATATTTATTAAATTTGAGAAACTCGTCATTGCGAATATATTCTAATATATTGATTGTTTTAACATCATTATCATATTGTGAAATTTTTTCATTTATATCCTTAACATCTTCAATTGTTAAATTATCAATAGCCAGAAGATTCAAAATTGTTTCATATTTTTTGTTATATTTTTCACGATATGTTATGAGTAAATTCTGTTTATCTTTCAATTGCTCAAGTAATTCTCTATAGTTTTTGAATCGTATAACACTGCTTAATATTGTGATAACTGTTCCCATAGTAAGTGTCAATATATTCATGATAAAGGATATTACATATGTATCAGTAGATACACTATCGCTATTGTTGATAAACTCTATGATACTAAGTCTAAATGCCTCTATCAGTGTGACAATAGATGACAATATGAGTATAGACAGAGATATTGTATAGTATTTTTTATATATTTTATCATATGCTGCTGATATTATGAATAATTTATCATTTGTTTTTTCCTTATCTTTTGTTATGTGATCCAATAAATCTACAACAGCTTCGTTATTTTTTTTGAATTTCAAAATGTTCTTGATATAATCATTTTGTAATAAGGAATTCAAATTTACAATATTATTATTATCATCTGTTGCTTTATGTGTATATGCTATTGCATTTGTATCTTGTAGGTCTTGGATGACACCATCTGCATTCATGCTATCTACTCATTAAATGGATTAAAAATTCCACGACCTATGTCAGGTTTTTGATTCAATACATTCAAGAGAAAATCAATAAGTTCTTTATTTGTTTTGTCAATATTGTTCAAAATATCTTTGTTAAAATTGTCCAAATTATTGCATTGTTTTTGAATATCCTTAAGTAAAACATCCATACAGCTATCCTATTTCATAGAAAGAACAAAAAAGTACATATACATATATTTCTTTGTACAAAAAAATAAATATTTATATTCTTTCTCCATTATACTGATATGTACTTTTTAGAGCCTAGGAATAATATTTTTATGAAAATGGTCAACCATTGTCTCCCATCTGTAATGAGTTAGGATATTTTCTCTCCCTCTCTTACCATGTTTTTCTGCCAATTCTGGATTGCTTAGGTACTTCCAGAATGCCTCAGCATATTCGTGTGGGTCTGTCAATTCAGCTTTGCCCCCAATTCCATTAGACTTATTATCCAAATAAATAGAAATTGTCGGCTTCACTAAAATAGCAGTTTGTTCATTGAGAAATTCTTTAATACCACCAACATATGCAGATACTTGAGGCTTTCCTACACCTGATGATTCAAACCCAGTTAGACCAAAACCTTCTCCGTCGCATGAGTTCAACCCTACATCAGTTGCATTATATAAAATGTTGATTTCACGGTCAGATAATTGCTGAGGCATTGGAATAGCTTGTATAGTTGCTTTAGCATATTCCCAAGGAACATCTCTGAACTTGACTTCATTTTCTAATACATCCATTAAATCCCAATACCCACTTATCTGTGTTCCTACTATAAGTTTGACTGGTCTTTTGGTATGCTTGTTCACTTTAAAATCTCCTTTTTTGTTCTTGACATTAACTTGATAATGTCTTTCTACAAACTCTGCCCATGCCATAATAGTGATATCCCATCTCTTTCTTGGCTGATTTCTGTTCAAATTGAGAACCATGAATGCATCATGTTCAAAGTTGAAATACATGCGGCATAATCTGGTAGGGATAGGATAATACAAACGTGTGTCAAAACCATGTGGAAATATGTACATGGGTATACTTTCCTTAATACCCAGCTTTCTAGCTATGTCTGCCCAATATGGTGTAAATGCTATAATGGCATCATAGTGCTTATTGAGCAATTCTATATAAGATTTCTTTTGATATGGATAAACTTGATCCATATAAGATACAAGTTTGAAGTTTTTGCGTTCAGACCCACATTCATTCATAATATTGTTTGTTATGGCACTTGTTACCACATTATCATTAAAAATAATGATGATATCTTGAGGATTCTGTTTCAAATATCCTGCTATCTCAAGTTCCCCAAATCCATTACGTTTAGGATTCTCTGTTGCATATGCATCATGAATCTTGACAGTACTTGGTATGTCTTTACGAATTGCTGCACCCAATGTATTTGCAAAATTCTGGAAACCATACACTGTTAATTCAACATCATCGTGTGCACCTAAATGTTTGGATATGTAATAGACAACCTTGGAATATCCATTACTCGTTCCAATAGGATATGTTCCGCATAACATAATGCGTTTCTTTCCATTTATGGATGGTTTCCACCAAGATGTTGAAGGAAATGATTCAAAATAAGACTTATTAACAATTGTAGGTTTGTCAATAGTTTCATATTTTGTATCCTTCAAGGATTCCTCGCCGACTATGATAGAATTTTTTAAAATGTTCATTACATATTTTATGATAATATTCCCTTATGTAAGTTTCACAATATCATGTCGTTTTTGCATGTGTTTTGTCATGAGTATGAAACCTTTCAAAATGAGGTTGTCAACATCATGTTGTTCTAGTTTTACCATTACATCATGTTCTCCCATTTCAAATTTGAAGGACTCATCATAAGGCAAATCCTCTAATTTCAGCAAAAAATTTTCATTTTGGCTTGCACTTTTGTATACAGATTGATGAACTAAGTTCAGAGTCATAATTTGCATACAAATAAGGACATAATTCATGAAATTAAATTCTGTATTTTTTTCATAGTTAACAGAATTTTTCAGCTTGTCTGATGGCATTATTAGGACAGCAAGGATATTTTCTTTAGGCACATTTACAAAAATATCCATAGGTAAATCCTTAGATATGACACCGTCTATATGATATTCCCCATCAATACATACTGGTTCAAACATTATTGGTACTGACATTGATGCCATTATAGTGTCTATAACAGATGCATTTGGTGTGTTTTCTAAAGAAAATATTGTACGTTGACCATTATTTACACATGTTGTATTGATGAAAATGTTTACACCAGTTCTTTTTGCTAATTCTATGTATGTTATGTCATCAACTTCGTATACTTGTTTTAAATATTTCTTAACAGGTCTCATCATAAATTCAACAGATACAAAGCCATTTGATTGTAATAGCTTGGAAAAACTTGTTTTATCTATGCACAAGTACCTACTGTTATTGAGTTCTTTAAGTAAATCAACATACTCAGATTCAATAAAATCCACAGGTGTTTTGAGTGCAATATACAAACAATATAAAGCACCGATTGAAGACCCTGATGCATATCTTATATCATTTATCATATTCTCAATATAGAGATATCTAAGTATTCCCAGATATGCCATGCCTTTTATACCACCGCCTGATAAAGCAACATGTGTAATCATGATAAATTATTCATGTATATTTCTTATATTCGGACTATGGTATACTGCGAAGATACGGTTCCAATAATTTGACTGTACGTTTCATACCAAGGCTAATAGCAATTTCTGTTATTTGGTCACATAAAAATATGATTAATGTTCCTATAAAAATGAACAAACCAATGTTAACAAGGTTTTTATAGAACATATCTTTTTTATCAGTATATATCGGTTGCGCTACAGAAGCATGCACCTGTGCTGATGCCATTGGTTTGTAAGGTATAACATCTGGTTCAGGTATTTTATTTACAGGTGTTTCTTTTACCGGTTCCAACTCTTTGTAATTGAGATATTGTTCTAATTCTTCGTCATAATATGGCTGTATTACAGATTTAGCAATATTTTCTTGTTTTTTTTCTGAATGTATTGAAGATTCCGTGTCTGCTATGGCTACTACATCTATTGTTGCGTCAGAATAAGCAGGTTGCTTAACATGTTCATCGGATGTTGTTAATGTATCTGAAATAGGAATATGTTTCTTCTTTTTCTTTTTTTCAAATGTGTCAACATCATATGCTTCCTTCAATGTGCTATAATTCATGTTGTTTTGTCTATTTCTATATTGGAAAAGAAAAAGCAAAAAATATTTTTATAGATAATAAGTATGGATATGGATATTCAACTTATACTACGAGGACTTGTAAATGGTATATTAGCAGCATATCTTATTATTTATGCATTGCGTCCAGCAGTCCCTTATCCAGATTTGATTTTAGAAGTATTTGAAAATTTGTGGATGTTCTTAGTGTTGCTGATTTTGAATTATTACGTGTTTTTCTGGGATGCCAAAGCAGGTGTGATGTTGTTATTGTGTGTTATTGCCCTTGTTTTTGATTATTTATTGTTTACACAGAAAGGATATAAGAAGGTTATGATTTTGACTGAAAAGTTCCAAAATATGCATATAGACGATGATGATGTAAATGCAGACATATTACATGCAATTAAAAAATACACTGAAAAGCCAATTCAACAGATATAATAGGTGTATAATATAGAATGTTATTGAATTTTGATCCTTTGAATTTGTTTGCAATATTTTTGATGCAGTTGGCAAACAGATACATGAAGTTTGACTTGACTGAAAATCAGGAAAAACTTATGATGCATCCGTATACTCAAGTTGCCATGTATTCCAGTGTTATTTACCTAACTACCAGGAATATACCTATAACTTTGCTCGTAATCATATTATCATACACGTGTATATACATATTATTCAATGAAAAACATTATATGAATCTTATATCTCCTGTGAATAAATCAGATATACCCACAAAAGAAATATATAAAAATAATATACTCAAGTATCATAGCTAAGGTGGTGAAATCCTATTCACATAAGATAATGGTTGTGTCCAGTATTTATTTTTATATTTTGTGCGAACCCTGACTTGAAGTTCCACATTGTATATTGTCAAGACTATTGTAATACCTATGATTGCAATTGCTACAGCTGTTCTAGGATTATTGCTATAGTATAATATCATAGAGATACACATAATAAGTGAAATACGAATGACAAGGTTTGTATATGCCTTGTAGTAATATGCCTCTAATTGCTTGATGTTCAAATTTTGATTTGAACTTGCTGTATGTGCTTCTATTGCAGTTGATGTTTTATTGTACTGGTCATATTCTTTGTTCAGAACTGGTTTAATCATCTCATAGTTAAGCCCGCTCACGCTATCATTGATATTATACATGACTTGCATATCCATATCATTGAAGATGTTTGATATTTCATAATCACCAGTAACCTCCTTATAATAATCTGCTTCTTCAATCTGTAATTTCTTTGCTTCTACTTTACTGGCAAGTAGAGATGGTAAATCTTCATAGTGCTGCTTTTCACGCAATTCTTCTTGAAATTTTTCTTCTTTCGTCTTGAATTCTCTTCCAAATTCATCATCCAAGTCTTGTTTTTGCAGTTTAAGGTCCTGTATTTGAATATTTTTTCGTAATATCAATGCATCAATCCTGGATTGTGCAGCATTCAACATTCCTCGGGACCATCCTTCTGCTGTTGCCAACTCTCGTTCAAGCCTCTGTTTTTCAGCAAGAATACTGTCCCTGTTTCTCCTACTATCTAACAACAATGCTTCAAGAGATAATACTAAAGCTTCAGAATCTGTAATATATGTATCATATGTAAGTATTGATGTGTCTGCAAATGCTTTTAATTGAATATAATCACTTTCACTTTGCTGTAATGCCTTGGTATCTGCATTATATTGGTCCGTATAAGCCTTGTCTGTTTCATATTTTGTTTTTATAGCTTGCAACATATTGTCAACATTGGTTTCATTTAAGTTATATTTTTCATTTAATTGTGCCAATAATTCAGCAGCTTTTTCAATAGCATCATTTTGTTCTTGTAATGCTGTCTCACGAACCCTATAATAAGCTAAATATGCAATCTCTGCACTTGCTTTTGCTGTCCTCTCATCTGCTTGCAATTTTTCCATATTAATTGATGCAATGTCTGAATAATAGTTTTGTGTTGATGGACTAATACTTGTATTTGCTTGTGCTAAATCAGCTTGCAACTTGTATACTTCTGCATCACTTGTTTGCTGTGAAATACTAAGGTATTGTTTGAATTTTGTAATGACATCAACTCTTTGCATATTCAATTGGTTGACATTTGCACCAGTGTCTAAAATATAATTACTGGTTTGCATATATATATTTGAACTTATACCGAGGTTGCTAGATGACATTGCAAATTCTATCAATTTGTTTGCAATCACCTGTTCATTTTGACTATATACTAAGTTGCAACTCTCCAGAATTCCTTGAGCCTCATGAACATTATTTACCAACTGCCCACGTAATGTTGATATTTGTCTTTCAATCAAATTCTTATTATCAATAAATAATATATTAGATGCAGCTATAGCAGCTTGAGCTGCCTGGTATCTTGCTGTAGCATTGGTTGCATATTGTATAGCTTTTTGAATGGCAGAAGGTGGACCAAGTGTGGCAGCAATATTTTGTACTATAAGCTCCTCCTTCTCCTTGTCTGGTACAACAGGATAATATCGTAATTTTATTTCATAATTGTAATTTGAAAGTACTGGCTGGTACAATGTTATATAAGCATCCACTGTACCTGACCTAAATGCATTCAACATAACTGTGTCATTAAATGTCTGTGATACTGTTATTTCTTGGTTTTCAGAATTTGTTATAGTAATTTCTGACAGTTGTGGTGAAGTATTCACTATTACTAATCCATCCAATACTGCTGATACAGTAGTTTTCCTACAATTTACTTTCAAATCCCACGAAATTAATCCTTTATCGTCATAATCATGTGGTAATTGCATTGGTTGCAATTGAATAAGTGTTTGATTAGCAGATACTGATTTTGCACCACTACTGATGATTGCTTCTTTTTGTTCTCTTGTTCCATTCAACTCCCATTCACTAATGTTCACGCGATTTGATGTAGTACCTGTTATTTTGTTTACAACCATCATATAATATCTATTTGGAATGGTGTTTGTGGTCAGGTTGAATTGTTGAGACATACCAGTGCTGTAAATGATATTATCTTGATTGTCTAATTGCTGCCAAACGTTATGATTGATGTCTGTCCAACCTACATTGGAGTTTGCACCATATATTCTGAACTTCTTTGGACCACATTCAGGTGTATTGAACTTTATTGTATAATTCTTCAATACCATGTATTCACCCAAGTCTATTTTCAAATATTCTCCATTATATGATTGTTTGTACGTATTTTTCGCATTTCCATTCAAGTATGTACCTCCAACTTCTGGTCCACCACTTACCCATGAATCAGATGGACTATTGTTGAATGCAAGAAATGCTGACATTGCAATACTTGATGCATCAACTCGCACTGGAGTTTCGTTGTAATTGAATTCATTTGCTTGGACAGCTACTTTAGGATATTTCGTCAGTACACCTGGTCCTTCAAATTTTTCAAAAACTACCTTATTAAGCATAAAATAGAACACCAGTATTACTATCAGCACCAGAATTGCCAAAATAATAAATATAAATCTCTTTGTTTCCATACTTACATTTGCTGCTATAATGACTAGTGATAACAATATGACAATTCCAAATACAACATTGGCAACTGTTGTAAATGTCTTCTGATAAGCAACATTTTGCGAAATATAATCATGTTGTCTTTTATTTTTTAATAATCTATATTTTGATTTCAACAATTTTTCATTAATTTTAGCAAGTTTATTTGTTTTATCAAAAACCATATCATTATAATCAGTTGTTACGGTTTGTTGTTGCACTGAATTACTAAAATTATTTTTCATATTAATAAATACAGGTAATACATATTGTCTAATGTAGTACATAACTTTTTCGCTAATTTTTACCGCAGGCTGTTGAGTTAATAAGTAAATAGAATGTGGTACAAGATACATCAATTTGAGTCTGCAAAGTCTATAAAAATCTCTGATGTTTTGCAGATACGCAACAGTTGCGTATTTGATGTCATTACCTGTATTCAAATATTGCAAATGTTTAATGATATCCGCCTTAAATAGATTTGTATGTTCTGTAAATGAAATATTCTGATTTGTTATAAATTGGATATCTGACACATCGTTTTGCAAATTATTAAGTCTGGTAATTTTCAGAGTCATGGTAAAGTATCCAGACGCATGTCCATCATATAATTTAAGCAATTTGTTGTCATTCGGTGTAGGAATGTAGCGACATCTTAATGTGATTTCGTTAGGAGCTATTCCAAGTTTACCTGTCTTCATTGTGCTTACATTGTCATAAATTTGAGAAATAATATCAATATAAAAGAAATATTGCTTGATGGTTTCAGAAGCATATCTTGAAATATCAAAATCAACAATTTCGCGATTTTCCTCAGGACTGGCATCTAATATTTTTTGGAAGTTTTCTAAATAATATGTATTATTTTGCAAGATTTCTTCTGCTTCATAAAATTGAATAAAGTTGTACTTCAATATATAATCAATATACTTCTTGTTGACAGAAGAGGCTTGTTTGTCATGTATGAATTTAGAGAATATTAACTTCATCATAGATTCTTCTGATATTGTGTCATAGGCTCTTGCATAGTTATTGGGAGAAATATCATAAACAGATAATAATTTATCATATATCATACCGTAGAGCCCTTCTATAACATATGCATATATAAATTATGTATCTTATATACGTGAAAAATAATTTAGAACTTGTCTGATGGTTTCCTCCAGTATTTGTGTGCAGCTCTTGTACGCACTATGCGAATCAAAGATATTGCATAATATATTATGAAAGGCATATATACTATTATGAGCATGTAAATTGTATACACAAGGGATGTTCTAAAAAGTACCAATACAATGGATGTTGCAAACAGTAAATTTAGGACCAAGTAAATAGTGGCAACAAGAATCTTGTTATTTCTTTTTTCTATTTCAATGTCCATAGTTGAGTTATATTCTGCTGCTTGGATACTATCTTTTCTGCTATTAAAGTCTGCATATTCTTTGTGCAATGATGACAAGATAATGCTATTAGCTATGTAGGTTGCTGTGTTATTGATATGCAGTGTTATTTTTGTACTAATATCGCCAATAGATGCTTTAATCCCATATACATTATCAGCAGTATATTTATATCGCTGGGTTTCAATCCATTTTTGTACTATTTGGACAGTTAGATCACTTATTTGCTTCTCTACTGGTTTGCCCATTTCTTTATAATTGAAAATGTTCCTAACATGTGTATCAATATCATTCCTGATAGTTCTTAAATCTTCTCTAAGCCTATCCATGTAGTCTTTGATGTCTTGTATTTCCTTTTCTTTTGCATTCTCAGTATCTAAATATTGTTGTTCTTTTTGTGGCAATAAGATGTTTGAAGTATTTGCATATGTGTCATTGATTGCTCTTACAAGCATCTCATTTGCAAGTGGTGTGTTTTGAATTATATTGATATTGTTGTCTTGTTCTTTTTGCAATGCTTGTAATTGTGATTGGAGGTCTCTGTAGGTTTTTTCCCTGATATCACGGATATCTTGACTTGCTTGTGCATTTGTCTTTGCAGTTTCTGTTAATAGAAGCTGTGTAGCTTTCTCTTCTTCAGCTTTGGCTCTTTTTATTTCTGCATCTGCTGCTTGAGCATCTATTATTTTAGATTCACTTGTATCACTTAGAATCTTTTGTTTTCGTGCTAATGCATCTTGTGTTTCCTTTTGTGCTTGTTGGACATTATCCATCAGTTTAGCCAAATAAGCTGCTGCACCTTGAGTAATATATTGTTCTCTGAGATTGATAAGAGCATTGGCGATATCCTTGGTTTTATCAGCATCAAGTTGTGATTGTATGACAATACCAGATTCTGTTAATGTACCCAGTTGTGAAGTAAAATCATTAAAATTAATGTTACCCAATTTTTGCAAGAATGCTTGCAGAAGAGCTTCTTGAAGCTTAATTTTTGCTGCAATGGTAGTAAGTCTAGCTTGTTCTGCATCATACTGTGCTTTCTTAGTATTAGCTGCAGCAGTAGCTGATTCTATATCGCTTATTTGTTTAATTTGTGCCTCTATTTGTACCCTTCTTTGTTCAATAGCTTGTTTTTGTGAAGAATTTGTACTTGGACTGTTTAGTTGAGCTTGAAGTGTATCTCTTGTTTCTATCAATGGTTGTAGCTGAGCTTTTAGATTATTTTCTACCTCCACACTTTCTTCAACTTTCTTATCAGCATCACTTTCATTTTGCAAGGCAGCTCGTACAGCCGCTTGTAAACCATCCAACTGTTCTTGATATGCAGGAGTAGTTGATGCAACACCTGGGAAAACTGGGGGTGCAGTAGTAGGCAGTCTCTGCAATACAGCTGGAGCAGGAGGTGGTGCAGGAGGTAGTGCAGGAGGTAGTGCAGGAGGTGGCGCTGGAGGTGGCGCTGGAGGTGGTGCTACATTAGTCTTGATGACACCATACAAATCCCAGTTAGTTATTTGCAGAGATGTTGTATCTATAAAATTAGAAGAATATGCACTAAGCTCATTCACTACAATAGAGTAGTATCTATAGCCTTCATTGTTGTTTGTTGTTATTACTTCACTTGCAATACCTGTTGTATTTTGAGATACTGCAAATTCTTTTTGGTAAACAGGTGCATCTATTTCATATGTTCTATCTGGATTAGATGTGATATTTTGTAAAGGTGCATTTGCTGCTGTTTTTACAGTGAGAGGAATGTCAGTTACGTTAGTGGTACCATTTGCTAATTTACCTGTTCCTAATGCCAAAACTGTTCCATCATTTTTAACAAAATAAGAAACATAATCTGATGCATATATTTCTGTTATACCTGACAAATCTTCAGTTTGTGATAATTTTATGAATGATGGATACTTCGCGTTAAAAGTCATTTTACCTTGTTGAGAATAAGAATTCATTCCATTTGCCAGAACTTTTCCATCATTTTGTAAATACAATGTATAATCATCACCTGTTGATACCTGTTTTATATTTGTTAACAATTCTCCAGATGCATTTTTCCTAACATATCTTGCATATATACTATAGTTACTAATATCTGCTACAAGTCCTGTATAAACAACTTGTCCACATCCAAAGACTTTTCCATCATTTTGTACAAACATAGATACTCTACCATATGTTGATATTTGTACAACATTTGCTAAATCTTCTGTGACTGATATCTTAACAAATGTTGCATATACAGTTTTTGTATCATTTCCATTACCAAGTTGGTAATAATCATTTTTTCCACAACCAAGAACTTTACCATTTTTTGTTAAAAACAAAGTGTTTCCTGAAGAAGACACTATCTGCACGATATTTGTAAGACTTGTATTTGCATCCATTAATACTGGTTGTGTAAATATATTATTTGTTCCATCAACTTTAACAACTGATGAACCCATTCCAAGATAAGCATAAGCATAACCATAAAGGTCATTGCATCCACATGCAATTACAGATAAATTCTTTTTAAGAAAAAATGAACTATACATGCCAGTACAAATATGTATTATATCCAAAAGTATGTTATTTCCAGTATTATCTAATACATACCCTGGAATAAAACTATTACTTGTTTTACGGCCTAAAACACCAAAACTACCCCAGTCAAGTCCAGATGATACAACATAACCATTTTTATGAAGAAATAACGAGTGCATATATCCTGCTGATACTTCTACAATATCTTTTAGTGGAATTGCTTCACCATCAAAATATGTGGCAAAACTATAACCAATAGACAATTTATCAGTATGACCAAATATACCATAATTGTTAGTTCCACATGCAAATACTTTTCCATCATTTTGCAAGAATAATGTTTGACTTGAATTAGTACTTAAAATGCTATTTCGTTGATATTTCTTTTTAGACCCCGTAGTAGTCTCATAAGTAGGATTAGGTACATAATTTAACAGCTTCCAATTAGTATCTTTCATATCAATTAAGGAATTAGCACTATTTGCAGCATAAATTTTGAAATTCTTAGGACTTCTGCGAGTGTCTAAATATTTTAGGGTATATGATGTAAGTGTAGCAGGGACACCTAAATCAACAATCATATATTCACCGTCTGATGCAGTATATAACCCTTTTATTTCATCATCCATTAATGTTTTATTATATATTCTCATATCTGCATATGAAACAGTTGTCTGCACAGCAGTTTGTTGATTAAATAAATTGAGCAGTTTCTGGTTTCCAGAAGCTGAAAATACAAAGTTTTTCTTTTCAAATTTGAATTGTCCATTCATATAAAACTTTAAACTTCTACCACTTCTAAAGTCATATGTAAATACATAATGATTTGGTTTATTTAGTTCATATTCAATAATATTGGTGTATTCATTATAATTGACATTCTCATAAACATCTGTGGATGTGCATGTTTTATCATTGTAACATTGTACACTTCTACTGTAATTTATTGATGGTCTTCCATCATAATAAATTGTATTACTTTCATATGTAGAACTTCCAACACCCCACACCACACAAGAACATGAATAAGTTCTTCCAACTACCATTGATGTACCTGGAGTGGTTTTTTTTGTGCTATAACCACTTACAAATAGAATGTTCTTGTTTTTGTTGTTATTACCAAGATTATTATAGAAACCTGTATTATCATACTTCAAGAATATATCATCATCTATACTGAATATTTTATTACAGCATGCAGAGGCTTTGCACCAAAAACTAATACTAAAATTGTTTGTATTTACTTCAATAACTGAACTTAGTTTATATGTAGTTTCATCTGTATATTTGTTTTGAGCTGTTACCTCCAGTGTATTACCTAATTTGTCATCATTTGCATATCTTATTGTTCCACTTACATTTGTTGTTATATCAAAGTCTGTATTTTGTATGGAATCTGACAAACTATTGTCAAATTTCCACCAGTATTTCAGATTTGCACCCTCATTTGGAAATGATGCAGACATTATTCTACGTGATGCAACACCTTGTGCAAAAGAATTTATTGGTGTTTCCCAAGATGTATCATGATTACCGTCAAATGCATACCAGTATTGTGAATCTGTTTTTTTAGAAGAACCAATAAATTTTATATTATTATTACCTATGCAACTTACATATGAGTCGCTTGTCGCAAGGGGGCAAATCAAAAGAGGATTACCTGCTTTATCTGTTGATGAAATAGGAGCAGTTGTAGGAGCAGTCGTAGGAGCAGTTGTAGCGGCAGTTGGAGTAGGTAAAGGTATAGTATATCTAATAATTATACAACCAGAAGTTCCTTTGTCTGCAGGTCTATTATCTGTATCTGTGTTTGCTCCAGTTGATGAATTATATTTTGTTCCTGTATTACCTCCATTACCTCCAGCACCTACTTCTCCTTTACCTCCTTTTCCTGCTGTTAACATATATACATAATGATTTATAGATATACCTCCTCCTCCTCCTCCTGAATATATTTCATCAATACCTTTTATAGTTGTTTTGAAACCATTTCCTCCATTTCCAGTAGTATCTGTACCTGTTCTACCTGAACCATTTGAGCTAGCTCCTGCGCCGCCTCCACTACCATATGTACAATAACTAGTGCCATATGATGTTGTACATGCGCTTCCAGTACCCCCAGATGTATATCTTGTTATATTGCCATTTACATTATTGTATGTTTCATTGCCTCCTCCATCAGCCTTGAATATTACAACAGCATCTGCTGGCAAAGTCTCTTTTTCAATATAGGAGCTACCTCCATTCTGATTTTGTTCTCCACCTTTCCCTACTGTTAAATAATATGTTGAATTAGACTCAAAAAGTTGATTGGTCATGTAGACTACAGCACCACCTGAACCACCTGCACCCATACCTGGACCTTTGCCACCTGCACCTCCTCCTACCAAAAATATATCACATCTGGTGTCTCTTGAAAATGTTAGAGCATAATTTATAGTAGTATTATTAAAAACTAAGTAATAATCAGTTTCTGATGCAATTACTTTTACAGGTCTGATAACAGGATTGGATGTTATGGGATGTGTCTGAGTATTGAACAATTCTTTAGTATTTAGTTGCAACAGGTAATATACCACAATGTATATGAAAGCAACTAATATGATAATACCAATACCAATTGGTGCATCTGGGTTTGCTCCTGAGCCATAGTATAATGCAAATACTCCTACCACAATAATGATAGCTATTATAACAGTTATCCAGAATATATATTGTATATAATTATCATTCAGTTCAGACTTGATTTTTTTATTTTTTCTAATTTTGGTGCCACTTTTGTGCATCTTGTCATTAATTTCTGCCAACTTGTTGGAAGTCAGAAGAATCTGATTTGACAATTCAATACTGTCTGTGCGAATATTTTTCACAACAACAGAACCTTTCAAATTGAAGAAACAGTATGCCAAATAACGAATGATGAAATCATCAACTGTCTTATTTACTTTGGCTGCACATGCTAAAGTGTAATAAACAAGCTTCAATCTACAGAATTTGTAAAATGCTTGGATATTATACAGGTACTCATAACTGCTCTTGAAAATATCAGTTTTGCCAATATAAACCAGATGCTTTTGGATATCATTTTTGAATGCATCACACATGTTGATAACCATGTCTGGTGTATCATGTTTTATGTTGACTATGGCATATTTCGGCATTCCAGTTATGTTGTCATGGTCATATTTGATGTCAAATGTATAATAGTCAGCCTTTCTGTATAGTTGCCATGTTTGCTCTTCAAATACATATCTGCATTTGATAGTTATTTGTTTGGTACCTTTCTTATTTGCAGATAAGAACCCATAGAATTCCGACAATATGTCAAGAAGACAGTAATATTTAATAACATCCTGATTATTGTAATAAGATACATCTAAGTCAAAAATGTTGTTTTTATTAGTATTTGGTGTTTGATGACTGAAATCATGACCAAAAAATTTAACCTTTTCCAGGATGTTTGCAAAGGCATTTGCTGTCTGATATTTCAAGAAATATGATATCATTCTGTCATCAATGATGAATGTATTTGAGAATAAAGATGACATGATATTTTCTTCATTTATTTTCTTGTCATAGAGGATTCTCACAGAATTGTTCTGGTATTTTGTCATGATGTTGACAATATTATTGAACTGTGTTTCACTCATGTGTATCTACAGAATATGAATATTTATTTTTTTATATTATTGACAGTTCAAAACTTCAAATTTGTGTAAATAAACACAGCCAATTTTTTGCAGAATGTGTAAGTATTGTGGAAAAAATAAAAAATGATTTGTCTTGTGAATTTTATACATATCCCTCAATTCGGAACAGTTGTGCAAAAGAAGTTATTTAAAACTTATTATAATATTAAGAGATATGTCTATATATCCAGAGCTGTCGTATACGGACCAAAAAGTAGATATTCAGGATGTAAAAGGAATCCAATTCAGTGTACTAGGACCTGATGAAATCATTGCCAGGTCAGCTGTTGAGGTTATAAGGACAGATACTTATGCAGGCAATGAGCCTGTAGTTGGAGGTCTCTTTGACTCTCGTATGGGCATCTTGGAACATAACAAGGTGTGTAGTACATGTGAACAGAAGAATATCTTCTGCCCTGGGCACTTTGGACACATTGTATTGGCAAAACCAGTGTTTCATGCAATGTTCTTTGATATAACCAGGAAGATTCTAAGGTGTGTGTGTCATAGATGTTCTAAGATATTGATATCACCCAATACTACCAATCCTGAGTTGAAGAATGATATACAAAAAATCATGTCTATCAAGGATAATCAGATGAGGTGGAATGCTTACTTTAAACTTTGTAGTACCAGCACAAAGATTAAACTATGTGGTGATGACGGTACAATTGGATGCAATGCAAAACAACCTTCCAAGTACAATAAGGATGGTCCTATGAAAATTCTCGCAGAATGGAAAGAAAAGAATGAAAAAGCCGAAGATGCAGCTCCCAAAACTACTCTGGAATTCACTGCTGAAGATGTCCTGCGTATTTTCAAGAGAATTTCAGAGGCAGATATGGAGCTTATGGGTTTTAATCCAATATGGAATCGCCCTGAGTGGATGATTTGCACTGTATTACCAGTTCCACCACCGGCTGTGCGACCAAGTATCATTGAAGAAAATGGTCAAAGGCGTGAAGATGACTTGACACATAAGCTTAGTGAAATTATCAAGACAAATAATAACATTCTTGACAGAATCAATAAGGGTGCATCTGAGGAGACTATTAAGCTTATTACGATGGTTTTACAGTATCATATATTCACGCTCATAGATAACCAGATTCCTGGACTGGCTCCTTCACAACAGAGGAATGGAAGAAAGCTAAAATCTGTGTCTGACCGCATGAAGAAGAAGGAGGGACGTATCAGAGGCAACTTGAATGGTAAGCGTGTTGACCAGTCTGCAAGAACTGTTATCACACCCGACCCTTATATCAGTATCGATGAACTTGGTGTTCCTGTGAAGATTGCAATCAACATAACATTCCCTGAGATTGTAAATGAGCATAATATTGACCATCTTAGAAAACTTATCAAGAATGGTCCTGATAACTGGCCCGGTGCTAAATATGTCAAGAAGCAGAATGATGCTATTACTATCAATCTGAAGTATGCTCAGAATGAGATTGAGAAAATTCTAAGGGAGCTAAAAGCTGGTGATGTTGTGCACAGACATTTGACTGACGGAGATTACATATTATTCAACCGTCAGCCATCTCTTCATAAAATGAGTATGATGTGTCATAAGGTGATTGTTATGCCTTATCAGACATTTAGGTTGAATGTATTGGATACACCTCCTTACAATGCTGACTTTGATGGTGATGAGATGAATTTGCATTGTCCACAGAATATCCAGACTATGAGTGAACTCATGGATATTGCAGCAGTCCCTTACATGATTATAGCACCAAGGGATGGTAAGCCTATTATTGAAGTTGTTCAGGACACTCTTCTTGGTTCTTTCAGATTGACAAAAGATTGGACAGAGATTAAGGACAAAAGCATGGCAAATCTGCAAATGGTCAACAGTTATTTCTCAGGAAAACTTGACAAACCTAATAAGAATTATGAATATACTGGAAAACAGGCTTATTCCCAGATTCTTCCACCTGGACTTAATATCAGTCGTAAGAACAAGGCTGAAGAAAAGTTTGTCATCAAAAACAGCATTGTAGAGAGTGGAACTCTTGATAAGACAGTATTTCATGGTATGACTTCAGGACTCATTCCTGTTATATATCATGACTATGGTCCTTTCGAAGTTCGCAAGTTCTTGGATAACACCCAGAGGCTCATTTGCAGATGGCTATTAACTGCTGGATTTAGTGTAGGCATCAGTGATCTTGTAACAGATGCTCAAACTGATGATAAGCTGAAAAACAAAATCAGAGAGATGAAAGCAAAGGCATATGAGCAGTTGGATGAAGTCAGGAGAGGTACCATTGAGAACAATAGTATATTCAGCAACGAGGACTATATGGAGCGTGAAATCATTGGTATTCTGAATGAGACTACTAATCAGGTTGGTAAGATAGGTCTCTCGCAAATTGATGAGAAGTCAAATAGAATGATTAACATGGTCAAATCAGGAAGCAAAGGTAAGGAGACGAATGTTGCACAGATTATTGCATGTGTTGGGCAACAGAATGTGGATGGTAAGCGTATTAGCTATGGATTTACTGATAGGACATTGCCTCATTTTACCAAGTATGATGATGGTCCTGATGCCCGTGGATTTGTGGAGAACAGCTTTATAACTGGGTTATCTCCACAAGAAGTGTTCTTTCATGCTATGGGAGGTCGCGAAGGTCTGATAGATACTGCAGTGAAATCAGTCACAGGAGATACTCCCATCATTGTCATTGAAGATGGAGAAGCCAAGTGTGTGCAGATTGGTGAATGGATTGATGCAAAGATTGATGACCCAAAAAATAAAGCATATGTAGAGCAGTTTGGACCAGAAGATGCCAATATGGAGATGTTGGGAGTACCAGATGGCATCTATATTCCATCATGTGATGATGTTGGTAATGTTATATGGGGCAAACTTACAAATGTCTCAAGACATGACCCTGGCGAGAACTTATTTGAGGTTAATACTCAGAGTGGAAGAAGTATCATAGTGACTGCTTCTAAATCCTTGATTATTTGGAAAAATGGCAAGTTTGAGAGTGTAGCAACTCCTATGGTAAATGAAGGAGATTGTTTGCCTTGTATTTTCCAGCTACCTGTACCACCTGTAGTCCATGAATATATTGATATGCAAAAATATTTTCCCAAAAATGAATATATTTATGGTTCTGAATTCCACAAAGCATCAAAATTAATGAAAGAAGCTCAAGGAGATAAATTCCATATTCCAAGAGGCTGGTGGGAGAAAAACAATGGTATTACATTTACTTTGCCATATGAAAAGAAGTCTAGTTTACAGAGAGCTACAAGTGGAAGATCAAATACAGAAAATATCAAAGAAGGCTATTTATATCCTTATTCAGCTACAAGATGCCATTCACATTTCCCAGATAAGTTTGAGCTCAATGAAGAAAATGGTAAGTTTATTGGGTTATTCTTAGCAGATGGCAATGCACGTGATTTCTCTGGAAGTGTGAGCATCACCAAAGAGGAGCCAAGTGTTAGAGAGTTTGCCAAAAAATGGTTTGATAAATATGGTATTACATACAGGGAAGTTGTAAAAGTGGTTGAAGAAAATGATAAAGGACTTATTGTTGGAAAGACAACGAGTCTTATAGGAAATTCTTCTCTGTTTGCAAGGTTCTTAGATGCATTTGTTGGAAGTGGAGCCAAATATAAGTATATTCCACATGAAGCGCACGCTGCACCAGATGAGTTTGTATTAGGATTACTGAATGGGTATTTCTCAGGTGACGGAACAGTAGATGTCAGAACTGGAACTATTTCAGTTACATCAGCATCTTACAAATTGATTGAAGGAATATCTCATTTGTGTGCAAGAATTGGCGTATTTGGAAGAATCACAAAGCATCAAGCTGCAACCACAAATATCAGAGGAAAATGTAATCCAGCTATTTCAAATAGGTTAACAATCAGATTGCATTTTGCAAGAACATTTGCATCTAAGATAAATCTTATTGAAGAAAATAAAGGTTTGAGGCTTAGAGAAATACTAACACTATCTCCCAAATCAAAATTCAATTTTGATGAGCAAAATGGAGTTATTCTTGACCCTATTACAGATATTAAGGTTATTCCAAAGCATAAATTCGAAGATAAATATAAAAAGGTTTATGATGTGTCTGTACCAGAAACTGGACACTTTTCTACAGCAAATTGCTTTGTAACTCAAAATACCAGCGAAACAGGCTATATTCAACGCAGATTGGTAAAGGCTATGGAGGATGTGAAGGTATATTATGATAACACAGTAAGGAATGCTGGAGGAACTATTATACAGTATATTTATGGTGAAGATGGTATGGACGGTAGCAAGATAGAGTCTCAATATATTCCAACGATTGAAATGAATACAATGGACATAGAAATGAATTACAATCTGCGAGAGAGTGATAGACCACAGCATCATATGATTGATAGTGCTTTCAAAGAAATCACGAAGGATACATATGAGCGCTGCAATCAGCATCACAAAGATATTGTTCAAGATAAGCTGTTCTTAATTCACGATGTGTTCAATGGAAGCAAGACATTGACTATCAAATATCCCATACCATTTGACAGAATAGTCAAGAATGCTTACAATAGATTGCAGAACATAGGCATCAAGTCTATGAAGACTGACCTGACACCTGATTACGTTCTTGATGCTATTGAGAAGCTTTCTAATGAATTGTACATAAAAGATACAGAACAAGGGACAAGATTCTTCCATATTCTACTCAGACTGTATCTCAATCCTAAGAAGATGATATTAGAGTATCATTTCTCTCGTGAAGTATTTGATAGTATTGTACTACAGGTCCAACAATACTACAAAGAAGCTATTTCACAACCAGGTGAGATGGTTGGTATAGTGGCTGCACAGACTATTGGTGAAATGGGTACACAGATGACACTTGATTCATTCCATGTGTCAGGTACAGAGGCTGCTGTAAAGGCAACTTCTGGTGTCCCTCGTCTGAAAGAGATTCTCAGTGCTACTAAGAAAACTAAGACACCTACGCTTATCATCTATATGAAACATGATATAGCATCTGTACTCAACCCTGAAATGGATGAAGATGGTATAGATACACATGACCCACGAGTAGAAAAAGCTAAGAGCATTGCTATAAATATCAAGAATTCCATAGAGATAACTAAATTGTCAGACATCTTGGAATATAGTGAAATATATTGGGATAATGGCAAATATGAAACATCTATAGATAAGGATCAAGGTATGATGGATATTTATAGAGAGCTGAGTGCACTTGACTCCTTCTCTGCCAAATGCAAGAGTGACTCACCATGGGTACTACGCATGAAATTTAACAAAGAAAAGATGAATTCATATGGATTGCGAATGATAGATATATACACCAAGCTAAATCTGGCATATGACAAATACATAGATTGTCTATATAGCGATGACAATGCAGAAGAATGTATCTTTAGAATCAAGTTGACCGATAGTGCATTAAAAGATATTGATGCTAAGGATGAACTGGCTGCAGTGAAGGCTATGGAACATAATATAGTATATCAAGTGCTATTGAAAGGATACAAAGGTATAAAGAAGGTATCTTTGAACAAAAAGAAGTATGATAAATATAGTAAAGATACTCAAAAGTTTGACAAGATTATTGAATGGGTTCTTGACACAGATGGAACAAATTTGACAGAAATCTTGGCAAATCCCAACGTTGATGCAACACGAACAATATCTAATGATATTCGTGAGATATACGAGACACTGGGTATTGAAGCTGCAAGGAATGCATTAAATCATGAACTTATCAATGTTACCAGCGAAGGGTCTATGAATTATAGACATCTCTCTCTCTTGATTGATACTATGACATACAAGGGTTATCTGATGTCTATTGACAGACATGGTATCAATCGCGGGGACATTGGACCACTTGCCAAATCATCATTTGAAGAAACTACAGACATGCTCATTAATGCAAGTATCTTCTCAGAATATGATCATGTGAATGGTGTATCTGCAAATGTTATGTTAGGACAACAGCCACCTTGTGGAACAGGTGACTGCAATATATTGCTTGACGAGGAGCATTTGATGGAACTCATTAAAGATATGAAGCCTATCAAATTGGATGATATTCAAGAACACAATGATGAGGATGAAGATTATGAGATATGTGCAGAGGATGATATAGGGTTCAACTTCAAACTAAATGAACCACATAAATGCTTTCAACTGGGAGAACAAAATGTAAAAATAATTTAGGATGACATACATACATTTTTAGAATAATTTTTTATATTCATTTTACAGATATGCTCTCAAACAAAAGCTTATATTATTTTACAATCATTCTATGTATAATAATAATTTGCATGTTAGGCATCTTGATATATGTTGTAATAAATAAACAGTACAATTCACCACCACTGTCAATGAACAAGACAATTCATGTATTACCTACATTCACAAATACCAATGATACCAATAAAACCAATGAAGATATTCCAGTATATCCTAAGAAAATGCCACAATATGAGAATAATGAATATCAACAGATTGGAATACTGACTGCAAATGAAATGGATAAAGAACCTATTATTCTGCCTCTATTTGCTAAGAAAGTCAGAAATAATAAAGAAAGATGGCAATATTATACAGCCACAGATAAAAACAATATGATGAGATTACCTATTGTTCATCAGAACATGAAGTGTGACGAAGATATTGGTTGCAAAGAAATATATGATGGTGATAAATTATATATACAAATTTATCAAGGCAGGGTTTTCAATGCAACAATATATAGACCAGATGCTCCCAAATATTTTGCAGAAGCGTATTGATACTTATTTTTCCATCACAACTTTTTTTGTAAATTTTTAAGTTTTGTTAATGTTGATTTGGCTTTGGATAATTCATTTCTAATACCCCTCACTTCTTCTTTGCTTTTGTTTATTTCATCACGTGAAAAATCTTGAAGACTTCTTTCTAACACATTTTGCACAGAATCTACACGCATACGCTGTGATGAATTTTCATTATACTCTTTCAATTGTAATTCTAGTGCGTTGACAATTGCAGATTGCAATTGTATAGAAGTATGTAAATCTATATTTTCTGATTGTTTTCGTGCAGCACGGTTAGAACTTCTTGCAGACCGTGAAGCTGCAGCTGGTACTACAGGCTTTGGCACACTTGCACGTCTACTTCTACTTTTAGCTTCAGGTACTTTAAATTCCTCAACAGCTGCAGAAGCAGACCGTTGTGCTGATGCAGACCGTTGTGCTGATGCAGACCGTTGTGCTGATGCAGATTTGATTGCTGACGCAGACCGTTGTGCTGATGCAGATTTGATTGGTGATGATTTTGGGGGGGATTTTGGTTTTTGAAGCTTACGCAATTTTCTTAACATATATTCACGGTCAGATCTTACTTTCAAATCTTTCAAATAACGACGCTTAGCACGTTTGATGTTTAAAAGAATCTGATTTGCTTCTTCAGTACGTCCCATATTGACATTGGACACATAACGACGACGTTCATTTACAGGAACATCATTCAAAACATATTCTCTGTAAAGTTTTCTTGGAGAACCACCCTTTAACAAACTTGAAAGTAATGATGATGTAGACATTTCACCCTAAATATATGAAACAAAAATAATATTTTAATTTAATAAGTTTAGACATACATGAATAAAGTTGAAATGCATAATTTTATGCAACCTAATAGACATATATTAGCATTAGCATGCGGTATCTTAGGTGGTGCATTTCCAAATACTATGAGTAATATACACCCTTATCTGACAGGTGCATTAGTAGCAGGTTTTACTGTCAAAATGATTTATGGTGATTATGACCAAGGTTATCAATGGGCATTATCTGACCTCATATTCTGGGTTATAACATTGTTTGAAGGTTTCTTAGGAGCATTGCTTATAACAAGCCTTTGATTTCTGAAGAAGTCAAGTATATACACAGGCATGTATTTTTTGAAAATTATCATATCATTATAATATTTTGGGTATAATAGCTGCAATCTCCGCATATCGTATACATGTGTAAATATTCTTATATATTACTTAAATCACAATAAATGAGCATCGGTAAGAACTTTGATGTTTGCAGGGACGTCAACATATTTCAAGTAAAGTGCTTCATGACGTGTCTCAATATTTTTGTCAACTATGATATTATATGTTATGTTATTTTTCTCATATGTCTTATGAAATATAAGCAATGGTCTTGCATGCATGTTTCGTTTTGCTGCAAATAAAGTAGATGACACCTTCAGGTCATCCAATTCCCCTCGAACATTTGAAGCATCAAATTTTCCATACTTTCCTCTATGAATTAATAATATAGAAACATTCAATAACTCTGATATAGTCATGATATCTAAATCATTGACAGGAGGAGCTATTTGCAATATGTTACTTGTCAAACTTTCTCTTTCTTGATGAGATAAATGCACATAGTAGTTTTCCCAAAACTGTTGCACTGAACCAAATTTCTTACCAGCCTTGGATATCCACTGATTGAAATACCAAGGGTCTTGCAATATGTCTAAAAATGCTTCCTTATTATCCATTATATCAATATATTTTTTCAGAGCTATTTTTTGAATATCATTATAGGTTATTCCAGATACTCCAATCTTGTTCATAAACCATCTCGTGAATTCAGGAATTGTATTGTTTGTGTATGTGCATTTAATATACACCATATTGTTCCATCTACTTTTCTTATGCATAACCCATTTGCTTTTGAGAACCACACCAGCACCCTGAAATATATCAGGAACTTGTTCAGTAGATTCTGGTTCCGACTTATCTTTGTCATCTTTCATGACTATGGCAATTTCTTCTTCTGATTTGGTGCGTATATTTGGCAAAGCATTGTGAGATATTAACAGATAATCAGGAATTGCTTTTGTTATTGCATTTTGGGAGAAAATGTATTCTTTGTCTTTTTCGATGGGCGTATGACTGAAATAGTCATATTTTGACATAATAATTATGTCTGATAGCCATTTCTTTATAGATTCAATAGAGTCTATTGGAATCTCTTCAAGAACAATTTTGACTTTATTCCAATCATTTGTTGGTAATGTTGCAAATAATGGCTGTAGCTTCTTTAATTTTTGATGTCTATCAGTTAGTTTATACCAGTCACTTGAAAATTTCTTGATTAATGTATTAGCCACCATTTTTTGTAATTCAAACCATTTTTTAGAATTCGTTTGAATATCAGCTAAATCTTTGTAATATTGGTTCTTGGTGTTTGTATGAATTATCATACTATCGTGAAGTGCGTGTTGTGGTATTAACAAATTAGTGTAAATCTCTCTTTCTCCTTCGTTTATTACATTTCCTGATTTGCAACTGACTTGTAATGAATTGCATTTTTCTATGAAAAGAAGAATGTCTTCTTTATTCAGTTGTATATCAAAATTCTTACCAACAATATCATCATAAAATACAATATTCTCTTTTGCAATTCCAAAGTCTTTTATCATATTTGGTAATAATGAAATATTGATTTTGGTACATTCAAGTAATAGGTTTCCTTCGGTTAAAAAACTGTTGATAGTCAGATCACTGTTAAGTAAAATATATTTAATATCAAATTGCTTCCATTTTTTTAGTAATTTTGTTTTGGTCCAGTTCTGTAATACATTCATATTTTTATAAGAATTAGTATCAGTTGCTTTATTACATTTGTTTACCAGTGCTTTGAGTTTAGGATAATCATTCAACTTCATGATTTTTGTCCCAGATGTTCCACGTTGTTTTAACTCAATTGGTTCATAATACATACCATCTCTTATTATCATTGCAACTGTTGGATTAAAGTCCATCATAGTATTGTAGCAGTTTAGATATATATCCTTAGTTTTATCAATTTTTTCCCATACAAGAATATATACATTATAAAGAGCACTGACAAGTGCATACAAGTAATATGGATTTTTGATTGCAGTAAAGTTATCACTTGATAAATATTCTATATATCGTTTGTATGCGTAATATATATTCAATGTTCTTGATAGATTACCGTCTTTGAATGCTTTCTTTTTAGAAGAATTATATTCTTGTAGTAGCTTTATATTATTTTCAGGTATGATTTCTCTCATACTCATGAATTGTTTACATATCATGCCATCTGCCAGTGAAATAAATGTAGTTAAATCCAGTTTTTTCTTGACATCTCTAATAAATTCTTGCTTTGTATTGAAATTTAACAGGTCCATGATACAATGTATGATACTATCAGATTTGTTAGGCTTGACACCTTTACGAACGAAACATGCTTGTGTTTTTGTAAGCATCTTGTTGCATGTATCTATCTTGATATCAAATAATTTCATCAAATATTCTGGTACATTTCCATACCTTCCAACTGGAATGGGAGCTACTTGATGCATAATATAATTCTCATCTGAATCTTGAATACTATCAAGTTTTGCACCTGGATCTACAGGACCTTGCACTGGCTCATTTTTATCTGCTGCGTGTATGTTATTTTTTTGTAAGTAAGCCATACATTTCCCCATGTCTTTGGGTTCTTTTTTCATACAACAAGGGACACACATACCCCTTTCATTTGGCTTGATAAGTTTGACGTATCGTTTTTTATTTTTGTCATTCTCCCAAAATAATTGCATAGGCTTTTCGTCATCTTTTGGACATTTAGCATTGGGATCATCAATTGACAAAGGTACTCTACTCTGAGGACACCATAATCTTGGACAGGTATAATAATTCATATTGTTAGCATGACTACCATATTCTATGATATTATCAAAATGCATTTGGTTGGTTCTCTCTAAATATTCTTTGTGTTCCTTGTTCATAACAACAGGTTGAGAATGATTTTGACATTTCTCTCTTGCATAATTTTCAGAGAATAGGTCCTTATCTGCTTGTTGTAATAAATTTATAAAATTATTATTTTTGGAAGGTGCTCCACCAAGACTGTCAAGATCATCAAAATCAACAGAATCATCATTGATAGATGCAGATGAAGGAGATGATGAAGGAGATGATGAAGGAGATGATGAAGGTATTCCAAATGGAGCAACAGCAACGTGTGCAGTAATAGGAGCTTTTCCAATAGAATTCGTAATAATTAATGAAAGCCAGTAAATTAAATATTGTAATTCAGTATTATTTGGACAATTTACAATAGACATATCATAACCATATTGATAAGGTCTAATCATGACTATGGTTCCGTTATCTTGTAATTTAATAGGTTCTTTTACTTGATTAATATCTTCTATCATATTAACTTCATTATCAATCATATCTTGCAAATTTCCTGATACACCCAAATTCACAAGTTCCTCCATGATTTCTTGTTTTGCTATACCAAGGTTCAAGCGTGCCTTAATATAGTCATAAATATCAGTGTTTTGACTATAATTTGAACTACGTTTGTATGTACATGTAAGCAAATTTCCTTTATTGCTAAGAATATGAAATATGTCAATAGCTTCACTTACTTTCTTGCTAAGTAATTTAAGATTTGAGTTTTGGACTTCAATTTTTATATTTGTATTCAATGAAATTTCTTGCAATCTGATTGGCATTTTCAAGACATTTTGTAATAGTGATATTATTTTCTTTTTATGAGTGTCAATATCGCCCCATTTGATATATTTTCTGTGGTCCAAGAAATAATTAAAAAGCACATTTCCATCATTGTCAATTGATATTTTACAATAACTTGCTTTATGTATAACTGAATACAAATTTATGACATTGATTTTTACAATTTTGTCAATATTTGTCCATATACCAAAATGTTCCTTGTTAATCTTATGTTTTTTATGAAGCTTATATAATACTTTTGAAGTATCATCAATCCATTGTATCATATCAATATAACGACATGTGTGAATATTATCAAAAATTGTAGGCAATGACACTATCTTCAATGACACATAGAAATTCGCTCTTGTATAATATTCTTGCAATACATTCACATTTTTTGTATCACTATTTCTGAGATTTGCCAGTTTATCATCACGTTTTTTGTATTGTTGATATGTTTGGACTTTGATGTTAGGGAAATAGTATTTATTCTTTTTCAACACTGCAGGTAAATCACTTTCAAATACAACATTTACTACCTTGTGCATAAATAAAGAATTCACATAATTATATGATATTGGTTCCAATAATTCTTTAGACTCATAATTATTTGCTTTAAAAGGATTTATATTATATCCTTTCCATTTTGAGTCTTTGATTGAAAAAAGCAATGGTTTATTATTTGACCATGCATAAAATGGAGTATTTTGTATATAACCTCCTAATTTCATAACAGCATCTTCCATTTTGTCATCTTGATATGCATTGATAGTAATAGATTCTTTTTCTGTTGCACTCTTCCAACGAATTACTTTAACTGGGACAAATGGTTTCATTCTATTATATACATATTTATTTTCAAATGATATAATAAAAGATATATACTAAATGAGTTCATCATTATATGCATTGTACTATTTTGCAAAATTGTATGAGAGTTTTGATAACATTAAAAATATTGAACATTTTGAATTTGATTACTATTTTGGTGATACAGAAAATATACCAGATGATTGGAAACATACTGATGATAGACAATATGATCCTAAGTACCTTTATAAACCTCCAAAGATAACATATGATGAAATTGGATATAATGACACAAATTATACTAGAGACCAATATGAAAAGGAAGACCAAAGCTTTAAAAAACCCTTAGTACCAGCAAAAGATAAAAATACATCACCTGAATCATCAGAAGAAGATGAAAAGGAAGACCAAAGCTTAAAAAAACCCTTAGTACCTGCAAAAGATGAAGATGATAAAGATATGTCTGCTTCTGAAACCAATGACGATAGTTCCATTTCTGCAACTACATGTACTGGAAATATTTTTGATTTGAATTGTTATGGAAAATTAAAAACTCTTATCTGGATTTTAATAATATCTTGTATATTCTTGTTTATAATGTTTGTTATATGGGTAATATATAAATCTTTGAGTAAATCACAATCATCATCGTGTGTGACAACAGTTCCTATAGCATCTCAAACTTCTATGCAAGAATTAGGTGTACCATCTGTACCATCTGTACCATCTGTACCATCTGTACCATCTGTACCATCTGTACCATCTGTACCATCTGTACCATCTGTACCATCTGTACCATCTGTACCCGAATCTAATAATGATGGATTTCTTTCAAGATTTTTCTCAACCAAGAAACCGAGCACTGTTGTTGCTCCTGTTGCTCTTGTTGCTCCTGTTGCTCCTGTTGTTGCTCCTGTTGTTGCTCCATCTGAATCTCAAAATGGATTCTTTACAAGTTTTTCATCCAAAAGCAAACCAAATATTGTAGAACCTGAAGTAGATGTTCCTATAGATGTTGATACAACATTACAATCAAAGAAAGATTTGGGTTTCATGAGGAGATTATTTGGATTTGAAGGTAATAAAATAACATCAGAACAACAAAACAACAATGTAGTTGCTACAAATGCATCGCAAATGCAACAGCAAGCAATATCTCCAGAAATGCCCACTCAAGTGTCTCAGCGTTCTTATAAGTCTAAGCAATCCATGTCAAAACTACCATCTGTATCTTCACCAGAATTACCCACTCAAGTATCACAGCGTTCTTATAAGTCTAAGCAATCCATGTCAAAACTACCATCTGTATCTTCACCAGAAGTGCCCTCTCAAGTATCTCAGCGTTCTTATAAGTCTAAGCAATCCATGTCAAAACTACCATCTGTATCTTCACCAGAAGTGCCCACTCAAGTATCACAGCGTTCTTACAAGTCTAAGCAATCCATGTCCGAACTACCATCCATGTCTTCACCAGAAATGCCTAGCAGAGTATCTCAGCGTTCTTACAAGTCTAAGCAATCCATGTCAAAACTACCATCTGTATCTTCACCAGAAATATCATCTTTGCAACAAACAAAAGTAGATGAAAATCAACCTAGTTTCATGTCCAAAATATTCGGATTTGATACAACAACAAATAAACAAGTCATTGCTCCAAATATAGAGAAAGAAGAGCCAAGAGATGCATATAAATCATTTTTCAAATAAGATATTCAATGTGTGTCTTCAAAAAATTGATGAGAAGAAAACCTTTCATGTAATCATTTGTTTGTATTTGCATGTTGAACCTTTTATATATGCACATGATAATAAATATAATACGCTTTTCTATGATATTTTTATAGAAGCAATAAAAACTGTCATTGATATTTTCTTCATTATACCGATTATATATTATTGAATTTAAACTAGTACATTTATAAATATTCTTGTATAATATATTTTGTTTTTGTCCCCAATTAATATCAAATTGAGTATGAATGTCCAATAAAAACACATAAGGTATTCTCAAATTCAAAGAAATTGCATTTTGCAAAAATTTGTGTAAATCACTTTGAGATTTTATACAGGATAGAACATCATACCATATCATATGCACTCGCCATTTTTTTATCTTCATATCTTCATATCCATTTTCATACAACATAAATAATGGCGTCAACACATCTGATAAAAAATATAAAATATTATGATTATAACATAGTAATAATCTGTTAAGTAAATCCTGTTTAGATTTGCACCATAAATTCCACATACTTTTATTACACACAAATGATGCAAATAATCCATAGTAGTCATTCACCATTGTATCATTACTTTCATAAATAAAATCAGGTACATTCTGGTACGTGAGCCATAATTTGCTTGTCATATTTTCTCCTATAAATAGTTTCAATGTTTCTACAGTTAGACAAGGATATGTAGATGATAAAAACCTTGTAATTAAAACATCTTTTTGGTAATGGGTCTGAAGATATACATTATTGTTGCATATACTACAATCATATAATTGAATTATACTATTATCAAGCATCAGAGGTTTTCTGAGTAAATAGAATATAGGAAAATCACATGCATTCAACAACCTATGGTGATTCATTATTTGCATCCATATTGCTGATGTGTAATAAAAATTCTTCAGTGTATTAAGAAGTGTAGTAAGTTCAAGGAACTCAACCTTGTTAATAAATGATTTTTGATATAATGAAATAATGATATTATAGTTATCGCATATAGTAAACCCATTTTTCTGAATCAATTTATTGATAATAATTTTATCACAACGCATTTCCCATGGCTCAAAATGAATAATTTGCAGCTTGTTATCATTCGCAATACTATAAAATTGATTGCCGTGTTTTAAAATAGGTGTTGTTATCAATATATAATGGTTGTTCACATCATTTTTCAACCACATAAGCAGATTATCAAAATTCTTGAAATCTACATCATAGTTTGATACACAGTCTGTGACCAAATAACAATATAATGCAATGACATCGTTGTTTAAAGTTTTGAAGTTTTTATTGATTTCTATCTTGATATATTTCAAGTCTGTACCAAAATGACTTACTCTTTGTTTATTGCTTTCAAAACATTGCAATACATAATCTTCGGTTGCTATTGTATACCTCGGACAAAAAATGTATTTCATATCATTATTTTTAGCATAAACAATAGGTATATTGTTTATGAGATTGTACTCTACATATTTATTCATTTACTTACAAGAAGTACATTTTGCTTATATTGTGGATCGAAAATCTTTATATCTTGTATATATAGAATGAATATTAGAGGAAAAGCTTTATTATTTGGTCTCAATTATGCACATTGCAAATCAGGAAAACTTAATGGTTGCATTAATGATGTTAATATGATGTCAAAATATATACAGTCATTTATAAAGATTCCTATAGAAATCTACACAGATGACACAGATTTGAAGAACACATCATATGATGGTATCATTAACAAGCTGTATGATTTGGCTATAGAATCTTATAAAGAAAATCTTGAATTTGTATGGATACACTACAGTGGACATGGCAGTAATCAAAAAGACACATCAGGTGATGAAACAGATGGATACGATGAAGGTCTTGTTCCATCTGATTATGAAAAAAAAGGGATTTTAATAGATGATTTGATTAACAAAATCTTCAATTCATTTAATCCTAAGACCAAGGTATTATTTATATGTGATTCATGTCACAGTGGTTCTATGCTTGATTTAACATACACATGGGATGCAAAAAAACAATCATCTGTGGATAATCCCAAATGTGCTGCAAAAGCTTCTACAATGCTTATATCTGGATGTATGGATAATCAGACATCTGCAGATGCATACAATCTTTTAAATGATAATAAGTATGTGGGTGCATTGACAGCATCTATGTTGAAGGTTCTGAAGGCTAAACCACAACATATATATGATGTGTTTGTATTTGTTGAAGCTGTTAGACAAGAACTACAAAGAGGAGGATTCAGTCAATACCCTTGTCTCAGTAGTAACTATGATGTTACACAAGCTCCTTCCATGATTCCTGTTATGAGACCTGTTGTACAACCTACATATAAACCACCACCAAAATTGATGAGACCTGCATATTATGAGTCAGGTAATACATATATGAGGAATATTGATACTCAACAACCTCAACAACCTTATCAGAACCAATATCCTCAACAGACTTATCAGAACCAATTGAACCAAACATTCCAACCTATAGTGATTACTTATGTTCCAATCCAGGTTGTATATGGTTATAGTCTTTCTGTGTAATTACAAGTTTTCAAGAAATTTTGTAAGAACCTTTGTTTTTTTGTTATATTTTGTTATAAATATGTTGTTTGTATTCTGGAATTTCTTAATGACTTCATTATGGTATCTCTCACATTTGCACGGAGGATATGAATAATACCAATTGAGTAAGACATGTTTATCAATAATCTTATTATGATTATAATCATATTCTTTGCACATGTATAATATGGCACGTGCAATAAATCCACGAGATACTATGTTAGGTATGAATAATTTCTGCTTATGGTTAACATAGTTATTATGTTTCAGTTCAAACCAGTCATTATCATTTGTCAGAGAATCTATGTATTTATAGTTGGACCTATTTACATTAAGGTCATTTATAGTTCTGATGATATTATGCATATCATTCCAGTCTTTTTTATCCAGGTGAGACCTTGGGAAAATATGTTCAGCTGAAAATACAACATCTTCAAGCTTATCCTCAATATTAAGTTGTTTGTGAACATAAACACTTGGCATGTTCTTGTCAAAAAGAATAGCATGTCTCATGATATTTGTACATCTTATAGTTCCTCCTGCAAATATTTTGGTAATCATCAACAAATATAGAGAGATTTTAATCATGGAAGATTGATGTATTATATATATCATATATATATCATTTTTTCTTATTATGTCTTGTATCATTCTTCTATTTTAGACATATGTACTAAACGTGCAGATTTTCTATCTACAGACATAGGTGAACTTTGTGATGCATGCATTTGATTAATATTCTCTTTGCGAGAGAGTAATTGCAATTTTTTGTCTTTAGACATAGACACAGAACGCATCTTTTTCTCCATAAGTGAACTTTGTGATGCATGCATTTGATTAATATTCTCTTTGCGAGAGGGTGATTGCAAATTTTTGTCTTTAGACATAGACACAGAACGCATCTTTTTCTCCATAGGTGAACTTTGTGATGCATGCATTTGATTAATATTCTCTTTGCGAGAGGGTGATTGCAAATTTTTGTCTTTAGACATAGACACAGAACGCATCTTTTTCTCCATAGGTACTGAACGTTCTACAGACATAGACACAGAACGCGCAGATATATAAGAACTATCATTTGGTGATAGTTGGATGGATTGTACTGATTGTGACAACGAACGAATATAACCATGTTCATCAAATATATGCAATGTTTTTACTATGAATACAGCAAGAATTTCATACATGTCTTTGCAAAACTGTGTATAAGCTTGTTGCTTATCAACACCAGGATATATATTTTTAAGATCAACATCATCACCAATGGGTATTTCAGGAATATCTGTCTCTTGTTTCAATTCTTTTACAAATATGTCATATGGAGTTATACGTTTGCAGAAAAGGTCTTTTCTGATATTGTCAATAATAATGGATTTAGATTTAGATTTAGATTTAAACTTAGACTTAGACTTAGACTTGCTAACAGATGTAGTTGCTGGGCTTCCTCTGCCTGTTTGAAAATTATTCATAACAGATGGATTTTCCACTGTGTTCATAGATAATTTAGTAAGTAAAACATGATATTCATCAAAACTTTCCAGTAGATGGTTATGTATCTCATGCCAATCTTGTCTTGCATTGGATAAAAGTATACTTTTGCACACAATTCCATCTTGTGTATTTATAGTGCTTCTATCAGGTAAAGCTGCAAAAAATATCAAAGGGTATTTCTGCCACTTTTTTTGATATTTTAAGATTTTTATATAATCTGAGATAATTGGTATACCTATATCTATGTCATCATTTAATTGGCATGGAATTTTTTTGATAGCTGCAACATAATCATTTAGATATTTTTCAGTAAACATATCTGCAGTAAAATTCTCATGTAAAATTTCAGCATTATTACTAAAATAGTATTGAAATACATTCAATATAAAATTTTGATTATAATCATTAAATTCAAAGAAATGTGCCATTTTCACCAAAAATTCATTATCATATATTTGTAGCTGTTGTTTCAAATGTTCCAGAGTCTGTTCGTCAATATCTTCTACACGAAGGTTTTGAAAAAAATTTTGACTAAACAAAATGCCATCTTCGCTGTATTCGCCTGCAAATGACATCGTCAATAAGCACTTCATAATCATACATATTAAAATATTGTATTGCAAAATAAAATTGTGTTGATATACCCTACTATTTTGAGATTCCATTTCTGAAACGATATCTATGTCATTTGTTCTTCTTGTTTTTGGCATTGTTTGCATATTGAATATAAAATTTGATTTATCAATGATATTTTGCAGTTTTGCATATATATAAGGGTATCTGAATCTTCTCATCAAAAATGATAAATATCCTTGTTGTCTATCTTGTTGAATAATCCAGGTATTACACTGCAATTGTAGCGATTGACAATGCTTCACAAATTTCCCTAATTTTCCCAAATGATACAACATAGAATCCTTGTAATATTTTCTATTATCCAAAACAGATTCTTTTATAACACTTGTCTTGAAATTATAAAAAACCAATCGTCTGGTTCTGTGTTCCCTAACATCATTAGTTGTTCCAATAGGAGATGTTTTGATACATGGTACACCGCAATAATATGCATAAGCACTTGAGATAATGTCATTGGACACAAAAACATTATGATTATGTAAAGCTGATTTTATTTGAAGCTGATCACCAGCACGTTTAAAGTCTAAGAGTATGCCCACGAATTGGAGTATCTTTTCTGTACTTTCTTTAAAATTGTTATAATCCAACTTGTATATGTTATTGAGTATATTCATTATACCAGGCAATTCTTCATATACTCTGCTGCGTTTACCACCACCAGTTCTCTGTTTTTTTGATACATGTTTATCAAATTCATTAATAACACTTTTAAAAAAATTTTTGTTTCTATATCCTGTCTCGCGTTGTCCTATCAACTGTTGTTTTCTAAAATCATCTATTTTTATTTTTGTAGCAGGTATATTTTCATTATGTGTATACATAAAATACATATCATTTGGATTATTACCAAGGGTTATATCAGAACCCACAGCAATTTCATGAAGACCAAATAGATTTCCTTGGTCTTTTCTCAATTTCATAGGTACACTTTTGAAAATAGTGCAGGTATCATCTACTTTTGTCAATATGTCATCATAATATGATGCTTCTGACGCAATCAACTTACCTCTTATAGGATTGATAGGATTTATACTGATGCTACAGATTGTATCTGCTTTTAACAAAGAGGTATCTGTCATAAATTCAATTTTAGGACTACCTTGATATACTGTAGAACACATGCTCCCTAATAGTTGCTTGAATTTGACATCAGTCATGTCATCTACCTCAATAGCAAATGGAAAATCTCTGTGATTAGGGTCAAGTATTTGTTGTGCATATTCTTCTTCAAAATTGTGATAATTCAATGTAGGAATGTTGTGCACATTATCATGTATATTTAATTCTTCTAATACTTTATTTTCAATTGTGTTCACATTGTTTATTTGATTATTATTAACTTGAACATTAAATTTTCCTAAATGTTGCAACAGTTCTTGTGATATGTATTTTGCAAATAGTGCATTTCCTTGCAAATTCAGACTTGCATTTGGAGTGGATTTGCAAAAATCATGAACTGTATCTGCTGCACATATTTCTTTTACTGATAATCGTGACATTATAAAATGTAGGAGGTACTCTAATAGTACATATCAAAATAATTCACGGATGCGATAGATTTTTTGCATTATACCATAGCTACAACACATCTAAATGTTACATACAGATGCGCCCTTCAATCCCATTGTAGAATTTCTTGACAGATGCGTGACACATGAAAGAATCTTTATCAAGGTTTAAGATACGGATACAATGCAGGCTTTTTGCTCGTGATAGAGCAGTGTACAGTTGTCCAGGAGCAAAGATATACGTACTTCCGTCCACTTCAATAGCTTCTAATGTAGCACCTTGAGACTTGTGGATAGACATTGCATATGCTAATTTGATAGGCATAAATTTTATGTGTGTCTTGTTGTTTTCATTTGTATCAGTATGATAGTAGATAACATGTCTCTTCTTTTGGGCATCCTGTATGCATACTGATGCAGTTGTAAGACTGATAATTTTACCAATTGTTCCATTGATGAGACCAGAGTCAAAGTTGATATTTCTGGTTATCATGACTTGCAGACCTTTCATAAGGTCTATACGATAATCATCCAAATTAGCTTGTTTATCATTTGAAGTAGGATTATACCTAAATATATGGGAATCTATATCATATGTGCGAGACATGTTAAAGTCTATTAAATCTTCTATAACAGGGAAACATTGCACAATAGTAGCATCTTGTAAATTATTCTTGATAGCAACTCTTTTGAACATATGATTGTTAATAGCTTGAACATCACTATTGAGTGCATACAGTTTAGTAGGAAGGACGCCAGTAAAGTTTGTATTCTTCAGTTCCAGGAGGCGTTGAAATGTATCTTTTGAACAACCTCCAAATCTAACTTCTTGCAATATTTTTTGGAAATCATGGTCATCTTTTTGACGCATACTTTGTGTAAGCTGAATGTATTCTAGGTGCAACTCTTGCCATATATGTGATGTAAAACAATAATTTCCCTTGACAGGAGAAAGCTGGCAGAAATCACCCACCAATATCATTTGAACTCCTCCAAAAGGCTCATCACTTATTCTGATATCTTTGAGAATAAAAGATATTAATTCCAATGTAGTATCATCTATCATACTTATCTCATCAATTATAAGCAGTTGTAATTCTTGAATGTCTTTACATTTTGCTTTTTTGCTCTTGAGAGTTTGAACAATCTTCTCAGGCTTGCTGATACAATTTCCTAAACCAAGATAAGAATGAATTGTTTGACCATTTATAAGAACTGCTGAACAACCTGTTGATGCAGTTATAGCAAATTTTTTTTGTGCGTCTTTCAGATGTCTGATAATACATTTTAAAGTATAGGATTTACCTGTTCCTGGTGGTCCAGTGAGAAATATATTCTTTCTTGACAAGACAGTCTCAAGTGCAAAAGTCTGTTCAGTATTCATATTGAATATATCAAATATCTTGTATCATAATCATTTTTTTTGTTTTTTACATTTACTGTGTTCATTTGACATAATAGTTATCATACTGACATAGATAATGATACCAGATGCTATAACAATGTACTCAGATATCATATACCTAATGAACAAAGATATAAGAATATTGTTCATATATTAGAAGAAATGTTGAAGTTTATTTTGTTGGCAAATATAGCATCATCAGTGATTGCTTATGCATCTCCATTTCATAATTGGCATTGTATTGACATTATGAAGAACATTGATTTGAGCAAACCATATGCATACAATGTTGCAGATTTGCCACTTGTAAGTTGGTTTGATAAAGAACCAAAGACTACATTGAATATCTGTAAACACATGGGTTCAAAACTTGACTATGGTAAAGTAGAGAATGGATGTTTGACCTGTCCATTTCATGGTATCAGGCATACGGATAAGGATGTTTTTGGACAGACTATTATACATGAAGACAAGTTATGGTGGAGCTATGAACCTAAACAAAAGCTTCCACCAAGCACACCTTTTTATCATAATGAGAACTATAGCACTATCATGTTTGACATGGTCATGGATGCTAACATAAAGGATTGTATATACAATGTATTTGATATCAACCACTTTGCATTTGTACATAATGATATTTTTGGCAATGATGAAGAACCAACAGATTACAAATATACACATAAAGATGATAAGTTGTGCATCAGTTATACATACAAACCAAATGAAAACATAGCTAAATTCAAAAAAGGTCTTGATAGATTTTACAATTATCAGGTATTAGACTATCCATATTCTTCATCATCTGTGTTTTCTTTGAGGAATAGTGAAAAAATAGTTATTAATGTCAATATGCTTCCTATTGCAGCTGATAAAACTAAATGGATTATTACAATAAAGCATAATTTTTGGAAATCATATATTGACCAAATGAAAGTAAAGATATTGATAAAGTATATTCTAATGCAAGACAAAGAGCAGATGGCTAAACAAGCAAGGGATTCTATGTTGAAACATTCATGTATACACAAGGTATCCTTGAAGAATGAAAATCATTTCAAGGAACTGAATAAAATGTTCAAATCATATAGATATCCAGATACCATAGAAGTTATGAAATTATATCAGAAACATACAAACTGTTCTTAGTACCATTTATGTTTCTTAGCATAACATTGTGATGCATAATGACCAATCCTATTACATCTATAGCATCTTATTATATGTGTGTCATCTTCTTCATCTTCTTCATCTTCTTCATCTTCTTCATCATCTTCTTCATCATCTTTATGTGCATGTTTTGAAACATATTCTTTGGTCTTAGCATAACATTGTGATGCATAATGACCAATCCTATTACATCTATAGCATCTGTTTTCAGATGTATTCAATTCATCTTGTAGTGATTTTATTTTGTATTCTGGTAAGGTTATGGATGTATAACTACCACCTCTTACATTATCTATGCCATATTTTTTCATATATATTTTTGTGTATTTATCTTCATCCATATCATCTGCTTTCGATATAATTTCAATTACACTGACAGGTTTGTGCAATTTTGTCCATTCACTTCCATCTTGTAAAACATGTTCTATTATTCTATGTATTATTTCGCGTTCTGTTTTACCTACATAATATTTATTATTAGCACATTTGAGAACATAAATAGTAGGCATATTGATTATAATATAATATTATAATGTATCATGTCATTTTTTATTTTTACATATACAAATTAAAGTACATTTCTGTACCATCTTTACACTAACATGTATTTTGGTTGTTGCACTCTTTTTGCATTTTCCTTGAATTGCTCAGTTTTCTATTAGATATTGTATGTAAGTATCATAGATATGATTTATGTTTCCTTATGTCCTTTTATACCAAACAATTCATAGCTCTCTTGAAATAATTTTTCTTCTTTTTCACGTGCTTCAGTGCGTTCTTTATCTCTCTTTTCTTGCGTTTTTTTAATATTATCTAATTCATTTTCAAGTTGTTGTTGACTTAAATTGTAAATCTTATTAATCTTCTGTAAATGCTCTGGATAATGAGTTAAATATTTATTATGTAATACCTTTAAAATATTACTATCTCGTTTATACGATATATATTGAAAATAAAATTTATCCATTTCATGTATTGTATTTTGTACAATTTTATTATTAATATCATTCAACAAATTTTTGTATTCTTGTATATAATTCTCACTTGATGACTTATTCAAATTAGTGATATAATCTTGTAGTGAATCTCTTATAATTTTTATATACTTGCGTTTGACTATATGATTATTAATGTATGTAATGATGCTATTAGAAATACTTATTAACTGAGTTTTGATATCATGCTTGGTATTTATATGTAAAGGCTTCTTTAGAAATTTTTCGCTAAAATTTTCATTGTTATACATTCTTCTGAATCCGTATATTCCACCATTTTGATTCTTATTGGTAATATTTTTGTTCTCATATCTCTCTACATTCATCATACGACCCTTATTTTTCACATACTGTTTTGAATCTCCTTTCGAATATATAACTCTATTTCTTCCTTTTATTACCTTGTAACCAATCTTCTTATAATCTTGTGACATGTATTTCTAATAAATGCTTTATAAAAAAATTTACATATCTACTTTTTTATTATGTAATACACCAACATCTTATTATAATTTTGAAATAACATGTCAATGCTAACTGAATTGGTGTTCAGAGACTCTTTTTTGAATATACATATATCCAAGAATGTACTATATCTTTATGTTCAGATGTCCATTTACCATCCATGGGTTGTTATATTGAATAATTGTTTACAGGGAAAGTACATATACAGACTTTTTAGAGCAACATATTTTTGTTTGTATATACAGTATCATGAATGTGTGATATGTACTTTTCTATGCAACAATAATGAAAAAATGATGGTTATATTTTGAGTGAATAATGTACTGTTATCATGACAAAATGAACTTCATTGATTGCATTCAAATTTAAGTAGGGTATTATAGTAGAATGTATCATATTGTTGCAGTCATTGTTTTGATAATTTTTGTAACGATATTGGGCAGTCTGAAACTTCCTGTAAGAGAGCACTTTATACAACAGGAGAATATGGTCCTTCCAAAATCTAAAATTGCTATAGCATGTTTAATGAGGAAACCTATAGACCTTCCAGAATGGTTGAAGCATCATCGTGATATGGGAATTACAAAATTTTATATTCGGTTGGAGGATAGTCCGACATTTGCAGATTATTTAGACACACAACCGGATGTTTCGTATATATCATCTGAAAGTGATAAAGATGGTAATAATTATGAAACATTACAGACAAGACAAGGTGAATATGTAAATAAATGTCTTCAAGATGCTTCTAATGAAGGTGTTGAATGGATATTTCATATAGATGCTGACGAGCTTCTACATGGCGATTTGTCATTTTTAGATGAACTAGATACAAAGTATAAATGCATTAAAATCCAGAACGCAGAGGCAATATTTGAAGAAGGTCAAGCCTCATGTTTTGCTGCAAAGAAGTTTTTGAAATGTCATGCAGGCGCACCTTGTAAATCATATGTAAATGGTAAGGCATCAGGTAGGTGTATACAAGGGGTCTATTTGAATGGTCCTCATGCATTTGCGTATGATAAAGGAGGTGATTATACATACAATGTTCCTTTTGAGAAATTGCATCTATTGCATTATGATGCATGTACATTTGGTTCTTGGGCTGAAAAATATATTCATTTAGCAAAGACTGATAAAAAAAATGACATACCCTTTGCGTATTATAAGGATAGTATAAATGCCGTAGAAAAAGCTTATGAAGTCTATAAAGATTACAAGATGACCACACCAGATTCCATTGACCAAAGTTTGTTATATTCTTTAGATTAATAATGATATAAGGATAGCCAAAGATTATATATTATAGCTGCTGTGGCGCAATTGGTAGCGCACCCCACTTGTAATGGGGCGGTCGTGTGTTCGATCCACACCAGCAGCAGTCTATTAATTTTTTTGCAATGTTTTATGAACATTATATAATTAAGACTTCCACTTATGACCACATGTTATACAACTAAAGAATTGCGTCATACTCTCATCTCCAGAACGGATTTGTACTTCATAATATGAAATCTTGTTATTTTTACATTTACCACATTTGATTGCATCTGTCATGGCTGTTTGTTTGATTTCATAAGCAGCCTTAAGCTTCAATTTTTGTTTATCAATGATTTCTTTCCAACAGTCTGGAAATAATTCTTCTTTTGACATATATGCAAGTTCATGAGGTGTAAATTCCTTGTCTTTAAGGCGTGTCATAAGTGTCTCATTATGTATATAGCTATTACTCTTCAAATTAGAATATATAGACCTGGCATTATTTATGTATGTTTCTATGAATAATGGCGAAGTCCATGATAATGGGATGCGAAGAGAATTGGCGTAATCCAGTGTACTATTGAAAATCCCTATTTCAAGGTCAGTGGTTTCAAGTTCAGACAGTTCTAAGTTTTGCATCAAAAGTTCTTTAAACTTGTCTCTGACATTATGCCTATTATTTGTCTTGGAAGCCATGATTCCTGTTTATCATACACATATAATCATTTTTTTATATCATGTCATTATGGTTATAGACATGTATTGCAAATCCCACAAGGATAAGTAAAATAGACATTAGAGATAAAACATGTTTAATAGATTCAAGTTGTTTTGTATGCTCATTATTTTTATCCTTTTTTTTTATGAACACGCTAAATACATATATTAGAAACAAGAATAATACAATTATACAAATGATAACAGGATGTAACATGAAGGTTATTATAATTAATATGTAAATCACTAAGGTATATATGATAATATTTAACATGTCTTCTTCAATAGTATCTTCATTTGCTAAAATTACAAAAAAGAGCAATGTCATTATAGCTATAAAATGTTTAATGATAATGTGTTCGTTGATGAATATAAACATTTTTCTACCTATCAAAGAGTCTGTTAAATTGCCAAAAATCATCATATAAAATGCAAAAAGAGGCATTGCTATTTTGGAATAGTATTCAAGATTTAGTGCATTCATCTGTTCTATAATGAGATAATGATAAAAAATGATTAAGGATATCTTGTGTTGTTTATACATCATGATACATTTGTATAATCTGTTGACAGACCCTTCTGACCCTTCAGACCCTTCTGACCCTTCAGACCCTTCTGACCCATCTAACCCATCTAACCCATCTAACCCATCTAACCCATCTAACCCATCAGACCCTTCAGACCCATCAGACCCTTCTGTTCACGTTACTTCAGTTCCAGAATCAACTGAATGTGCAAATTTAGTTGAAATCTATATAAAGCAAACTAAATCAAACTCTCTGAATGTAATTGATATATGTATTGATGATAAAATGATTAACCTCATATATTCCAAGTATAAAAACTTCAAGACAACTAAATACATATGTTATTATAGAAATGAACTTTGTTATGTATATGACTTAACAGATGATAATCAGTATGTGTATTCTAAGCTCAAAAAGAAAGATAATACAATGGAAACAAAGCAACGTGAATATGAACTATATATGATTTCATACAAATTATCAAAACTTCCCACACATTTATTCCCGTGTTTGAATGACATTGATTATGTAGTTGAATATACATTATCAGAGTATAAATTGACAAACAGATTATCTCTCATCATTAGAAAAGACAAAGATGGGCAATATCTGTTTATTGAATACAGACATTCCACACAAATGGATATTGAAAAAATTGATTCAAATATAAACCAAATAATAAACAATATATTTGCATAAAAAACATATAAAGAAGATATGTATATATATATGAGATGAAAAACCATGTGCGGAGATATGCAACAGTTTGATTATTTTGTAAATAATATCATGCAAAACACGAAGGACCCAATGGCTGTTATGTTAAATGGTCATACAACATTTCTAATGAGAGATACTGAACAAAGAAAAGCTATTCATGAACACAGGATGAAGTGGTTCATAGACAATTATCTAAACTATGAGAATATAGATAAACGCCCTTATTATGCATATTACCAAAATCATATTAAGGATGAATATATGGGTGTATATAATCCACCACCATGTTTTTATAATGAGATGATACGTGAAGAGAGACGTCAAAAAGAGTTGGATCAAAAAGAATATGATGAATATCATAATGATGATATTGCTATTCATTATCGTACATTAGCATTGAGACATTTAACAAGGCAGGATATGATGCGCGAAGACAGCGAATGCATAAGTATTAGGGACGATGATGAATTTACTGTAGATGATGAGTATGATGATACAAGTTATATGTCATATGATGAATACTATGACATTGATGATTATGAAGAATATCAATCTGAATACGAAGAAGATGATTATGATTACTGAAAAAACATAAGAATTGAAAAAAATGATAACAAATTTTATTTTTATATGGGTCTTTAATAAAAAAATGATTATGATAATATAAGTATATATTACCAACAATTGGTATAGTTCGCCCAGGTTTATCACCAACAAGCATATAAGACTTTCGCTCTATATACAATCAAATCAAAGACAAACAATGGCACAGCTTCCTAAGAACATCGATGTAAACAAGCTCCGTTATTCGGAATTGCGTTCCCTCTCTTCTGGTGCAAAGACAGTTTATGTTAATTATGGTGCTGAAAAGCTCACTATGCAGACACCAGTACTGTCAATCCCTTATGGTATCGGTGTCCCATTCGTTGCTAAAGATGAAGCAAAGAATGGCGTAAGTTCTGCTGCAGAAAACAAGTATGACTTGACTCTTTCATTCAGAGGAATGGATGACAATCCCAAAATCAAGCTCTTTCATGATAAGTTGAAGGAGATTGAGAACAAGATTGTAGACGATGCTTTCACAAATCGTATTGCCTGGTTCAAAGATGACTTTGATGGAAATAAGGCATTTGTTTCCAAGCTGTTCTCGCCTATCATCAAGGTAGACAAAGACAAAGAAACTGGAAAAGCGGTTGGCAAATATCCTCCTACATTCAAGGCGAAGCTTCCTTATGATAACAAGACAAGTTCTTTCACATTTGATTCATATGATATGGATAATAATGAGATTGACTTTACCGAAATCATGAATAAACTGAAAGGTGCAAAAACTCAACTCATTGTACAACTGACAGGTATCTGGTTTGCTGGTGGTAAGTATGGATGTAGTTGGAAGATTATTTCTGCCAAGATGCAATTGCATCAGAATAGTAAGATTACTTGGATTGAAGATTCTGATACAGAAAATGTAGTAGCAGACGATGAAGATGATGACGATGACGTAGTAGATTCAGATGTTCTTCGCAGTTTGCAACCATCTCAAACTAAAACTATTAACACAGTCGTAGTTGAAGATGATGAGGAAGAAGACGACGACGAAGAAGAAGAGCAGGAAGAAGATGATGAGGAATCACCTGAACACGTTCCTGAACCACCGCCTACAAAACCTGCCAAGAAGGCAGTAGTGGTTGAAGAAGAACAACCTAAGCCAGTAGCTGCTTCAGCTCCTAAGAAGCCTCTTAAGAAGGCTGTGAAGTAAGTGTGTATGTGAATGAATTGAAACATAAAAAAAACAAAAAAAATTATTTTTTATACTTATAATATGAATATGACAAATCCTATTACAAGTGCCATTATGATTGTTCCAAGAATTTGAGGATTTTCATTTTCATCTATGACGTCAATAGAGCTGATAAATACTTTGATAATAAGATCCAATACTTTGTAAGCAACCTTGTGAGACAAGAGTATGAATAATATAGAAGCATATAAAGCTGATTTGAATTTATTAACATATTGAAAACTGGCTTCAGCTTGTACTGGGTGTTGAAGATATCGAGGTTGTGTGTTCTGCATAGTGTGCGAAGGTATTATTTTTACATCTGCTGCAGTATACTCCATTTTTATATTTATAAAATATTATTAATTATGCTAAATAAACTGATAACAATAAATGGAATATATGATATATTATGTGCAATAAGCATATTGTTTTTCCCAGATTGCATACTGGCTAATCTGCATTCTGATATCTTTGTGTCTGAAGAAGTTGAAAAAATAAACAAGAGATTGCTTGCATATTGGATAATGACATATGGTATAGTGAGATATTTGTCCACTGATAAGATGGTGTTATGCTTTACATATGTCATAGAAGGGCTTGTGTTTTTACATGAATATTATACTTATCATTCATGCAAACAACATAATGCTATTTTTGTGAGTGTTTTCTCTCTTACCATAGCATATGCTATCTATATAGATGATAGCGAAAATTGAAAGCATATGGTTCGTTTTCGTCATCATAATCATGTTGGACAGTCCTGAATTCAGTCTCTAATGTAGATATGCCATCAAGTAGGTTTCTAACATACATGTAGAATAATGCATTGTCATCATTCAAAAATGTGATAGGTGATTCTATGTTTAACAACCAACTTGGTAGATTGTTATAGAATTCTTCTATATTCAATGCAAGCGCCTTCACAAAATTGCAACATAACAAGTAATGTTCATCTGCTTCTTTAAATAGTCTTATAACCTCTTTGCAAAAAACAAAGACATAATTGATTTCTGAAATTTCAAATCCAAATGGAAAATATATATGTCCTTCTGTTATATTAGTACACATGTCCCTATATATTTTAATGACCTTGTTGCATACACTCAATGTAAGTTTATCAAACCATACTACATCATTGTAAAATCCCTTCTCTTCCATTAATTGCGATACTTCTGTAAATGCATGTGTTGACGTTTGCCATACAACATCTTCTTCTGTTTTGGGTTTCAGACCATTGTACTGCATAAGTAAATATAGTCTGTTTACAGTTGATGATGAAAGACTTTCTTTTGTATAAGGGTTCCAAGCTCCTTGATGGCGAATAAAATACTCTAATTCAATTGCATTGAAAATATATACATGTCCATTTGTATCTTTATAACTGAATTTGCATTTTTCTGGAATTTCTTGGATACTGTCATATGTAAAAGGGTCTTCATTATTTTCAGGCGTTTCTGTATTATATTGTTTTATGTGCTTGTGTAAAATCTTGCGAAACCATGTTTGTATCTTACTTACCTTTTGGCATATACTTTCATCGTGTGATAATTTATATGTATTATACAATATATCATGAAATCTATTTAACATGGTTTTTTTCGTTGTTATAGGAATCAATGTGTTATGAAGGATATTTAGCAATTTATTATGAGGCAATAAATATTTCAGTATTATTAGGAAAAGCTCTTTTTTACTGTCTGAGTCATTTGATAATTCAGTTCCGTTGCTATCATATGTATCATTGTCATATATGTGTTTCAAAATTTCATAGATATCTTCTTCAGATTTTATATGTTGCTTTATTGACATGATTTCAAATATATATTGATGTTTTTGCTTATGTCTTTTACAATATTTAGTATTTTGAGTCATTTTATTTTTGCATCTTGAACCATGGTATGACCAATGTATACATGTATCTTGTTGCATCTCTATTCTGCATATACAATATATTCATATATCATTGAATATAGTAATACTGTGCAATAGAAACAAAACAATGCCATATAACATGACTATTCCAGATTTTTCCGTCAGCTGAACCAAGCCTCATGAGACGTTCTGGCAATCTTGTAGAATATAATAGAAACCCTGCTGTTAAAAATGACACAGATATATAATAATTACATGCATGCATATTGATGCCAGCAAACATCATAGGAGTACACGTAAATATTGTCATAAATACTAATAGTGCTTGACAATACACTATTGATTTATCTATGGCTACATTATACATCATATTGTATATAAAAACACTCAAAGAAAACAGATACATACTTGCTATGGATGTTATGTAGATATGGTAATATTCATTGTAACCTATTGTATTTAGATAAAAGACAGGTGTGGTAATCGCCATATTACTTATTCCAATCAAATCCAAATATATCAGTCTATTATGCATTTTCGTTGATACGCAATTGAATATATGATACGTTGCGCTGCAAACACGTGATGTTATTAAACCAAAATAAAGTGCATGCATTGTCCACTCACAGCAAGAATCTGTTGTGAGATGCTTTGCATAACCCATGCAAAAATACATGCATGGAAATATTTCGGACCATATCATCCAGAATTCATTGTGCCTTGTATCAAATAGACTTAATAAAGCTTTAGTTGGCGAATAATGCACCCTATAGCCAGTTAAAGTATATTCATATGCATGAAATCCTACGGGAAGGTCTTCAACTTTTACAATAGCAGCCATTGTTTTGTGTATACAAATTATTCATATATCATTGAATATATTTCCTCCGCCGCCACAATTTGAAATAATTTACTATACATTTTATATCATAAATATGTAAAAAATATACATCTAATACGTCATAAACATTTCGGCATTTTTTGACTTATTGAATAGGTCTTCCGAAAATGTCTCCCAGTCTATTTCAGAAAATGGCACAAAATTCCGTAGGTTTATTTACTTTGTGTCTTCAAGGTAGACTCAAAATAGTTGAAACTAATAAATTATGGTTTGATACATTGTATAATGTATCTGAAGATTTATAATTCATTGTATTCATTTATTTTTTGTCTATGAGCATCCCATTTACTATTATTAGCATAATTATTATTTTCAACATCATTATCATATTCTTCTTCTAATTCAGGATATGGAAATGAAGGATATTCTTTTCCATAATAACATCTTTTGAAACAATTTATACATACATAATGATTACATTTTGGTTGCGATACACATCTTGTGTTTTCTAAACATATAGGACATTCAAGATTATCATAAAACTCTAATGTACCTTTTCCAGTTTTATCTCCCCAAGTACCAAATAACATATGACAATTACAACATAAATAATTACCTTGACATTCAAACCAATCATCTGGCAATATTGCTTCACAAATTTCAAAGTTATCACATTTCAGGTTTAAGTCATGCATTTTGATTTATTATATTATCTAAACATTATATACTTGTACCATTTAGGGATAGCTTTACATCATTTTTTTAATTTTCTATGATATTATGAGGATCAATTGTCTGATGTTGATAGTTGGTTATAGAAGTTGATGTGTCATATTATCAGGTTGTAGCCAATATTCAAAAAAATGATTCAATTTTTCAATAAAATATTTCAACATAAATCAAAGATGCATTGTATCAAAATAAAAACAATAATCTAAAAAGAATGCATTTTTTACTGAAAGTGTTTTGGACATCTTTTTTCTCTCCACCACCACCTCCACCACATTTTTAATGTTATTTTATGTATAGGATATAAAGAATTAATACCATTGAAATGGTAAGAATGTATATATGTACATTTTGTGCATATTCAACACAAAGAAAGGATGCATATATACGGCATCAATCCAGTAAGAAACATGAAAAAAATATTATGCGTAATTCACATCATAATTCCGAAAATGTTATCCATGTTTCCGAAAATGTTATCCATGATTCCGAAAATGTTATCCATGTTTCCGAAAATGTTATCCATGATTCCGAAAATGTTATCCATGATTCCGAAAATGTTATCCATGTTTCCGAAAATGTCGCCATAGGTAATTATATATGTAGAAAATGCAATAAGAACTATATGAAAAAGGATTGTTTCTTAAATCATGAGAAGAACTGTACTGGTGTAGATTCGCTAACATGTCCAGTGTGTATGAAACGTTTTGCTCACAGGCATGCTAAATCAAAACATTGTAAAAGAAATAATTGTAAACCTGTATCTATATTTGAAGCTGAAAATGTCAAAAGTATCATCAATAACAATCAATCATATAATAACAATCTAACCAATAGTCTGAACACTAACATAAACAATAATGTAACGAATGTATATATAAATGATTATGGAAAAGAAAGAAAAGATTATTTATTATCATATGATAACTTTTTTGATATTATCAGAAGACCTAATAACAATATCTTAGTAAAGTATCTCAAATGCAAGAACTTCAATCCTTTATTTCCTGAAAACCATTGCATCAAATATGAGAATAGATGCTTCAAGTTGAAAGAAAACAATAACTGGCGTCTGATAAATCCCAATGCATTGAAAGACAAATTATATTATGACTGTGGTTCAGAGGTATTCAATGCTTTTAGTAATAATGAGGAAAGAATAAGAGGACATATACAAAATAACGACCATTTTGATGCAGTTAAGAAAAAATCTGATTTTATGCAACTTGAGATAAGTGGTGATGATAGAGACATAAAAAATTCAATGTTGGATATAGTCAAAGACACATGAAAAAGTACATATCACAAACTTTTAGAGAGTCATAAACAAAAATAAATATAATCATGAAAGAATGTTAAACATGTACTTTCCTGTCTCAAGCTTCTTCAATAGGTAGCAATATACCTGCATTCTTATAGCTATAATAATCATAGAATTTGTTATTCAACATTACATATTTCTTACCATTATGTTCAATAACTACGCCCTTATTTTTCTTCAAGACTTGGAACTTTCTGGCATGCAATATTTTGTTGTCATCTTTGATGTCTTCTGTATATGCAAGTTGGTCTCCATCAATGTTAATAGCCCAGTTATAGCACTTGTATCCATTTTCTAAGGGTTTATTTTGCGTAGAATGTGTTATACAATCTGTGGAAGCTGCTTTAAGCATGTTCAGAAACTGATTGATGATACCTTCCTTTCGTTGGGCTATATCCAAAATATATTCATCAGTTGTCATTTCTTTATCTAATGTTCGCAATGTGAAGTCCTTTTCCATCTGCTTTTTGGTAAATGACATAATATATGTAAATATCTGCACATTTCTCTCATTTTCTGGCAGCATTTCGTGAGAACACGTACGAACTGCTCTACCAATTACCTGACTGATTCTGACAGAATTCCAGAAGTATTCCATGATAAGCACTCTCCTAACATTCTTAAGAGATATGCCTTCTGCACCAGATTGTGTAATCATCATAATCTTGGCAAGTTTGCCATACATTTGGCTACCTTGTTCTTTGTATTCATCTGGAATTTGCTGTAAAATGCTATCAGGAAGCATACCAAATGAGCCATTAAAGAGATTCATGAGAATGTTTGTTTTCGTCCTATCACTGTTGAAAACCACATAACGTTTGTTGTCATATTGTTTATCAAATACAGAAGGGTCGTCAAAGACATAACCTTGTTCAGTGCTTCTGATGACTATTTCTTTATATCCATCGTGATTAAGCACTTTTGTAAATATACCCAAACCTTCCATTGTCCTGAATTGTGAGTATATCAACACTGTTCCAGGCGAACCATCAATATCATCCAACATCTGGGCATATTTTGGACTGTACATTTGCCTTAATAGCTGTCTATTCAAGTAATCTCCTTTCATCAGCTCTTTAAGAGCCATATTCAACATATTCTCATAATCCTCTTTGACCTTCTTTTGCTGTTTCTTAGCTTCTTTATCCAAGTCTTCAGATGTAGTATCATCATCATCATCATCATCTGCATCATGTACCATATCCTTCATGATTAACTTCCTTATATCTTGAGGGAACAATCGCTTAATTTCTTCAGGAAATGCAAAATTGCATACCATTCTGCTAAAGGCTCTATACACAGATGATTTTTTGTCAAATAGATTGGTGCTTGCACTTCTTTTCTGTGCATTGTCTATGGCACGTTCTTTTGCTCTTACATCAGCATATATGTTAAATTGATGGTCTGTCATTGGGAGTTTTTGGATGCTGTTTGGAAGCACTTTAGGGAAAAACTCTGTACCTGTTGTCTTGTAATAACTGAGAGTTCCTAAAATTCTTCTTTGAAATATGTCCAGATTTTTGATTGAGGGATTTTCAGGGTCATTAACATCCATAAAGGTCTTGATAAATTCATCTGTCTGATTGGGTAAAGCATAATACATGGATGAACCAGGTACAACACCAATTTTTACATCAGGTAGTTTCTTTAGTGATGCAATAACTTGTTCTATCGTCTTTGCTGGTGTCATTATCCAGTCTTTTTTCAGTATTCTATTGCTTGTATGGTGCGCTTCACGAGCATATCCAGATGGCAATAAAGAGACATAAATATTCTGTTTATCCTTGTTAAAATGTATTTCATCTATATACTGGTATAAGTTGTCTGCTTTCAATTTGTCTATGATTTGCGGGTCATTTGGTTCAGCAGAACCTTTGAGCAACTTGAGTTCATATATCTGCATAGGACCTCTTATAAGATTTATCAAGGTCGCTATTTCATATGGGTTGTTTATAATAGGTGTGCCTGATAACAAAATCAATTTGCAATTTGTTGCAGTCATAAGAGCATTATATATACCACGAGCTAATTTTGAACCATTGACCACTCTGCTAACAAAGTTGTGAACTTCGTCAATAACTACAAAAGAATCATTGAATCCTTGTTTAGCAAGTTCAGATACCAGTTTTTGCGTAAGACCATTGTAGCTTACAAAAGTGTAGCGGTTGCGAATGATATGCACCATAGTCTCATTTATCTTGTCCTTGTCTGTATTTGACAAAGCTGCATATTTCTTGTTTTCAGTAATAACTGTTGCAGCAGATATGTCATTTTGATATAAAGGAATCCATACTAAATCATCTTTTTTGACAAATTTGGCAGATATAGCATATTTGTCATATAAGGTTTTCAAGGATTCAGCATCCCTTGTTATTTTCAATTGTGTCCAGGATTTTTTCAAATTCAGTCCTAAGTTAGATATTTTTAGAATCTCATTCTCATAGTTTTGGGCAAGAGATGCAGGTGATAACACAAAGACCTTTTTTCTTCCAACATATCCTTCAGCTGCTGCAATGGATGCTGCAGATTTTCCTGAACCAAGTTCATGATATAAAATAATACCTCTGTATGGACTGTTGACCTGGATCATATCTCTTACCATTCTTTGTTGTGGAAAGAGAGAGACTGTTGGGATTTCACAAACATCATCACTACAGGCACATGCCTGTTTTTGTCTCTGTTTTGCAGGATATTTTGAATGATTGAAAGTATTATACACGTACTTATTGTAAGCAACTCTGTTTGGTAATATCCAATTTTTGGGTTCCACTTCTAAATCCATATGCTTCTATTTTTATATAATAAATATTTGTATGATTTTCACCCAATTTAAATAAAAATTGAGATATATATTTCAAATTTTGTTTTGACACCACAGTAATGACTAAGAACATGGACCATTTGGTTGTTGAGATTATATTCAACAATGATGCTGCATTTGCTGAATTAAGCAAAAGCGAACTGGCTAACATCATGAAAAACACTTCAATGTGCATGTGTATGCAAAACAAAAATATGAAACAAAAAGCGCAATATTGCCGTGTCACGCATGCCTTCAACTGTTTTCAAGACAAGCTGGATGCACAATCTATAACCCTGAAAACAAAAGAAGATAATACACTGTTCAACATGCTTCTGATTGCAGAGTATAAGGAGCTAATATATGAGAGCACACATGATTTCTGTTTTGATGGATATGACATGTTGGAAAAACTGCATGGAATCATACAACAACGTTGCAGCCTTGAAGAACAGCAATCTCATATTTATGACCCCACACACTTTATCTTTGAAGGTCGTAGATATAGCTTCTATAAGCTACAAAAACGCGGGAAAAACACATTGGTATACTAAACATAAATGTATACAATCCAAAATATATTTTTTGGATCTGATGTGTCATTCAAATACATATTGACATAAGATAATATCACAATATACATAGGTAACAACATGTTGCATTTACGGGATATCTGTAACTGCTATATGTACTTGTGTAGTAGCGAAGAAACACTGTATGATTATGAGGAGAGGCTGTTGGAGAAATGTTTTGATAAAGAATACGAACATCAAACAAAATTGCATGTTACCGAATATGAACCACCTCCATTTGCAATATTGAACACATAAAGTAATAAATATTTTTTACAGGTTTATTACTTTGTGTCTTCTAGGGTGTAAATGTTATGCTATATATGTATAGAAATATGTTCAGATATATCAAGCATGCTTTGGAAGATGCCAAGATATACACATATAACTATTTTTATAGTGACTCAAAAACAAATAAAGTGTATCCAAAGATCATGTCAGATGATGAAGAAAATGACAAACAAGATGTTATTATTGATGATAAACAATTGCGCATTGATACATTACTATTTGTAAGACAGTTTAAGAATACATATTACAAGTATACAAATAAGGAAAAATTTAATCAAGAGCTTTACAATTCCTTTGTAGATGATAAGAACTTTGACGGGGGACAAACAGCATTTGATGATGATGACCAAGATGTAAGAATATTTGATAAATATGTATTAGAATATATTAAAAACAGAAGTGATGTTATTACTTTTTTACAGTGTAAAAACAAAGATATTGTCATGAAATTAAAATTAGAGCAACTGAATGATTTACACAAAAAACAAGATGATTTTGATATAATATTTGCAATAGATATGGCTGAAAAAGACTTGTTTCATTATTGCTATACTATCATCCAGAAAACAGGAAAAGTATATATGATAAAAGCAATTGTGTTCAGTTTGATTTTGAAGTATGATGGACAATATGTACGAATTAAACTTAACTCATTTACAAAGCAAAAAAATAACCATCCTTATCTAATTCTGGAAAGGTTTCTTTGATTTCTGTATTGTTCTGCTTGTTTTGAAAGACGTATAGGAATAACAGTATGGTTTATATTATTCAATTTATAAGGTTCACTATTGAGTAATGGAACATTATTTTCAGCATTGTAATTCTCTAAAGATATCAAGTTTTTAGATATAAGTTTATTGAGCATTGATGTTTCAAAAGATAGTAATTGTTTCACGATATTAGCATCTGCTATGACATTTTTGATTTGTGCAACCATGATGTAATTATACTTTTGTAGAACTCCCTTTATTGCTTTTATAAATGGGAAATTATGACCTAATAATTGCATTCTGGATAATATATAATAGTAATCATGTATTATACCTAACATGTTAGTGATGTTGTTTAATAAATCTCTTTTCTGTTTCATATCATACATTTTAACACGCTCATAGTAAATACTATTATCTTTCATGGGTTCTGATAGCCCAAAATCCCATAACATCATAATATAACCATGTGAATTCAAAACATACTTTTTATCTGATAAATTATAATAGATGTAATTGTTTATGTCTTTACTGGAATATGAATATAAAATATTACCATCATGTGTATCATTGTGATAACAATGTGTATACTGATGAAATGTATATATTGATAATATAACTTGCGTGAGCATGCATTTCAGGATATTTTCATTTATTCTATTATTAGTAGTAAGTAATCTAAACAAGTCTCCTGATGCTTTTTCCATTGCAAACATCATGTATCTGTTTGTAATAACCTTTTTAGATTTGAAATGAATAGTTAAAGGAGCACTGCATTTCATAGTGCTATATACAACAGGAAAATGAGGACTTATACCTTGTAGAACAATATTAGATACAGCATCACATAATTGAAGTTCTTTTTCTGAGTATATATGTATACTATCTTCATTTGTAAAAATCTTGACTACAACTTCATATACTTTTTGATTTATTTTTATTTTATCTTTGAATGTTTTCCCAAATGCACCCTCTCCTACTACTTTGTCACTAGTCAATGATATGGTGAAATTTTCAAATTTCAAAGTGTTGTTTCTAGGGTCTAAACACATAGATTTGGGCTTAAAGTGCTGTTTGATAACCTTATTGCATTGTGATATTCTTTGATTACTATTATTTGACCTACATGTTGATGTTGACATGCTTCTACATAAGAATTACAAAAATATATATGTATATGGTTAGAATCATTTTAGATACTAGAGAAGGTCAGTTGATTTCACTTATAAAAAGTAGGGATTTTGATAAATATTCTGACCACATTTCCATAGAGGTACAACAGTTAGACATAGGTGATATTCATGTATGTTTTGAAGATGGTGTGTATATTATTGAACGCAAGACTGTAGCTGACCTACTTGCATCTGTGAAGGACGGGCGATACAGAGAGCAGAAGGCGCGCTTGCTTGCATCTGGACACAAAATTTCATATGTCATTGAAGGAGATGATATAACTGCAAGTAGACAGACCAGATATCACGATGTACTGACTGGTGCATATATTCATTCTATGTTCCGTGATGGAATTAATGTAGTATTCACAAGAAATACAAACGAGACATGTACTTTTATATTGACATTATGTGCCAAGATTGTGGACAACCCTCATTATTTTGGAGGTAATAAAGAGTATATACAGGACAATTACATAGACTGTATTAAAGCAAAAAGTAAGAAAATAGATAATATTACTCCTGAAAATTGTTTTATATTACAACTTTCCCAAATTCCTAGCATTTCTACAGTGCTTGCTAAAAATATACAAAAACAATATGCTACCATGAAGGACTTTATCAAAGCCCTTGATGATGCAGAAGACAAATTAGAGCTTTTATGCCAAATCGACAAGATTGGCAAAGAAAAAGCTAAAAAGATTTTGGAATATATGGCATATTCATCACATGATACAGCTTAGACATGATTTCTTTACTTTTTCCTCAACCTTTGATACAGCTTGTTGTTCCATATTTTGTACATAGTTCTCAAGACTTGCTACCTGTTGCTGCAACGCTTCTCCAGTAGCATCTGCAATAGCAGACACTAATTCCGGAAGCAACCTCTCTTTATTTTGTTCTTGATCAACCATCTGAATAGGAAACAAGATTTCGGGTTGATGAGCATAACATACATATGGGAAACCATTAACATAATAAATGGTATAATGAGGGACTTCACAAGATTCCTTTACAGGCTGAGAATATTGTTGCTGAGGATGTTGTGAACACATTTGTGGTGTGCAATGTCCTGTAGCGTATGGCATAGTTGGAGGTACTTGGTTTACAAACTGCATGTTATAAGGATTACAGTAAGCATAAGGTCCTGTACATGATACATGGATGGCATTTTGTTGAGGAGCAACGTATGTAGTGTATGAAGCAGCAATAGTAGGAACAGTTGAAACAACAGTCATACCACTTTCTATACATTATATGATGTTTACTTTTATATACTTTACATTTTTTACATCATTGCATCTTTATGCTGTGTTATTATACAACAGTACATCAATATCATTATTATCATCAATATTTAATGAAGTCGCTACGAAACTCCTCATACCTCTACATGAAATTTTTGTAGAATTTGAAAGTTGTTTGATATCATCACCATTAATATAATATATATTTTGCATATAATCTTTTAAATTAAACCTAACACTTTTAGAATCCCTATTAAAGAATATGCAATCAATCTTATGAATATTAAGGAACATTCTATCAACATTGATATGTTCCTCATCTGTATAATTTGCAGTCTTAATTTTCTCTTTGAAATCCTTCAAGTTTCCCTTAGACATTTCATCAAGATGATCTAAATATTGATTTGACATGCGCAAATCCAACTTTGTAGGTTTTTGATGAACAGACACCAATCCTAGAAAAGAACAAATTGATGGCAGATAGAGCAATGACAAGATAGTTTTGGTCCACATTTTATATTATACTTAATTAATTTTTATATGTCTTTGACTATATCAAGCATTGAATTTTTTATTTCTTTATCATGTCCATTCATTTCTAATTGCATAAAATCAGATTTCTTCTTGACTAATTCAAAATGGTCAGTGTTGTGTATTTGTCTTTTTATTTTGTCTTCGTGTTTGTCAAATACATGCAATACTTCTGAACCACAATCATAATATAATTTATCTTTCAAAGCTGCTGGGTTTATCAAGCGCCAGTTATTGTTTTCTTTCAACTTGAAACATCTGTTTTCATACTTGATACAATGATTTTCTGGAAATAAAGGATTAAAATTTTTGCATTTTAGGTACTTGACCAATATATTGTTATTTGGTGCTCTAATAATATCATAAAAATTGTCATAAGCAAGCAGATAGTCTTTCCTTTCTTTTCCATAATCATTGATGTATATATTTGTATTTTGTATATTGTTATTTATATTAGTTGTGTTCAGGCTATTATTATATGATTGGTTGTTATTGATGATACTTTTTACATTTTCAGCTTCAAATATGGATACAGGTTTACAATTATTTTTTGCACAATGTCTTGACTTAGCCTGTCTATGTGAGAAAGTAACCATGCATACAGGACATGTGAGGGAATCTAATCCTTTACATTTCTTTTCATGATTACATAAATATTCTTTTGTTTTATAGAATTTATTACATTTTTTGCACATATGTGCGACATTTTCTTGATTTAGGATGACATTTTCTGGATTTAGGATGACATTTTCTGGATTTGGGATGACATTTTCTGGATTTGGGATGACATTTTCTGGATTTGGGATGACATTTTCTGGGACATTTGAGACAGTTTCAGGTTTATGGTGTGAATTGCATAAAATATTTATTTCATGTTTCTTACTATTTTGATGTCGTATAAAAGCATCCTTTCTTTGTGTAGAATATACACAAACTGTACATGTATACATTCTTACCATTTCAGTGATATTATTTCTTTATATCCTATACATAAAATTAACAAAAAAAATGTGGTGGTGGTGGTGGTGGAGAAAAAAAAGAGACCTAAAACACTTTCTGTAAAAAATGCCTTCTTTTTAGATTTTAGAATCTGTAAGAATAGACAAAGTCTCTTTGGGCTTTCAAAAGCGATTTTGTAAGTTTTGTCAATCTAACTACCTTGTCTTGCAATTCATACATGTAGTCTGCATCTTGTGATTTGTTCAATTCTTCATGAAGTTCACTGATTTCTTTTTCATTATATTCAATTATTTCTCTGAGGTCTTTGATGATTGCATCCTTTTCTTTACACTTCTTTAGTAGTTCAACAATCATTGTTTCGGCTTCCCATAGCATAACTTGCATAGTTATGTTATTACCAAGAAGTTTGAGACAAATCATTTTTTGCTTTTCAGTCATATGGTGACATTCCTGGTTGTCCTCTTGCAAGCCAACTGACAACATAAGGGTTTTGCATGTTTGGATGCACTGTATTATCATGATAATCTCTGTCAATACTGCTACAAATCCATTTATTGCACTTAAGACACTTCCAATCTCTGTTCATATTTGTATACACAACCTCAAAACTTTAAGTCATATCAGAATAGTACATATACAGAGCTGCTTCTATATAATTTATGAATTTATTTTTGTACTATCTTGGATTATTGATATGTACTTTCGTAGCCTTTTGTAATAAAAAATGATTAGATATATTATATACTTCTATAACCAAATAGTGTCATTGATATTATAAAGGATGCAAACAGTTGTGTGTTTTATAACAGCTGTGTATGAAGACACTATAACTGAGTGCAAGCCATTTGTTGTGCAATCAGTGCCAACAGATTTCATTTGCTTCAGTAATAATACTGATATTATCAATAATGGTTGGAAGATAGATAACACACCTTATCACAAGGATATATCACATGACCATAGGGTCATATCCAAATACTACAAAATGATGACACATGATATACTCATATTACGAAAATATGCTGTTATAATATGGATTGACAATAATGTAGAAATTATTAGTAAAAAAATTAGTGAATATGTCTTGAAGAAGTTGTATAGACATTCTTTTGTATGCTGGCATCATCCTGTTCATTTTGGCGACTTGTATACTGAAGTCCATGCATCTCATAGACTTCTTAAGTACTCATATGATATAAAAAAACAATATCAAGAATATCTTGCAGACGGGTATCACAATATATACTTCAAATCATTGTGTCATAGTTCTCCGCATTTTGGTGTATGGTATACTGCATTTATTGCGTATAACAATAAAGACACTTTAGTCCATAAATTTCTAAGAGAATGGTTCACAGAAATTTTAAACCATGGCACAAATGATATGGTATCATTCTCATATATCTGCTACAAACACAATACATTCCCTTATACACTTCCTGACAACCAGATATATGGAGAGCCAAATACAAGTAATGAATTTTACCTGTATCATGATTAAAAAACATCAACATGTTTTACACATTTATCAAAAACATCTAATGCATTTGAAATGGCTTCGTCCATGTTGAAGTATTTATAGTTTGCTAACCTACCTACAAAGATAACATTTGTCTCTTTCTCAGCCATTTGCTTATATCTTTCATATAGGTCCTGATTTCGTTTGGTAGGAACAGGATAATAAGGGTCTCCTACATCATTTGTAATTTCCTTAAATATGATGGTATGTGGTGATGTCTGATTCAAAAAATGCTTGTATTCAACAATCCTCGTAAATGGGTGTTCGGGTTCTGGATAGTTTACAACAGAATTCTGTTGGTAGTACCTGGTATTCCTATGGACCTCTTGTATAAATTTGATGCTTCTATATTCTAACTTTTCATCTGTTTCAAAATATCTGTCAATAGGACCAGTATATATTATTTTTTTGTATTTAGATAGGTCATTTGTCTTCCTGAAATCATTAAAATCTGTGTTCAATTTATATGTTATCAGAGGATGGTCTATCAATTTACTGACAAAGTGCGTATAGCCTTTTTCAGGTAATGCCTGATATTTGTCAGAGAAATATCTGGTATCAAAGTTATCTCTTATTGGGATTCTTGCCAAGACACTTTTATCAAGCTCATGTGGAAACTTTGACCACTGTTTGTAGGTATACTCTTTTATCATTTTGTTATATAATTCTCTACCAACCCGAGACAAAGCCATCTCCTCGCTGTTTTTTACAGTTTCTGTATACTTTACTTGGTTTTTATCAAGCCATTCTTGCATTTCCTCAGGTGTCTGCAAATGCTGTCCACAAAGCTCATTGACTGTTGTTATATTTATTGGTATAGATACATATTTATCATCAACAAAAGAAAGAACCTTGTGTTCCCATCGTATCCATTTATCAAAAGAAGATATATATGACCATACATCTTCATTATTTGTATGAAACAAATGTGCACCATATTTGCAACACAATATACCAGTTTCTACATCAATATAGTCATAACAGTTTCCTGCAATATGGTCAGATTTTTCAATAATTAAAACGTCTTCATGAAGCACATTAGCTATTCGCTCTGCCAAAACTGCACCAGATAATCCACAACCTACAATAAGATACATGTTATCTTGAATATATTTTGTTCTTATTTCAATTTGTAATATAGAAATATTCATTCAAGCATATTATGGCTTCATATGGCATCATGTGTGATACATTTTGCATAATACCTATATCATTTTCTTGTACTGCTGTGTGAATGACTTCATCATCATATTTTGCAGCCTTTTCAAATTCTTTAAAGTATGCTAAACTCTTGCTGTAATCTGTTGCAAACTGTTTATAGTTTACTTTAATAGACACTTTTGCATTATGCTCTTTCACAACTGCTACCATGTTCACAATGATATTGATAATTTCTTTGGTTTTGTCTTTGTTTTGATTATTTTTGTGTTCCCAGATAAGTTGATTTCCCTTATAGAGTTTTGCTACAGATTCTATTAATTTTGTTCCCTTTTTTTGTACAACCTTTATCTCTGCTGTCAATAAACCATCTGTATTATCAATACCTTCTTTAGATTCAACTACCTTTTGCTTCTTCCTAGTATTTTTAGCAACAGGTGTATCATCACTTTGCACATCATCTTTTTGTACCTTTACTTTATCTTCTTTGCGAGTCTTTTTGACCTTAGGTTCTGATAACATATAGATGAATTCATCAAAGAGCAATTCTTTGACCATGTTTAATTTCAAATTATCAATGCGATTTTTTCGTTTTGCATCGTCCTGATACATTGGCTTCTTTTTCAATTCATGGTCTACCTCCATCCAATAATCATCTGCTTTATCATAGTTAGGAATTTCGTCTAAACACAATGCATATAATTGTAATACAGGATTCATAATCTGGTTAGTGATATAATGCAAGTAATCAGGTATTAGATTATTTTCCACAATATACTCGGGATTTTCTATACGGTCTCCTTGTAGTTTTGCTTCAGGAACTTTGATATATACGAAAGGAACTCTATCATTTACCTGTGGTTTATTGCCTGGGTCTCTCTCTCCAATTCTGTCAGCCAGCACCTTATGTGCAATCTTAGTGGCGTCTTTATAAGATGCTCTCAGACTCTTGGATATGATAAGGTCTGATATAGGAGCCTTTCCATTAACAAGGTCATGCAATTCATCCTTCAGAAATTGTATTGATTCGTGCAAGTCTTGATTATTCAATAATATGTCAATGATACCTCCATATATTTTCTTCACAATAGGCGCATTGTCTCTGCGTTTGAGTGCAATACCCATTGATTTTTGCTTGAATTTTTCAACACTGGACTCATACAGATTGCCTACATACCGCTTTTTGCTGAATAAGATGAAAGGATACAATGATTTCTCATAGTTCAGCTTTTGTGGACTGGGCATGATATCAACTATATTTTTCTCCACATGTTTACCTATCTCAATAGCATATTGCAAGGAATCCTTTCCATATACTTTGTTTCCATTTGCATCTTTTAAGGGAAACCTGCAGAATATAGAATCTGTATTCTTTAATATAAGATTTCCTACTCCTCCATGAAATACACCTGTCTCTGTTTCAATATCATATACATATCCATGATATTTTTCATGCAATACTTCAATAGATTTTATCTTGTTATCACATTCAAAGTCTGAATTTATGATTTTGATAGTAATAGTAGATTCACTACAAGTTATCTTGATATGATACTGTAATATCTGTAATAAGAGCATGTATGTCTGTGCTGTTATTTGATGAGTATTATCTATTAAATAATACGCAAGACCTAAAGCATCGTCAAGACCTTGTTTGAATCTTGACATGATTCCTGGTGTTGCATTGAGAATGTTTTGAGGAACAACTTTACATACACTTCCATCACATACATTTTTATGATAACATACATTGTACTTTGCAACAAATTCATCAATGTCTATATGAACACTAGGTGTTAACACATATTCTTTGTTTCTGTATATAATTATAAATTTAATATGTTCAATTGCTCCCAGATACGTCTTGCATTTTTTAAGAATATCAAAGTTCTTATTTCTAATCTCCCATATGTAATATGTTCCATAAATATCCTCATGTTTATATAAGCAACCAGATGCTACAAATTGCCCATAAACATATGCCTGATATGAATCACATACATGATTATATTTTTCAATGATTGGTTGTGAATGCAAGAGTTCTTGTCCAATAATGCAATCAACAGGCTTAATCATTTGAGCATTTGCATCCAACAAACTATGGTCTTCTGTTACATCAATCATACCAGATGGTGTGCAAACTCTATATATCTTTTTCATGGTTTTGTGTCTGATAATACGTTTGACTTTTGCCCAACCTTTATGTGTCCAGACATATATATCATTTGGTTGAATCTGTTCTTTGTTATATCTACCTGGTTCATCTGACTTAAATTCTTTATAAGGTGTCCAATAGCCATCAAATGATTCAAATGTATCTACATATATTTGGTGTCCTGTTTTGTAGGTGATAGGTGTATATGGCATGACACTATCTCCATAGATAACCTCTGCTTGATAGTTTGTTTCTACAAATTCTTTCGCTAACATGATCATTTCTCTACCTGTTGCTGTTGTGCATGCTGCAATATCCTTCAAATATACAGGAGATGTCTTAGCACCAATCTGACCATATAAAGAGTTTGCTGTAATTTTGTAGGCAAGCTGTAGAGCATCAAACACATCTTGTTCAAACTTGTTGAATGTGTCTGTTACATTGACAACAGAGGCTTTATTTACAACCCTTTTTGCATTAGTGTCTATATCAATGAGTTGATAAGAATCTTCTAATTCTGTAAGAATACCTGAATACTTCATACCATCTATAGAAGTAATGGTTTGATATTCCATCTTTTTCCTGGTATTCTTGCGTTCTTGCAGAAGCATGCACAAGATTTCTGCTATGATTCCTTTACGTCCATCCTTATATTGTGCAAAGATACATTCTTTCACACCAGACTTCCGTTTTTTATCCCCTGTACCTTCATATAAATCATAGCATACTTTAATATAGTCAACGTTAGGATCACTATGTACCATATATTTAGGGTCAATAACATAGCAATCATGTGAAAGGTTTCTTGCAATCATGGAAGATGGATAAAGAGAACCATAATCAAATACTACAATAGGGTCATTCAAGTATATGCCTTCTTTGGGTTCCAATACAACTGCACCCTCATAACCGTCAGTATCCATCACCATATTAGGGTCAAATGCCCTAATAACAGGGATTAGATGACCTCTGTCCATACATTGCTTGGCTATGAGGGAGAAGATTTTGATACCTTGACCTCTTTTAAATAGGTAATTAAGAGGTACAAGACAGACATTACCCATACCTATGTTGTTTTCAAGAATCTTCAACTTATGCAGAAGCCTATTCACAAGTGCGCAATCTTGTACACAATACTTAGCAATAGTGCAACGGTCTTCTGCTGTTCCAAAGAACTTCTCAAATATTTCGTGTGGCTTCAGGTCGTCCTTCTTATCGCCTATGAAAATATGTGCAACATTGTCCAGCTTATAGCTATCCAATTTATGTTCACGCTGCATAACCTTAAACAAGTCTATAACAACTGTGCCATCCATATCAAAGTATTTCAGGATGTTTTCACCAAGAGCAGATGAAGATAGCTCTTGTCTAACAAGAGTGCACTTTCGTGTTATTTTACGCCCCAAACCACAAGAAAACTCATCAATAATGTTGTTCTCTTGTGCACGAACCCAGATATACTCCATATCAAAACCGAATATATTATAGCCTGTCAGCACATCAGGATTGAGTGATACCATTAGATTTTTCCATTGCATCAGCACCTCTTTTTCAGTTTTACACGTTATGACATCTGTATTCTCAATAGGATTACATGTATTTAATGTTATGATGTTTTTATAGATAATCTCATCTGAACCATATCTATGAACTGTTGTACCAATCTGAATAACCTTATCGCCTTTCAAAGGAGGTAAAATATCGCTCAATAGTCTGTTTAATTTACCTTCAAGGACATTCTGTTCTTTTACAGTTATACGTTTTGTAGCTTTCTTGTCATCGTCGTCTTCGTCATCACTGTCTACAGTTATATCAGCAATCTTGTTGAGAATTTCAACAAGCTGAGGGAATATCTGTGAAATCCTTTCCTTATAGTTAGCAAATGCTACCTTGTGTTTGGGGTACACTCTATGAACTTTAAGGTCATCGTCTACGATGGCATCTGATACATATATTGTTTCAAACCAATACAAGATGAACTCCTCTGTTATTTCGTATCCAGCCTTTGCAATATTTGCAAGGTCCTGTGTCACTTTACGGTAATCTTTTTTAGCAACAGGGAAGTCTCCGTGACTACTTGAACATTCAATATCAAATGATGCTATCAACAAAGGTGCAATGTTATTGATATCAACTGGTATGACATTTTCATGACTTGTCTGTATATTATAATCACAACGTGTATCATTGTCTTCATTAAATTCATATTCTTTGATGCTAACCCATCCACATGGTTTGATATTTTGCTCATGAATATACCGCAAGAATGGGTCAATATTGCTTTCATAGAGTATGAAACCTTTTGACTTGAGAGACTGAAAATAGTATTTCAAATTGTTGAAAAGAGCAAGAGACTTGACAGTTACCTTGATGAACCTAAAGTCGGTGTTATTAGTGAACCCCCAGAATTCCTTCTTTTTAACAATGGACACATCTATTAAATGTTCGTCATATCCTCTTGGAATGATTTTTTTGTTGTATTTTGACTCAATACCAGTATTCCTATTTTGGAATGTGCATTTGTACCATCCGTCTTCAATCTCTGATTGCATACTTGCAACCTTTGATGCGAATACTGTGTCTGAATATTGTTCCCATTCCGCAGGTGGTTTCACATAGAAATATGGTTGGTATCCTGTTATGTTAACACAGACTGTATGTCCTTCTTGTGTACATCCATATATCATCATAGTGAATACATCAGGTTCATCAGATTTCTCACGTTGTCTATCTGATTCAGGAATATACCAATCAATAATTTGGAACGTAATATCATCATCCGCATTCAAAATGGGTGCTTCTTTCCTTGGGATTTCCATTGTATGTATAGGAATATATATATATTTTAAGTATCATTTTTTTATTTTTTATCTTTTAGATATATAATGCAGATAGGTTTTGAAGGGCTCATTATATTATCAACAGTTTTATTAATATCTTATCTAACATACAGCACGTTTTTTGATGACAACTTAGAGGCAGTCAAAAGCACTGTGGATAATAGAGACTATTATGTACAATCTGATAGAGAAGATGCAAAAGAGGCAGCTAATTTAATTGCAGAAATACGCCAACGTCTTATAATGTTGGTTGAACATATGATAAAAGCATATCCATCAGATGATTCAAAAGTTATTTTACTTAAACAAAACTTTGATCCAAATGTGCTTAAAGAAGGTGCGGATAACTCTGGATATACAAGTTATTCCATTAACAAAGGTGAACAAATCATCCTTTGCCTAAGAAGTAAAAACAAATTGATGGATATTAATGTTATGATGTTTGTTGCGATTCATGAACTTGCTCACTTGGCGAATGAGACAGTCGGGCACGATACTGCGTTCTGGGAGACATTCAAAGTGTTGTTGTTAGAAGCTATCAACATAGGTGTGTATGTGAATCATGACTTTGATAAGCAACCTGTTGAATATTGTGGTATGACCATAAACTCCAATCCATTAGATACATAAATACAAAAGAAGTTCAGATGCTGTTGGGACAAAATATTTGGTAAAATTAGATAGCAATGAAGACATTTGTACATCAGTTGCAATTGAATATAGATGTATATTAGGAATGAAACCCTCTGAATAAAAAAAGTACATATACAGGTTTTTTGGACAAGTTGTTATAACTCTTTGATATGCTCCAACAAGAACACTGATATGTACTTTTCTATATAAAAAATAAAAAATCTTAGTTTAATTATATATGCTATATGATACTGAAACTGATGAACCATATTATATAGTAAACATGAAGGAAGTTGAGCACGCATATGAACGTTGGAATAAATGCCTACCAAATATAAAACCATATTATGCTATGAAATGTAATCCAAATGCATCTATTTTAAAAAAACTTTATGAACTTGGATGCAATTTTGACTGCGCCTCTAAGACTGAAATTCAGACTATTTTAGATATATCAAACGATGCTTCAAGAATTATATTTGCACACCCTTGTAAATATCCTTCACATTTGATATATGCCAAAGATAATGGTGTGGATCTTATGACGTTTGATTGCGAAGAAGAGTTATATAAAATAAAACAGTATCATTCTAAAGCCAGAATACTTTTACGTCTTGCCGTGGATGATTCACAAAGTCTGTGTAAATTTAATATTAAATTTGGATGCAAACAAGAGGATATCCATAAATTGTTAGGAACAGCACATGAACTTGGATTGAATGTTATAGGATTCTCATTTCATGTTGGTTCAGGTTGTAATTCTGCATATACATATTATGATGCTTTAAGGATATGCAGAGAAGCATGTGATATAGCAGAAGAGAAGTATGGATTTCATATAGAGCTGATAGATGTAGGTGGTGGCTTTGTTGCACACACAGATGACCCACATGCTGTACAGTTTGAAGATATTGCAGACAAGATAAAACAAGCACAATATGAATTCTTTGACGGTAATACTGTCATGTTCATAGGAGAACCTGGGAGGTTCATGGTACAAAAATCACACACATTGATATGTTGCGTTGTTGCAAAAAAAAGAGTAAATGATAAATTTATATATTATTTAAATGATGGTGTATATGGTTCTTTTAATTGTATAATATTTGACCATCAGGTTCCGGAGTTAATTCCTGTATCTGCTACAAAATCTACAACATTATATGAATCACAAATATTTGGTAATACATGTGATTCATTAGATGAAATCAAACATTCTGTTATGCTTCCTGAATTATATGTAGGTGATTATATGTATGTCAAGAACTTTGGTGCTTATACTACATCTGCAAAGAGTGATTCTTTTAATGGTTACAAGGTAGATAGATTCATATACTCAAATGAATATGGTTATGAATAGAGCTTGGAACAAGATTCTTCTTTTGTGAATTGTTGTATGAATTTCGTTTGAGAAATGAGTTCATCGATATTGCTCATATAGTCTTCTTCGTTCCTAAAAAGATAGTCTATAACACTTGCCATACAGAGTTGATGATTTTTGATATTTGCATAAAATTTCTCAAAATCTGCATCTGGTCCTATGAGCGCATGGAACGCTTTTTTGATTTCTTCTTTTTTTGGATAGTCAAAGTGAATAATTTTATCAATCCGTCCTGGTCTTAACAGGGCTGCATCAAGCTTATCTGGGAAATTAGTAGTTATGATATTAATGATCCCTGAACCTTTGCTAAGAGTTCCATCCAAAATGTTAATAAGACAGCTGAAAGATATGTTCACATCGTGTCCTGTTCTTTCAGTGAAGTATGAATCAATGTCTTCGTATAAAATAATGGAATTATCTTTTACATCTGATGTTAGATCAATTAAATAGGAGTCTGTCATAGTCTTTGTGAAGTTCATAATGTATATTGAATAGCCATATTTCTTTGCCAGTGCTTTACACAATGATGTTTTGCCACTTCCAGGAATTCCTGACATCAATAGATTGGTTTTATGATTTCTTCCAAATTTGCTGTATTTTTCCTTAGACACCATAAAATTATCTAGATAAGTAACAATAGATTTTTTCAGTTTATTATCTATGAAAATATTGTCAAGTGTTTGTACATCCACTGTATTGAATTGTTCCCATGTACTTCCATAAGAACTACATTTACTTACATAAAATTTTACTTTGCCTTGTTCATCAATTTCTGTTATATACCTGAAAACATTGTTCAAAAACTCTTGAATTTTTTTAATATCATCATGATATATAAAGAGTCTCTGAAAATATTCCAAACCATCTGGTCCAGATTTTACATTCCCTTCTTCTATAAATTTAATTTTAAACATATCTTCATTATGGTGCCATACAAACTCATTGTGTCCAGGAAACATCAGACACTTGCCTCCATTTGTTCTTTTATATTTTGCTATAAAATTTTGTAATTTATCTTGTGGCTGTGTATGATATAATTCACCCATATAGTTCGTAAATTTATTAAGCTCCATACCATTCAGCTCTACATAATTTGTCATATTAACAAGATAGTATATTAGTATATTCTTATATATGCAATGTGCTGTATGTAATTTTCTCAATGTAAAGTAGAATGACAAAAAATACGAAAACAGATAAACCAACAAAATCTAAACAAAGACAAACAAATGGTTCTGGATTGTTTTTACCTGCTAATAGATTTACAGATATATGGGGGAATAATAAGATAAATGGTGGTCCAAATGTGCGTCAATATTCTGATGATACTATATTTTCAGATGCTAAAAACAAATTTATTTCACATATGACGAATAAAATGAAATCCAGACCCATAAAACAATCAAACAAAAACGGGTGTAAAACATGTAAAAATTACAACACAGGTCAAAGAAGATTATTTGGATTATTATAATGCCAAAAATTTATTTGGCATTTTTTTGTTTTTTTGTTTTTTTGTTTTCAAGTTTTATTTACATATTCACACGGACATGTGGTAAAGTCAATGGGGGTTCTGATGGGGCATTTGTAGATGAACTTGTCATCTTCGTGAACATAGTTTATTGATGTGATATTGCAAGCATCTTCATACTGGTGCTCAAGATATCTCATCAGACAATTCTTGTGTGTGGTTGAACATGGTATTTTTTCGCCATTTTTTGTTGTTGATACAATAGCTAGTATATCCTGTTCTACAAATTGTGATTGGCAAACAAAGCATACCGATTCAAGATGTTCTTCTGTAGCCTTTCTCAGCTCAAATGGAAGATTGCAGATAGTCCATTCAAATGTCTCTTTCTTTAGTAGTTTATGAATTCTTTTGAAAGCGCATTTATTCCTGTGAAATGTACTGATATCTTTTTGTTTTATGTTTTCAAACTTGCATATGTTTGTTTTGAACTGAATCATATCTTGTTGAATTTTGAGAACTTCAGCTGTTTTCTCAATCTCTGTAAGCTTATCTATGTAAGTTCCAGTGTTTTCTGAATAGAATACTCCATGCTTTGTTCTCAGGAATCCGTTGCAAAGGAAGTCAAGATTACGAAACGGTGGTTGCATCATAATAGGATAAGTAGGAGTTACGACATCTATGTTAATCTCAATGTTATAGCCACTAAATACGAATGGGATGTTTCCAGCTTTCATGGTCAATGTTAGCTGTTGCACGTCAAGCATTCTGCTGTATTTTGATAGGCGATTGGATATGTCATCTTTTGATGTTTTTGTGCTAATTCTGACATGTTCTTCTTCGCACATAGAATGCAGAGATTCTATGAAGAATTCTGAATCTTGTTTGCAGGAAAAGTAAATGTCCATATCATCTGGTACAAGGGTTCTTGCTGCAGATTCCGGATGAACACTGGTATCCCAGAACTGCTTATTATGCAGTAGATGTTTGTCACCTTGCGCGTAATTCCTGTATTTCTTCGAATAATGTTCTGATATAATACCGTCTCTTACGGCTCCGCCAAAGATTATGCCATCATTTTTGAACGCTCTTCTTTCAATCATATTGAAAGTAATTTGCTTGACCTTTGTCGTGTTTATATCTACGTGATGAACACTATCCGCCATTGTGGGTTTCGCTTTCGGGTTTCGCTTTCGGGTTTCGCTTTCGGGTTTCTCTTTCGGGTTTCTCTTTCGGGTTTCTCTTTCGGGTTTCTCTTTTGTCACCAATCATTTTCTTCAATGAACCAATCATTTTTTATACAAAATGCGAAAAATCAACACAAATTTATTCATAGTATGAAAAACAAATAATGAGGTAAATGTTTGTATCATACATGAAGTGATATAGGTCCATATATGCATGAGAGTACATATCAACGTTTAGAATCAGAATTTATAATACTTTTGTAGTGTCTAAGGAGTGCATCTGATATGTACTTTTTACTACATATAAGCATTTATTTACAAAAACATGCTAATGACAAAAACATGCGTATTAGTTCCTTCACATATTTCATATGATGTGCAGTTAGATTTATTGAGGAAGACAATCGTGTCTCTGAAAGAACAAACCATGAAAGCTGACATATATTTAGCAATATCATTTCAACATGAAAGATATAAAAAAGAGTTTGATGAAACAATTTTTAGAGACATAACAGATATCAATTATGTCATATCAAGTCATCAACAATATCAGATGGAACACTTGAACAATTTAAGGAAATATGCAAATGGTTATGACCTGATCATGTTCTGTGATGATGATGACACCTATGAGGCAAATAGAGTAGACACAATAGTTAAATTATATCAATATTGTATTGCTAATAAAAAAATGGGAAAGTACCTTGGTGGGTTCATTGAAATTATTGATGTAGAAATGGATGATGCACCTGAATATTGGTGTTATGCTATTACACCGAGATTGTACAATGATTTCTTTGATAGGATGAAATATGATATGGACCTTCTCAAATATGATTATGGTGATATGTACTTTAGAAATTATCTGAGATTGGTAAATACAAACATTTCATATGCTCATTGTAAATTTGACAAACCACTATACAACCATTACAAAAATCCTGATAGCATATGCTCCAGAAAAGTTCAAGATTATGCAAGATATATCAAGAATGTCATCATATTATTGACGATATGTATGTATGATATTCGGTTTCTTGAAGAAAAGGTCCAAATGAAAGAAGAGGAGATGTATTCTTATGTACCAGAACTAGACAGAATCAGAGAGATAAAAAATAAACTTTATGACAATATTGCGAAGAAGCAACTTAAATAATATACCCTGTCTGATTTTCATAGTATTATATGAAAATAAATTTCAAGAAAAATTTGATTTATTGAGAAAAAACGATTAGCTAATTGAATAAAATATTTGTATAATTGCAAAAAAAATGAGTGATAAACTTTACTTTTATTCTAAGTCCCGTGATGCTACCCTCTATACTGAACTAGCTGGTATCAAAGATTGGCGTAAGACCCTATCAAATTTTCATGTAAGTCCATTCAAGTATGAGGGCTTCACATATAACACAAACGAACATGTATTTCAAGCCAAAAAGATAGAGATTGCAGATAAAGAATTGGCTCTCATATTTACAGTTGAGAGTGGGCATGAAATTGCATTAGGAAATGGTGAAGTAGCAAGGAAAAATAGGAAGTTAGTCAAACTTACTCCTGAACAATTAAGAATATGGTGTGTCATGAAAGACAATATCATGTTTAATGCTGCTGTACAGAAATACAAGACATGTAAGCAGGCTGTAATTGTACTTAAAGCAACAAATGATGCTGAACTATGGCATATAGTATCTCGTTCTAAACCAGTAAGATTTACACCCTTGAAGATTTAAAATGGCACAAAGTTCTGTAAAAAAATATTTCATACAGATTTATTACTTTGTGTCTTCAAGGCTTTCTAATAATTATTAGAAAGATAAATTATGGTTGGATACATCGTGTAATGTATCTGATTGATTGCTTCTACATAGATATAATGGTCTTTTTAATCCATTTATATGATTATAAGATATTTTATAAATGTTTTTAGCACCATTAACATCTCTGTTCCACAATCCACAACCGCTCTTACAGCGTAAGAGACCGTGTACTAAAGCATTGTTGTCTTTCCAAGGTTTTGGGTTTTTTCTTATCATAAACTTTTCACAATCTCCTCCTTCACAATTACAACATTTGCAACTTGTTCTATACTCATCTACTAAAAAGGTATTATATCCAGACTTCTTAAATAATGTCCTAATACCTTTACCCTTAATAGGTTCTTTATATTTCATATGTTTTCGTTGCTCAAAATCACCAAAACATACAACAACCTCATCAGGTTTGCCAAATATTTTATTGAACTTATTTATCATATTCTGTTCGTTTCTTTTTCTATTGATATATCCATTCAATTTTAGTTTTCTGAATATATATCCTTCGTAAAATTGAATTAATTTATGATTGATTTCATTTTTCTTTTTGATGTAATCTTTGTATTTATTTATATCTAAAGACTTCTTGTTATATTGTGATAGTTCAGTTTCGTAGTCTATTATAGACTTTCCATCAATCCTTTCTTTCTTAAACTCCAATATGAGTTTATTGTATTTCTTACTTTTAGTTTCTTTTCTTCTGCTATCTTGTGTATATCTAAACATAGTAGCATCTTTACAGCATCCATCAACGCAATAAATAATATCACACTTTCCAGGGTCTATTGCAACTATCTTCTTATTTTGTATTTTGGTATAATCATTCAGTTCATCAATATATTGTTCTTTTGATATACTGGTATTTTTAGGTTTTGAAAACTTATCTATCAAGTCATCTCTAATCAGTAATATAGAACAACTAACACCATCGGTTTCTATCATATGATGAAATGAATATCCTTCTCTCTTAAAGCATTTCCTTTGTGTCCTAAAGAAAAAATCCCATATTTCTGATTTCCTTTTCTTAAGATTGCCTTTTGATAAATAGTCATCTTTTTTACCTTGTTCTTTTCTTAACAAAAGATTTACTATTGTTGTACTATCAAGAGTAATATGTTTTGGTATGATATCTGACCTTAAAGGAAAAACATTATTTATACTATATTCTTCTTCTTCTATATGTTTCATCATATAAATCATACAAGGTAAGTAATCAAACTGATTACAATGTATATCATAATGAATGCTATTTTTTGTAAAAATCTTATTAGGAATGATATGTTGTTTCACATTATTAATCCAAGAGTGATACATATGATGTGATTTGTATTCATATGTTTCAACATTAAGGATATCATTCTTAATTTTTCTCAATTGAGAACATAATTTATTTATCCTATTGTCCTTCTCTTTTTTAGTAAAGCTTAGTCTTCTTATTTTGTTAATGATGTATTTCTTCTTCCAATATACATTCACAAAACGCTCTACATATTCCACATAGTGTAATTGTATGTTATTTTTATACATGATAATAATATCATCTGCTAAATAGTCCAAAATTGTATTCATATGAGTATATGTAAGTTTATCATCTTGCCTTAAGGGTTTATAATGTTCTTCATAAAATGAATTGAGCTTATCTTTTAGTTCTTTTGTTTCATCAGATGGTGGTCTTCCTGAACCACCTTTAACACATACTATTTTCAAGCAATTTACTACAAAAGAATGGTCTATTTCTGGTATAGTATTATGATGGTTATAATAGTCTAATAAATACAATTTCATAAACATCAATCCGTGAATTACAATCTTATGTGCCCTCATAACAGCATCATTAATTTTAGACAGATTGATTTCAGGATGTTTAAGAATATATTTGATAGGTACTTTGACACCCTTATAGAAATCAGGAGGTTTCTCTTTAATGTTATTCATCTATTATAAGAATAAGAAAATATATTTTTAGTGTTTTCGTGTTCTATATAATATTATAGTGTAATCTTTATATAGATTTTGGAAATATAAGGTTATGAGTTTTAGAATAGATGTGGGTATTTTGCTATGAATTCTTCCCATTGCTGTCTAATTTCAGGGTCTTTCATAATATATTTATTGTTTTCGTAATTTTTCTTCTGGTCTGATAACCAACACCCTTTATCGTCCAAATCTTTACTTGATGGTAATTTATTATGACCTTCTATATATTTGATAACAATCAATAAATTGTTTCTCCATATATCACACTTAGATGTAAAATATTCACAATATTCATTCATAAATTTATTCCATTCATTGTATATTATAGGATTATATTTCATAATTTGTTCTTTTTGCTTGTAATTTTTCAATTGATGACTTAACCATTTTCCTAAAAATGCTATTTCATAATCTTTATCAACTTCAGATGGACGTTTTTTATTCATATCCATATAATTCTTTAATTTCTCAAATTTTTCAAACCAAATTTCTTCATTTCTTCTGAAATATTCATTATATTCTTCAAGAAATAATTTGAACTCGTCATAAATATTCTTATTATTCATACTTTTGTTTTTATTTTTGTAATTTTCTATTTGAGACGATAACCAATTAGATAAATATTTACATTCTTCATTATGTTGAGAAGGACGTTTTTTGTGTATATTGATATATTCTTTTATTTTTGATAAGTTTGAATACCATTTATCATCATCACTAATAAAGTAGTCTTGGTAATCCTCAATGAATAAATTCCATTTTATACATATATCTTCATTTTTCATAGCATTTATTTTATCTCTATAATTCTTTTGCTGACATACACACCATAAACCCAACGATTTAATATCAGGGGTTTTATCACTACAACTTGGTCTTTTATGATTGATATCAATGTATTCTTTTACTTTATCCAAACTATCATACCAAATATCTTCATTAGATTTTAAATATTCTTTATATTCTTGAATAAAGTTAAACCAGGTATCAAATATCCTTTGTATTTTCATAATATTTGTTTTACTTTTGAAATCTCTGTTTTGTTGCACTAACCATTTAGCAATTGATTGTATTTCTTTACCTTTATCACTACTATTTGGTCTCTTTTTATTACAATTAATATAATCTTTAAGTTTATTCAAATTATCATACCAAATATCTTCATTAGATTTTAAATATTCTTCATAGTCATCAATAAATTTAGACCATAAATCATATATTTCTTTAATCTCAAATATAAATTGTTTTTCTTTATAATTTTTTTGCTGAGATTGTATCCATCTTGATAAATATTGTATATCCTTATCATCTGAATGTGATGATGGCTTCTTTTTATGTTTTTGAATGTATTGCATTACTTTCATCAAATTTTCATTCCACTTGTCTTCTTCTGTAAGAAAATACTGCCTATATTCCTCTAAAAACCTATACCATTCTGACTTAATGTCAGCATTCTTGAATGCTTTTGTATCTTTTCTAAAAGTATTTTGTTGTGTATTAATCCATCTTGCTAATTTAGCTATTAGTATATTTTCATCATATAATGATGGCCTTCTTTTGAAAGCATTAATATATTTTTTTACTTCTTTAAAATTATCATACCATATTTCAGTATTACTTAAAAATAAATCTTGATATTTAGTCGTAAATTCAGTAAAGAGTTCATAATAATAATTTTGAACCATTTTATTTGTTCTGCTCCTGTAATAATGAATATGATTAGCAAGAAAATGACCTAAAGAACTTATATGTCTATCCTTATTTTTACTACAAGGCAATTTACCACATCCCTTAATATATTCTTCTACCATTTCAAGTTTCTCCTCCCAACTCATCACCTTAAACTCCTTTACACCAACAATGCAATTACTCAACAATACCTTATCATTCTCTACTAATTCTATTTCTTTATCTTCTTTACTATGATAGAAATCTACAGCATTTACCTTGATTTTGTCCTTAAACATTATGTCATATTCTTTGATTGATGATAATGTCTCTAATATTTCTTCATATTCTTCACACCAAATATAAATATTGGCAATCTTATAAGAATTGTTCTTATCTGTTCTGGTTGCTCTACTAATTCTTTGTATAGTAGTAATCTTATTTTTAGGAGCATAACTGATATAGATACTATCACAAGATGGTATATCAATACATTCGTTCAGTATCCTAATATTGAATAGCAGTTGTATTTTATCATTATTATTAGCAAAGCTTTCTAACACGCTCTTTCGTTTCTTCTCACTATTCTCGCAACTAATGCTATTCGTTTCAATATCCATAATGTAAAACTCATTCAAAGTCTTCATACACTCTATCATACCCCTCATATCTTCTGTGTCTTTACAATAGACTATACACTTTCTTGAACCATTATTTGCTATACACGAATATAAGAACTTACATCTATTCTTAATTATATTATCAATCTCATAAATAGATAGTTCTTTGTCAAGCTCTTTATTATTTTCGTGTATAGAAGGCAACCATATTTTATAATCTGTTATATATTTATTAGCAATAGCATCTGTAAATGTCATTTGATACACTACATCTCCAAACAACCATTCCATATCAAATGCTTCATCATCATATTCAATATCATAAATCCTTGGTGTTGCTGACATAAACAGTATTTTATGGTCTGACATCAATAACTTAAATATATTATTCTCATTATCTGATATATTAGCTTTTGACAGATTATGAAACTCATCAACAATAAATAAAGCATTTTGAAACAAGTCTAAACATTCTGCTACCAAGTCCATAGAGTTGTAAGTACAACTAATTAGAAGCTTGTTCTTATTTCTAATGATGTCTTTGATACTATCTATATCTCTATTACCATCACTATCAACTAACAAAGTATTTGTCTCATCATATCCATATTCAATAAACCTATTTAAGTTTTGACTTGCAAACTCTCTTAATGGTGATAAGATGATGATATGACTATAATCAGAAGAAATCATATAACTTGTATATGTCTTACCACAACCACAAGGAAGAGATAAGACGCCTCTATTGTTGCTTTCAAAATGTTCTTTGAATTTAGCAACTGCGTCTGTTTGATATGAATATGGTATTATTTCAGTCTTTATAATTTCTTGATTATTTTTATCTTCATAAGGCAACTTAACAAAGTAAATCTTATTATCATCAGAAACTTCTAATAACTTATCTATTTTTGTACTACAATCAATATTGACAACATAAGGACTTAATTTTGCTGTATATCTAATGTTTCTTGATAAGCAGTTTGTATAATAAATAAATGTATTGATATCTCTTAAAAAATTGCTTCTCATCATAATACCAGATATGTCATCTACACATAAACCATTATTATAACCATTTTTGCATTGGACTATAGAACATTTGTCATTATCAAGTTGTATGATATCAATACCAATATCTTTATGGCAATGTAAGTATTCTTCTTTGATGTCTGTTCTCAATAATCTCATATCATTATGTGAATCAATCAAAGAATTCTCTATCAATATGTTTTCAGGACATTCATTCCATAAGTAAGCATTCTTACCAATATTTTGAATAATAAAGTCTTTAACATACCTTTCATATAATAGACCTTTTTCTTGGTTATTCATAGTGGTATATGTATTTTATACTATTATAATCAATTTTTTATATCTTGCCTTCTTACAAAATAATATCGTTTTGTTCTTATATTTTTTGGTTCTGCTTTGATGGTGTATTCAGTACTCAATATTTGATATTCATTTTTCAATAGATGGCGAATAATTGATACATATGGTCTCTTGATTTTATCAGGATATGAAATTGCTGTTATAGTACTCATAGAAAAATAATTATGTATTCTTGGTAAAAAATCCATTATCTTCTCTTGTAGTTCTTTATCTTGGTCTAATTCATATAAAATAAGACAATTAGTTTCTTTTAGATTTAACAAATCAATTAGTTCTTCTCTTATTTGTTTTTGTTGTTCTGGATACAATTCAGTTTTTTGTCTCATTATGATAATAATGTCTTATAATATACTTAATATATTCTTATGTTGTTTTATATGTTTTAGGTTTTCTGTATCTTGTTGATAGTTTTCGCGTGTATTGTCTTAACCCTTCTTTGTTGTAAGCATTATTGAAATAGTTCTTATAATTCTCTTTTCTTACCATCTTAATAGCATTATTGATTTCATTATTTAACTCATCATACTTTAGCACATTCTTATTCAATTTGAGATAGTGCTTTATTTGATTGAAGTAATTTTCTATTGGAGCATTTGTTGTTGGGGTGTATGCTATTGAAAATAGATATTTACTACCACTATTAATAATAGCATCTTTGACAAATTGATTATTATGGCTTCCAGCATTATCCAATACAATGAGATAATTCTTGTATTTACTAAATACATATTCTTGTAAGAAATCTACAAACCTTTCTTTAGTCATACCACCTTGTTGGTATAATTTAGAACCCACACATCCTGAATTATTGATTGCTACTAATAATGTAAATTTCCTAAATACATAATTGTCATCTGTTTTTACAACACACTTATTACCTAATTGACACCTACTATATTCTAACATCATAGCAGGTTGTATGGAAGTTTCATCTAAACATATAATTTTATCAATTGGATATTTACTTACTTCATTATAAAACTTGTTTAACTCATTCTGTTTATTTATTTCTACACCATACCTTGTTGTTGAAAAATGCTGATGTTTAGTTCTTTTTCTTGTCTTATTATTGTCTCTTAATACCTTGCCTAAATGTTGTGATGTAATACCAAATGAAGGATATTTATCAAGTATTAATTTCTTTAGTTCAGTCATAGTAATCTGTTCGTTTTGTTTTAGCAGTCTAATAGCATATTTAACTTGCTCTTTTGTTATTTTGTAAGACATAGAAGGTCTATTAAGTCTTTCAATATGTCTGTATGCCTTGTATTTCATAATCCATCTTCTCAATGAAGACTTCTTACAATCAAAAATATTACATACTTCGTTTAAACTAACATCATTTTGTAAATAGTACTTAACAGCTGTAATCTTGTAGTCTTGTGTTTTATGTTTCATAATAATACACAATAAAAAATAATATATTTTGTGCCGTTTTAAATCTTCAAGGGTGTAAACATCTTGAAAAAATAAGAGATACTATCAAAAATCTTCCATAAAATTGCTAAACAAAAAGCCAGCTCCTATACCCATTCCAAAAACCACACCTAATCCCATAAGAATATATGCACCTATAATATTGGATTGATTTTGCTTGTCTTTAGGTTTTTTACGCTCCTGGCTAAGTAAATATAGACCAGGAAAGAAAAATGCTAAACCTAATATGATAAATATCATAGTGGATATACCTGCTCCTAGACCTGCACCCAGTCCAAACTTGAATGATTCAATAAACCAGTTATTTTTTTTAGCCATAACCTATTATGATAAGATAAAATTTTAATTCTATATATGGCTATAGGTTACATATTTCTGAACATTTTTATTAAGTAGTATATTATAATGAGAATCAACAACACGATAAGTATGTATATTATAATATCTTGCAATTTCAAGGATTTTCTAAGCCAATAATATTCACGTAATTGAGGATAAAGGTTATATGACAAAACCATTGCATTACTTACTGCACTTTCCATAGTAGTATAGTCTACATAACTTTTTCCATTTTGCGTTCCTACATTGTATAAATTAGATATAACATCACTTTGAAATGGCAGAAATTGTGTACCTACTGTGTTAAAATAAGCTTCATCATGACTTTTCCATTCTTTTTCATGATAATATTGATTCGGGTTTAGAATTGCATGATAATTATCTGGAAGGTCTGGATATATAGACCCTTTTATTTGTCTGTGTGTTTCTATATACAACTCTTCAGGTGTGCATTCGTTTGCACTTTTGGAGATAACTTTACTTTTAGCTTTGGGAATACTGATACCAACACTGAGAACTGTCTTATAACCATCTTCAATATGTCCCATGTAATCACTCAAAGCTATGACAACAATGCCCCAATCTGTATCTAATGTTATACCATTGATATGAGGAATATCAACTTTATCTTTGAAATGATATGTTATAGAAATATATTCGTTATATTCAGTAATTTTGGACCACTCATGAAACTTATGATAATCCCCGAAGGCATTTTTGATATCTTTATTAGTTTTTAGAATACCTGATATATTTGCAGGCGGAATTGCTAATACCAATTTATTAAGATGAATTTTGTGTTGATTTTCAAGAACTATGTAATCTATTTGTTTTGTTTGCTCATTATAATGCAGATGTAATAATTCTTTTCCTAATACAAAATCAACATTTCTACCTTCTAAAAATGTTTTCCAATGTCTAAAAAGAGATTTATCAAGAGGTTCCTTTGGTTGTATAATATCAGATGTGCTATGATTCATTGCACTCAAAAACTTATTTAAAGAATATTTATGAATGTCTGTTCCATCTGCAACTCTGCATATTCTGTCAAGTTTATCAATAATTACTTCAGAGAAATTATGTGTTTTAGCAAATGTGGCTAAACTTATTGAATTTCCATAATTGGGATTGAATATATATATCATATATGCATACATAAATGCTAATATTTCATATACAGACAAAAATATATAAAATTTTTTAGCAATATCATTTGATGTGTACTTATATGGAACAAATACATCCTCTTGAACCAGACCTATTTCTGACATTATATGAAATAAATTCACATAGAATGTAAAATATACTCTGGGACTATGTTCTGTAAAAAGTCCATCTTTAGTTCTAATGACTCTATGGCATCCTCCTATGGTTTTTTCTCTGTCAACTACCAATATTTTCAAACCCATGCGGCTACAGCAATGTGCCAATGTAAGACCAGCAGGTCCTGCACCAATAATGACCAAATCATATTCCTTTTTCATTGTTATAATCTAAATACATATAAGATTTATTACATACAAAAGAACATCCTATGATTCCTAAGATTATTCATCAAACATGGCGTTCAGACAAACTTCCAAGTATTTTTGAGAAAATTAATGAAAAAAACAAAGTTTTGAATAGCGAATTTGAATTCAAAATGTGGTCTCATTCACCAGGTCCTCCTGATATTGATGAATTTATTAAGAAAGAATATAATGACATATACCATATATTCAAAGGTGTCAAATATGGTGTTCAGAAGGCTGACATAGGAAGGTTAGCTATTTTACACTATTACGGAGGAATCTATTATGACCTTGATATTATGTGTATAAAACCTCTTCAATCATTGATTGATTTGGGTACAGATTGTGTTTATATGGCATTGGAACCAGCTGAACAGACCAAAAAACTGTTCAATGATGACACTATACTTTGCAATGCTTTTATTGCTGCACCTGCAAGACATCCATTGTTTAAAGCTGCTATGGATGAAATTAAAATGCTGTTTTTGAAGCATGGTAGTGCTATTTACAATTCTTTCAATATATTTGGTTCAGATTTGCTGGCAAAATGCATGCATAATAAGGATATCATAAGAAATGTGAAGTTTGTGAATAGAAAACTGGTGTATCCTATAAATGATCCCAAATTTACTGATTTGCCTTCATCATCATCTGATATTGTTATGTTGAAGTCCGGAGATTTTGGACAAGCCTATATGGTACATTATTGGATTCATAGTGACTTTGAATCCAAAGAACTTATTGAAAAATTTGCATATGATGATTCCAAAGATATTCACCAAAATATATTCAAATTCTTCCAACAACTGTATCCAGGGCATAAATATTTGCAACAGTGAGCAAATTTTGTAGTACAAATTAGTATATTTCTATATGTAAATTAGGAATGTTTGTTGTTTGTAATGATGGTAATTGTGGCGACGGAGATTTGGAGTACAGACCTGTATTCAATGGAGATAATGATATCCAAGATTCATGTCCTATAGATGCATGCTTTCCTTTTTGTGATTTTTTCATAATGAATATTTCTGCATTATAACGATAATGCATATTTTGTATTAATGGTAAAGTTCTCAAATATTTTGTATTTGCCCACCAAAAATTGCCACTGTAATGTGGTGTTAAATTATATGACGTATATTGATGACCTACAGTCAGTATATTACCACGAAGAAGGCGGATACACACATGCCATAGTTTGATCATATAGAACATCATGAGATTTCTCCAATAATGTTGTCTATGTGTTTTATTAGTAACACCTTTAGAATGCAAATAAAGTATAAAAGCATCTGTATATTGGCTGAATTTTAGTATATAATTTATTGTACCATTTTCGTGAGTATTATCTTTATGTGCTGGTAAAACAGTTATTTTGTGATATAAATTTGATACTTTTTTGATATCATCAACACAGTTAGGGCAACTGCATCCAATAAAAATTTGTTCACATACCTCATAAAGTCCACTTTCTAAAAGATTGTTTATTATTTCATCAAATATATAATTCCAGCTTCCAATATTACATATATGTATGAATATGTATATAGGTTTATTAGGAGATAATACATTAGATTTATCAAAGTTTTGAAAAGTAGTAGAATTATGCTTTGGTTTGCATAAACGAGATATTAGATTATTTGTTGTGTCATTATGCAATAATACCACAATCAATATTGCAAACAACAATATGAAACAAATCCATGTTATCATCATATTATGAGTATATAAAATATTCTATAAGACGACCTCCTATATGAAAGTCATAAATGAATAAACTGCAAGACCTCAACTGATAGTACCAGAATGTAAAAAATTGAAAAGTTGCCAATGAAAACCTTTTATGGATATAGTAATTTGTTTATATAGCCTTATAATGATAAAAATGTGTAAAAACACAACATGTATGTATTCATCAAGAAAATATTTTTGTCTCATGCATAAAATACTTAAAAACAATTCAGATATATTACTTAAATGATGATAGAAACATATTTTCAAGAAATTGACAGTGAACTCAAAGCATATATATTGGGTACAATTGTATTTAATATAAAGAATGCAGATGCAGATGAATTGGTTATTCAACTAGAGACTTTGCATAGTATATCTCCTATTATCAATAATGAATTGCAAAAAATTGGAACAAATTTTGAGAGCGATATGTTTGTTATCAGATCAGCGAAAATGATTAATGACATTCACAGACATACTTCCAAACTCAGCATAGATATTGCAGATTTTGTAAAGAATAACAAAAAAGAATATGTTGTAGAATTTTTGAAGGCATATTTTGAAAAACACGCTACTATCAGTCATATAGGAACATTAAATAATACAGACCTTACTGATACAGGTGGTTATATTTGTAATATAACAGAATATTCTAAAAACAATCTTGAAGTTTTCAATGAGTTTTTCAATGTTCCAACCAAGATGTCAAATATATTTAACCTTGTGCAGTTGTCATATACTAATGTGAATATTATTGACCTTCTGGGCATCATTTACAAGAATCATCAAATGCATATTAATCATGACATTTATATGAAATTTCTAAAGCTTTTGAACAACGAAAGACCTGTTCTCAAGTACATGAAGATATCAGATGACGCTGTTATTCCAACGAAAGCAAATTTTTCTGATGTAGGTTATGACTTGTCTATTATTGGTGTGCACTCAGTTATGTCTTCAACAACTACTCTTTATAAAACAGGGATTAAGCTTGAGATTCCCATTGGATACTATGTAGAGATTGTTCCCAGGTCATCAATCAGCAAATCTGGCTACATTTTAGCCAATTCTATAGGAATCATTGACTGTTCATATAAAGGCGAATTATTAGTCGCTCTGGCAAAACAAAATCAAGATGCATCTGATATAGTATTCCCATTCAGATGCTGTCAGCTTATTATGCGTAAACAAATTTTTCCTGACATGATTGAAATTAGTGAAATAGAAACTACCAAACGACTAGAAGGTGGGTTCGGATCATCTACATAAGTATTTTTTCATTTTTTCATATACAATAAAATATATTGCAGATGCGCCACCCAAATACGCCATGCGATATGGCAAACCAGACACAAGATTTCTTAACAGATTACCATTCAATTCAATATTCCTCTGACCACACATTATTTTAGTTTTTACAACATCTATTGGATTTGTTATGGCAGCAGCAGTCATTCCAGCAACTGCTCCTAGAACCATGGTATTATCATATGTTTCTTTCATATTATCATATAATGTCAATTGAATCGCTCTAAATGGAAGGTCTCTTGCTATTAGACTGATATAGCCTTTATACAGCCCTCGTAGTCCTAGATGATGAAAAGCATCAGATACATTGTGATATCTTCCAACTTGTATGTTTTGTTTGATAACTTCACATGGTGTCAAAAATATACTTCCTAACATGTCACTTGCAATAGCAGTACCTAAGTAGATATGTAGATGTGAGGTATTTGGATACTTATTTAGAAGATATATCTTTATATTTTCATATGTTCCAAATACTATCATCGCATACATAGACTGTGTTGAAATGGTATAGGTATAACCTTTGTATAATGATGCTTGTGTAATTGTGTTGTTTTGCCTTCTTGATTTTAAGGTATCAAATGGAAACATGATGCTGACTGATATAGCACGGGCTATAGCTACTGATGATAAAATATTTATCCTATCTTGAATAGATGCATCCATGTGTATCTATTATAAGCTATTGCTTATATTTTTTCAGAATGACTAATGACATCTATGTTCACCATTCACACTGATATATTCATCAATTCCTATAGCAACTTGTAGGTATTCAACATTATCACATGAACTCATAAATACCCTAAAAAATTCTTCATAAGGTATTCCGTTTTGTAATGCTTTCAAGTTATTGAGAATCATGTTATTTAATTTTGGAAGAGTCTCTGAATTCAATTTATAGAATGATGTTAAGAAATATGTAGACATACATGGTTGTATGCGTCCTATATTCTTATCATTATCATAAAACGAGAAATTGAAATTTTGGTTTAATGCATATCTTCCTGATATCTTGAAGAAATTTTTGCATGATATTTTGTTTTTTGTCAAGTATTCAATCACTAAATGTGTTTGTGTTGCTTCTGCCAAGGATTTAGAAGGACCATTGCATAATATACTTCTCATGTTGTTGATATTATAGACATTTAAAAACATATCACATGCATTTTTTAATACAGTTTCTTGACTATCTGAGAAATCAGAACAATCAATGAGTAATATTTGAGCATTAGGTATATATTTGCGAACAGATTCAATTGTTTTCAGTGTTTGTTCAAACCTTTCATCATGAGTATACACTGACCTTATGTTGCTATATGTAAGTGGTTCCGATGATGTTTTAATAAGTGATGAAATCATGACAAGGTTCTCAATATTAGTATCCATGTATATTTTATCATACCTTTCAAATGTTTAAGTTCAGTGCATTATCAACAAGCTCTAAAGAATAATTAATGAACATGTTATTTTTACTAAATGACTCGCTGCAAATTAAAAATTTGTTATTATACATAGTTCTGATTTGTTCACGAACAATTACACTATTAACACCACATTTGCAAACATAAATGTTGTTATCCTTTATTGTGTAGTTTGGATACACTATATGCAAATTATCAAGGAGTATATTCCTAATCTTTTCAGAATTACTATCATGCTCATTGAAAGAAATTAATTTATGCAGCATGTTTTTTATATTATATGCATTAATGCTATGCAATGTATTTAGTAGTGTCAACTGAGCATTATTCCAAAATGTAAATGCCAATAAATTGGTTTTTGAAATGGTGGTTATTAACATGTCCGAACTAAATGTATTATGATTAGATGTTCCTATGACAAATTTCCGTTTAATATATTTGATTGATTTCACATCATTATTGTATATGATTTTACCATTTTTACTATTGATATACGAAATCATATTACTGATTAGTTCATTGATAGATTGAATAGAAACATAATAGTACTGAGGGACACATCTTGGGCTATAAACATTACGCAATTGTGTAATTGGGGACATAATGTCGTGTGTAAACATATTTATACAATCCAGAGCATTCATGATTTCAAACAAGCCACCAAATGTATTATCCAAAGAATTCAGTTCAGTTATATCATCCGATGGTAATAAACTATTGTACAATTCTTTGAATGTGTATGTCATAAGTATCTGTTGAGGTATCAATTTAGATTTTTGCAATAAATTTTTAATAATTGTTGTAAATTTTTGGCTGAATTCGGTGGCAAATCTTTCTGTTTTTATATTGAACCTTTTCAGTAAATTTATGTAAGCTTTATGATTATCATTATATAGAGAAAAATTGTGATATGAAGTATCATATACAGGCACTATTGAATTTTTTCTTTCTATGATCTGTACCTTGTAACCAATATCAATGCATCTGATTGCAGCATATAGGGATGATATACTACATCCAATAATGATTATGTTGTTTGATTTTTTCATATAATTTATCTATATATAGTAAGATAGATGATGTTAAAAATCTTTTTATTAATATTTATAATCATAATTACTTCTTATATAATCGTGTTTGGATGGCAAATTCCACATCAATCTGGAATTGAAATGTTCACAAATACACCATCTGCGACACCATCTGGAACACCATCTGGAACTGCGCCAATAACCATATATGAAAATTGTAATTATACAGGGCGTTCGTTTTCTTTTACAAACGAAGGCAATTATATGCTAAAGAATACATCATTAGCTTACATTCCTTTTAGATCTATACGTATTCGCCCAGGATATACTGTGCATGTATATGAAAAAGATGCGAATGCAGTAGATAAGGGTTTCTCAATTACATTAACACATGATCAAGCATGTTTGCCAGAAGATTTCTATAATATCATGACATCTATTAAAATTGAAGTAAATGCTGCTCCTGGTGCCAGAACTGCCCCGCCTATTATAACGTTTAAAGAATGCAATTATAATGGTATAGGTGATTTATATTCATTAGGGCAACATGACAAAAAGAATACTATCAAATCTATGCTTATTCCCGCAGGGTTCCGTGTACTTCTGTATAAAAACAGTGAAAATCAAACAAAACAATTAATCAATATTTATCAAACCAATCAAACATGCTTACCTATTGATATATACCCATTAATTACATCATTAACTGTAGAACGTGATGGCGATACACATAGTGCAAAATATGATGCATTATCTCCATCTACTGATACCTATCAAGATCCTGAATTATTCATGATAGATTTGGATTCTAAAATGCGTTCTCAAGGTGATTACTTAGGTTCTGATTTAATCAAAAACTATGTGTATACATCAGATTTTTTCCAACAGAGACCTCAATCTGATAATAGAGATTTATTATCTATGTATGAACAGTCTATACAGATGGTATTGCAATCACATATGTATAATGACAAAAAAACTATTGATGACCCTATAAGTGATGCATATTTGCCATATACAAGCAATCTATATTTATCTCACTATAAAACACCTGAACAAGCTAACAACGAATACATCATAATGAGTGTAATCAAAAGTGTTCTAAATCGTAGTCCAACATCATCAGAGTTAATTAGATACAGTGAACAAATTGAAAACAATGAACTTGATGAGCATTTGTTAAAAATACAATTGATGAATTCAACTGAATACAGAAAAAATATTAAATTACAATCTAATGATGTGGCAATTGACCTTGAATATGCTTATGCAAAAGAAGATATGATATCTTATGTATCAAAATTGTATTTTGATGAACGCAGTATTGAAGTACCACGTGTTATGTTATTACCTTTGAGAGATCTTTATGTATACTTACAAAACAATGAATACTTATTTAGAGCAGTTTTGACACATAGTAATTATTCATTATTTGAAAAGGAGGTATCTGAAACAAGATTATTAACAAAATCATCATTAGCAGAAATATTCAATAGATATTTTTTGTTATACGACATCAAAGTCATTGCAAATACTATTAAACGAAATGATGTTTTAAAAAGAGGCAACAAATCAGGAAGCGTGGGTTCTATGTATTCTCATTCAGGTTTGCAACCAAACTCTTTAGATAATGCATGCAAAAACCAAGATACATCTGCTATATATTTAAAAATAAATACAGATGCTGATAATGTTTTTGACTTACATAATATAGCAATTTGTGCAACTCCAACAACACCTGCTTCTGCATCCTTCACGCCTGCTCCTGCTCCTGCATCCATGGCTCCTGCTCCTGCATCCTTCGCACCTGCTCCTGCGCCCTTCGCACCTGCTCCTGCATCCATGACTCCTGCTCCTGCGCCCTTCGCACCTGCTCCTGCATCCTTCGCACCTGCTCCTGCATCCATGACTCCTACTCCTGCATCCTTCGCACCTGCTCCTGCGTCCTTCGCACCTGCTCCTGCATCCATGACTCCTGCTCCTGCTCCTGCATCCTTCGCACCTGCTCCTGCGTCCTTCGCACCTGCTCCTGCATCCTTCGCACCTGCTCCTGCATCCATGACTCCTGCTCCTGCATCCTTCGCACCTGCTCCTGCGCCCTTCGCACCTGCTCCTGCATCCATGACTCCTGCTCCTGCGCCCTTCGCACCTGCTCCTGCATCCATGACTCCTGCTCCTGCATCCTTCGCACCTGCTCCTGTATCCTTCGCACCTGCTCCTGCATCAATGACTCCTGCTCCTGCATCCATGACTCCTGCTCCTGCATCCTTCGCACCTGCTCCTGCTCCTGCATAATTTTGTGTATATATTATATAGATATGGATGATAATCTGCCAAAATTAGTAGAAAAATTAGACAATCAAAAATTGAATAAAAAATATACAGATTCTAAACAATTGATTGATCATGTAGAAGCTTTTATCAAACGTAAAGGACTCATATTATATGGTGGATTTGCAATCAACCTTTTAATGCCTAAAAAACAAAAGTTCTATAAAGAATTCACGGTCAATGATTTAGATTGTTATTCTACAAATGCAAAACAAGATGCTATAGAAATTGCGAATGATATATCACAGCATAATTATAAATATGTAAAGGTTAGGAAAGCGCTACATGAAAATACATACAGAGTTTTTGTTAATTTTTTACAAGTTCTAGACATAACACAAATTTCCAAAGGTACATTTGAAGATCTACAAAAAGTAGCTGAATATGAAAAAAACAATACAAAAGTTTATACACATTACAAAGACTCATTCGTATTAGCACCTGTTACATATCTAAAAGCCAATATGCATTTTGAATTATCTCGTCCATTAAATTCTTATCATAGATGGGAAAAAATCTATGATAGAATGAATATATTGACCAAATTATTTGACTTTAAAAGTACAAAAATAGAAGAGCATATACCGGTATCAAAAACGTTCAAAGACATTCTGCAATATGTCAAAAAAAACAATCTTGTAATTGTGGGAATGAATGCATTGAAATACTATGGTGTGATACAAGAATATAACATGAACTTAGAAATATTGTCAACTGACCCCAACGCCACCAAAGATGCAATTGTCAAACTACTTAAAAATACAACAGTTAAACAGAAGAAACATATTTTTATTACATCAGACAGTATCAATATCCAAATCATCAGCACCAAAGACGAATGCTATTCTTACTTAAAATCAAATGGATATATGATTGGTTCATATGACACAGTATTATACTTTATGTACAATGATTACATGCAATGCATTGCTGATAATAAACTTGAAAATGCACAAATTATATATCAATACATATCTACATTAGAAGAACATATTCAACACGAATTGAATAATGAGCCTTTAAAAAGGTTAAATACAGACTGTTTTGGCAAATATACTTCTTTAAAAGACATATTGGCTAAAAAGTGGAAAAAGAAACAAACGTTAGTTTATTATTGATGTTTTTTATCATCTGATTCTTGTATATCAGGTTGTTCATGGACAACTTCTTTATTTTCATCATCTGATTCAGCCGAAGAAGAATCAGATACCTCATTGTTATTCAATTCTTCTACTTCTGTATTTTCAAGGTCTATTTTTTCATAGTTATTTATATTATTATCTTCCTCTTCTTGTTGTCTGATTCTTTCTAGGAGGTCATTATTTTTTTGAATAAGATTTTCAATAAAGATATTGAATCTCTTACGTTTTCTAGAATTATTTTCAAAAATTGTACTTTCATTGATTTGCTCAATTGATTTATACTGTAATTGCAGAATGTCTTCATTGTAATATGGAAACAATAGATTTAAGCATATGTAGAAATTTGAAACAAGATTATAGTATACACATGCATATGAATTATAAAGATTCATTGAATTGTAGATATATAACGTTCAGAATCTTTATATAATTTCATATCATAATAGTAGAAATGAATGAAGATATACTAAATAAGACTGTCATATATATGAATACATCTAATGTAAATTTTTATAAAAATGATGCATACGACTTTTATTATGATTTATTAGAACCTATTAAAGATGCTGTATATATTAAATTGATGCGTTCAGAGGTCTTTTTAAATCCAACTGGAACTATAAATGGTAAGACTATAGAAGATGGAGACCCTGTATTTATTGATTTACGAGATTATAACAGAATATCAACAAACCTTGGTGGAAACAACATCAAATGTACAGATATGATTTTGTTGAACATATCTGAAAAATTTGGCTCAAATCCCTCCCCTGATAAACAGATAGCATTTAAGTCAGATTATACATCCATGAGCTGCAATCCTAATGATACAAATATGATTGTTCTGAATCCAGTAGAACCAAATTTTAAAAGGTTTAATATACAACTATACGACAAGTCCGGACAGATAATATCCAAAACATCTCTTTCAAAATTTACAATGATAGTATGCGTGTACCACAAACGAAGAAAGGCAACACAGTTTTAATCCATATAAGAAGGATGATATTTTTTATGCCATGTGAAAAAGTACATGTCTGTGTTCATTATGTATATAATTTATTGTTTAGAAAACAATCAGAAAAATATTGTATATGTACTTTCTAATTTCTTGACCCATCTCCCGTGTCTATATGGGATTTTTAGATATGTTTGAGAATTATTTTCAGGTATGTTTGTAAGAGATACTTTGCATTCGTAAATGAACGCCCATGATGTTAAGACGATTAAAATGATATCTGTATGTGATACTATTCATGATTTTGGTAAAGGTAAAACTAACATTGTTAATAATATATTTTATAAACATTTTTTGAATCAAAATGCAAAAGGCTATGATGAAAACAAATTATTGGAAAAACTGGGAATACCAAATATTAAGTCACCACATGATGCAATAAAGTATAATGAAATTGATAGAAATAATATAACCAAACTTGCAAGCAACCAAAACCAAAATGAAGACTTTTATTTTACTATTAAAACATACAATGTTTGGGATTATGAATTTACTGAATTTTTGAGTGCAATCTGTAACGCAATGAATAATCACAAATTAGAATTTATAGCGGATGCATCTGTACTAAAATATGAAGTAATATGTAACTTACAAACTTCACCTGTTATAATCATATCAGAAGCAATAGCTTATGATAGACTTGTAGAAAAGAAATCATTATGTATGAATAATGAAATAAGTATAATTCCTGATGCATTGAGGAAAGATAATGGGAACTTATTTGGACTTGAATCTTTGTCAATAGCAGATGGACGTGTTATGAAATATGAGTATATTATGAATGGGGTGAAAGTATTGAAACAATTTGATATTACAACATATATTAGGGGTCAAAATCTTGCACTTACAGAAACAAATAATCAATTGAAACCATTTATAATGAGAGTTATAAAAGAAATGCAAGATACAAAAGAAATAGTATATAAAAAACATAAGAAAAATGATGATAGAGACGATGATGAATCAAGAAGTCATAAAAAGTCAAAACTGAAATATGTTCAACCGTATTATTTGAGGAATTTGTTGGAATTAATAAAACAAATATATCATCTTGATTACAAAGAATTTAGATTTTATAGCGAGGATAATGATGGAAACCCTTCTATAAAATACAATGATGCTTCACAATTATTTGTCAGTATATTGTTTGATTTCAAGAGAGCAGGTGACCAATTACAAGTTGCAAGTGCTCGTAAACAAAAAGCTATATTTGTTTCAGGTGATAGACTTGCAATTGCTTATGCTTACATTATGAATGTACCTTGTATAAAACCTACAGGTTTTTATGAAGATGATGAAAATAGTAAACATGACAATAATGCAAGTCGTCATAATGGTAAAGAAAAAAAACACGATAAAGATCCAAGAAAGGTACTTACATTTTACAATATATCACCACATCGTGTTATAGATGCAATTCAAAATAGTGTATATTTTCATAAAAAAACAGGAAACAGTTTGTATAAAATAGAATGCTATGCAAGATATATTCTATATCTTAAAGAACGTTTGGAAAATTCTTTTCCAAAAGGGCAACAATATATTGTGAAAAACAAAATTATTCAAACAATACAGAAATCATTGAGTATATTAAAACTTATTCCAAGTGATATTAAAATACAAAGAGTTTCGCAAAGAAACAAAGCCAATGAATTATATGATTATGTTTTTTTACATAGGTATAATGTTATTATTCATCTTTTACTGCTCAATATAATTAATGATATAATTGATGAAACCAATATGAACAAACAATATACATATTTTAAAAAAATATATGATGAAATCAATGAAGCAAAACAACAGGATATAGATGATGTAAAACAAGAAGATATAGATAATGCAAAACAAGATATGGAAAAACTTTATAAAGAAATTACAGATAGTTATATTTATAAATATGTTGATATATTGAATTTTACAAACGATGTTCAATATGAAGATGATAAAGATGTAAATAGAGTATATTTTAGGGACTTACTGAATTATTATATTTTAAATATAGAAGATATTAAATATCTATATGATAAACATAATTCTCAATATAATATTTACAGTATGATATCAGAATATGTGAATTTTGACGAGTACTTAAATGTATTTATAAGCCAATATCCTCTGATACAACCAGATACACAGTTTAACAAGTTTTATTCAACTATTACAACAGATATGATGGAAAAATATAATTCAGTAATAAAAACTCTAATTATGAATGATAAAATTACAATATATTGTTTACAAAATTATATGAGTTTGAAAAATCATGTTCCTAATATTACCAAACAAGAAGTCTATATATCATGTAAATACAAATATCAAGACAATTTCAAAGAATATATGCAAAATCTAATAAAAACCAGTCAGTTGCAAGACAACAAAATGAATTTGGAATTGAATAAATTTGATACTACTATTGGAAATCTGTATGAAGTACATTCAAAAACAAGTAAAATCATACGTAACATAGATGAAGATATGAGAGACTGTAAAGAACAATTAGATTTATTGTATGATATGTCAGGAATAAGTTTGAAAAAGAAATCCTTTGTTGACAACTATTTATTAACAAGAAATAAGCCACCATCTACACATGAATTAGTTCAGTTAGGAGGTAGTAATTATGAAATGTCAGATTTTGATTTATTTCTTGATGAACTTGATAATATATATAATGATAATGATACAAATACTGATGACTTTGCAAAGATAATTATGGCATTTATGGTAAAACAATCTTGTGTTTTTGATAGAAATGGAAAGTTAAATACACTATATTTAGAATCTCCTCAAAATCCCGTTTCATTTAAAGAATCTTCAAAACAATCTACAGCATCTTCAGTTTCAGCAACATCAAAACTATCTGCAGCATCCACAATGTCAGCAGCATCAACTTCATCATATGTATCGCAAAATCATAAGAAACTATAACGTCATTGTGATGGCAAGAATATTTTTTTACTTAGAAGTTTTCTTATAACAAAGAATACGGCTATTTCATATGAAATGCATTTACTAACAAGTATATCAAGTTGTTGAATACTTACCAGTAGCATGACAGAATTTTTTATTGATGTACTAAACCATAGCGCTTGTGCATAGAATTGTAGTTGATTCTTGGTAAATTCCTCAATTTCTTTCTTGTCTTCATTGAATATGTTAAAGTACATTATTGGATTAGCATATTCGTATATCAGAGCGTAGAAGAATTCTGTAGTGAATATTATTATGTGCAATGTAATATATTTTGAATATGTGTCAATAGGCACACCAAGTATGACAAGTTCATCAGAATATCCTATACGCAGTAGGTTTTTATCAGCTATGTTGTATACAATGGCAAATATGACAAATAATAAAATAGTATTTGTCAAGACACATAGCTGTATTGTTTTTACAGTATTCATAACATACTATATGATAATGTGCTTATGTTGAAAGTACATATACACACATTTTTGAAATTGAAAACAAAGTTGCATATATTACATTGTATACAGTTGTATATGTACTTTCAAGATGGTATCCTTAAACCCCTTACATCAACATAATAATTTACTTAAGGAAATGTACATATAATGTATAAAATGGGAAAGGAAGATGATATTGCCGCAGGTTTTGATATTGGTACCACTACTAGTTGTGCTTCTATTTGGATTAATGATAGAGTAGAAGTTATTCCTGATTTTCAGACTGGTTCTAGGATTATTCCATCTTATGTTTGTTTCACAGATGATGAGAAGCTTGTTGGTGATGCCGCTAAGAGCCAGTCTACAATGAATCCTAAGAATACTGTATATGATGCCAAGCGTCTTATTGGTCGCAAGTTCACTGACTCTACAGTGCAGGATGATGCTAAACTCTGGTCATTCAAGGTTACAGGAGATAATGATAACAAGCCATTGGTTAATGTAAAGTATAAGAATGAGGATAAGCAGTTCCACCCAGAAGAAATCTCTGCAATGGTTATCCAGCGTTTGAAGGAGACAACTGAAGCATATTTGGGACATCCTTTGAAGAAGGTTGTCATCACTGTCCCTGCATATTTCAATGATTCTCAGAGACAGGCTACTAAAGATGCTGGAGCAATTGCAGGACTTGAAGTATTGCGTATTATTAATGAGCCTACAGCTGCAGCAATTGCATATGGACTTGATAAAACTGATGATAAAAGTGAGAAGAATATTCTTGTATTTGATTGTGGTGGTGGTACACATGATGTATCAATTCTTACGTTGGATGGCGGTGTCTTTGAGGTTCGTGCAACAGGTGGAGACACGCATTTGGGAGGAAGTGATGTTGACAATTGTATTGTAGATTATCTATGTGATGATGTTAAGAAAAGATACAAGAAGGATGTTAGAGAAAATGCAAGAGCATTGAAGAGACTTAACATTGCAGCAGAGAAAGCTAAGAAGACTTTGTCATCTGCAACTACTACTACAGTTGAAGTTGAATCGTTGTTTGATGGAGTAGATTATACTGCTCAATTGAGTAGGGCTAAGTTTGAACAACTTGCTGACACTATTTTCAACAAAACTATTGAACCTCTCAATAAAGTTCTTTCAGATGCTAAAATGTCTAAGAGCGACATTCATGAGATTGTATTGGTTGGTGGTTCAACACGTATTCCTCGCATCAGAGAACTGCTTTCAAACTATTTCAATGGAAAACAACTTAATCATTCATTGAATCCAGATGAAGCAGTTGCATATGGAGCAGCCGTTCAAGCTGCTATTCTAACTGGACAAGGTGGTTCAAAGACCAGTGATCTGCTTTTATTGGATGTGCTTCCACTCTCATTGGGAATCCAGACTGCGAATAATATTATGACAAAGATTATTGAGCGTAATACAACTATTCCAACCAAGAAATCTCAAGTCTTCTCAACATATGCTGATAATCAAACTGGAGTAGACATTAAAATTTATGAAGGTGAAAGGCAATTTGCTACTGATAATAATCTACTTGGTTCATTCCATTTGGATGGTATCAGTCCTGCTCCCAGAGGTGTTCCACAAATTGAAATTTCATATGATGTTGATGCAAACGGAATTCTAACTGTAACAGCTATGGAAAAAGCAACAGGGAAATCCAAAAATATTACCATTACAAACGATAAAGGTAGGTTGTCAAAGGAACAGATTGAGGAGATGATTAGAAAAGCAGAGGAGTTCAAGGAGGAAGATGAAAAACGCAGGGAAAATATTGAGACAAAGAATGGTCTTGAGAATTATCTATATAATCTTAAAAACTCAGTCTTGAAAGAACCTGATGACAAAGACCAAAAGAGCCCTGCTTTTGATGAGGTCAAGAATGAAGCAGAGCCTATCATTACGGATGCCCTTAAATGGTTGGAAGAGCATGAAAAAGAGGAAACACAAGTTTACAAAGATAAGCAGAAGGAACTTGAGGAGAAACTTAACCCACTTATGATGAAGCTATATGGTACTCCAGGAGCTACACCTGGAGGAGATGCTGGTAATGCAGCAGGTTTTCCACCAGGTGCATCAGAAATGCCAAAGCCAAATGACGATGATTTGGATTAAACAACCTTGTTTAATTTATTCAATATTTTCTCAAATTCTTTGTTAGACACACAATAGCCATCATTTGAAATATCAACTATATCTCTGCTATTCTGGACTCCATAATAAGATTTATAGGGTTCTTTCAAATTTCGTGCCATAAATTCTGTAGCAGATGGTAATGAAATACTTCTATAAGATTCATAAGCACTTAATTTTCTCTTACTTGATGACGACCTCAATTCTGTTTTATATTTAGTATTATATGGTTGTATAATACTCCTTGTTTCTTTGAATGAAACTGACAAGTCTCCGCCCAGTGAGGGTAATTGTATAGAAGAGTTTTCAGCAACATACTTTATGATATTATCATTTATTTCTTCTTTATGCTGCATGAAATATTCACAGCGATATTGTAGTATTTGCGTCAAGTCTTTAATCATTTTTTGCATATCCTTGTATTCGTGAGAACTATGTGGTATATTAGTGTGGTTTCCAATGAAATTTAAGTAATTGTTTTCCAAATTCTGCAAGAAACTATCGAAATTATCAAGATGACCATTTATATTCTTTTTCAAATCATTGAACAATAATGGGTTTCTTTGCAATTCAGGCATAATTTCCTGCAATATACTTAAATAATCATATGGTACATCTTTTGTATTGAATCGTGGTTTTCTTAAGCCATGTGTATTATACATACCACAACCTTTCAACCACACCAACATTTGTTTGTTTTCTGTATTGTGTCCTAAATAGTTTTTACTGTTCATACAATCACTATTACTCAATATACTATCAGCTAAGAAGTTGTCAACATTGTATTTAAAATCTCTGATGGTGTTATAATTATTGTCAACCTTCCATGCTGTATATATATTATTTGGGAAATTGTCATTATTATAGAATAAGTTATATTCAACACAATTGCATTTGAAAAACTTATAGCAATCATTTATCATATGTTGATGTATAGTATAGCGAATATTGAATTCACTATTTATATCAAAGTTATCAAGAACTTTACCAAGACACGTGTAAATATAATCTTCATTTTGGTGGTCAATTACAAAGATATTTTCAACATTTGGGCGAAAATGGATTCTTGTACCAGTTAAAGCAACTTGTGTACAGATTGGATACTCTTTCTTATCTTTGGTCAAAGCATATTGTTTGATTTGACTGGGTGTATGCAGATTTTGTCCAATGTTTTGCAAAAGCTTTCTACCGAAGTTTACATTATCATTGTTATCTACATGACATAGTACGTACATTATATTACCTATAATGAATTCTTTTTTAATGAATATTTTTGTACCAGGTAATAATAAAATTTGAAATAAACCATCATTAAAATTCATATATTTCATGTTTTTATTAATCTTGAATACATATACTATACCTTTGTTTTTCTTTACACTTGAAGTTGCAATATTGCATGTTGCATAGTCTATAGATATGTATATATTGAATGAACATGATAAAAATGACAGCAAATTCATTTCATTTTGTCTTGATGAATGCATTAGATTCTGAGTTCCGTGAAAAACATAAATTTCTTCTTTATCATAATTTGGCGTATTTTGTACATTAATGTATTGCATAACCTTCTTAATTTTGTCAAAAGTATTGTTATCTAACTTTAAATCATTACAAAGATGATTTTGTATCCCTTCATTTATAATTCTACTAAATAATGGACTTTGTCCTTTATAATATGTTTCTATTTCATACAATATTGGTGGTGATAATGCCAACGGTTGATATGAATTCCTTTTATTGATATAATTATAAGCATTCAAAACAGACGATGCTATAGCTGGACCATCGTAATTGAAATAATAATAGTAATCTTGGATGGCAGATTTTTTATTGTAGTTATTGTTATATAACACACAACATAATTTATTTATATCATGATTTTGTGTATAATCTCCTACATTTGATACTAAGTCTTGATATTCTTGTTTATTATGTCCAATGATTGTATAGTTATCCTTGAAATCTTTTGTAAATCCATTAAGTTGTAGTAGTAATTTTAAGAGAACATCATTTTGAGGCTTGGAAATACCAGACGTTATATCTAAACAATGGTATTTTGGCAATACAGACATGTATTTGTGATATTCATAATTAGTATCATTTTCTGTATGTTTGTATTGATGATTAAATTCAATAGATTTAATACCATTTTCCTTCAATATTGAAAACCGTATTGCTTTATTTAAATATGTGTTACTTAAAACATTATCTACAGTAGTTACCCTTCTTGTATCATCAAAAATAATATTCCGTGTTATTATATTTTGTTTGTTATGGTCATATGATGGGTCTACGTGTTTTTTATAATTTTTTAGTGTTTCTTCATCAAAAAAATTGTATACAATTCTTAGTTGATCAGACTGTATTATATTATGTATCGTAAACAAAACTTTGAGCAATTTTTGCATATGATCAGTATATTCCTCGTATGTTATTTCAGTTTTTTTTGAAATATTATCACACGAATCTTTGTATGCTTGATTTACAATTGTAATATCAGTAATATGTATGTTTGAGACTTGTGATGGATTTTCTAGAACCAAATGTTTAATATCAATTAAATCTGATATTTCCTTCTTTCTATTATATTTATCATAACATTTTGATAATGCTGTTAGAATGATATCACTATCATAATTTATTTTTTTTGATGTGCCATTAGGATTTTTTGGATTTTGGACTTTGAGAATATTTTCAGAATTTATATCTAAGTTATTTAGTTCATTTATTATATTCAAGCATTGTTGTTCTGGAATATTTTCAAAATGTTCCTTATATTTGTTATAAGCTGCCTTGGTTAGAGTCTTTTTGATAAGGTTTCTTGGTGTTTTATTTGCAGATGGTGGTTGTGTAGCTGCCTGTGGTGACGGTTGCTTGGTGGTTGCAGATGATGGTTGTGTAGCTGCCTGTGGTGTCCGTTGCTTGGTGGTCGCAGATGGTGTTTGTGTAGCTGCCTGTGGTGACGGTTGCTTGGTGGTTGCAGATGGTGGTTGTGTAGCTGCATGTGGTGACGGTTGCTTGGTGGTTGCAGATGGTGGTTGTGTAGCTGCCTGTGGTTTGGTAATTACAGACTGTGAATTATATTTTTTTAAGAATATACCATCATCAGCTTCATACACATATTTTGCTAAACCTCTCCAAAATGAATGCTCAGGAATATCAGTTTTGTAAACAACACCTATAATTTTATTAATATCTAACAAGCATAGTTTTTGCTGTATATAAACACGAATAGTATAGTTGTCGTATACCTTATTGTTATACAAATTTTCATCAAACTTCACAGAATAAATCAGACCATCATCTTCAACCAAAATTATATTGTATATATCTAAATTATTATCAAACATTATACCAGAAGACGTTTTAATGATTCTTGATTGAATTTTTTGCAAAAAAGATGAATCTTGAGCATCAAAAGACATATGCGCTTTTTGGAAGGTTGCTTCCATTCTGTTTTTTTCTGATTGTAAAATGGATTTCCCTTTTTTTGTAAATGTAGGTTGGATTTTTGACATTCTATATTCTATATTTATAAAAAATATATTGTGTATCATATAGATATGAATTATAATGTTCTATTGGCATCTATCATAGTTTTGATTTTCATTATTCCAATTGTTATTGTATATACTATGACACTTCAATGGATTCAAAAATTAGAAGAAAGTAAATGTAAATGCAGCGAGAGTTCGCAGCGCGATTTCATAAAATATTATTTATATGCTTATTTAATATTGCTAGGAATAACTGTTGTTTTAGGGTTTGCCTCTGTTTTTATGGAATTTTCCAAGGTTAAATGGTTGAATGCACTACAACCATTTGCGAAATTCATGAGGATGATAATTGCAATCCTTTCATTTGTAAACATGATAGTATCTATTATCTATATATCCAAGCTTAAGGAAATAGACTGCAAATGTAGTGAAGACATTCGCCGTGAAGTATACTACATATGGTCAATACTATCTCTTGCAGTAAATGCATTGTTTGTTCTATTCATGATTGTAGGAGCAACTTGGTTATATTTTGTGTTCTATAAATAAATGATAATCTTGAAAGATTGCTTAACACATGTATCAAATGGTGTGGCACTGAGAACAGTATTAACATTCATTTCATTTTATCTGATAAAAACATATGCCAATAAAAATCACATACATGTAATATTACCTTTTGCACTCACTATTTTAGACGGTGTAGATAATTTTTTCATAAAATATGATGTTATTTCAAAAGGAAAGTCCATAACAGCTGGTACAAACTGTACAAAAAAATCAAAAGAATCCAAATTTTATCAAGTTAATGACAAGATAATAGACACCCTTTCATATATATTGTGCTATATTTACTTTTATAAAGAACTCAACGATACTTTGTTAGAAATCTTCATAGCATATCGCACAATTGGTGTCATATTATTCATAGTTACGCATAACAAATATTTCTTAGTGTCATGTTTTGATTTTGTCAAAGAATATATGTTATACAAACACTTCTTTCAGTCAGATTACACATATCTTGCATTCTTCATCATTCTGAAGATTATTTTTGAATATGTGTTTCATATGATATATAATTAGAATACACATAAAGTAAAAAAATGATTATGATATATAGACTTTATATACAATAATGCAAGGATTGCAAAATCTTGGTTCAACGTGTGCTGTAAATAGCCTTATACAAATGATATGTAGAACAAGTTATTTACGAGATATTATTCTCAATACAAATACGTCTGAAAACAGTATAACATATCAACTCAAGGAAATTCTTGATATGATGCATAATCAACATCATTCACTCAGTCCTAAAAAATTCATAGGACATTTATACAGACATTTTGATGGAATCTTTCGTCAAGGCGAACAACTTGATATAGGCGAGGTTTGGATGTTCTTATTTGACAAGATTTCACTGGAATGTGGAAGTGATATACCATCTGCATCATTACCTGTACAAATACCATTATTATCAGATAATGAAAATAATACTATTGCATCTTCTCAAGAACTGTGGGACAAATATAACCACACATTGAATAATATTAATAACTACAAAACATCCAATTGGTTGCAATCATCTCAAGGAATCATGTTAAATATGCTAAAATGTAATGTGTGTTATACAATGAATTATAACTTTGAGCCATTTACCATCATACCTCTTGACATACCAGAGGATAGTGATAAAACGTCTATTGCATCTATGTTGCGAAATTATTTGAAGTCTCAAGAATTTCAAGGAGATTGGAAATGTGAGAAATGCAATGAGTACACACCATATACGAGAATGACAAAAATGTGGAAGATGCCACCTGTTCTTACATTTGTTGTAAAACGATTTTCAAATACACATACAAAAATAACTAAACCAGTTTACATAAATACAAAATTGAGCATAAAAGCAGGGTCAGTAATATCACATATGCATAATGATATTAATTACAATTGCAATACAGTTGCTTTGCACTTTGGTGGATTAGCAGGAGGACATTATTGTGCACTATGTAAAACAGATGACAAATGGATATTATATGATGATTTGAATGTAGCAAATGTGGAAGATCCAAAAATGTTCTTTGAAGGAAATAAAGATACTTATATGGTAATGTACTCATGTTCATGATGATGAGGATTGAGCACTATAATAATTTTGTAAAAATGTAACCAAACTCACGGGTTCCGCTTGCCCAGGGACATTGATAATGATATCATTGTATACTGTTAAATTTGATGCATATATATTAGATGCATTCACGTCATTGTATACTGTTAAATTTGATGCATACATGTAAGATGCATTCACGTCATTGTATACTCTTAAGTTTGATGTATATATATTAGATGCATTCACGTCATTGTATACTGTTAAGTTTGATGTATATATGTAGGATGCATTCACGTCATTGTATACTGTTAAATTTGATGTATATATTTTAGATGCATTCACGTCACTGTATACTGTTAAGTTCGATGTTGCAGTAATTCCAAATACACGTAATGTATTAACATTATCAGGTTCTCCATTAATTGCAGTATATATATTGTTATCAACGTCATTTGTTTTCGCTGTAAACATTGGACTATTCATAATATTTGCCATTTTAACATTTCCAAATATATTGAGCATATAAGGGTTTGTATCTTTATTATTGATTACGTTTTTGAAGTAAACAGGATGATCTTTATCTACATAACTACTCATTACACCATAAGGAAGACCTATAGCAACTTTGCTTGAACTATTTGTATTATTCAACCCCATACTGCGTTTGTTTAAAGTATCAATACATATAATGTTTTGTTCACCAAGTGTTAATAAATCATAATCTTTAATGTGTTGAAAAAAATATGGCTCATCAATATTGGGTTGAGAGTAGTAATTTTTTCTGATTGTACTCTTTAAATCATCCGTTACAATTTGAAAATTAGTAGTTGATACATTATTATTATTATACATGGTTTTTTTTACACGAAAATAATATCCTGACGCACCATTACTCATATGCAAATATGGTGTTGTATTTGCGTTTATAGTAGCTATACTGATACATGGATTAATACCATCGGATTCATTATATACAGAAATGCCATTATGTCTTGTATAAAATGGTGTAGATTCAAACACAGTATTTGTTGCAACAATTTGATTATCTACTGTTATTTTCATGCAATTCTCATTATTAAGTTCTTTGCTATTGCCTATAGAACAACGTGTTTTGAAATGCGCATTTTTGTAAGAGAAATTCAGATAATCATTATTGAGTGTGTAAAATTCTATATTTGATGAAGCCAAATTGCTAAAAATGCCTTCTTGCATACTTAGCTTTGTTCCTTGTAGATTTGTGATATCTATGGCATTAAATGTTAAGTTAGTTGCTTCTAATGACGTACATTCAATCCTATTAACATTCACAAGATTCTTATCACTCACAGATATATTATTATTTGCTTGAGTTGTGTTTAATGAATTAATATTCAATGAATTTAGAAGACCTTTTCCAGGAGCATATAATAAATATTCTTCACTTTGATTAGCTGGCACATTCGTACCAAGTGATAAAGTTCCATGAGCTGATAATGATGATACAAAAGTATTATTTGAAGATATTGTCCAGAAATCAGGAGCAGGCAATTGAACTCTTTCTATTTTTTCATAGTCAAAAGTATAATAAGGTATTAAATTGCCATTCTGTAGAAAATTCTTCTCAATAATAAAGTCGATAGAACATGTAATATTGTATCCTAATATAGAATATACAACTCTTTTATTCAACTTGGAGATAGTAAGTGTAAAATTATCAGCATTATAATTTGGAAGGGTTTGATTATTGATATACCCTCCATTTATTTTTGTTTCTTTACTCATCATCAGTAATGAATATCTTACTTCATATTCAGGTGCATCCGGAGAAGAGTAGGTAGATCTTTCAAAATCAATATGTATCCTATCAGAAGCCGGGTATACAATACTATTATTCAGAGTTATACTGTTTGCTACTGTAGATAGTGGTTGTTGTCCAGCAATAATTGGTAATGTTAAATTTATTTCTTTAGATAGATTAATATTGGATATATTATATATATTATTATCCAGCAATGAATATACAGAGTTGATACCCTGATTTAGTAAATAAAAAGTATTATTAACATTAACGTTTAGTCCATTTGACAAATTTGATGAAACAACTGTATAAGGATAAATTGCCATTGTGTTGTCTGTCAATACAGAAGACGTGTAATAAGTATATAAATTACTGATATTATTGTATGGATTGAAATTCATGTCAATATTTATCATAGGATTCTTGCGAAATTGATTATCTGTCAGGTCATCATTTCTACAAATATGTAAATGTGCATTAGGAACACTCGTTCCTATACCGACATTGCCTCTATTGGTTAAACGAAAAACATCCCCTGATGATGTCCCTTTGTAATTAATAACATTGCTTCCATAAACATTTGAAATTGTTAAGCTTGCATCAGGTGATTGTGTTCCGATGCCTACTTGACCCTTATTATTGATAATGAATCTATTTGTAATTGTATTATTCATATTACATGTATTTATACTCAATAAATCAGCATTTCCATTTTTTTTATATACTTGAAAAGGTGTGATATCAATATTATCAGTAAGCGCATTTGCTACAATAAAAGATTTAGTAGCCTTGAAATTGTCTATTGATGTTGAACCATAAGTTACATTCTCAAAGTTCAAAGAACCATTTAGACCCTCAATTTTATTAGCATACAGTGTACCATTATATACATATACATTGTTACTCATGCTAATAGTTGAATTGTCTATGTTCATGATAGGCTTATTACCACATGACAGAGACATATTACTGATGTTGTATTGAACAGCATAATTGCTTGTTATTTGCAATATGTCTGATACCCTAAACTTATCACTTGGAGACACAAAATTTATAATAAGATTGCTATTTATGTACACTCCATCATTTGAAGTATTGAGTATATTTTTGACATGTAAATTATCTAATATATATGTTGGCTTGTATAATGTGATATTACTGTTATTAATTGTTTGCAAATTCTCTTCTTTTGTGCGAAATACATATGAATTTGACGACACACCAGTAAAAAAATTATCCTGATAGCTTATGTACATATCTTGACATGTGTTTTTTTCATTATTTATTAAGATAACATTTGAATCAAAGAATGAATTCAATATAAGCTTATTATTTTCATTTTGTAGATTATTAAGAGTATATTTTTCGTTTAAATATCCAACTTTTATAGACATATATGTTATATGTCAAAAGGTTCTTAAATATCTTGTAGAAAATATATTGCTATATAATAACAATGGATATGCTACTAATGATAATACTTTGTATGGTTTCTGTTGTTAGCTTGATAGCTATTATATATACAATCAATGGATATATATCTTCTAAAGTGTATGAGGGTTTTACAACAGAGAAGGCACATCACACTGATGTATCGTCCTATGATATACAAGAGATACAACATTTTTTTACAGACGAAGAATGTGATATGTTAATTGAAAAGGCACGTAATAATTTAGAAGATAGTAAGATATACAATGGTGCAAGTGATGACATTGTTACCAAGAATAACAGGGACAGTAAACAAGCATGGTTATACGACAGTGATGATTTCATCAAATCATTATCAGATAAAGTAAAAGAATATACAAAAACACATAATAAACATAGTGAAGAATTTCAGGTAGTCAATTATCAAGAAGGAGGGTTTTTTAACCCACATTATGATGCATGCGACGGGGATGGAAATTATTGTCAAAAAATGGATGGTAATTTTGGACCAAGATACTTAACAGTACTGATATACTTGAATAATGTTGAGGAAGGCGGAGAGACCATATTTCCAAATATTAATAAATCAGTCAAACCAGAAAAAGGTAAAGCTGTTATATTTCAAAACGTTAATGAAAAAGGACATATAATATCTCAGTCTTATCACGGGGGTGAACCAGTAAAAAAGGGGGAAAAATGGGTTTGCAATAAATGGATACATCTGAAAGAAAAATGATATAAGGATTACGCGAATATCTAAGTATGTGAGTTAGAGTTATTTTTATAATAAATACTGCCCTATTATGGGTGTGCTTCTGTGCCCGAGCTGGTCCAAGGGGAGCGACTTAAGATCGCTTGTGCAATTGCACGCACGGGTTCGAACCCCGTCAGAAGCATATATTATTGCAGTATTTAGTTCATTGTGTCATTTTTGAATCGCAAAAACATTTGAATCAAAGAATGATAATTATAATAAAAAATGATGCGTTCTTTTTATATATAAAAAGATTGACACAAGAGACAATGTCATCGAAGCATTGTATACAATGCTATAAAGATTTTATACCGAGAAATAAAAATTGTGATCGATGTACAGTATGTAAAAAACCGAATAAATGTTTTCATGGGACAACAAAAGGGAGATGCAAAATAGATGGATGTTTCGGTAATGAAATATGCGAACATAAGGAACATAACCAAAAATGTAGTATTTGTAAACCAGGTGTAAAAGAGTTAGATAACTTGAATAGAATTATACGTAATATAATAAAAAAATTACATGATAATCATCAAAATATAGAGGGAATAGATAAAAAATTTACAAAAACGCATGAAAAAACAAAGAACTTTATAATAGATTTATGGAAAGTTGATAGTTTCAGATCAGTAATAGATATATGCTTACAATTTATAACAACATATAAAGAATTAAATGGATGCCATTTCAACATAGACTATTATCAAATCGATCATATAATACCGAAAAGCAAATTTAATCTAACAAATAAAGAAGAATTTAATAGGTGTTGTAGTTATAATAATTTACAAATTCTCGATAAAAATGAGAATCTTAAGAAAAGTAATAAATAATGGTGTAAAATATGTTATTGTCTTTAGAGTATACGAATTTAACATCATTATTTACTTAGTATGTCATCCTTATTTCTTCTCTGGTTATGAATCCATCATGGTCAGTATCAAGATGTGAAAAGTCTATTAGATTACATATTTGGATGAGTTGCACTCATATCACCTATATTTATTGTGTACAATACCATACATAATAATATATGTGTATTATAAATGAATAACTTGTATGATTATTTTGAAGACATTGTTTGTATTAATCTTGACATTTCTGTTGACAGACGAAAACATGCTATAGAATATTTTGAAAAACTAGATATACCTGCGAGATTTTTTATAACTAGTAAACATAAAAATGGTGGAATGTATGGCTGTTTCGATTCACATGTGCAAATACTTATGGATGCATATAAGAGAGGATTGAATAATGTCCTAATATTTGAGGATGATTTCCTACCAACTGCATCATATTCTGATGAAAATCTAAAAAAAGCAATTGATTTTATGCAAATGCACGAGGATTGGGACATTATGCATTTAGGGTATTTATTTATAAAAGATACAAAGGATGGTTTATCAACCATTTTTGACGCACATCATCATACACCAGATATAGTACAATATAATCCTTTTTGTACACAAGCACTATGTTATAACAAAAGAGCAATCAAGACAATTGTTGAAACTTATCATGAATATATTGGGATAGTGCATTTTGATATGTATATATCAACATTTGCTGGTTTCAAGAATTATTGCATAGTTCCTATGTTATTTGACCAAAACTTTTATTTTCAACATAATAATGAGTCTATGGACGGGATGGAATATTTTTTAAGACTGATGTTTCCGCTTATTGCGACTAGTCAATTGAATTACAGAATGTCATTCATCAAATTTTTTATGAATAAATACAAAAGATATTTCTTCTATTTTTATATGATAATATTTAGCATTATATTATATTGTATCAAAAATAGTTTGATTCTACCTCTCAAGAAAAAAATATAGGTAAATAATAGTACTGTTCAATTATGGAAAACAAGGGCATAGAAATTCAAACTGTACATTTTGAGTCTAAAAATATTGTCATTAACTATGTAAATGGTGCTACCGAAACTCTTCCTGTTAATCTAAATACATATCAACAATTCCATGATACATGGCTTGTTAAAAATCCTCCATTTATTTCTGACCTCTACAAAACACAGATGCGAAATATTATTTTAGCTTCTATCAATAATAATCAGAAATGCATTACGAATCTTGATACATTTTTCGCCTCACCAAATGAAGAAGTTGTAAAGAAGTTTTTAACTTATATGAGAAACAGAGACAATATTCTACCTGTTAAAAAGGCTGTATGGAATAATGCTTAAACCGTATAATTATTTTTATATCATATAAATAACATAATGTACGTGCTAATGATGCTATTGTTGTGCTATATTCCTCATATGTTTCCATATAATATTAACGTGGGTTCAACAGGTTTATTGTTCCCATATACACTTGGGGCACTTGCATACATCAAAACTTGTGTAAAACCATGTGATTACAGATTGTTAGGTGTTTCAGGAGGCACTTGGTGCTCGCTTATTTATCATTTTGAAAAAAATATATCAGACCATGATTTGCTATGGTCAATTTTGGTAGGAAATAAAACACAAACAGTTTATTTGTTAAATAGAGATAGTATGTCCAAATTTCAATTGAAAGTTGCTGAAAACTTCAAAACAAGGTACAAAGATGTGAATGTATCTGAAATACCAATATCCATTATAACAACACAAATAAGAGGATATAGACCAAAAAATTGTCTTATTAGCTCATTTGATAATATTGATGATTTAGTAAATTATTGTTTGTGTAGCTCTTACATTCCTTGTATATCCGGAAAAGGTGTAAATATGGTTTATAAGAAAAATAATTATATAGATGGTGAAATTTTCAAAAATAAAAATTTATTATTGGAAAATGCTGCTCTACATTTGCACAAAGCCACGTGGAAACGTAAGTTCAAATTACGAGACTATTTGTACTTGGATTTCAACCGTTCTAAAACATTATTTGAATATGGTTGGATGGATGCTCAAAAATACCTGTGATATCTTATACGAACTATAATAAAAAAATGATTATAAAGATACAGTATATATATATTATTATGACTATGCTTTTAGATTTTGATGGCAGTAAACCTATTATCTTGATTGATGGCAGTTATTATGTATTTTACAGATACTTTGCAACTATGAGATGGTTTTCTTTTCAGAAAAAAGAATTTGATGTCAATAAAATAACAGAAAATGAAGAGTTTCTGTCAGGATTCTTGAAACACATGGAATCAGATTTAAAGAAGATATGCAAGAGATGGAAAACTGATATCAACAATATTACATTCTGTACTGATTGTCAGAGATGTAAAATATGGCGTAATGATATTTACAAAGACTACAAAGGAACACGAGGGCAAAACATGAACTTTAATAGCAACATATTTTCTATATTTAGTGAATATATTCAAAATAAAGGTATAAAAAAAATGTGGTTCGAGAGATTGGAAGCAGATGATGTCATCTATTTGATTCAGAATAAATTAAAAGTTAATTGCTTACAAAATATTGTTATAATAACAAATGATAATGATTATTTACAATTGGCTGACACAAATATTCATATCATCAATATGCAATTTAAAGATATCACACAACGAGGTAATAAAGATGCAAGAAGTGATTTGTTGAATAAGGCTATTTATGGTGATAAAAGTGATAACATTCAAAAGATTGCACCTTTTATAACAAAAGAGAAAGCGCTACAGCTGTCAAAGATGAGTGATGATGAAATAAGGTCATGGTTGCAAGAAAACAATTTGATAGATAAATTCAATTTCAATATGAATCTTATTAGCTTTGAGAAGATACCTTGTAGATATGTAAATGATTTCTACAATCATGTGAATATATTAGTATACTGATAATGTGATGTGAATATTTTTGCACATAATAAAAATAATATATGTATTTTCTAAGAGCTTCTTGACCTTTTTGGTTTTTTCATTAAATCTTTGTCAAAAGGTTGCACATGTGTTTTGGAAAATGCTTTATTCGTCATATATACCTTATGCATAGGTACAATTGCTAAAGGAGACATTTGAAGTTGTCGGACTGGTGAATTTCTCATATCAAATACTGAAAAAGGTGAACCATTGAGTGATTGTATTGGCGACAATACATTGTGATATGGTTTGGGTATATAATCGTCATGTATAATATTAATAGAGGATAAGCTAGAACTCCTGCTAATGTTATACACTTCATGAGTAGTTGTATATGATGTACTAGTGGTTGTTGATGGTGATTTTGGTAGCTTTTTGAACATATTGAAGAAATATGCCATTTTGATATACTTTTTATTGTTTTTTCTATTGTTATTAATCAGCAGTAGAGGCAACTTATAGTTATTGTAATCCTTAATAATATGTTTTCTGATTCTTGTCGGGATATGAAATGATATCTTCTCGCAATACAGATTGTATTCATCAATAATTCTTAGTATATCAACTTTGGTATGAATAGTCTTGCTTTTTGCTATCTCTGTTGTTATTTTGTTGTGCAATTGCAAGAAATTGTCTGAATGAGTTTTGAAAGAATACTCTTTCTCTGGTATCTTGAAAAGATTCAGAATAGCTATTGTTATAGCTATTAGCAGATTACATGCTATGCTTATATTCCTTATTATAGATATCATATCAGTATGGCTTATGAAATCCGCTGTGTTCAATATAGATAAAGCAGTTGAGCATACAACAATTGGAATATTGATTATGTTTTTTATTTTAGAATAAAAAGAAGCTGTTTTATCACACAAAATATACATGATATAGGTATAGTCTTTATATATTTCTATTGACTCATTATAAGAATCGAAGGACATATTTTACTACGTGTTCGTTTGTATGCTTCGTTCTATTATAAAGAAATTAAAAAAATGATATCATCATATGTTGGTTATGATATCTCTCTGTTATGGAATGCACTAAGTGTCATAAGATTTTAGGTATAGATAATTTTTCATACAAAAATGAAAAAGACAAAATATTCTATTTACATTGTGATAAATGTAGAGAAAAATTAAAACATCAGGTGAATAAAAAGACTGTTGAAAAACAACAGTATGAAAGAGTAAAAAATACAAATGTTATACATTGTGAATGTGGAAGCACATATATAGCATTTCGTTCGTATCATATAACCCGACATAAAAACTCCTTATTACATATAAGGAAAACACAGTAATAAGATGCTATATGACCAACAAAATCATTGATTGTTTTACTTTTTATAATGAATTAGAAATGTTGAAATTCCGTTTAGATTATCTGTACGACACTGTTGATAATTTTGTATTACTAGAATCTACTTTGACTTTTAGTGGTAAACAAAAGGAACTATATTTCCAAAACAATAAGCACTTATATGAAGCTTACAAAGACAAAATCATCCATGTTGTTGTAGAGGATTTACCTTTAGACGACCCTTCCAAAAATGCTATAGATAATGCTTGGGTTCGTGAGAAATTACAGAGGAACCTTCTTGATAGAGGAATAAATCAATTACAACTTACAGATAATGACATTATTGTCATAACAGATTTGGATGAAATTCCTGACAGAAATACATTGGCTTTGTTGAAAACAATTGACAGAATTGAAAATGTGCCTTATGCACTTGAACAAGATATGTATTATTATAATATAACATGCAAAAGAAAAGCAAAATGGTATCATCCCAAGTTCGTCAATTTTATTACATATAAAAATGAGTTCCGTAGAAGAGCAGATGATATTCGTATGGTAGGAAGGCATGCAGTTGTTAAAAATGGTGGTTGGCATCTTTCTTATTTTGGTAATGTCGATTTCATCCAAAATAAAATCAAGAATTTTGCACATCAAGAATATAATGATGATAAATATACCAATTCAGACATCATTAAGAAACGTATCAATAATTGCAGTGATTTATTTTCAAGAGACAATGAACATAACACTGAGTATTGTGCAGTTTCAGACAATCAATATCTTCCGGAAACTTACAAAGATTTGTTGAAATTTTCGGACCTGAACAAAAATTAAATTAGCATATTATATAGAATGTCTAATAATAAGCTTCCAGTTATTTTCATCTTTGATTTGGACAAAACCCTAATAGGTGATGTAACCAATATACTGCAATATCAACATTTTTGGGTTTTTATCAATGATGCATGTAAACACAGTCGCTTGAAAGGACCTGTATGCAAATTACCTAAAAGTATATGGAATAAGCAAATGATACCATCTCAACTTTTTAGACCACAGTTAAAAGAATCTTTGCAAGGTATTAAAAAAGTGTTTCCTACAGCCGAGTTCTTTGTATTTTCGCTTGGAACACATGATTATGTAATGTCTGCAATAGATTACATTGAAAAATGTACAGGTGTCAAATTCAACCGTCCTCTTTTTACAAGACAAGATAGTTCTATATCAGATACAGCACATTATTTAAAAGAAATTAAAGGATACGAGGACATCATATTTAAATCTTTGGTCAGACAATACCCAAAATGTAAAATAGATTATTTCCGAAATCTTGTTATGAATGACCGTACAATAATTATTGATGATACTGATGTATGGAACAATGATTATAGATGGATACAATGTAAACCATATTCATATACACCTGTATGTGAAATCAATAGTAAAATATTAGATGTAGTATATGAAAATGAATCTATAAAAACATATATAACCACCAACAAAGAAACAAACATATTACCTGAAGTGTCTGGTAATATTGATAAATTCAAGATGAACTATCACATTATGATGGCAAATCACTACAGAACATCATTAGATAATAATCTTGAACAATGTAAAGATGATTTTTTCCCAAAATTTCTTAAGACTATCAAGGGTAGAAGCACAAAACTTAAGCCTTTTACACGTGCATATTTAGAAAAAATACAAAAATCATTTGTATAATATTATTTTTATCATCATATAAAATTTATATGTATACAATATCTGTATCATGTGTGATATTGAAGACTTAGTCCCTCATTGTATGTCAAATGAAACATGGAATGCTATACTGTCTGAATTAGATAAGAAAAGACTTGATATAACCAATGATAAGGACCTTATCAAATTTAGGATAGATATGCAAAAAAAGTACAAGGTTGTACTATCTAATAGTAATCTTATAAAAGCATATCATGCACTAGGATATGACCACTCTGAGTTCAAGTATATTTTGACCAAAAAGAAAAATAAATCCAATTCTGGTGTAGTTGTTATTACTGTGCTGACATCTGCGCATCCATCGTATATAGATGACGATGGAATAGAAAAGAAAGCTGCTTTTTCATGTGCTTGGAATTGTCATTATTGTCCCAATGAAAAAGCACATGCAGGGAATGGATATGTTGACCAACCTCGTAGCTATTTATTCAGTGAACCAGCAGTATTACGTGCGAATGATAATGGATTTGATGCTATACTACAGTTCAATGCAAGAGTGACTACATTGATAAATATGGGGCATAATGTTGACAAAATAGAATTGTTAATATTAGGTGGAACATGGTGTAGTTATCCAAAACAATACCAGGATAGGTTCATAACCGAATTATATTATGCTGCAAATGTTTACAATGATATTGAAAAGAGACCTATGCAGACATTGGAAAATGAATTAACATTGAACGAGAATGCAAAACTGCATATTATAGGTCTTACACTTGAGACACGCCCTGATACAATCAATATAGAAGAAATCAAACGTTTCAGAAGATTCAATGCTACGCGCATTCAACTAGGTGTACAACATACTGATAATGCTGTACTTAAAAAAATAAACAGAGGACATACAATTGAAGCTGCATATCATGCTATAAAACTGTTGAAAGACAATGGATACAAGGTTGATATTCATCTTATGCCAAATCTTCCAGGCTCTTCTTATGAATTAGATATACAAATGCTAAATGATGCCCTATATGATGATAGACTGCAAGCAGACCAGTTAAAAATATATCCATGTGCTGTAGTACCTTTCACAAAAATTAAAGAATGGTTTGATTCAGGTACATATGTTCCTTATAATGACGCAGTATTATTCCAGCTACTTAAAGAATTCAAGATGCGTGTACAACCATATAAGAGACTTAATAGAATTATTAGAGACATTCCAAGTACATATATTTCAGGAGGGTACACAAGCAAGTCTGTAAATATGAGACAATTGTTACAATCCGACATGAAGAAAAATGCCTGGAAATGTAGATGTATACGATGTCGTGAGGTTGCAGATAATAAAGTAAATATTCATGATGTACAAATGAAGAAAATATATTACAAGTCATCCGACGGTGATGAATATTTCATATATTTTGAGACCGAAGAATATTTAATAGGATTTATAAGACTACGAATCAATACAAAACCAGGTGAGCAACTGAGTATTTTGAAAGATGCTGCGTTGGTTAGGGAACTTCATATTTATTCAAATGTCAGTTGTGTAGGTGTACAAAATGAGATGTCTATGCAACATAGAGGATATGGTAAGAAGTTATTAGAAGAAGCTGAAAGAATTGCTACACATAATAATGTTTATAAGGTTGCTGTTATTAGCGGAACAGGTGTTAGGAATTATTATAGAAAAATGGGATACAAATTACAAGACACCTATATGGTGAAATCGCTTCATAAGAAACCTGGATTCTGGTAGACACAAAAAATAATATTCTAATATAGAAGATGGTATGAATGATGATATAGAATCATATATGAATACTATGCAAAACATACTATCAACTGATTTGATAAGATATATAGTGTCTATAGCATTTATGGATAAAAATATGTTAATCATAAAAAAACAAAAGAAGTTGAAAGCAAAACTAAATAAAGATGTAGTGAAATTGTTCAATACTTACTATTATGATAATAATTTTATGGTATACCGTAATGAACACAATCAATTCATCTTAGAAAATATAAGTATGAATAATAAGCATATCCGAGTATGTTCAAATAATACAAATCATTCTATTTCAACTGAACTAAATGATGATAATGTAAATGAAATCGTATTATTTGAACAAGGGGGACAACAGGAAGTTATTTATGATGAAAATGGTTTACCAGTGAACAGACGAATACGACTGGATGTCGTGTATATGTAATTTATTGTTTTGGTGCACAATAAAGATAACCAAATGGGTCATCCATAGTGTTCTTAACGTCATTGATAATAAGAATCTTTATTTTGTTTGGAATAAGTTTCATAAGATTATCCATTTTATTACGGTCTTCTTGTTTACTGATATAAAACACATATCTTCTACCAGTTTGCATCTCAAATATAATTCTATCTACATTATATGACATGTATATTTTGGAAATATTATAAATATTCAAAAAAATTGTGTCAAAATTAGCTTGAGGTATAGGCTGATATGTGGAAATATGTCCCTTTTCAATCTTTGAAATATCTTCCTTTTTGTTTGTATCTTTCAAAAATTTTGATATATTATTTCTAATGCTCTCCAATTTTTTTATTTTTGGTTCTGGTTTTTTGTTTATTTTGTCTAAATATGAAAGAGAGTCATCTGCATTATTTTGCATAATCATACAAGAAAAAGCATTACAATCTATCAAAAGAAGCCCTAATAGAAAAAAATGGCTTATTGTTCTCATGTGTTGTATTTATAATACAAATAATGTTTATATACATATGGAAAGTACATATACACACTGATTCTTGAATCTTTTATAGAAATCATTATGAGTTAACATAAACATCGTATATGTACTTTTTTGCGTTCATTGCATTGTATATAGTATATTTAGTGATTATATGTATAGATGAATCATCAAATAGTATCAGTTTGTAATATTTGGTATTTGAGCAAGAATTCTATGAATTTTTCAATGAATTCATCTTCTGTATTGCTAATACTCAACAGTTGAATAATGTTTTGATAATATGTATCAGCAACATTTATATTTTCTTTTGATGCATCATTGTGATAAAGTTCGTCCCTAATATGCATTGATGCTGCACTGAAATTTGTCAGAATTTTTAGATAATCTGATTTGTACTGTGATGTATTTGTGATTGGTTCACATGTATCAAAATCCCATATAGTCCACAAATAGTTATTTTCTGTTTTGTTCACATATGAATATTTTTTATTATTTACACTATATTTGATGTCAATTTTCTTCTTTGTATATAACATATTACCCCAATGCAAATCGTTATGTAAATAACCTGTATTCTTATGAAAAAAGTATACTGAGAATATTATTTGTACTATAGAATTCACTGTATTCCACCCTGATACAATTTTATATTGATGTTTAATGAAATCTGATAAACTACCATCTGCTACATCAGTGAATACTAATTTATAGTGATATTTAACTACATCTTGAATATAAGGAAATTTTGTTTTCAATCTCATGATGGAATTCTCATCAAGTGTTAGAGGGCAATCTTCTATAATATGTATAAAAGGCATATGAAATATATTATCTATGAGACTCTGTATTTTTTTCAACACAACTAATTCTTTGGTTGCTTGATTTGTTATAACATCATTGATTTCATATGCAAATATCTTCACAGCTAGCTGTATATTATTATAATTTAACAAAAAAACCTTACCATGACCTGAAATTATATGCTCTCCGAGTTGCTTCATAAGTGTAAATTTTTTGATTTTGGCTTCGTTGCTTTTGTCATCATAATATATACAGTAATTATGCTTATGACCATTTTCTTGTAAAAGTTTAATTATGTTATCCAGTAGATTATTTGAATCTTTTGTCATACTCCTTGTTGTATACCGACTGGTTCTATTCGCAATACTTTTTTTGAATTCTCTTTTGTTTGCTAATTCCATCTATTTACACAAATGAAAAAGTTTCGAAATGTATTATTTGCGTCACGGAGTAATATTTAGTAGTTTGCCTAATAATAGGATAGATGAAACAACTGAATCAATGTTGTTAATATTTTGCAACATTTGTAATATATTTCTATCTTTTTTGTCAAGCTCCAATATTATTTTGTCTTTCTTTGTAGATATGTAGATATATTGTACTGTAGACACATCTAATACTACATTTGCCATCGTAATACTTTTTATGACAGAATCTGTATTATTCAGAGTTAATTCAATAGGTATGGGAATGCTTGCATGAATGTTTGTGTAATTTGATACAAATTCGTTTGTAAAATTGATTATGGTATTTATATTTGTTGTATTTTTTAATATCCTCCTTGTTTTTCTCAACCCTATCAAGTATTTACTATAGAGAGTTCGTTCACTACATGTTGGTAAATTGATATGACTGCATTCCAATGGCTTCAAAGAGTTAAATAACGTTGGAGTTATGAAACACCCTACTATGTTATACATGCATATCAAGCAAATTAATTCTTTTATCATTTCAATATGATGTGTAAATATGAGTAAATTTATATTCATTTTTTTACATTTTACGTATATAAGCAGATATTATCATACATACCATTATGACAAAAAATATACTGATAACAGGAGGATGTGGCTTTATTGGACACCATTTAGTTGATTATTTACTCAAAAATACAGAACATAATTTGTACATTATTGATAAGTTATCTTATGCTTCATTTGGTCTTGACAGATTACGTGAAATAGATGCGTTGAATAACCCACGAGTTCATATATATATTTATGATTTGAACAGCAAAATTGATTATGGTTTTGTCCAAGAGCTCAAGGAAATCAATTGGATTATGCATCTTGCTGCTGAAACTCATGTTGATAATAGTATATCAGACCCATATCATTGTATTATGAACAATGTGAATTCTACTCTTAACATACTAGAATTAGCAAGAAAGCTGGAACATCTTGAAAGATTTCTCTATTTTAGCACAGATGAAGTATACGGTCCTGCGTTAGATGGTAAATTATTCAAAGAAAATGATAGGCATAATCCTACAAATCCTTATTCTGCTTCAAAGTCTGCTTCAGAAATGATATGCAGGTCCTATGAAAATACATTCAAAATTCCATTGATTGTTTGTAATGCAATGAATGTATTCGGTCAGCGTCAGCATAATGAAAAATTTATTCCAAAGTGCATGAACAATATATTGAATTCACAAACAAATGTTATTCACGCATATCCAGGGATAGCAAAGGCTGGATCAAGGTTTTATATACATGCCAATAATATAGCATCTGCTACATATTATATTATGTGCAATGGGAAGCTCGGAGAAAATTACAATATTCCTGGACAGTGTGAAATAGCTAATGATGATTTATGTGATAAGATTGCTGGAGTATTGCAAAAGAATGCTATCAAAAAGTACATTCATCATGATGATAAGCGTCCTGGTCATGATTTGAGGTATGGACTTGATGGGGCAAAACTCTTAGAAATGGACTGGAAACCATCTGGTGATTTTGATACATATCTTAAGGAAGTCATTGAATGGACACAAACAAATACTAAATGGATGTAAAAGTAAAAACTGAATCATATTTAGAAGATTATATGCATACAATATGTCAGTATACATGGATTCTTTATCTTCTGCAAATACACCCAGAATGACTTATGATTCTGATAGACCATTGTTGAAAATGTGCATTCCTGAAAATATAAAGAAATCTGATAAATATCAGAAAAGAGTTAGTATATACAAATGTGTTGAATATAAGATATCATTATCCAACCTTCATGCACAGATTTTAGCACCTAATGATATTATTTTGTTGAATGATGGAACAGCTGCATTTTGTATGGAGAAAATTTATCAGTATGGTAATACAATAACAAGTATATTCGCATGTTACAAGAATTCTAAGTGCTTCATGGTATATCCTTACGAAATTTCAGGAATTGTGCAAAAACAAGATACTGATTATAATACTTTATTGCAGATTATGTAGTAAATCATGAATTTATTTTTTTACATTATAACAAAAAGAGATGTTATGTATAAAGACAGTGAAGAGCCTCTCTAAAGATGAACTAAGAAGTTTGAATGCTTTGATTGATACATATTATGAGTTGAATACTTTGCTTGAAAATGATATTGTAATATATTCCAAAACAAAAGATGAAGTTATAGGTTGTGTTTGTGTTAATCCAAAAAAAGGTATTGTAAGCAATTTATGTGTTAAAATAGAGCACATGAATACTGGTATTGAGACAAACTTGATTCAAATGGCAAAAAACATATCAAGTACATCATTGATAGTTAGTATAACATCTAATAGTATAGAGCATACACATTATACAAATGAGGGCTTTGTATATGATGGTGAACATAGCATGGTATTGCAAAAATAAGTCATATAAGCAATAAAACAAAAAAATGATTAACAACTGTTTCAGTTTTGTTCATCACCTTTGAGATCAAAGACAATGAACACTGAAATTTGCTGGGACATTCTTGACACGTATTTTCAGAAGGGAGGCTCTGCTGAGTCTATCAACCCACATGTCAAACATCAGATAGATAGCTATAATAAATTTATTGATAACATGCTCGCACATATTATAACAGGATTTAACCCTATGAAGATATGTAATACTCTTAAAAATGAGAATGGCGAACAGTCTCATAAGATTTGCATTAACGTCTTGCAACCTTCTTTAACAAAGCCGATATATCATTTGCAAGATGGTACGCAAAGTGTCATGACACCCTACATAGCTCGAATGAATAAACTGACATATGCAAGCAGTCTTTATGTAAATGTCAATGTCGTTATAGAAGCCACTAATAAGGATGGCATCATTGAAAAGTTCAATAAAACCATCAATGGTGTATATATTGGAAAGATACCTGTGATGGTACGTTCTAAAGCCTGTATATTACAACAGATGCCTGCATTAGGTGAAGAAGGTAATAATGAATGCAGATATGATTATGGGGGTTATTTCATCATTAATGGCAGCGAGAAAGTACTTATCAGTCAAGACAGAATAAATGAAAACAAAACTTTGGTGTTCCAACCTAACAATAATAATGAAGGACTTTATGCAGAAATTCGTTCTATGAGTGATTCTTCTTATCTTCCTCCTAAAACAACCAGTCTTAATATGAGTGGTAAACTGAACCATATGGGAAGGATTATCAGATTGAGCACATCATTTATTAAGAGCGAGGTACCTGTCTTTGTTATGTTCCGTGCACTTGGTATCATCAGCGATAAAGAGATTATGCAACATATTGTGTATGACCTTGACAACAAGGACAACCAGAGAATTATAACAGAGCTCATGGCTTGTTGCGAAGATGCTTGTGATGTTCATACACAAGAACAGGCTCAGAATACATTGATTCGTATTATGACTGGTGCAAATAAGGCTCCTAATGCATATGAATTGCTTAGAAATAACATTACAAATGACTTCCTGCCTCATGTTGGAAAGAGCTATCGTCGCAAGGCATTATATCTTGGATATATGATTCGTAAGATGATTCGTATATTCTTGGGATATGATACTTATGACAACAGAGATAGTTATATGAACAAGCGTATAGATACTCCCGGAATCTTGATGAGTAATCTGTTCAGACAGTGCTATGGAAAGATGACAAAGGAAATCAAGGTTCTTATAGAGAAAGAACTCAACCTTTGGCGTGCCAATCAGAACTCTATTGCTACATGTGATATTATTAGTGATAATAATATTCACAGGTATTTCAGACAGTCCTTATTAGAATCATGGTTGAAATATTCACTATCTACTGGCAACTGGGGCATTAAAAGTATTGGTAGTTTCCAAAATATACGTCAGGGTGTATCACAGGTATTGAACAGAATGTCGTATGCAAGCACCCTATCTCATCTTCGGCGTATCAACACAGCTATGGAGAAAAATGGTAAGCTTGTGCAACCACGTAAGTTGGATAATTCACAGATAGGCATGATATGTCCCGCAGAGTGTTTTGACCCAAATACTCCTATATTATTATGGAATGGGACTATTAAAAAAGCTGAAGATATTGTTGTTGGAGATTATTTAATTGATGATAAAGGTAACTCTGTTAGAGTTAAAAGTACTTGTTCTGGATATAAACGGATGTATGAAGTAATACAAAATAAAAAGAATTTCATGAATTATACTGTTACAGATAATCATATTCTAACTTTAAAAGTAAAAAATCATAAAAATATTAGAAACCATAGAGGTAAAAAAGAATTTACATGGTTTAATAAAAAAGGATTAAAATTTAATTATAAAGATTTTAATAACATAGAAGATTTGAATGAATTTAGTTCATCTATTGACGATGATAATGTAATTGATATTACAATTGAACAATATTTATCTTTACCTGAAAATGTTCAAAAACAATTATATACATTTAAATCAGATGGTATTAATTGGGAAACAAAAGAAGTTGCTTTAGACCCTTATATATTAGGTATGTGGTTAGGTGATGGATTATCAAAAGGTTATGGATTTATCACTGCTGATAAAGAATTACTTAATATATGGATTAAATGGGGATTAGAAAATGATGCAACTATTACAAAAAATAAGCATAAATACAGATATACAATCAATAATACACAAACTGGAATTAGTTGTAATAAAACTGAGAAAGCACCACTTAAAAAATTATTAGATAAATATGGTTTAGTTAATAATAAACATATTCCATTAGATTATTTAACAAATGATCGTAAAACAAGATTAGCTGTTTTAGCAGGATTAATAGATACTGATGGTAATGTAAGAGCTAATGGGCATGAAATTAGAATATGTCAAGGAGAACCAAATTATAAAATTATATATGATGCTGAATTCTTAGCGAGAAGTTTAGGATTTTCATGTCATTTAAATGATGGTACTTGTTCTTATACAGTTAATGGTGAAAAAAGAAATAAACCTTATAAAGAATTAACTATTACAGGGAAAAATTTATATGAAATTCCGACTGTTCTTGATAGAAAAAAATTAAATAAATGTAATAATCCAACACATGAAAAAAGAGCTGATAGTTTTCTACAAAGTTCTTTCAAATTAGTCGAAAAAAATGTTCAACCATTTGTAGGTTGGCAACTTGACGGAAATGGAAGATTTCTTTTAGGCGATAACAGCATATCTCATAACACACCAGAGGGAGCCTCAGTTGGTCTTGTGAAGAACATGGCACTTAGTACGAATATATCTGTTCATATGAATAGCACTCATATTAGGAACTTATTATTTGAAAATGGAGTGTATGTATATGATGATACTATCAGTGATATTTCAGAGTACTTGAAGAATCTGGGTAGCCATGATAATGTTTATGTACAAATCAATGGCGACATTATTGGATATCATACTGACCCTTATTCATTATACAATAAGCTGAAGCATTATAAACGTTGTGGTATCATTTATCCTATGACATCAGTTGTCTGGAATATTAAGAACAGAATGATTATAATTTCTACTGAAGCAGGAAGGATGTACAGACCTCTACTTATTGTAGACTTTGATGAAAAGACTGGTAAAAGAGAACTTCGTGTGCACAAGATGTTGCGTGATAAAGGGCTAACATGGGCTGAATATAATAAAGATAAGTTCTTTGATGCATATATTGCACCTTGTATTGGAGCATGTGGAAATGGTGAGGATGAAGGTTTCATAGAATATCTTGATTGTGATGAAGTAAATTACAGTATGATTGCAATGAGCCCTGGTGATTTGGAAAAAGGTATGAAAGGTATATCTTACCCTCCATGCTATACGCACTGTGAAATTCATCCAAGTCTTATGAATGGCATCCTTGGTGTGAATATCCCTTTTAGCGACCATAATCAGTCCCCCAGAAATTGTTATCAATGTATTTCAGAAAATGAGCGTGTGTTGATGAGCAATGGAACATATAAGATGATAAAAAATGTAGTGGTAGGTGATGAGGTTGTGTGCTTTGATTTGAAAACAAAACAAAGTGTGCACACCAAAGTAGTGCATAATTATAATAAGCTTACTACAAAGATTGTATGCAATATCAATGTAGTTAGTGGACGTACTATAACAGCAACCAATGACCATAAATTCATGACTAATCAAGGTTGGAAAACATGCATACAGTTTGGTACAGATACATCCATAGGCATCTATATGAATATGAGGAAACCGGATGTAGCATGTGATGTTGATGAAGTTGTAGATATTATGGTATGCGATGAAATGGGTTATGAGTTCTTCACAGAGATTGGTCTATTGCCTCTGAAAAATACAAATGAAAAGCTTCCAGTTATTGCCAAACTTGTTGGATATTATCTCGCAAAGCAATTGAACTTTCAAAATGGTTATGATAAAGACTCTTATAACAAGGATGTGCAATATATTGGGTTCAAGGAATATGGTATGTATGATACAAAATTCATGATATATGTTCAGAAGCTTGTCAGTGATATTACATGGATTAACAAGTGTTCTGACATGGTTCAACTTGAGTTCTTGGGTGGTTATCTGTCAGGCTGCTATGAAACAAATTTGGAAGAGTTGAAAAAGACATCTATTCATATGAGTGATATCATCCAGTCTATTATGCAAAAGATGAATGTGGTAGAGAACTGGTACATGGATGATAAGACTATTCTGGAATTTCATAAGACTGTTGGACTTTGTTATAACAACGGTTTGATGAAAGATGTTGCCATTATTGCTGAATATGTCATGCATAAGAACTATTGCCATGTGGTAAATATTGACAAAATTAGGAAAGTATATACTTTGCAGAATTGGAAGTCTTCTGTCTATGTAGAAGGTGATTTGATATTTGTCCCATTCAACTTCTATTACAATAACAAAAATCGTAAGATATCTGATATAACTGTTGAAAGTGATAATCATTGTTTCATTGCTGGTAATGGATTTGCTGTCAGCAACTGTGCTATGGGTAAACAGGCTCTTGGTATATATGCAAGCAACTTCAACAAGCGCATTGATACTATGGGGAATATCTTGAACTATGCTCAAAAGCCATTAGTTTATACAAGACTATCTAAATATACGTATAGCAATGAATTGCCATCAGGAACAAATGCTATTGTAGCTATTATGACGCATACTGGATTCAATCAGGAGGATAGTGTTATGATTAACCAATCTGCTCTTGACAGAGGTTTGTTTACAAGTACATATTATAAGTCTGTCAAAGACCAATGCACAAAGAACCACAGCACCGGAGAAGAAGAAGTTTTCACAAATCCAGTTAAAACTAATGCTGTGTCTTTGAAACCATTTTCATATGGCAAGTTGGATGATTCTGGATTTGTTCCTAAAAATACGCATGTAGCTGCTTCAGATGTCATTGTAGGCAAGGTTATGCCTAAGAAGATTAATGGGACAATTGTAAATCATGATAACAGTATGTCTTTGAAAGCAAATGATGATGGATATATTGATATGAACTATGTTGGTACAAATAGCGAAGGTTATAAGTTCTGTAATGTGAGAATTCGTAAGAACAGAAAGCCAGAAGTAGGTGATAAATTGGCTTCAAGAAGTGCCCAAAAGGGAACTATCGGAATGGTATATAGACACCAGGATATGCCTTTCACAAAGTCTGGAATAGTCCCTGATATCATTATGAATCCACATGCTATCCCTTCCAGAATGACTATGGCGCAGCTGATGGAATGCATTATGGGTAAGGCATCGTGTCATATTGGTGCATGTGGAGATTCCAGTCCATTTACTGATTGTTCTGTTGAATCCATTGCAAAAGTCTTGGAGCTGTCTGGTATGGAGCGATATGGAAATGAAATCATGTATAACGGCAGAACCGGTGAACAAATTAAAACAGAGATATTCATAGGACCTACTTATTATCAGCGTCTAAAACATATGGTGGCTGATAAGATACACGCAAGAGGTTCCAATGGTCCCATCGTAATGCTGACCAGGCAAGCTAGTGAGGGCAGATCGAAAAATGGTGGCTTAAGGCTGGGCGAAATGGAGCGAGATTGTTTGATAGGTCACGGAATTAGCGAGTTCTTAAAAGAAAGGATGTTAGATACAGCTGACAATTTCAGGGTATTTATCTGTAAGAATTGTGGCATGACAGCCAGTGTCAACCCATCCAAAAATATCTATAAGTGCAATACATGCAAAACCTCTGCAGACATTGTCCAGGTTCGTATTCCATATGCATTCAAACTGTTATCACAAGAATTGTATACTATGAACATAAAAACAGGCTTTACATGTGCATAAAAATGAAAGTGTTAAAAATAATAAAAAATATTAAGAAAAAATGACAACATCTAATTAAGATTATTATGCAATTATTATGTTATCATCTGCAATCTTCTCTTTTTTACATTCATCATAATATAAGTAAACAACTTCAAGTTCTTTTGTAGCAGTATTTTGCAGATAATACTCAATAGTATCTTTCAGTTTATTGAGTCTATTATTCCAATCTACTATTTTGTTTTTATTGATAATAGCCAAACCATTAGCCTTTGATGTTGACCAACAAGATTTAACTTTTACATTTTTACTGTTTGTATAATTATCAGGATTGAATCTAATAACAACAAGAGGCTTGTTTTGTAGGTCTATGAATAGTTCCATCATTCTTTTATTTTCACATATCAATTCATAAGCATTATGTTGATATTCATCAACTTCTATAACAATATTGTAATCATCTTTGTAAATACACATATCAGGTCTTCTTTTAGAATATCCTGATGAAATTGTTTTATCGCATTTAATATCAATATCAGGAAGCACTGATTTAATATACTCATGGACTCTCACTTCTTTTGTTTTGAAATTTCTACTCTTTGGATTATTCGGAAATAGTCCTACATAGCATGATGAACAATAGCCATCATACTTGTTTAAAACTATCTCGGATGTACATTGATACAAAGTACCATTATCTAATTCATAATCATTTTTACAAATTTTTCTACATAAATTAACCATACCATCTAATCTGCATCTGCAACAATACAGTCTTTTCTTAAGACCTTTATAATTACAAGATGCTTCAGCAATATGGCAATTCTCACATTTTTTGTTTTTAACATTATCCATGGTATTTTTGTCTGCATGTTCTGCACAGAATAATCTGACTTTTGTTCCTGGAACATTATATGTTGGCTCTTTATCACATCCTTCAAATGCACATTGTTTGCTTCTGATATCTTTCATACCTTCAAGCTTATGTTCGGCACATCTTCGTTTTTTACCATCTATAAAAGCATGTGTAGCCATTTTGACACATTCCTCAACTTCACAACGAGTGTCTATAATGTTGTACATACCATCCAATTTATGAGCTTCACAAAATCTTGCTTTTTTCTCAGTCAAATAATTCTGTGATGATCTTGTTTCACAACCTTCTACCTCACAAAACACACCTTTGTATATATATTTAGCACCTTCTTCTTTATGTTTTGCACACCATTTTGTAGAAGATCCAGGTGTTCTATAACTTGCCCTACTTCCACATTTATTCCCATCATCATCAACATATTTACACAGTCTATTGGTGATGACCATAACCATGTTTTCATAGAGATTAGAATGAGGTTCGCAATATATAGCTTTACAACCTTCTGGACCATATGTAGGACCTTTATCGCATCTGTTGCCATTTTCATCAACATGTTGACATTTAGGATGTTTGACATCAACCATTCCTGGTAATTTATGAACAGTACAATATGCAGTAGTTTTTTCAGTGGGATAATTGTATGTAGGTTCTTTGAAACAAGTTGCTTCTTTGCAATGTTTTCGAGTTAAATCTCCAACGCCTTCTACATTTTTAGCACAATCTTTGCAATAGATTTTAGAACCTCCTTTAAGTCCATGGGTGGCTTTAGCATTGCATTTTTGACAGTTAGGCATTTTGATATGCTAAATGAAACTGAAAAAGTCATGTCATTTTTTGTTTTATTTATAATTTTACAAGGAATGATATGATAAAAAGTCTCTTACATAAATAGCTATGAAAAGAATAGGGAATATAGGTATAAATACTTCGTTCATAATACAAAAATCAAAATTAAAAAAAAAATTAATAGGTGGTTCATGTCAAGAAGATATTGATAAAGAAATAGATGGCAAACATGATTGGTTGCAATTAGTAAAAGTTATACAATCTATAGAAGGAAAAGGAATTTCAACATTATTAGGTAGAATACCAACAAAAGAAGTAGTCATTAAAATCCAAGAAGCTGATAAAGGCAGCAAAGAATATGAAATACAAGATAAGTTGAAAGATTTTGATGGTTTTATAAAATTTGAATGCTTGTTCTTCTGCCAAGGTGACAAGAAATATATAGAAAGTTTTGCCAACTTACAAGAACATAAACAATTATGCAAAGCAAAAGGATTTTCCATGGGAATTATTTTGATGCCATACTACAAAAAAGGCTCTTTGGAAAATTATGGTATCATACAAAAAGATATAATATCCACAATTGTATTAATTTATTTTAATGCTTATGATAAAACAGGATTTATACATGCTGATTTGTTTCCTAAAAATATTGTTTTAGATGATCACGAAAACCCCATCATAATTGATTATGAAAATGGGTATTTTAATGATAAAATAAACAATCACACATATTTTTGGCGAGACTTGACAGATTTACTTAGTTATGTGAAATATGAAAAAGATTTATCTCATGTTATTAGAATACATTGTATGATGAATGGTGCATATAATAAGAAACCTACATTAGAACTAATAAACAATTTGATAAATGACTTGTGATTTTGTATTGAAAGCACATAAATTTTCATTTTTCATTTGATAATAATTATAAAAACTGACTGTTCAAATACTACAATATATACCATGTTATCAACTGATCACAAAATATACAAATTTTTCTATGACTTATTTTACACCTTTTAACATTTAAAACGCCGACTATATAGCGAAAAAAATATTAAAAAGGGTAAAAATTTGGTTAGTACATAGCATGGACTATGTATGAATTCTACTGAATGCTTCTGGTCTTCTTCCTGTTTCAAAAATATGCTTTACTATGTATAGCATATTTTGGACTGCATTCTTATCTCTGTTATGAATTATCTTGCATTCATGCTTATCATCTTTATGAGAAAGTAATCCATTAACAAGTATTTTCTTTTCAATTTTTTTTGTCTTTTGGTTTATTACTTAACCTTGTCATAAATTGATCTATTTCCTTATGACAATAATTACAAAGTTTAGATGTTCTAAACTCATTTATCAAATATGTCGTATAACCTGCATTTCTAAATAATCTTCTAAATCTTTTACAAATAACAGGTTCTATGCCTTTCATATGGTTATTGCTTTTATCAAAGTCTCCCATTACACATATTGTATTTTCTGGATTTCCAAACTTTTTCTTGAAGTTTTTTATCATTTTACTCTCACTCTTTTGAGTATTGATATATATATTTAGTTTTAGTTTTCTAAATAATTTATTCTCATAATGTGAATATAATAAATAGTTTAATTTATTTTTTTGTGTTATATAATCTTTGAAACTATCATAGTTGCTGGTTTTCTTATTGTATTGACTTAATACTGTTTCCAACTCTTTTACATTATGTCCTTGAATAATAGTTTGTTTATTGAACTGGTCTAACATTTTATTATACTTCTTTATTCTTGTTTCAAGTCTCCTTTGATTTTGAGTGTATCTAAATGTTTGTAGATTATCATTTTCATCTTTGCTTCCGCAATAGATTAAATCACTATAATTAGGGTCAATACATACTATCTTCTTGCTTCGTAGTTCACCTGTTATAATTTCATCTTCTATATATTTAATGTTTTCTTCTGGTGATATTTTACAAGGATTATATTTCAAAGGTTGATTATCAGTATCTAATCTAATGAATAAGATACTTACTGCAACACCATCAGTCTTAATCATATAGTTAAAAGTATAATGTTTCTTTTTGAATATTTTGTCTTTCAAAATGAAGAACCTGTCCCATAATTTATATTGATTATCATTTTGCTTATAATTTTTGTAATGAGGAGTTGTGCTTTCTTCACCTAAAATGATTTTAAAGTATGTATCAAAAATCTAGGATATTTGTGGGTTATTAATGACTTTGATTTGATTGATGATGTAAATGATGATTCAGAATTATATCAAGACTATTTAGATGCTATGGAAGCATTTGTAAAATATAAAAGAAATGCAAAAATATTGCAGGTTATGAAGAATAATGACAATGCTTATTATGATATGATAAAAAGTTTGCAATCAAATACTGTGTTATTCAATCATGTTTCGTCACAGAGTGATAGAATATATTTTGTTTGAATACGAGTTTCAATATTTTTCATTATAATGCGTATATATTTTATTTTTACTGCGTTTTATTAGAAGATGAATGATAAACTTAGTGTTTTAGAATTTATTCAGAAAACTATTAAAAATTGTAAAACTGTTGATGAGGTTTTGATAAAAGATAGATCACAAAATGGCTATCTCTATGAAAGATTATGGGATATCTGCATCAAGTTTGGACAATTTGACTTGACAAGAGGGAAGACAGATGTAAAACACTATTTTGGTAATGTCAACACAGGTGCAGAAGCTATAAAATTAAATGCAAATGTTTTTAAGACTGAGTTTTTGAATAAACCTGTAATTTCTGGGAATAGTGGTGGTTATTCTGATATTAGTTTTCGAATAACAGAAGATGGTATAGAAAAAGAGTACATATCATCATGTAAATTTTTTGAAAATGAAAAAGAAATCGATAAATATGATTTACAGAAGCTATGTACTTTGCTTTGTAAAAATGATACCAAAAATGATTCAAAAATACAAAGTGATATCAAAAATGATTCCAAAATACAAAAAGAATATCAGATTTTATTGTTTGTGAATGATAGGAAAAAGTTTATCAAGAAGGCTAATCGTGCTAATAGTTCCAGTAGAAAATTGATTACATACATATCTCCAAATGGGAACTTTGAGAATATTTATGACAAAACTGATTTAGAAAGGAACTATTACGAATTGAGGAAAGTATTAGAAATATATAATTATTTAGATGATATTGATGTATTTGCTGATAAATATTTGAAATCAAAAAATCATCAAGTTTTTCAACCTAAGTTTCATCAAGACTTATTTGTTGAAAAAATTCTGCAGATTTTACACAGAGAGAATGATAATGATAAGATTCTTGTAGGTGCAGTTCCTAGAAGTGGTAAGACATATATAATTGCAGGAACAGTTTTAGAATATGTTAAGAAAAATGTAAATAAGCAATGTAATTTCGTCATTATTACACCTGCACCTACTGAAACAATACAACAATATAAGGATGTTTTCAAAGACTATATAGATTTTTCTAATTTAGATATTGAAACTATTGATGTAAAAAACATGGATGAACTTGTGAAGGAAAGAAAAGGACATAATAAACACAAGGTGTATATAGTATCAAAACAGAGATTGGGATACCCTGATAAATCAGATGATGATATTGCTTCAGACAATACACTATATACAAAAACAAAAAAATCCATATCATCTAATGTTGAAAAATATTTTGGTGCAAACATTGCATTGGATCTGATATTCTTGGACGAAGCTCATTTTGGTATGACAACAGAATTAGCAAAACTAATTATTGAGACATTGAATCAGAACAAAAAAATACCCAAGATTTATATAACTGCTACTTATAATAAACCAAGTAATATTTATAATATACCTGATAAAAATAAAATTCTATGGGATATAAATGATATCCAATTATTGAAAGAACTTGGTCAAAAAAATGAACTTTCTACATTTATGCAATTATCAGATAAATTTTCAAAAGTTTTTGGTAAACAGGTTCTTAATAAAGTACTTATGAAATATAATTGGAAACCTGATTATGAAAATATTAAACAGCTTTATGATAAGAATAAAAATGTTATCAAATTGATTGCACAACAATACAGTCATTATCCTGAGCCTCATATTTTAACAACTATATGGAAAGATTATACAACTATATACAATGAAATTATGAAAGCAGAAGGTACAGGCTATTCATTTGATATGGACAAATTATTTATGGTGAATAAAGATGGTACTTTTGCAAATGAAGAACAAGTGTCTGAATTGTTGTATTATTATTTTGGCTATCCCAGAAAAGAATTGCATATAGATGATAAAAAAATTGGACTAAATTATAAGACACAAGCATTTTACAAAGAAAATGGAATTATGCCGCGAATAAGAAACACATGTGTAAATAATTGTAGAACATTGCAACAACCACACACAACAAGTCAATTATGGTTTTTACCATATGGTCCAAAACGAAAAATAGGACCTACTGTGAAATGTTTGATATCATTATTACATAGCAAATTCAAATTTATATTTGATAAATACATATTTTTGGTTTGCACAGACAAAGCTAAAGATAGTGATTTCAATCAAGTGAAAGACAATGTCTTTGTATATAATAAATCAGGATGTGATATAAAAGAATTTATTAAAAAACATGAAACTAAAGCACAAACAGATGGTAAAGAAGGTGTAATAATATTGACAGCCGGTAAACTACAGTTGGGAATATCTTTAGCAAATGTTGATATAGTGTGCCTCTTCAATAATATTACATCTACTGATACCATTTACCAAATGATGTTCAGATCTATGACAGAAATTGATGATAGAACAGATTGTGATGGACATAGTTTTTGTCCGAAGAAGAAATATGGCTTCATTGTAGACATCAACCCACAAAGAACTATTTTATATATTGAATATATTGCAGAACAGTTATTTAACAAACATAATAAAAATTTGTCAGATGTTGAGAAATTCAAATTGATAACCGATTTATTCAACATAGATAGAGATATATTTGCAAACAATTATGATACTAAAGAAGATATAAAGGATTTTTCCATTGAACTTTTCAATAGATTGAATACAGACTATAGTGCAAAAATTAAAGATATTAATGATGTATTGGAAGATTTCACATTTGAATTTGATGCAAAATTTGAAAGACATTTGAAATTAATTTTTGACGGAACTAAGAAACAAAAGAAGAAGGTAGTTCTATATAAAGAAGGTGTTGAACACGTGTCTAAGAAAATATCAATGGTGAGTCATTCTCAATCTCCACAGAGTACTGACTCTCCCGTTGTAGATATAAATATCATAGATAATGCACGTCTTTTCTTATCAGAAGTTATATTTATAGCATCATTATTAACCACGCACACTAAGAAGCTTGAAAATATTAAAGAATGTATATTTGATGAATCCCGTAATAACAAAACTATAATAAGTGAATTTGATAGAGTCTTGAGATACATAGAAAATGAAGATGAAACTACCAAGCCAATCTTTATAGACAAAATCCAAAGAAGATATAATATACCAGATGAAGAAATATTCAATATAATTAGGGAGATTCTGAAATCTATGCATGTACCACAAATTGTTAAGGGTGGTAATGCATTTATTGATAAGAGCATTTATTTAACAAAAAACAAGATATATAATATTACAGAACCTGAAAAGTTATTGCAATATATTCATACAAATCTTTCACCAAATACAAAGGAAAAACAAGAGAGAGGTGAAGTATTTACAAATCCTAATTTGATTGAAGAGATGTTAGACAAATTACCAACAGATGTCTGGAGTAATCCCGAACTAAAATGGTTAGACCCAGCAACAGGCATGGGCAACTTTCCTGTTGTTGTGTATAACAGATTGATGAAAGGTTTAAGAAATAATAGAAAATTCAAGCATAAAAGTGATCATGATATTCGCAAACATATTCTGGAAGAAATGTTGTATATGGTTGAAATAGACAAATATAATGTATATACCATAAAGAAGATATTTTGTGCAGATAAATACAAACTCAATATATATGAAGGATCATTTATTGAGACTGATGACAAAGTTGATAAGTTGTTTATAGATACAAAAAATAAGACAAACAAGGCATTTGAAAAGAAAGTTGATGATTTTAGAATTCCAAGAAAGTTTGATATTATCATGGGAAATCCACCTTTTCAGGAAACAAATACAGACAAAGAAAGAAAAGCATTACTAAATAATATGTGGTCAGTTTTTGTTGACAATTCATTTGAGTTATATCTTAAATTTGGAGGTTTTTTTGCATTTATTACACCAATAAGCTGGATGACACCAGCATTCAAATATAAAACTATTTTCTATGATCATTATATAATATATTTAAATATAAATGAATGTAAAAAATGGTTTCCTGGTGTAGGTAGTGAATTCTCGTATTATGTTATACAAAAAATAAAACAGACAGAAGCAAATAAATTAACAAATGTTGTTTGTATGTATGAAAATAAAATTTATACAAGTTGCATACATATTGATAATAGTTATGAGTTTCTTCCAGTTTTGCTTACAAATGATAGTTTATCAATATTAAAAAAGTTTTATTCTGCAAAAATTGAAAGAGTTTCGTTTAAAAAGTCAGGTGAATTGGATACGCATTTTAAAAAATCATTGATAGGAAAATGTGATAACACCAAGTATAAATATCCATTGAGACATACAAAAAAAAATACTGACTTATGCTCATCTGTGAAACATTCTTTAGCTAATGTACAAAAAATATTACTCAATAAATCTGGTTATCTTGATCCATATTATGATGATGGAAATTTGGGATTTACTCAGAATCAAATATGTTTGACAATTGACAATATTTCAGATACTGTCAATAGGAAACATTTTAGAAATTATGTTCATATAATGAATTCTAAACTTTTTAAATTTGTATTTGAAATATGTAAGTGGTCTGGATTTAACAGTGATTTAATATTCAAAAATATACCATTTGTTGTGCAAAAACTTACAGATATAGAGTTATATAATTTATTTAAGCTTAAGCAGTCTGAAATAAAGTTGATAGAATATCTCATTGTCTGAGTTATATAGCCACGTGAAAAGAGACAAAAATTTTATTTTTTAAGAAAGTACATATACACTGTCCAACAATTTCTTCATGAAAACTTCTTTACAACCTTCTTCTAAAACATCTTTGTATATAAAGTTATGTTATTACATTATATAACAATGTATGATAAATGTCCAGCATCATATCAGTCTAAATGGGCAAATATCAAAAACAGAAAAACTGGAATAATACAACGAATACATATTGATGAATATTTGCAGAATATAGAATTGCAAAAAAAGGTAATATCAGGTGAGAATGAATTACTTTGTAATAATGGACATCCTTTGACAAAATATGAATCAAATATTCGGTCAAATCATTTCAAGCATCTAAATTCTGAGAATTGTTGCTCTGGCAAAATGTCAGACTGGCATTCAGAATTTCAAGGACATTTCAAAAACACAGAAGTCATATTTCCAAAAACAAAAACTTCTATAAAAGAAAGACGTGCTGATGTGGTAATTAAAATAGATGATACCATCCATACAATAGTAGAATTTCAACATAGCTATATTAATACCAAAGAGGTGCAAAACAGAGAACATGATTATAATATCCATAATCAGAAGATAACATGGATTATTGATGGAAACGAGGGTATGGAATATATACATTTATCAAATTCTAATAAATACTTATTGATATTTTCAGAATCAAATGATTGGAAATATGAAAGTTTCATGCAATATGATTACATATATATAAATATTGGTGATAAAATATTCAGGATAGAGCCCAACAAAGTGAAATGTAGAATGATTGATGTATCTGAATATAAAATAAAACAACAGTTTATTGATGAATTGAATAATGGTTTGTTGCAATGGTCTGAAGAAGAAATTGTACAATGTACCTTATCGCTTAATCAAAGAGGTGCAGGATGTGGCAAAACATATGAAAGTATACAATTACTATCAACTTTTGAGAAATATAGTCATAAAAAATGGTTTATTTATTTGACTAAAGTACATTCAGCAAAAGATGTCATATACAAAGAATTCAATGACCAAGTAGAAAATAACAAAGTTTCAATAGATGTTATGGAAAATGGCAAATCTGGAAAACAATATTCAATTAAATACAAACGAAAAAATTCAGATGATGAAGTAAATGTAATTATGGGAACAATAGATTCATTTATATATGCTCTTGGTGATAAAAACAATATTGGTAATGATTTTTTTGGTAATTTGATGAAATCTATCAATGAAGGATATAAAGGGTATAGCAAAAATGGCTCTTTTCAATATTCGAAAAATACATCTATGTTGAATAAAGAATGTCAGATTATTATTGACGAAGCCCAAGATTTAGATACACCATATATCAAGACTATAGCATATATTATGAGGGACACTTACATAGATGTGCATGTAATTGGTGATAAATTACAAAGTATTTGGGGTAAAAACAATGTATTTACATATTTAGAAACAAACGAATTGCCTTATACAAACATAGAAAGAAATATAGGTGATAATATTGTTAAGCGCTTTCACAATAGTCAATTTGTAGAATTTGTAAATAGTGTAATCAATTATGAAAAATTTGCACTACCTAAAATAACTGGTATATGTGATGCAAAATGCAGTTATGAACATGAAAATCATGAAACTCCATACACTATTCAAAAGCAAACTGTAATTATGCCTGATTGCAAAGATTTGCATGAAATACATCTTCAAATCAAAGAATATTTGAATTATATGGATAAAATGATTAAGAAATATAATTATTTGCCTCACAATTTTATGTTCATATTTCCTATTATGAAAAACAATATACTTGCTCAAATGCTGGAGACAAGTATTCAAAAATTCTGGACTAAACTTTTTGGTGATAAAGATTATAAGGAAAATGTAATAAAATTGCATCCATATTGGAAAACACAATTGGAGAATATTGAAAATGGAGAATATTTTAAATTCTCTTATCTGCATATGTCTGAAGATAATAAGCCTATAAATACAGAAGAATCCAAATATGCCACAAGACTGCTTACTATTCATGCTTCAAAAGGTATGGGATGTGAAGTTGTATTTTTGTTGAATTTGTCTCAGAAAGCACTTGAATGCTTTAACAGAGATGGTGTAGATGAGTTGAGGTATGAATCATTGCTACATGTTGCTATTACACGTCAGAAAAAACATCTATATATTGGCTATACGCATAAAAATGATGATATTCATTGTCGTTTGATGAAATTTGTTAATGATACTACAATCAATTATGATGATATATTACCTATATCAGAATATTCTAAGTCAACAGAATTCAGTCAATTTATTAAATCCAAAAGTTATCAAGATATCTACAATCAATACATATCAGAATATGACTATGATAAAAATATTCTTGATGAAAAAATTGATATTAAAAAGAAAGACATTATTGATTGGGGTCATCATGGTATAAGATACTATGTCATGTTTTATCAAATAATATTTGAAACTATCAATAATCAAGATGAAAACATTATTTCAGATAAAGACCAAATTTTAACCTTAATGAAAATCATAAGCAAATGTGCTTTAGAATCTTATAGCAATAATAATGAATATTATTCACATTTACATGATTTATCTAAAAATGATTGCCCTGCTACAAAAATATATCAAATTCCAATTTTAGATATTAGTATTGTACATACAACCCATTCAAAATATTCCCAGTATGTTAAGGTTCTTCAAGAAATGATTAAGCATATACAAAGCAAACTAAAAAATAGATTGGTTTTAAATAAACTACCTAAATTATGTCCAATGGAAATGGTCATAATCATCCATCTTATGTCTATTATGCAACATGGAATATACAGTGATTTTAGTATTATGATATTATATGATTTGCTATATATTTTTGATCATGTTGACAAGGATTTCATTGATAAACATCATGATTGTAATTGCATATGTAAGAATTATTTGGGAAATGCCAAAAGTGAAATTGATGTAGCTTTGAAAAATTCATTTATGCAAAGTATATGTAATCATTATAATTTGGTATTAGATATGCAAAATAAACATCAGCATTTTTTGGCATATATTAAAAATATTTTGGGTGAAACAATAGATGATTTTACATATAATGTTCAACACAATGTGATTTTCAAAGGCAATAATGATAATTTCATTATGCGATGTAAGGTCCCTGTTATATCTTATTCTACAAAACATAATATACTATTTTTGATAAAACCTGAGATTAGCAAATTAAACATAGCAGATATAATGTTAGAAAGCCTGGTTTTAAGCTTTATTGTCAATAATTCAGCTGATAGCAATAGGCAAAGATACAAAAACAAAAAAACATATGTATGTATTTTTTCATGCACACATGATGAACCCATTTGGTTATACTTTGACTTGAATGAAGATAATACACTAAAAGAATGTTTGAAATCTTTTATAGTAGATAAATATAGTAAACATAACAATAATATATTTGAATTATTTCAATATTGCAAAGATAATAGACCAAAACATCAGAATTCATTCCAGTATTTCAATGCATACATCAAAAGACTTAAAGAAGAAAAAGGATGGAAGAAGAAACCATATCCTCAGTATATAGATGTATGTATAAATTATCATGAAGAAGAATCAAGAAAGAAGCAATGTTGTACTATTACTTCAAAAGACTGCTTTGATGAAAAATTAGAAGAATGTGCAAAAGAATGGTTGTTTGAAAATGTTAATTGTAATTATTGAATATTTTCTAATGATTTCAATATATCTTTATTATCATCATCAAGTATAAATTCCATTCTCTCTCCTTTATAGTTATATTCAAATGTACTAATTACCTCATATATGGAATCAACATTTACTTCTTTTGCAATCAATATTTTTATAAATTCATTTGTCATTTTAATAGTTATGTCTTCATTGCAATATTGTGTGTTAAGTGTTCCAAGTTCAAATACATATTTTTTTTCCTCATCATCCAAGAAATATTTTTGTATATTTTATATTCTCTAATGCTAAAGTTTTCTACACCGTAGTAATTTACAAAGAACCCAAGTCTGTAAAACATTTTATTATATAATTTGGATGTTGCTAAATGCCCATTCCATCTTTTAGATAATGTGTCTCTAGTCTGACCAACATATTTCAATTGTGGATTAGTATTATGTTCAATTATATATATAATTGCCTTTTCTATAATACCTTCTTTTATTCTTCTATCCTTTTTTATTTGATTTACAGGTTCTTCGGCTTCTACGGATTTTTCAGGTTCTACATTTGTAGATATACGCATTTGTTCTTTTAATTTATTTAGAATTTCTCTCTCTTTTCTATTATAGTTGCGCATGTACGCAGCGTGCTCTGCATTGTAATTTGGATTTATCTCTCGTTGTCTATGTATATAACGTTTCTGGCGCTCTCTTTGTAATCTTTTTGTGTGTTCATGCTTTGCAAGAATCTGTTAATGCGTCTGTGTTTATATGTTGTATCATTTTTTATTTTGTTGTATTTCAAATCTTCAAAGATACAAAAATAAACAAGATTTTGCGTGATATGAATTTCACCACACTTAGGCAAAACAACCTGACATGTACTTCGTTTACACCCTTGAAGATTTAGAATGGCACAAAATATTTATTTTTTATTGTATATTATTGTGAAACAAAAAAACACAAGAAGTGTGTGGTAAAAATATCAACAAGGAGTTGACAATGACAAAAGAAAGGTTTGTGGGTTTTTTACAAGAATGTATATTTACTAAATACAATGATTATCTCATTAAATACTTTTACACAAGGTACTAATTATATAATCTAATTTTTTTTCTAAAATATCCAACTTACTATCCATTTTAGTATCCTCGCTTGTTTCAATTATATTTGATTTATTATCTGTATTTTGAGTATGTTGCTTTTCAACTTTTTGTATATATTCTTCAATTAGGTATTTTTCTATTTGATAATACATCGCTAGTTCATAAAGACTTTTCTCTCCTTTTTTATATTCAGGATAAATTACATCAGGAATAATTTGTAATTTTTTTTCATAGGCATTTTCAATAGATGATTCTGTATTAAATGATGTTAAATTTTTATATTTATAATATACCATATAAGTTCTGTATATTAGTTATCCTTATAACATTTCTTTTTCATAATAAACAAGTAATTTTAAATCTTCAAGTGTGTAAAGTTTTCTTGATATTTTCTTCCTTATACCCTATTGAATTTTGTATTGGGTATGTGTATGACATACTATGGTATATCTTGACGAGATGTATACAATATATACGGTAAAGTATATGTTGTTAGAATACCAATGGAAGAAACAGCATGAGTAGGAAGGTATTTAAGACCCAGCGTTACCAAAAAGGAAGCCATCATGAGCATAGCATCTCCTACAATAATCTGACTTCCATTTTCCTTTGCATATGTTTTGTACATATCAATCATAGCATTATGACCTATTGGTATTGGTAATACAACAAGAAAATAGAATGCTATGTCGTGAACTATTTGAATGAACAGAACAAGTAATATAAAGATGACAGGATTCCAGCCATAATATGGCATAATATAGATTGTATATATATATTGTGCTATGACAAAGCCTATTAAAATTATAAACACATCAGCTATAACAGCTAATATACCAAACTTATCATACCATACATTCAATGATTTCCCACCTATTCCCATATATCTTACAAGAAAAAGCACAAACACGTCAACTATTAATATACCCAAAATGTAATAGGGTATGTTATAGACATCCCTATAGTCTGAAATATTTGGTAATTTATCCATAACACTTATCACTATTCTAAGAAGAGAAAATATTCACAAAACATATAAATAATTACTTTACAATATATATATGATATCAACCCATAATATACATACAAGTATACAAACACTCCATACTGATTATGATGATATACTTGCAAACCATGTGATATCTTATCTAGATAAATTGAACGTGCCTGAGTTGGAAGGTATTAGAGATAGTGCAATAAATGCATACCTTCTGGTTGCAAAAAATATTATCAAATCATATGAATACTCTGAAAATGTTGATACGTACATGCGCAAAATACTCTCTTTAGACCCTGAACATGAATCTGCTTTTGAAATTCTTAAACTCAATTGTATTTTGAAGTGTAAATGTACAATTGATTTTAAATCACATTTGCACGAGTTTACAGAACTTCTTATATATCATCCTGGTGATTTTCATTTGCAATTTCTCATTGCCATGACATATTACAACTTATATGCATACGATGACGCTATACAACATTTGAAATTAACAATGGCTCTTGTGAAAAACAAGAAAGAAGAAACTGAGTATAAAGTAAAATGTATGTATTACATTGCACAAATTTACTATAAGCTTAACAATATGTATTTGTGTCATTATTATGTATCTCGTGCATATGAAATAAATTCGGATGACAATAGTGTAAATAATTTATTAGGAATTATTTATGTACATATGCGTCATATAAATAAAGCTATTTGGCATTTTGAAAAAATACCAGATGATGAGAAAACTGCAGCTATCTATTCAAATTTAGGTACTGCGTATTCACAAAAAATGGATTACGAAAAAGCTATACAATGCTATGATAAAATCCCAGATAATTTGATTGCATTTCAAAACAAACTACTCATGTGTCATTACATTTTGAACACATTTAAAGATGATATATATTTGTTCGAACTTCATAAACAAATAAACAAATTTTATCCAAATTCTCATTACAAAAAACTTACAAATTACATCAAAAAACCACATGATGCAAAGCTAAAAATAGGATTTGTAAGTTCAGATTTTATTTATAATAATGTCAGTGGTGTTGTCATGCATTTTTTACACAACATTCTGCATAAAATAAATAAGGATGCTTTTGATATTGTATGCTATTCTCCCAAACCTGTTTCACAAATACAATCAATCTTTCCAAAACTAACATGGAGATATATTCATGATATGCCTATGCAAGAATTCAAAGACATTATACAAAATGATTCTGTTGATATATTATTTGATATGTCAGGATATACTTCGGAATTTAGATTGGATATTTTTGCTGAAAGAGCTGCACCAATTCAGATCAGTTATTGCGGATATCCAAATACAACTGGATTAGAAAATATGGATTATCATATCGTGGATAGGTATTGTGATTCTGATGGAATAACACCCGGTCCAGGAGGTATCATCAGACCAAGTACACAACGATATTATACAGAAAAATTGATATTTATGGACAAATGTTTCATAAGTTATAATGGTATCATAGATAATCCTATACCTTTGCTTACACTGCCATGTATGCTCAATAAATATTTGACAATAGGGACATGTAATAAATTGAATAAAATGAATCAACAACTTATCAAAATATGGCAAACCATCCTGCAGAAATGTAGCAATATACACTTGATTGTGAAAACAATAGACCTTGCAACCCCAGAATTAAAAGAAGAATTTATGCAAATGTTTGATGATAAGGATGTGCATGAAAGAATTATTCTATCACCATATTCTCAGTCATATACTGCTCATTTAATGGCATATAACAATATAGATATAGCACTTGATACATTTCCTTATTCAGGAACGTGTACAACATGTGACGCTTTGTACATGGGAGTCCCTGTTATTACATTGTTTGACAGTAAACGGCAGTACCATGTGCAAAATGTATCATCGTCTATTTTAGTCAACGCAGGTCTTTCAGAATATATATGCTTTTCAGAAGAAGAATATATAGATAAGGTAATATATTATGCAAATCATATGGATGAATTGTATGACATTAAAACAAAAGTCAGAAAACAGTTTCTTGAGAATATCTGCAATGCTGAAGAGTTTGTTCAAGATTTTGAGAATAAAATTAGGCATACATATGAAAATCATGATTGGTAAAAGTACATATACAATGTTTGTAATAATGTTTTTACAAACCTCTTTATAAATATTTGATGAACGCTGATATGTACTCTGGAGGGATATAAGGAGAAAAGTATTTAAGGATTAGGGACATTATATAGAATGTGGTGGAAACATCACTCAACTACGTTCCTGTAGCTTAATCTGGTTCGAGCATTGGTCTTATGAACCAAAGATTGTGGGTTCAAATCCCACCAGGAACAGTCTTAATTTTTTTCAAAGATATAAAAAATATCTGTAGAAATCACAAAAAATGATTTTTAGATAATATTCAAAAATCATACTTGATAAATACCCTTCATTTGACATTACATCACAACATTTAGGTATGGTGTAGAAATAAATAAACAGAATGAGTTAAACAAGTTTTATAATGAAGTGAGTAAATATCCAATTGATAAAATTATATGTTTAGATGAAACTTCTTTATCAATCAAAAATAACATCAATCTTGATTTGAATGAGTCATCGTGTCCTGTACCTCCTTATAAAAAAATTCTGTTAAAAGCAAATCTATTATTTCATCGCGAACATTCAAAAGTTTACCGTTGATGAAAACCTTAAAGGAGTCTCTAAAAAGACTTTCTGTATAATAATAATAGAACCGAATGAAACCAGAAGCCAATATATTCATATTTCGAAGAGACTTACGAATTGAGGATAATTTATCATTTCATTCTCTTATAAAACACTCCGGAAATAACAATATCCTTCCAATATTTATATTTAATCCTAAGCAAATATATGCAAAGAATAATGAGTACTATAGCAATAATGCAGTGCAGTTTATGATAGAGTCTCTCAAGTCTCTGGAAGAATCACTGCATATAAATTATTATGAAGGAGATGATATAGACATACTTGAGAAATTAAACAAACAATATGCAATAAAAACACTTGCTTTTAATACTGATTACACACCATTTGCTATACGTCGTGATAAACTCATCACTGATTGGTGTAAGATACATGCCATAACTTGTATAACCGAAGAAGATTATACGCTCTATAAAATGAATACAATTCTAAATAATTCTGGGAAACCTTATCAGGTCTTTACACCATTTTATAAAGCATCTTTAAAACATTCTGTTCCTAAACCTTTATCAAACCTTTCTAAAATAAATAGCATCGTTCATATTAAACATATTGATATCCGTAAGTATTATACTCAAAACCCTAATATAGCAGTTCACGGAGGTCGCAAGGAAGCTTTACAGCGACTCAAAAAGAATATGCAAAAATATGTATCTACACGAGATTACCCATCCCTTGAAGGAACTACGAAATTAAGTGCATATATAAAATTCGGCTGTGTCAGTATTAGGGAAGTATTTCATAATTACAGCACAAATAAAGCATTACAACGTGAATTGATTTGGCGTGAATTTTATGCCAATATTTTATATCATTTTCCAGATGTTTTAGGGAAATCGTTTAAAGCAAAATATGACAAAATTAAATGGACAAATAACAAAGAATGGTTTAAAAAATGGTGTACAGGTTCTACTGGATTTGCTATTGTTGATGCAGGTATGAGGCAGTTAAATGAGACAGGATGGATGCATAATCGTGTTCGTATGATAGTTGCAATGTTTTTATCCAAGGACCTATTAATAGATTGGAGATGGGGTGAAAAATATTTCGCATCCAAACTTGTTGATTATGACCCTGCAAGTAATAATGGAGGGTGGCAATGGAGTGCAAGCACAGGAACTGATTCACAACCCTATTTCCGCATATTCAATCCAGACTTGCAGCTAAAAAAGTATGACAAGAATCTTGAATATGTTAAAAAATGGAATCCTGAATATGAAAACAGAACACCTATTGTAACGCATAATGAACGTGTAAAGATAGCCATTGAGGCATTTAAGAAAGTTGTTTAGATTTTATGTCTGCAATTACTTTGTTCAGATTTGCTGTATTTTTTTTAAGCTCTTTCCATTCTGCAACAACAGAACTGAAGATTTCTTTGTTTGAACCTTTTTTGTCTTTTTTTAGTTCTTGCAGTCTATATGTTAAGAATATATTGTAGTCATTTATCTTTTTTTCTTCTACAGTAGCTTTCATAATTGGTAGAGGTTGTTGTGGAACTTGTTCAATGGGTTCTGGTAATGATTCTATTTCAGTAGGTGGAACAACAATTATGTCTACGGGTTCATTGTTTTCCTTTATTTCTTCGACAGAATCATTTATGACAGGTTCTTCATGTATCATTTTTCTTGAACACATCTGTCTTACCCAAACTTTTCTATTGTTTTTTGTCTTTACCATCCACATCATATGGTCATGACCTTCCATGATTGTATCAATCTCATAACCTTCTGCAGATAATCCAAAATGCAAAGGAGATTGTTCTTTTCCAGAATAGCTGGCTGTTGCAACGTTGACACAAGGTTTGCGTGTTGACATTATAACTGGTATAATCACATATTATATGTACATAATCATTTTTTTATTTTTCTGCAAAAGATGAACAAAAAATGATTGTATTTATGGAGAAGATACGCATCACAACATCCTCTATGCCTATTGAATCCTTTTACGAACAACTTGATATCATATTTGATGATTTATATTCTAATCATGGTTTCTTAGACGAATTGATACAATATAAGGATGTTCTTATAACGGCATATGAAAAAGAACATAGTTATCGAAATGCATACAATACACAAAAAGAGAAAAATTGGTATATAGATGAAAATGGATATATCAAATCAAAATAATATATGTATATATAGAGGTTATGGTAGTATTGTCTGTATTGATAACAGTTATTAATAGATATATTACAGTAAGTCAAAATAACTTCATCAGTAAATATAATGATGATAAAGAATTCTGGGATACTTGGGAAACTTATACTAACAAAAAAGAAAATGAAACAGCTCAAACTAAGCAAATACCTATCTTATCAACAACTGAAAAACAAAACTTGGCTGTATATCTTAATCGGTATTTTTTTAAGAAACCAAGTGATATAAGTGAGACTGACAAATGGAAAATGAGTGCATTACTGCAAAATGATTATGTAACATATGTTTTTGAAACTAATCAGAATAAAGGTACATCAGGTGCATCAGGTGCATCAGGTGCATCAGGTGCATCAGGTACTTCAGGTACATCAGGTACATCAGGTACATCAGGTACATCCGGTACTTCAGGTACTTCAGGTGCATCAGGTACATCAGGTACATCAGGTACATCAGGTACATCTAGTAGTAATTCCAAAGTACAATATGATAGTGTCGATTATAACAGTGCTGTTGTGGTTGTTATTATTGTGTTTTGTATAACAAGTATTTATTTAGTAGCACTTGTCGTGTATGGGATATATATATTATTTTTTGAGAAGATGCCAATTATGGATCCTAATTATCATCATGATACAATAGGAAAAGTATCAGGAATATCGTTTCATTACATTGTGAGGTGTTTTCTTTTTAGTACATGGGTTCTAATAATTATGTTTGGGTTATGGTTACTATCATTAATATTTCTGATTGTACTATACATAATTTGGGTAGTATTTGCTGTAGGTCAACCTATATTACTTACATTCCAATGGTTTAAAGATATGAAAAATTATGCTGTAATTGCTTTTTTTGATGGTCTAAGAGTTATATTTGGTAGTAATTCATCTTCAAGTGAAAAGGGACTGGCAGCTGGCATGGCATCACAATCGTTTTTAAAAGGATTTTTTTATAATTTTTTGGGTAAGATGTTTCCTAATTCTCAAATAGACGATGAATATGTTCAAGCACTTGCAGCTGTATCAGACCCTAATACGCCAGCTGAAGAACGTCAAAAACATTTAGAGGTCATCAAATGCAGAATTCCATCAAATTCGGAAAACTCATCATCTGTAAGCAATAAATTAGGAGATGAAGTATCAAAAGCAGCATGTGCAACAGAGGAAATTAGAATACAGAATTGTATTAAAGAAAAACATATTGAAATCCCTGCTGATGCGAGTACAGCAAAAAGACTCATGCTATCTTGGGAAAATGCAATATCTGCAATTGATTGCCAAGATTCAGATGTTGTGAATGGTTATAAAGCTCTTGGAAAGAAAACAAGAGAATTTAATGCTAATTTGAAATCTTTTATTACCACACAATTTGGAATTTTACAAGCTGATGTTGACAAAAATACACAAAGTAGTCCTGCAACCAGTCCTGCTACATCAAGTCCTGTTACATCAAGTCCTGCTACATCAAGTCCTGTTACAAACACTAAAGGACTTGGTGTAACTTCATTATCCAATTCTAATTCAAATTCAAATTCTAAGTCAACAACTGGCGTGATGGCATTATCTAATTCTAATTCTAAATCTAATGTAAATTCAGCATCACAGAATACTCAAGATGTAAAGTCGTCTTCAACAACCACTCCTGCAACAACCACACCTCCAAATAATGATAGTGGTTCAACTGATGAAAATCTTGCAAAGGCACGTAGGGTTTTGAAAAATATATCAGCTGATATAAGTGCCTGTTTGGAGTAAAAATAATATGCCATTAAATTAAGATGTTTGACAAAGCTGCATATGCAGTATATAAGTTCATAGATATATTACAGACACCATTTACATCAAGTGAGCTATTTCTCAATATTCTCTTCATAGGTCTTATTATTATTATCAGCTTTATCATATACTGGGATACAATCAATGTTCGTGTTTCTAGTACATCGCGTTGCAAACGTCAAATGGATATTTATAACAAAAATAAAGGGGTCTTCATCATTAATGCAAAGGATAAATCAAAACAACCATTGTATACCATAACATATGATACAAAGCAAAACAATACAAATGTTGAGTGCACATGCAATTCAGGAAAATACATTAATTATTTCAATAATATTGGTGTAAAGAATATGCGAACTAATAAGGATGTAAAGGTAGACAAAGTTTGTCAATGTGATAAATACTACAATGTAGGTATGTTGAATGAAAATGTCATATATGATGGCGAACCAGGTATCATTAGATATATGACAACAAATACATCAGATTTCTTTGACAATTTAGTATATGCACCTTATTCATAAAAGACATTTTTAATACATTCTTCCAATTCTTTTAATTTATCTTTATTTTTGATTTTAGGATAGCTTATATTGAATTCCAGAAGCATGTTTCCAAATTTATTAGTATTGCTTATGGGCATTCCTTTGCCATCAATTGTATATTGTTTTCCAGGATAAACCACACCAAAGGTGTTTGTGTTAATATTAACAGTTTCTTTGAAATAAGGTATGACAATATCTTTGCCTATAACTGAATCAATATATGTTATATCACATTTATATAGTAAATTGTTCCCAATTCTCTGAAAATGCTTGTGGTCATTTATTTTAATTTCTAAAATAAGGTCTCCTGCTTTTTGCTTTGGATTCTTTGGTTGTTCTCCCATATGTTCAAAGACTGTTCTGAAACCATTATCTATACCTTTGGGTAGATTCAAATGCGCATTGACACTTTTTGTATATGTACCTTTACCATTACAATCAGAACATGATTTATTAGATTCAGTAGTGTACCCGGAAGCTTGGCATTTATCACATCTTCCTGTAAAAATTTGTGTAAAAACTCCCATATGCTGAACTTGTTTCACCGTACCAGTGCCATTACAGTTTTTACATTTTGACATACAATTATAACAATATTTGGTAACAGTGAGTGTAATATTCTTACTAATGCCTTCAAAAATATCATCCAAAGATACATTGAAATGTTTATGAACATGTTCACATACTTCTTCTTGATGATTATCTCCTCCTGAAAAATGAAAACCAAAAGGATTTCCAAAGGGATGATGACCCCCTCCTGAATTTTTGAAGAATTGTTCAAATATGTCTGAATGATTTCCTCCAAATTGATTGTCATTTGAGTATCTTTCATCACCTTTTTGGTCATAGATTCTGCGTTTATTTTCATCTGATAACACTTCATATGCGTTAGAAATTTCTTTGAATTTTTCTTCTGATTCAGGATTGTCCTTGTTTTTATCAGGATGGTACTCCATTGCCATTTTTCTATAAGCCTTTTTGATTTCATGTTGATTAGGATTGCTGTCTTTGTCAAGTCCCAGAACTGAATAATGTTTATAAGTCATATTACATTTTCTAATTATCTAATATCTTATATCATTTTTTGTGTGTGTATTATAGGGAAATATGTCATCTGGTTCAGAATCTGCAAAATCTTCTGTTAGGTCAAGTAATTCAAGTAATTCAAGTAATTCATCAGATAATGATAATACTAAACAAGGTGAATGTATACGCAATAGAAGCAATTTTAGTATAGTGAAATCTTTCCATATGATTGATAAAAAAGACTTTAACCCAGAAATGTTACAACATTATATGCAAAATGATGCATCACCCAAGCTAACAAAATTGTTAGAATATATACATCAGCTTGATGCAAAAGACATGGAGGCATCTGGGAAAATGTTCAAGCACCTTATATTCACCGATGTAAATAGAAGTGCATATGGTGCCAAGATAATTGCTTCTGCGCTTGCTGCTAAAGGAATGAACATGGTATTTCATCCACAAGGTAAAGGGTTCTCTGTGTATGATAATGAAGAATTGCTAAAAACAGCTGGTAACAATTTCGCTGTTTTATTGAGTAAATCATTCTATGACAGACCTATGAATGCTAAAATCAGGAAAGCATTATTGGACAAATTCAATTCACGTCCTGATAATGTGCAAGGAGACCTGGTGCGATTTATCATATTAGATCAGGGATTTAAGGAAGGTATTGATTTGTTTGATGTTAAATATGTGCATTTATTTGAACCATTAACTGTTAAAGCTGATGAAAAACAGGCTATAGGAAGAGCTACACGATTTTGTGGACAGAAAGGTTTAGAATTTCACCCAAGATTTGGGTGGCCTCTTTATGTTTTCTTGTATGATACAGAAATTCCAGGAAATCACAGAATATCTTATTCAAATGCAGAGAGTCTGTTTGAACTTTATCTCAAATATTCAAATCTTGATATGCGAAAGATCATATTTGCATCTGAACTTGAAAAGGCAACTATTGGTGCATCTGTTGACTATGACTTAACACGTACTATACATACCTTCAATATTGATGACCCTTCTCCTATTCTCAAGGGAGGAGTTGGGTCAAAAGCACCAGAAAAGATAATGAATCTGAAAGAAATGAGACAGTATATAACAAAATATTTCATGAGAAATAGGTATCCACGTATCAGACTTGAAAATAACTGTGTTAGTGGAGGTGCAAATGTTGGTAATCTTGTGAACTTTACACCTACACAAGACTTTATCAGACAATATTTTCAACCAGAATCAGCATACAAAGGAATACTTTTACATCATAGCGTAGGTACAGGCAAAACATGTACTGCTATTGCAACAGCTACTTCCAGTTTTGATACATACACAATTTTATGGGTAACGCGCCACACACTGAAGAGTGATATATGGAAAAATATGTTTGGACAAGTATGTAATGTAGATATCCAAAGGAAGATTCAGGAAGGTTTGAAACTCTCTGATAAAATGGGTCAAAACATGAAACATGTGTCAAACAATTGGATGGAACCTATATCATACAAGCAGTTCAGCAATATGCTGTTAAAGAAAAATAAGATATATAATCAAATTGTTGCCAGAAATGGCGAAGAAGACCCATTGCGCAAAACTTTGCTCATCATTGATGAAGCACATAAACTATATTCACCTACTGTTGCAAAGAGTGAGCGTCCAAACACTGATGTATTAGAAAAGATGATACAGAATTCCTATGACAAATCTGGAAAAGATAGTGTGCGTGTTATGTTGATGACAGCTACCCCTTTCACAGAAGATGGAATGGAAATGATACAATTATTAAACTTATTACGCAATGATAAACTTCCTACTAAGTTTGATGAATTTGGCACACAATATCTTGATGAAAATGGATACTTTACCAAATTAGGTATGCAGAAATTCCAAGACCAGGTGAGTGGATATATCAGCTATCTAAATAGGTCTCAAGATGCAAGGAACTTTGCTCATCCTGTTATACAAAAGGTAAATGTTGCTATGTCATTTGAAAAAAATGATACCTCTGCAAAGGAATTAAAAGACCTACAATACACTATTAAGATGCTGAAAAATGAAGAAAAAGAGACAGCTGCTGAATGTATTGCAAATTGTAATAATGACAAAAAATGCATCAAGACTTGCAAAGAAATGGCGAGAAATGAACAGAAATATAATGAATTGAATGCAAAATTACGAGAGCTTAAGAAACTAAATGCAAAGAGTAAATATGACTCATTGATAGATGATTTGAAAGATGAAATAAAATCTCTGAATTACAAAGGATGTGCTAAGGATGCTAAAGATTTGTTTAAGGGTCAGAAGAGTGAACTTACTGAAAAGAAGAAAGGTATGCACCAAGCATGTAAAGAACTTCCTGTAAAAGAAAGAAAAGGTTGTAAGGAAAAGGCTGATGCTGAATTTGACGAAACCATTACAGGTATACAGCAAACTATGCGAGATTCTTTACAGGGTTGTGAAAGTATAAAAAATAAGAGTCAGGTATCCAAAAACAAGATAAATGAATACAAAGAACTCAAAAAGGCAGATAAAGCAGAGCTTAAAGCATTGAAGGTTCGTGCAAGTGGATTTAAAACAAGTATGAAAGAATTTTCAAAAGAGTCAAGGTATCTTGCATTGCAAGTCAAAACAGAATTGAAGAAAATTCGCAATATCAAGGATACACTTACAAGGAAAGCTGCTTTAAAAGATTTCAGAACTAATTCTGAAATAGTAAAGAAATCCAAGCAAATTAAACAAGATATTAAGAATGCACGTGCAGAAGCGTCAAAACTTAATATTCTTATCAAAAATAAAAAGTTGTCCGATGGTTCAATGAAACTAAAGAAGATTTCTCAACAATATGCTTTGAGCAAATATTGCAAGGTCTGAGAGAGGGACTTAAGGAGTTGAAAAAAGTACATATACAATGTCTTTGTTAAATAAAATAATAATTTTTATAATGTCTGTCAAAACACTGTATATGTACTTTTTTGAAATTGTATGCTAATTAAGCATCAATCTATTTGCTTTTTCATGAGCCTTTTGAATAGCAAGGTTCTGTGTTCTGATCCGTTCTTGTCGCTCAAATTCATGTTGCTCTTCAAGCTTCTTCTGGTCATCCAGATATCTACGCTCCTTCTCATTAAGAGTTTGTTTAACTTTCTTATCTCTGTATTTCTCATATTCTTGTACAGTCTTGAAATCCTTTCGCGACTTGATATCATCTACATTCGCCAGACGCATCCCATTATATGCTTTCATATAATCTGCATATGCCAATGAATTCTTTGTAGTATCGCTACTATAATCATCAGGACGCTTTGAACCAATTTCTGTAAATTGTAGATTCTTTGCCATAGGAAGTGCTTCTGGTTCTTTGTATTTAATTATTTCTTTGGATACTGGAACTTTTTTATCAAATAGTTGATTGAATGTTTTGTTGTCTACTTTGTCTTTATTGAACACGTTTTCTATAGAAATATCTTCACGTTTGCCAGTTGATTGTGTCATCATACTTCCATAACCATATTCAATTTCTTCATCTTGGTATTTACAGTCATCAAATACTTTATTAAATCTTTTTTCGAATGGCTCATCTGACGCTGATGACAATTGTTGTGAAGGATGTTGTGCATTTGTATTAACCATTTTTTCAAAATATTGACTGGATTCTTGTTTCATTTCTACATAAGACTTGTTAGAATGTTTCATCTTATATTCTTCAGCCAATGTCTTAAAGCAAGATGTTACAAAGTCAAATACTACTTTATTGCCTCCTGGTTTATCTGGATGCGTTTTGATAGCAGCTTGTTTGTATGCATCTTTTAATTGCTCCCATGTGAAATTTTTGGAAACATTTAAAACTTTGTAAGGGTCAAGTGACGTCAAATCAATTTGTTGTTGGTTTTGTTGCATATTTTCATAATATTGCTGATATACATGTTGTTTAACCGATGTATTTCCCATATATATAGAATTGATAATGTTTTTTATATGCTTTTATTAGAATCAAACTAATGGCTCTTGAAGAATTGAACAGTGTATCAGATTTGACAATACCTCTTTTTGCACTATATCTATTGGTTTTCTGCAACTTTACTAAGGAGACAATGGGTTGTAGATTATCAAACGTATTAGATAATAATATGTATGCAAAACATTTCATATCATTCTTGCTGCTATTCTTTTTGGTCATAATAATAGACCCTGAAAATTCTGAAAAAAGTATATTGATAAACTTTGGTTTGACAATTGTTATATATATGCTATACATGATGACAACAAGAGTGTCATTTCCTATCATGATTATTTTGCTTATTATCACTATGATTATATACATTCTTAGCAAGTTAGCTAAGAAAAAACTTGAAGAAAAGAAAGAAGACGAGTATAATAATCTTAAATTAACTCAAAATATATTATTCATTATATTTATTATATTAGGCGGTATAGGATTCTCTCTATATTTCTATGAAAAATATATGGAATATAAGGGGAAATTCTCTATATTAAAGTTTATATTTGGCAATCCTGTATGCAGAAAATATACTCCTGATAATGCAAAGATTATATAGTGTAAAATAAAAAAACTGACATGATGATTACAGATGATATCATTCAACCATGTTTGAAGAAGTGTTCACAGATGATAATGCTACAGTATTCAATATACAGGATAATATCATTGATAAAAAAAACGATGATGTGTTTTTAGTCAAGATGAAATTTAGGGATTTCCTGGCATATACAAATTATTGGTGCTTTAATCGCAAGATTTGTCAAGATAAAGTTGAAGAACTTTATAATAGTCTTTGTAAAGATTATGATATACCGTTTACATTGCATGCAGTGTATGATGAAAAACATATGGACCCTGTAAGAAAAATGCTCATATTGGATGGGCAGCATCGCAGAGAAGCTATATTCAAATATGTTGAATTGCATGATAGAAACTGGACATGTGATTATAATGTATGGGTATGGGTTCATAAAATTTCAGATGCAGAAACACAGAATACTTCACAGGTATTGGAGTTGTTTAAGAAAATCAATAATAATAGAGTATTTGGCGAAGATGAGTTACCAGATACATTTATCATAGACTTGGTACAACAGCTTTGTAGTGTACCTTTGTTCAAAAAGAAAAAAGTAATTGGAACAAATAATTTGACGAATTCATGCCATGCACCATGTATTCATAAAAAAGAGTTGAATGTCCTATTTTCAGGACATAAAGAATTACTAAAGACTGGTAATAAGACTGTGACGGAATTAGTAGAAAATATACAAAGGATAAATCATAAGATAAGTCTAAAACAATTTGATGAATTGTATTATGCCAGTCATAGAATGCAAGAAAAAACAAAATATCAAAAAGCTGTAGAGAAAGGTTTCTTCTTGAATTTGAAGAATTCTAAATATTCTCCAGAGATTTGGATAAAGTTTGTCTGTAATCCTGATGGGATTTAAGGAAACTTATCTTTCAAGTAGTATTTTACATCTAACGGTACATAAGCATCAATGACATACCATGATGCCACAAACATTGATGCAGATAGGATGTAATAAAATATCATTTTTATATTATATATCCTTATTTTTTTATATGAAAAAAGTACATATACGGTGTTTTTTGATGTATAGATTGAAGCATTTATTTTAGTGGTACAAGACTACGTATATGTACTTTTCCCATATGATATATAAAAGATAAACATGATTATATTGGTATATGAATGAACTCAAGAAACAGGTATTAGACCAGTTCTGGTCTATTTATGACACAGATGGAACTGTACAAGCATTAAATTGGTTGGATTCTTTGAAATATTATGAAGAATATTGTATGTTAGGCGTTGATGAAATCTCTGGTCTAACTACTGCCATTGGAAAGATGCGAGTATAATACATAAGAATTATGATGTATACATATACATAATGTCAGAAGAATCAAAAGAACTGTATGATATAGATTGTACAAGAATAAATAAGTTTTCATTAGATGGTCACACGTGTTATGCGCGAGTAGCAAGTGTATATGATGGTGATACTATAACAGCTATATTCAAATTACCGAATGGCACAGAATACTATAAGTGGAACTGCAGGCTTTATGGCATAGATACACCTGAATTGAAAACAGGAAATAACAAAGAAGCTGCTATGAAAGCAAGGGACTTTTTGCGTGAAAAGATATTAGACAAAGTAGTAAAGCTATCATGTGGAGAATTTGACAAATATGGTAGACTTCTTGTGCATATTTTTTGTGAAGAATTAGATATCAATGCACTTATGATTAGTACTGGTCATGCCAAGCCATACTTTGGTGGAACAAAGGAAAATACATGATATAAGTATTTAGCGTCTTATACATGATTATGTCATTTCCATATTCAAGTGTTATTCATACACAGAATGGTTTGAAAGAGATTAAAGATGTTGAAAAAGCTGATATGATACTTACTGCAAATGGATATGACCATGTAACTGAAATATTGGAAAATGGAAAAATGCAAGTAATGACAATATATACACAAGATGGAGAATTTACATGTTGTCCAGAACAACGTATAGCAGTTCTGAAAAATACATGTGAATATAAATGGAAAAAAGCAAAGAATTTGCGTACAAATGATGTATTAATGTCTACAAGAACATCTTTAGAAGGAACAGTAACCCAAATACCAGAATATACAGGAATAAGAATTCCAAAACTTGATGAGTATACTGCATGGTTTATAGGTTTTCTACAAACAAAGAAACAGCATAAATATGATAATGACATTGGTAAATTTTCATATAAATTTTGTAGAAACGATTATGATATTGCAGTAAGGATTAAGTTTATGTTATATAATTTCATAGATGGAGAAATAGAATTCGAGAGACATCAGAATTATTATATTGTATCGTGTATATCTAAGGATCTGTATTCTTACCTCTTTCATTGTGTAAAGAATGATGAAACTATTGCTTCATACATTCTACAAGGACTACCTGATATTCGCAAAGGATTCATAGCAGGTATTATTGATGGTAATGATTATTGTCATGAATACAATGACAGAGATAGAAAATATCTCAATATTACTACAGCAAGAAATAAAGGTTTTGTTCAAGATTTGCAGTTATTATGTTACTCTTGTGGGTTTGAGACTAAATTAAGCTGTAATAATAATGAATATAAACTTGACGCCGTAACAAATCATTCCTTGAAACTGATAGATGACATTAAAGTTTTGTTAAAGTATCAAACCATAAGCAGTTTTATGAATACACCAAAAGGTGCGTCGTGTAATTCATTTCCAATTAGAATGATTTCATCAAAGCATACTTACATCAATAATATGTTTGGTATGCATTGTAGAAAAATATTAGTAGATACATATGATGAGCATATAGGGCAATTGAATTATTGTCCTGTCAAAGTTTTGAGAAAATGCATGGATACAAAAAATGTGGATGCTTACAAACTTTCTGTGCAAAATACTAATAGTTTTTACTGTAATGGATATTTGATATACAACTAATTTTTTGATTATTTTACTTAAAAAAAATAAAATAATACCTTGAAATAGGGCAAATATGTCTTATGTACCAGATAGAATAAAGCTTGCAGCAAAATCATCCAACTATGCTGGTGTAGCGAGATTTTCATCTACTTTAGATGATGCATATGTTCTTTTTATTGCAAATAATTGTAATAACTACTTTTATAATGATGTTAATAATGCAAGTGTGATTGGTGCTCAGTCTTCTAATAGTGATAATGGTATAAATTATGAAACATATATTGCTGCAAAGAAGAATGATATAATAAGCAAGATAGCTCGTTTCAATAGTGAAGCAATCAATTTGGATACAAATACTATAGTACGAGGTAATATTGTACCGTCTGATAATATCATTTATGATTTGGGTACCGACCAAAATAGATGGCGTGAATTATATTTGTCAGGTAATTCTATTTATTTAAATAATTCAGTTATATCAACTGAAAATGAGACTGTAAAGTTTACAAATACTAATCAATCCAATATTAGAATAGCAGCAGGTGAATTAAAATTACAATCAGAAGGGTCTGATTCTAATGTAATACTATCAACTACAAATGATGGATTATTTGTCACAATACATGATGATGCTAACAATGTAGTAAAAATCATCAATATAAGTGATAAGTCTACAAATTCGTTGGAAGAAGGTTCAAACAACCTGTTTTGGACTTCTGAAAGGTTTGATGTAAGACTTGCAACAAAGACATTGGACTATATTGCAGATGGAACAAGTAATAAATTTATTGTCAATGATGTGTATGCTTCTGATTTGCAAATTGAAGGTACACTTCGTGCTTCAAATTTGATTATAATAGGGGACACTACTACTATTACAACAACAACTTATCAAACTGAAAATCTTGAAATTATAAGTGATGCGTCTGATGGACCTGCACTAAGAATAACGCAAAATGGAACTCAAAACGTAATTGAAGCCATTGATAGTAATAATAATGTTGCCATGCTTATTACGAGTGATGGTACTATTGGTATAAATACATCTACGCCATCGTCAGATTATGTAATTGATATAAATGGTAGTTTACGAGCAACAGATATAACAGGAGTTGGTAGTAATATAATTGATGTAAATTTAGATAATGTTGTGAATGGAATACATAACCAATATATAATAGATAATATATATGATGATAATTTGACTGTTATAGGTGATCTTATAATTACATGTAATTTGTTCGTATACGGTACACAAACTGTATTAAATACAGCAACATATCAATCAGAAAAACTTGAAATTGTAAGTTCAGGGGTTGGTCCTGCATTATATGTCAAACAAATAGGTAGTGATGACATTATGAAAGTTTATGATGATAACAATATTGTGATAAATGTTGTGAATGGTGGTAAAGTAGGTATTAATAAAGAATCAGTTGATTATAGTTTAGATGTGGCTGGGATTGTCAATGCTGATTTATTTCAAGGCAGTGGTTCAAATCTGTATGATATTAATCTAAATGACAGAACAACATCATTATTGAAAGAAGGTAGCAATTTGTACTACACTGCTGAGAGAGTAGGAATCATAGTATCATCATCCAATGTTGAAACATCCAACTATATCAACAACACATCAAATGAGCTTGCCAATACACTACAGACCACATCCAACATCATCAGTACTCGTATTACTAACACAGATGCTGCTATGTCTAACTATCTTGACACCACATCAAACGAGCTTGCCAACACGCTACAGACTACGTCTAATATCATCAGTACTCGTATTACTAACACAGATGCTGCTATGTCTAACTATCTTGACACTACATCAAACGAGATTGCCAACACGCTACAGACCACATCCAACATCATCAGCACTCGCATTACTATCACAGATGCTGCTATGTCTAACTATCTTGACACTACATCAAACGAGCTTGCCAATACACTACAGACCACATCCAACATCATCAGTACTCGTATTACTAACACAGATGCTGCTATGTCTAACTATCTTGACACTACATCAAATGAGCTTGCTAACACGCTACAGACTACGTCTAATATCATCAGTACTCGTATTACTAACACAGATGCTGCTATGTCTAACTATCTTGACACTACATCAAACGAGATTGCCAACACGCTACAGACCACATCCAACATCATAAGTGAACGTATAACAAGCCTGAATACTGTATCAGGTGATGCAACATCCAATTATATAAACAATGTATCAAATGAGCTTGCTAATACGCTACA